AAGCGAAAGTTTTCCCTTTTTTATTTGGAATTATCAAATATTTGTTGTATATTTGAGTTATAACTTAAAACCCTAAAAGATATGATAAATTTTGATAGAGTACCCGCTGGACAGATTTTTGATGTAAAGGTTTCACAAGGAACCGCAACTAAAACAAAAAGATTAAAGTTATGTAAACTTAAAGCTCGTTCTATACTTTTTATAGAAGTGGATAAAACACTTAGAGTAAATACCTTTTACAAATTCCCAATTAAAGAGGTAACCCAATTATTGGAAGATTTAGATACACCAGTTATAGAATTTAAAAATGGTGTAATGCCTGAGAAATGGGAATCTGCTTGGGATTCAATGGGTGGACCTTCTAAATCAGTTCAATCATATGGTAGATTCGCACAAGCAGCCAAACCATTTAGTAATCATTCCAAAGGATGGAGTTCAAATGCACCACAATATAACTATGGTGGGGGAGCTCACTTTAGAACTTAATAAAGTATTTGAGAAAACATTTGGTATTCTCAGATAAATTTCGTATATTTGTATAAATAATAAAACTAACGTTATGTTTGGAAGAAATAAATCAAATAATACCAAAGCTCAGGAATTGAGAGATTTGGAAATTGAAAAGAATATAATCAATAGAGAAATTGAATTGTATCGTAGAGAAAAATTTAATCAAGTAGATAATGATATTGAAACTCATAAAATCAAAAGATTAAAAGAAGTTGCAGAATTGGAAATTCAATGTCATAGACAATTGGGAGAATATGAACATGAATTTCATTCAACTAAAGAAATAAGAGGTATTGAGTTGGCAAGAGTGGAAGCAAAGATAGAAGCACTCAATTCAATTGAACCTACATTGATGGATATCATCAGTAATAAAGATAAAGAAATTGAACGATTGGTTAATATAATCAACGCATTGACAAACCATCGTACTAAAAAATAATATTACGGATAAAATTTGGAAGTATCAGATTTTATTCGTATATTTGTATAAATAAATGGATAAGACCATCTTAAAACTTGGTTTTTTGATATTTATATAAGGTGTAGGAAAGACACCATAATAAAACCATTAAAACTTAATTATAAACTTTTAAAACAAAAAACAATGGCTATTAATTTAGATGCAATTAGAGGTAGACTAAACAAACTACAAAACACTGGAAGTACAAAAAACAATCTTTGGAAACCAGCAAATGGTAAGACTCAAGTGAGAATCGTACCTTACAAGTTCAACAAAGAAAATCCTTTTATCGAACTTTATTTCCACTACAACATTAACAACAAATCTTATCTATCTCCGATGTCTTTCGGAAGACCTGACCCAATTGTTGAGTTTGCTGACAAACTTAAACGAATGGGTGATAAGGAAGATTGGAAAGCTGCTAAGAAAATGGAACCGAAGTTGAGAACATTCGTACCTGTTATTGTAAGAGGTGAAGAAAACGAAGGAGTTAAATTTTGGGGATTTGGTAAGACGGTTTATCAGGAAATCTTAGGTTACATCGCTGACCCAGATTATGGAGATATTACCGACCCAACAACTGGTAGAGATATCACTATTGATTATGTATCAGCTGAAGATGCAGGAACTTCTTATCCTGTAACTACAATTAGAGTTAAACCAACTCAAACTCCTATTTTGGAAGATTCTGAAAAATTGAAAGCAGCAATGGAAGGTCAAACTAACATTACTGATATCTATCAGGAACTTTCTTACGCTGAATTAAAAGGTGTATTAGAAGGGTGGTTGAATCCAACTGGTGATGAAGGTTCTGAATCAACTTCACAATCAACATTATCAACACCGGCTCCGGCTCCACAATCGGCACCAGCAGCAGCTCCAATTAAAAATGAAGCATTCGCCGCTACACCAGCAGTTGAGGAACGTAAGAAAATGGATGATGTAGCATCAGCATTTGATGACTTATTCAACAACTAAAAACTAAAAAGTTATATGGCAAAAACATCGAAAGAGGTGGATTTAGCAAGTGTTCTTGCTGATTCCCTAAACAAACAATCCAAAGACCAAAGAGTAGCATTCTTTTTGGATGCCGGAGATTCCCCAACCGACGTGAGTGGGTGGGTATCAACTGGAGCATCAATGCTAGATGTTGCCATTTCTAATCGACCTTATGGTGGATTACCTATTGGTAGAATCACCGAAATTACTGGACTTGAACAATCTGGAAAATCATTAGTATCTGCTCACCTCCTTGCTGAAACACAAAAGCAAGGTGGTGTTGCGGTTCTAATAGATACCGAAAATGCGGTCAGTAGAGAGTTCTTACAGGCAATTGGAGTAGATGTATCTAAATTACTATATGTAGCGGCTGAGACAGTAGAACAATGTTTCGAATACACCGAAATCATTATTGAGAAAGTGCGAGTAGCATCGAAAGATAAACTCGTAACAATCGTAGTGGATTCAGTAGCAGCAGCATCAACTGAAAAGGAGATGGAAGCAGATTATGGTAAAGATGGATACGCAACCGATAAAGCAATTATTATCTCAAAGGCAATGCGTAAAATCACAAACTTAATTGGTAGACAGAAAATCACATTGGTTTTCACAAATCAATTAAGACAGAAGATGAACGCTATGCCATTCTCTGACCCTTGGACAACTTCTGGTGGTAAAGCAATCGCTTTCCACGCATCGGTTCGTTTAAGATTAAAGAGTATGGGAACCATTAAGGCAAAGGAAAATGGTAACGATAGAATCGTAGGTATCAAAGTACGTTGTCAGGTTGTTAAAAATCGTATGGGTCCACCATTACGTTCCGCTGATTTCGATATCTTCTTTGATAGAGGAATCGATAACTATGGAGCATGGTTGGCGCAAATGAAAGAGCATGGTTTGGTAAAACAAACTGGTGCTTGGTATGAGTACACCGATATTGATACTGGTGAAATTATCAAATATCAATCTAAAGATTTCCCAAAATTATTACAAGATAATGACTCTATTAGAGAACAAATTTACAAAGGAATTTGTGAAGCAACAATCTTACAATATAAAAAGGATTCAATGGATACCGATAATTTGGTAGTAGATTCTGAGGTAATCGGGGATTAAATTATAAAAAATATGTTATGAGTAGATTGAAAGAAATGTTAAAAACAAGTGCACAAGCCGATAGAGCAAAAGCACTACTTACATTAGAATTATTAGAAAAGAATCCAGCTGGAATTGGTGACCATTCTACAAATGATTTCTATAACAACGCTGAAGAAGCTCTTCAAATGTTGGTAGATGCAGATGATAGATTGAAAGCAATAGAAACTTATTTTAACTCTGATAAAACTAACTAATGAAAGAACTCTATAAAGATATCCTCAATAAAGTGAGTGAGGAACACAAAACAAACCACCTAAGAGAGAGAAACAGTAGAGTTCTTATCATTGATGGACTTAATACCTTCATCCGTAGCTGGACAACTAATCCTACAATGAATGAGGATGGTGACCATACGGGTGGAGTTATTGGTTCATTAAAATCAATTGGATATCAAATCAGAGAATTCAACCCAACGAGAGTTATTGTAACTTTTGATGGTAAGAATGGTTCTGAATCCAGAAAGAAAATCCACGAAGGATATAAAGCTGGTAGAGAGAAGAATAGATTTAGAGTTAATCGCACCTATGGTGAGATGATGAGTGAAGAGGATGAACGATTATCAATGAGGCAACAATTTGTATGGCTGAATGATATGTTGGATTATCTACCAGTTCAAACAATGATTTACGATGGAATTGAAGCAGATGATACTATTGCATATTTAACCCAATATACTCAAAATGAGTATGATGGTGAAGTTGTAATTGTTTCAACTGATAAAGATTTCCTACAATTAGTTTCTGATAAAGTTAGTGTATTTTCACCAACTAAAAAGAAACTATATAATAGACAAGTTGTATTTGATGAATTTGAAATTTGGCCTGAAAATCTCCTATTATATCGTACATTAGATGGGGATAAGTCCGATAACATTCCGGGTATTAAAGGATGTGGTATCAAAACACTTCTTAAACGATTTCCTGAACTATCTGAAGATAGACTTATTACGCATGATGAATTGTTTCAAATGTGTGAAGGTAAATTGGGTAAAATCAAACTTTATAATGATATTTTAGAAGCAAGGGAACAACTCCTTATGAATAAGCGATTAATGGAGTTGAAAGAACCACATATACCAACAAATCAAAAGCTTAAGATAATTGATAGATTCAGAGAAGATGATGTTGCATTCAATAAATTAGAATTCCTTAAAGTTGGTAACAAATATAAGGTTTTACAAAATTGGAGAGACATTAATGATTGGTTACAATCGACATTCCACAACATTATTATAAAATAAATTAGGTTTTATCACAAATTTTTTATATCTTTGTGGAAACAAATAGGTTATATACATGCAAAATACAGACACACTATCTAAATACGGACAATCATTTCAAACAAAAGTTTTATCTTGTTTGATTGCTGATGTTCGTTTATTAGATACGCTCAGAGAGGTTATACATCCTAAGTTTTTTGAATCCGAAGCAAACAAATGGATTGTTGAGGAGATAATGGAATATTATGATGATTTCAAACGTACACCATCATTAGATGTGTTTAAAGTTGAAATTTCAAAAATGGAAGATTCTGGAATGCAGAAACGAATTGTTGAACAACTTAAATTGGCATTTACCCAATTAGGTGATAATGACTTGGATTATGTAAAAAAAGAATTTTCTAACTTTTGCATCAATCAGAATCTTAAAGAAGCAATTGTACAATCCGTTGATTTATTAAAAGCTGGTTCTTATGATAGAATTAAAGATTTAGTAGATAAAGCAATGAAAGTTGGAGTTGATACTGATTTGGGTTTAGATTACGTTTTAGATTTTGAAGAACGTAGTGAAGATTTAAATAGAACAACTGTACCAACTTCTTGGGATTGTATTAATGGGTTAATGGATGGTGGATTAGGACCCGGTGAATTGGGAGTAATAGTTGCACCATCAGGAGTTGGTAAAACTTGGGTACTATGTGCACTTGGAGCGGCTGCTGTGAAAGCTGGAATGAATGTAGTACATTATTCATTAGAATTATCCGAACATTATGTAGGACAGCGATATGATACTGTATTCACACAAATCCCATCTGGGGATTTAAAAAATAGAAAAGAGGATGTACTTCAAAAGATTAAAAAACTAAAAGGTAGATTACTCATTAAGTATTTTCCACCAAAGGGTATATCAGCTAGAAACATCGAATCTCACATTGAAAAGATGACTGCTGCGGGTAATAAACCGGATTTAGTTATTATTGATTACGCTGATTTACTACTCTCTACTACAAACAAATCAGAATCAACTTATGGTGAGCAAGGTGGTGTTTATATTGAACTAAGAGGAATGGGTGGTATGTTAGGAATACCCGTTTGGACAGCATCTCAAACCAATCGTTCGGCAATTGATAGTGAAGTTATTGAAGCTGATAAAGTGGCTGATTCATACGCTAAAGTTATGAACGCAGATTTCATTATGAGTATCAGTAGAAAATCTAAAGATAAATTAAACAACACCGCTAGATTTCACGTGATGAAGAATAGATTCGGACCGGATGGATTAACATTCCCATCTAAAATGGATACTAATATTGGTTCAATTGAAGTATTTGAAGCATCATCATCTGATGGAATTATTACATCAAAAGAAAGTAATGATGGGGCGATTATGGAGAAGAAATTATTACATAAAAAATATGTAGATAACTTTGGATAATACTCAATCAATCAATATGTGGTATGTAAAAATACCAAACAAAAAAATAAAAAAATTAACTTTGTAAATTGAATTCTTTTTCAATATATACAATAGTTATAATCACCCAACTGAAAAAATGGTTGGACTTAACAATTAAAAACAAAATAAAGATTATGGCAAATTCGCAAGAAATTTTCGAACAAATTAAAGAGTTATACACTCAATTTGAAAAAGAGCACAATGGTACAACCAAAGCTGCTAAATCAAGAGCTAGAAAAGCTATTGGTGAGATTAAAAAATTGGTAACTGATTATAGAAAAGTATCCATAGAGGAAACTAAATAATAGAGTTAAAACTATGAGCAAATTATTTACTGAAAGAATACCCTACAAACCATTTGAATTTCCAGTGTATTATGAAGAAGGCTGGTTAAAACAAGCTCAGGCATTTTGGTTACATACTGAAATCTCAATGCAGGGTGATGTTAAAGATTGGAATGAAAATCTTACATCTGATGAAAAACATTTGGTTGGTAACATTCTATTGGGTTTTGCTCAAACTGAATGTGCTGTATCTGATTATTGGACTACGATGGTAACCAAATGGTTTCCAAAGCATGAAATTAAGCAGATGGCTATGATGTTTGGTTCACAAGAAACAATTCATGCAACCGCATATTCATATCTAAATGAAACATTAGGGTTAGATGATTTCTCAGCATTTTTGCACGAACCTGCAGTTGCTGAGAAATTCCAACTCTTAACTTCTACTACAGCTGATTGGACACATAACGATTTGGAAACAAATCCGATAGCAAGACAGGAAGTAGCAAGAAGTTTGGCAATCTTTTCAGCATTCGCTGAAGGAGTATCGCTCTATTCATCATTTGCGGTTCTATATTCGTTCCAAATGAGAAATCTATTGAAAGGTATAGGACAACAAATGAAATGGTCTGTAAGGGATGAATCCTTACATTCTAAGATGGGTTGTCAATTGTTCAATCATATGTGTGAAGAGTTTCCTGAATTAAAGGAAGCTAGTAAAGAATCAATCGAAGAAGCAGCTAAACTAATCGTAGAATTAGAATCTCATTTTATTGATAAGATGTTTGAAAATGGTGATTTAGAAAATCTAAAATCATCAGATTTGAAAGAATTTATTAAAGCGAGAACAAATACCAAACTTAGAGAATTAGGTTATGATGGTATTTTCGAATTCAACTCTAAGAAAGCTGATAATTTAGAATGGTTCTATCACTTAACTGGTGGTACTACACATACTGATTTCTTCGCTATTAGACCTACTGATTATTCAAAGGCTAATGAAGGGGAAGATTGGGGAGATTTATTTTAATAAACATTAGGTTTAATCAAATAAATTTCGTATATTTGTAGTATGAGTACATTCACATATTTAAATAATTGCATCAAAACTGATATTGCACCAAGCCCAATACATGGAATTGGTACATTTGCTCTTAGAGATATCAAAGCCGGTGAATCATTATTTGAAAGATGGGATGGGGAAACTGGAACATATACAATAACCCATTTAGAATTTGAACAACTACCAATATATGTTAAACGCATAATACTTAAATCATACGAAAATAAAAGGGGTGAATACCCCTTTGTATGGTTTAAATTATATAATGATGGATATTTTAATTTAGTAAATCCATTGGCATATACAAACACATTAGGTGTTGAAAGGGCTAACTTCAACACTCAAAATAAAATAGCAATTACACACATTAAAGCAGGTGAAGAATTATTCGGAACCTACGATTTAGATAGCACAATATTATGAATTTTGATGAATTAATACAAAACGTAAAAGGATGGGCTGATGCTAAGGATATCCTAAAAGCAGAAAACGCACCCAAACAATTGATGAAAGTGATGGAAGAGTTGGGTGAAACCGCTGGAGCAATCGCAAAGAACAAAAAAACAGAAGAAATCCAAGATGGGATTGGTGATACATTTGTAACATTAATCATATTAGCATATCAGTTGGGATTAGAACCAGCTGAATGTTTAGAGCATGCTTGGAATGAAATTAAGAATAGAAAAGGAAATACTGTTAATGGTGTTTTCATAAAAGAAGAGAATTAAAATGGCTAAAAATTACGGAGAAGATTTAGGTTGGGAATTGGGAGTAGATTTTCCAGAATGGGGAAATACCGAAATCTATGTAAAAACTATTAGTAAAGGGTATTTGCTAGCTGGAGAGAAACCAAAAGATGCATATTGGAGAGTTTCTACTAAAGTAGCACAACGATTAAACAAACCACAATTGGCATCAAAGTTTTTTGATTACATTTGGAAAGGTTGGTTAAACTTGGCTACACCTGTTTTATCAAACACTGGAACTGATAGGGGTTTACCTATATCTTGTTTCGGAATTGATGTAGCTGATTCAATATTTGATATTGGTACTAAGAATTTAGAACTAATGTTATTAGCAAAACATGGTGGTGGGGTTGGAATTGGTATTAATCAAATTAGACCAGCTGGAGCACAAATTACTGGAAATGGAACATCTGATGGTGTAATTCCATTTACAAAAATCTATGATTCAACCATACTTGCCACAAATCAGGGTTCAGTTCGTAGGGGAGCAGCATCTGTTAACCTAAACATTGACCATAAAGATTTTGAAGATTGGTTAGAGATTAGAGAACCAAAAGGTGATGTAAATCGCCAATCACTTAACCTACACCAATGTGCAGTAGTAGGTGATAAGTTTATGAGAAAGTTGGAAAACGGAGATGAAGAAGCTCGTAGAAAATGGGGTAAATTACTTCAGAAACGTAAAGCAACTGGAGAACCTTATATTATGTTTAAGGGTAATGTTAATAAACAAAACCCAGAGATGTACAAAGTTAATGGATTGAAAGTTCATATGACAAACATATGTTCTGAAATCGCTCTTCATACTGATGAATCACATTCATTTGTATGTTGTTTATCATCTTTAAACTTAGCTAAGTACGATGAGTGGAAAGATACTGATTTAGTATATACCGCAACTTGGTTTTTAGATGGAGTTCTTTCAGAATTTATCCAAAAAGCTAAAAACTTAAAAGGATTTGAAAACTCAGTTCGTTCTGCTGAAAAAGGTAGAGCATTGGGATTAGGTGTATTAGGATGGCACACTTATTTACAACAAAGGGGTATTCCATTTGAAGGAATGATTGCACAATTTGAAACTCGTAAGATTTTCTCTCAATTAAAGATTGAATCTGAAAGAGCAAGTAGAGATATGGCAGTTGAATTGGGTGAACCTTTATGGTGTAGAGATAGTGGGTTTAGAAATACACACTTAAGAGCAATTGCACCAACGGTATCAAACTCTAAATTGAGTGGTGATGTATCTGCTGGTATTGAACCTTGGGCAGCTAACGTATTTACGGAACAAACTGCTAAAGGAACTTTTATTCGTAAGAATGGTGAATTGGAAAGGGTTTTTAAAAAAATAGGAATCAATACAAAAGAAATTTGGGATAAAATTATGGCAGATGGAGGTTCAATTCAGGATATTAATGAATTGAATGAATGGAGATTCTTAAATGGTAAAGTATTAAAGAAAGAAGATATATCTGAATTAGATTACGAAAAATCATTTAATATTAAGGATGTATTTAAAACATTCAAAGAAATAAATCAATTAGAATTGGTTAGACAAGCTGGAATTAGACAGCAGTATATTGACCAAGCGGTTTCATTAAATTTGGCATTCCCATCTACCGCAACACCAAAATGGATACATACTGTAAGTATGGAAGCATGGAAGCAAGGTGTTAAAACACTTTATTATATGAGAACTGAATCAGTACTCAGAGGTGATATTGCTGATAGAGCAATGGATATTGATTGCTTGAGTTGTGATGGATAGAATAAACAATTAAAACAAAAAGAAGATGTTAGAAGTAAAGAAATTTTATGGAACTTGGTGTGGACCGTGTAAAATGTTAACACCAACGATTGAACGATTAAAAGAACAACATAGTGATGTTACTTTTAGAGATATTGATGTTGATAAAGATTTTGAGGCAGCATCTCAATACTCAGTTCGTAGTATTCCATTAGTGGTTATTGAAAAAAACGGAAAAGAAGTACAACGATTTTCTGGAGTTCAATCTGAAATGGCATATACAAACGCAATTAATGAATGGAAAAATTAATATAAAAAAATGCCAATACTAAGAGGTCAGTCTCACCCGTCATCAAAATTGACAGATGAGCAGGTTATACAAATAAGAAGGTTATGGAAAATGGGACACCGAAATGTTAGAGTAATTGCTCAAAACAACAAATGTTCCTCAGCCAATATTCTAAGAATTGTGAGAAATGAGACATGGACACACTTAAATGAATTTTGGACTGGTAGTTTATGAAAGAAAACAAACAATATTGCGATACTTCAAAGCTATCAATTAGATTAATAACCAAATCGGTAGCAAAGGATATTATAGTAAACAATCATTATAGTGGTTTGTGGACTAAAGTATCCTATGCTATTGGTTTATTTACCTCTGAAGTAGAAGAGCATACATTCTTTAGTAATGTAGAAGATAAATTAATTGGAGTTGCTTGTTATGGTGACCCAATAGGTAGAAGTGCTGGGCAATCAATTACACCCCTATTAGAACGGGATGAGGTATTAGAATTAACTCGATTATTTGTATTTGATGGTTATGGTTCTAATATTGAAAGTTGGTTCCTATCTCAAACATTTGATTGGTTAAGAGAAAATGTACCAAACATTAAAGCACTAATATCATATTCAGACCCGAAAGAAGGACATTGTGGTACTATATATCAAGCCACAAATTGGTTGTATCAGGGTAACAAACTAAGATTTAACGATAGTTGGGATTTTCGATGGGAAGAAGATGGTGATTGGCACCACCAACGAACATCTTATGTCAAATTTGGAACTAACAATCCAACTGAAATCCAAAAGATAGCATCATCTACGTTTTGGATACGAAAGAACCCAAGAAAACATAGATATGTGTATATTCTCTCAAAAGGTGGCGAACGTAGGAAACTTATGAAAACCATAAAGCACCCATTATTCCCATATCCAAAGGAAAATGAGGAATTTATAGAACAAATTACAAAAATGGAACCGATTAATTTGGAAATATCAAATTAATTTCGTATATTTGTTTTATAAATTAAATATATGGCTAGGAAACCTATAAAGTTTTTTCCACTAACAAATGAGTTAAGGGAACTTTTGAAACTTATAAAGACTATTGGTGGAGATTATCCACATCAACAATTAGTTGATTTCACATTACGTTCAGGTCATTACCACCCAAAAGATAAGGTGTGGTTAAACAAAGTAAGAGAGCATTATATTAATACAACAATCAAATTAAATTAGTTATGACAGCAGAGGAGCAAATTGAAGAAATCTTAATGGAGGCATCCGCATTTGGTTTACGTTTTGAAGTAATAGAAACTGCAAAACAATATCAATCTGAAGGAGTGGATAAGGTAACCGCATTTGAAAACGCATTTAATGAGTGGGTAAAGTAAAATGAAAGAAGAAGGTAAACATTATGTTGATGCCAGTAGAGTAAGTGTAGCTCCTATTGCTAAATCTATCGCTAAAGATATGATTGTTAAAAAACACTACACTCATGCTTGGACAGCATGTAGATACGCATTGGGTATCTATTATAGAGAAGATGAAACATCAGTTGGGTTTTCAGATAACAAATTAGTTGGAGTAGCAGTTTATGGGTTCCCTGTTGGAGCCAAAGCACCAACATCGGTATGTGATGGGTTAACAAAAGATAACATCTTAGAACTTACCCGTTTGTATGTTGATGATGGATATGGTTCAAATATTGAAAGTTGTGCATTAGGTAAAACATTCCAATGGATTAGAGAAAATGATACTAATATTAAAGTATTACTATCATACGCTAATAATGGACAAGGACACGTTGGTGGGATATACAAAGCTACCAATTGGATTTATCAGGGATTAAATACTGATATTGCATTGATGCCAAATTGGGGAATTTCATTAATTAATGACCCATTCGATTGGATTCATAGTAGGACAGTTTATAATAACTGGGGAAGTGGTAATTTGGAGCATCTTAGAAAGGAAATTGGAAAGGATGGATATAAGGAGTTTTGGAGAAGAGAAGAACCACCAAAACATAGGTATATTCAAATATTACCCCAAAATAAGAAGGAGAGAAAGGACTTGATGGGTAGATTAAAACATCCAATACAGCCATATCCAAAGGATTTAAACGATTATAATACCGAAGTAGTACATCACACTACATACGCACCAGAAGAGAGTAATGACATCAATTTTTGGTAAAATACTAACTTATTGATAATCAATTAGTTATAAAATAATTAAAAAACATTTTGCTATATGAATTATAATTCGTATCTTAGTGTTATAAAGATAGGGTAAGAACTCACCCTTATATGAGTTCAAAATAAACAATGTGGTAAAGGTATCACCACAACAACGATACCAAAAAAAATTAAATTATTATGGCTATTAAAAAATCAATTAGCGCAAAAGTTCTTTCTGGTGGAACTCTAAACAAACTAAGAGAAATGTCCCCTTATATTTATGTGGATAAGCATCAATTACAAAGATTGCTTGATAAGTGGGAGGATACAACATCAGCAAAACATATGAAAGCGTGTTTAATTGGACACTCAAATATCTACACAATTGTATTAGTAAGTATTGATGGATGTTTAGACTATTGTGAATCATTGATATCTCAATATTCTGAAGGAGATGACAGATATGAATCTGTTAAAGAAACAATTGATTACTTACAAAACCTAACAAAGTTAGGATATCGTTATCTAAATATAGATGGTCAACATAGAGTGGAATGTTATTCTGACTATTTAAATTCCAAATTTACAATTACAGAATCAGTAATTGATTTAATCGAAAGTAAAGATGGTAATACAATACCATTTGAAATGAAAGGTATATATTTCAAAGATATGCCGGAACTTACTCAAAAGCAAGTATTGGATTTACCAATTACAATTGTATTAGTTGAAAAAGCAACTTTGCAGGATATGGTTGATATTACAATCTATACCAATATCGGAGAACCTTGGAATGATAATGAACGAAGAATTATCATACCATCTCAATTCAATAGATTCCTACATTCATTTATGAATAATAACCCATTATTAACAGCAATGTTTAATAATACAAAGAATCTATCAAGCGATTACTCTCTTTTGAAAAAGGGTGATGCACTTATAATAGCTGAATGGTTTGCATATTATTACAACGTATTGGAGGGTAACATATATAGTTGGCCAAAGAATTCTATGTTAGATACTATGGCTTCAATTGAAGGATTACCAAAACATAGTAAAAAGAGAATGAATGATACTAAATCATTAATCAGTAAATCGATAGAATTAGCAAATTCAGCCGGAGATGTTAAATTTGAAAGAACATTCTTAGATAACTTATTTATATTAATGACGGTATTGAATACTCCATCTCACCCAATGAATAATAAAGATAAGGAGATAAAAATTAATAGTTATAAAAAGTTTATCGATTGGTTTGCAAAAACTGAAGCAACTTTGAGAAAGGAAGATGAATTCCTTATAGACCCGGCAACTGGAAAAGATTATGTACATCCTATTACTGGTAAGAAATCAACAAACGCCGAATCATTTAAAAGAAAATGTGGAGCTAAGAAAACGGATGATATACAAATTCGTTCTACTATGATTATGGAAAAGTTTTATAAAAGTTATGATAAACTTTTCGCTAGTGGTGTTATTACTTTAATTGATACTACAAACTATACTAAAAAACAAAAATTAAACGCAGCAATTCAAAATGATTGGATTGATGCTGATGGGAATGAGTTCACATTTGAGCAACTAATGGGTACTAATTCAATTATGGAAGGTGACCATATTGATGCTAGAGCAAGTGGTAATGAAACTACTATACAAAATTTAGTAATCAGAAATAAAACATCAAATATCAGAAAATCAAATAAAGCAATTTTAAAATAAAATGGATGAGAGTATTAGTAATACCTAATTACACAAATTTTGGTATGGCAAAAGACATCAATAGGGATTCGTTCCTATTGGTGTTTAAGTCATTTTTAGACAACACCGAAATAGGAAAAGAATGGGAATGGATTCTCCCATACCCAGATTTAAATAACCACCCTGGTATAATCAATCAATTTGAATATCCCAATGTTAAGTTGGTTAAAATGGATGGATTGGATTGTTTTCCACCAAAAATGAGAGTAGATTATCCCAATAATTTCTTCAACCGAATTATTGAAAAATATAATGGTGAATTTAATCTAATTTGGTCACATTTACCTGAATGGACTAATGAGTTTAAAATTACTCGTATTTACAATAAAACACAACCTATTATTGGTTATTGTCATTGGTGGGAAATTAAAGATAATGGTGCTAGAGATGATAATTCATTTTGGAGAAATGTGAAAGGCATGTTACAAATGAAGGTTTGTGGTGTAAACTCACAATGGGTTAAAGATTTGGTTATTAAAAGAGCAAAAGAAACATTTAAATCGCATATTACTGATAAGTTAGAAGAGATTATTCAACCTTGGTATTTAGGATGCGATTCAGCAACACCAACTCAAACATATAAACCAAAAACTATTGTGTTTAATCATAGAGAAGGTGTATATACAGGTTCAGATTGGTTTTTTGAAACTATGGATAACCTATGGAAAGAAAGACAAGATTTTGAAGTTTGGACTTCCTTAAACAATATGAATAAACCATATACCAAATATATTGGACATGCTGATAGGAATGTTTATATGAATCAATTAGCAGAAGCTCATTTTGGTGTAGGAACGTTTCAAGGTTATTCAGCATGGAGTATGAGTGCAACTGATGGGTTAAGTAGAGGTGTACCTTATTTACTACCTAATGATTTTTGTTACCCTGAAATGGTTGGTAACGAATACCCACTTCTTTACAATGGAAAAAAAGAATTTAAAGAAATGGTTGTTAAATTATTAGATGGTGAAATTGAAAGACCTGATATAACTCACATTGCTCAATCACTATTATGGGAATCTCAACTTAAAAGTTGGAAAATCGAAGAAAACTTCGTAAATAATGCGAGAAATACTTTTGATAAGTAAAAAAATTATCGTATATTTGTAGAACAATTAAATAAAAGAAATTTGTATTCAAACATATATTATCAAAGAGAAAAGAACTTAGTCCATTTGTGGGATGATACTCAAGGGTATAGGAGTTTTCCATATACCCGATATGCTTATGAAAAAGCAGTAAATGGTGAGTACACCACTCTATATGGAGATAAGGTGACTAAGATTTATAAATTCAAAGGAGATGACCCTACACTATTTGAATCAGATGTACCTGAAACTACGAGAGTTTTAGTAGATATGTACACCAATTCGGATATTCCATCTGAAGGACACGTTACACTTACATATGATATTGAGTGTGAGATGGAGAGTGGATTACCTGACCCAGAAAAAGCAGAGAATGAATTAACATCAATTGCACTGCATGATTCTGCTACTAACCAATATTGGGTATTAGTAATGGATAAAAAAGGTCAAATGGTAGAGCGTAAAACTGATAAAGCTATCGTTATTCCGTTTACACATGAAGAAGATATGTTAATGAAATATTTGGAATTGTATGAGTATATAAATCCATCTATTGTAACTGGTTGGAATATTGATTATTTCGATACACCAATGTTATATAATCGTATCAAACGTTTATTGGGTGAAAGACATGCAAATAGATTATCACCAATTGGACAGTGTTTTTGGTCACCATATCGTAAAAGGTATTTTATGGCAGGTGTATCTTATTTGGATTACCTTTCACTTTATAAAAACTTCACATATTCAGAATTAGATTCATATAGATTAGATACCATTGCTCAAAGAGAATTGGGTAGGGGTAAGATTGAATATGAAGGAAACTTAGATATCTTATTCAGAGATGATATTGAAAAGTTTATTGAGTATAACTTAGTCGATGTTGAGTTAGTTGTTGATTTTGATAAGAAACTACAATTCATAGATACCGCTAGAGGTATCTGCCACGCAGGACACGTTCCATATGAAGATTTCGTATATTCATCAAAGTATTTGGAAGGAGCATTATTATGTTATCTTAAAAGAAAGAACATTGTAGCACCTAACAAACCTGCTGATAGAAGAGAGAGAATGGAAGCTCTTAAGGAAAATAATGAAGAGAAATTCATTGGAGCATATGTTAAAGCACCTATTGTTGGAAAATATGATTGGATTTATGATTTGGATTTAACTTCCCTATATCCATCAATCATTATGAGTATCAATATCTCACCAGAAACCAAAGTTGGTAAGTTGGAAGATTGGGATGCACAAAAATACTTAAAAGGTGAAGTTAATGAGTATAAAGTTGGTGATAATTACATAACAAAAGAAAATCTAAAAATTCTATTAGAGAAAAGTAAATATTCCGTAGCATCAAATGGTGTTATGTATAGAACGGATACACCGGGTTGTATTCCTGATATATTGGACTTATGGTTCTCTCAAAGGGTTGAATTTAGAAAATTAGAAAAAAAATATGGTGATGAGGGAGATAAAGAAAAGTACGCATTCTATAAAAAACGCCAGCTGGTTCAGAAAATTTTACTTAACTCTTTATATGGGGTGCTTGGTCTTCCTGCCTTTAGGTTCTATGATGTTGATAATGCTACCGCTGTTACCACTACGGGACAGACAGTTATTAAAAGCACAGCTGATATGGCTAACATCAAATACAATAAGGAGCTTGGCACTCCTGATGCTGACAGTAATATATATATTGATACTGATTCGGTATTTTTCTCCGCAGTTCCTCTTTTAGACCATCGAATTCCAAATTGGAAAAATGATGAGCAGGATGTAATTGCTGGTTATGTAAATGATATAGCTGGTGAGATGCAGAATTACCTAAATGACTTCTATGATATCTTAGGTAAAAGGGTATTCAACATTGATAAGCATAGATTTGAAATTAAAAAGGAATTCGTATCAAAAGCTGGTATTTGGATTGCTAAAAAGAGATACGCACAATGGATTATTTCCGATAATGGTGTACCTTGTGATAGATTGGATGTAAAGGGATTAGATGTGGTTAGGTCATCATACCCAGCGGCTTTCCGTAAGTTTATGGGAGAAATATTAATTGAAATTCTTAGAGGTGATACGGAAACCCAAATAACTGATAAAGTTTATAATTTCAAAAAAGAATTGGTTAATATGGATGTTGTTAAGATTGCTAAAGCCGGAGCAGTTAAAAACTTAACAAAGTACATGCCAAAGAAGAAACAACAAACGGCAATGTTTCAATTCCCATCAGGTTGCCCAGCACACGTTAAAGCATCTATTGCATATAATCAACTATTAATTCATTTTGGTTTAGAAAATCAATTTGCACCATTAAAAGATGGTGATAAAATTAAATGGGTATATCTTAAACAAAACCCATTTGGATTAGATGCAGTTGGATTAAATGGTTATAGTGACCCAAAAGAAATTATGGACTTAGTAACTACCTACATTGATTATGATAAAATCTTTGAAAGGGAACTCCTTAAGAAATTGGAAGATTTCTATGGAGCATTAAATTGGGGAGAGGTTTTATCCTCAACCAAAACAGCAGAAAAGTTTTTTGCATTTTAATTTGGAAATGTGGAAAATAATTCGTATATTTGTATAACAAAAAAGTAAAACTTAAAATTAAATTATGGAAAAATTAAAATTAGATGGCTTCATCAATCGTTACAACCTTGGTGGTGAAGTAGAATCAGTAATGTTAAAATCAGATGATACAAGCGTATCAGTTAGAATGATTTCAGATGACAAAACCTTATTAGGTGATGTAAGTGTAGTAGAATCGGAATTCCCAAATGGTGAGTTCGGTATTTACACCACATCTCAATTAAGAGGTTTGTTAAGTGTATTAGATAATGGTATCACTGTTGAGGAAGTTACTGGGGCATTGAAGTTCTCTGATAAAGGAACAAAAGTTCAGTATATGTTGGCAGCACCATCAGTTATCCCATCGGTACCTGACTTGAAAGCACTTCCACCATTCAATGTAAATATTACATTAGATAATGAGTTTATTAATAAATTCATCAAATCTAAAGGAGCATTAGCTGACGCTGATACATTTACATTCACTTGTAAAGATGGTAAAGGTGAAATTATCTTAGGATACTCATCAATAAACTCTAACCGAATCTCAATTGGTGTAGATTGTAAATGTGAAGGTAATGTGGATGCAATTGCATTCTCAGCAAAATACCTAAAAGCTATCTTAATGGCTAATAGAGGTTCAACAACCTCATCATTACAAATCTCATCACAGGGATTGGCAACGTTATCATTTACCGATGGTGACTATGTATCAAATTATTACTTAGTAGAGATTAAATAATAACAACTAAAAAGTAGCATATGAGCTTTTGGGATACCGAACCGCAAAAACCAATATTTGTATTTGAAGATGAGAAACAAAAACTCATCGAAAATATGAACTACCTTATGACAATGAGTGTAGAAGAACAAACCTTATACAAAAAATGGGTAGAGTTGCAGGAGGAATCTATGTTTAGGGATAAATCCCAAATGGCATCTCTATATGATACTCAATGGAAACCAACTGATATCAATAATAAGGAACTAACTATTAGAGAAATCGAAGAGTTAGACCCTTATGTTGAGATTGTTGAAGATGATGCAGTACAATCTACCAAATGGACTTATGTTCGTAAAATGATTCACACAATGAGTTGGACAGCAAATCCTGGTCGAAATGTGAAGATATTTATAAAAGATAGGAATAGTGGTAAATTGTTAGGATTAGTTTCATTAGCATCCGATGTAACCGCAATGGGTGTTAGAGATAACTACATTGGTTGGACTAAGGAAGATAAATTTGCTAAAGGTAAACTTAACTATACAACTATTGCATCATCTATTGTATGTACTCAGCCACTTGGTTACAACTTCTTAGGGGGTAAGTTAACCGCAATGATGACTACGGTTCCGGAAGTTAGGGAATTTTGGAAAAAGAAGTACGGACAAACTCTAATAGCAGTTGGTACAACTTCCCTTTATGGAATACATTCACAATACAATGGAATTCCTCACTTTAAAACATTAGGTGAATCAGCTGGTAAAATTAGTTTAAAGCCGGATGATAAATTCTATGACCCTTGGCATCAATGGATTAAGGAAAATCGTGCAGAGTGGTATCAAACTGCTATCACAAACGAACGAATCCGTAATGGGGCTAATATGGGTACTGGTGAAGGAGCTAGTGGACCTGTAAGTGGTATTAAACAAAAGATTTTGGGACAGATATTCAAAGAATGTAACATTAAAGCAAATGAATATCATCATGGGTTTAAACGAGGTGTATATCTCGCTATGATTTATGAAAATGGACCTGAGTTCCTACGTTCAGAAATTGAAGAATCTGAATTGGTAATGAAACCAAAGTTCGCTGAAGGATATGATTACATTAATAAGTGGTGGAAAAGACAGGCAATTAAGAGATATTCTAAGTTGCATGATGAAGGTAGATTAAAACCGGAACATTTATATTACATAGATGGTATTGGTGTAGAATGGGAAGATTTTAAGGCTCAGAGATTGAGTGAAGTAGGTAGATAATAAATAAAAAAACAAAATGGCATTTTTCGAACAAAGTATAGAAGAAAAAGTAGATAATTCATTGTGGGTTGAATCATATAGACCTACTCGATTAGATGATTATGTAGGTAACGAACACCTTAAAGCAAAGGTAGCGGGTTATTTAGAAACTGGTGATGTACCACATCTTTTATTGTATGGTAGAGCTGGTACGGGTAAAACTACATTAGCAAAATTGATTGTAAAATCAATTGAATGTGATTATATGATTATAAACGCATCATCTGAAAACAATGTGGAGACAGTTCGTAATAAAGTTACCAACTTTGCATCATCACAGGGTTTTAAGAAATGGAAGATTGTAATTTTGGATGAGTTTGATTATATGACTCAAAATGCACAGGCAATTCTTCGTAACTTAATGGAAACGTTTAGTGGACATTGTAGATTCATTTTGACTTGTAATTATGTTGAGAAGGTAATTGACCCGATTCAATCTCGTTGCCAAACTTTCCAAATTGTACCTCCAACTAAAAAAGATGTTGCAGTACAGGTTAGTAAAATCCTTAACAATGAAGGAGTAAAATTCGAAGTTAAAGATTTGGTACCAATTATTGATGCTGGGTATCCTGATATTCGTAAGATTATCAATACCTGTCAATTAAATTCAGTAAAAGGTGAGTTGAAAGTAGATACAAAAAATCTATTGGAAAACGATTACAAAATGAAAGTTTTGGATATTCTTAAATCAAAAGATGATAAGAGAAATAAGTATATGAATATGAGGCAAACAATTATTGATAGTAGAGTTACTGACTTTACTGAATTGTTTACATTATTATATGATAAGGTAGATGAATACGCTCCATCTAACACAGCAAATGTTATTATTGCATTATCACAAGGGCAAAGTAACCATTTCAATTCAATTGATAAGGAAATCCCAATGGCAGCGTGTTTAATTGAAATTTTAAATTTAGTATAATGGCGAAAGTATTAGGAATGAATAGTGGGAAACCACAAAAACCATCAGCTGAAGCGCAAGCTGGTGGACCAAAAATAGATATAGGTAAATCTAAACCAATCTTATGTGAAAAATGTGGATACGATACATTTGTAACTGGTGGTAAGTTTAGAAAAATATCAAAGTTACTAACTGGAACACCACAAGATGTAGTTATCCCAATTGATATCTTTATTTGTGGTAATTGTGGTGAAGTATGTGAGGAATTGATGCCACCTGAATTGAGAGTATTAGAACAATTAGATAAGCAAAATACAAACGAACAAACTAAGTAATGGCAGCTACCCTTTTTGACCATATTACACAAATAACCAATGTTCAAAACCCTAAGTATTGGGATACATTGGATGAGAGTGACCGTAAGACCTGGTCAAACTATATGGTACTCCGTTTTCTATCTATGAAATATGAGTGGGTAGAAACTATCGCTAGTGTTCAACCATATCTTCAGGAAGTACCACCTAAAGCAATGTATTTGGCTTTAATTGATTTACTCCCAAAGGGTAGACATTTTATGAAATACATCAAACCAAAGGGTGCTGATAAGTATGAGGGATGGTTAATAGATTTGGTAGCTAAAAACTATGAAGTATCAAAGATAGAAGCAGAAGATTATCTAAAGATATTATATGCATCTCACACTGGTAAACAAAAAATTATTGAGTTGGCTGAAAACTATGGGACAGACCCAAAAGTGATAAAAAAACTAAAAATAAACGTATAATAAATCAATTAAAGTTTGGAAAATCCAAACTTTTTTTGTATATTTGTAATATAAAATTAAAGTTATGGCAAAAGTAAGTTTTTCACAATTCTCAACATGGAGTTCATGTCCTCAACAATATAAGTTGAGATACATCGATAAGTTGGGTGAAAGTTCTGCCAATATTCATACACTCTTTGGAACCGCAATGCACGAAACAATCCAACATTTCCTTTCGGTTATGTATGGGGTTTCTAAAAAGCAAGCGGAACTAATTGATACTGATAAGTTATTATTAGAATGGATGCGTAAAGAATATATCAAAGAAACTGAAAAACTTAGTTCGGGTGTAATATGTACCCAATTGGAGTTAGAAGAGTTCTATGGTGATGGTAGAAGAATCCTTGAGTGGTTCAAAAAGAAATTAGATAAGTTCTACACTAAAACTGGGTTTGAATTAGTTGGAATTGAAATTCCACTTAATGCACCTATTAAAGAAGGTGTATATCTTATTGGATTTATCGATATTGTAATGAGAGATTTATCAACTGGTGAAATTATCATCATTGATTTAAAAACATCAACAATGGGATGGAATAAGTACCAAAAAGCTGATAAGTTAAAGAACGCTCAGATTATAATCTATAAAAAATATTATTCTGAATTATTTAATATTCCTTTGGATAAAATCAAAGTAGAGTATCAGATTATGAGAAGGAAAATGCCTGAAGAGGCTCCATTTCCAATTCCATATATGTCAAAACACATTCCTGCATCTGGAAAACCAACTGTAAATAAAGTATATGGTGAGTTTATGGAATTTGTGAATAGTGTATTTGATGATGAGGGTAAATTTAGAGATGTTCCATATCCAAAAAACCCCGGAGAACGAAAAAAGAATTGTAAATTTTGTGAATTCGGCCAACGAGGTTTATGTGATGGGATTTCTTAACGAAAAATAAATATCCATATACTTATATATATAAATTAATATAAACAATATGGAAACCCAAACAAAATTAACAACTGTTAAGATTCTAAAGGGAGTATATTCGAATTTTAAAAGTGTATCTTTTGAATCGGATGTTACCTTACAAAAATTAGTAAATAGAACTGTAGAGAGATATGTTACAGATGAAAAATTCAGAAACGAAATGAACGAATATCTGAAATTACAAATCTCTGGTTCTCAATTTTAAAAAAAAAGTTATTTCAATAAGTTATGAATAAAAAGAAAAAGATTTTATTGCTTTCTGATGATTTGCGAATGGCAAGTGGTATTGCCACTATGAGCAAAGCATTAGTAATGGGTACTGTTGACAAGTACGATTGGTTCCAAGTAGGAGCCGCAATTAATCACCCTGAGCAAGGTAAAGTATTGGATGTATCTGTTGATGTTGCCGCTCAAACTGGTGTAGCAGATGCTAGTGTTAAAATACTACCTTGGACTGGATATGGTGATGCTGGATTGGTTAGACAATTAATCAACGCTGAACAACCTGATGCTATATTACACTTTACCGACCCGAGATATTGGATTTGGTTATATGAGATGGAGCATGAGATTAGACAAAATGTTCCAATTATGTTTTACGCTATTTGGGATGATTTACCAGACCCATTATATAATCGTAACTATTACGAAAGTTGTGATTGGATTGGATGCATTTCTCGTCAAACCTATGGTATCGTATCCCGTTTAACCGCATTAACGGACAAGCCAACTTGGAAACCTCATTCAGATTGGCAGGTATCCTATGTACCACATGGTATTAATTCAAAAGAATATTTCCCAACAGAAGTACCAGCCGAATTTCGTTCTGAGATATTAGGTGGTAAAGAATATGATTTTGTATTCTTTTGGTCAAACCGAAATATTCGTAGAAAACAACCATCTGATGTTATTATGGCATTTAAACAATTTTGTGAGGAATTGGGTGAAGAAAAAGCATCTAAAGTTTGCTTAGTGATGCACACACAACCTATCGATGAAAATGGTACCGATTTACCAACGGTTTATAGTACATTAGCACCAAATTGTAACGTTATATTTTCAGATAAACGTAGAACTACAAATGAATTAAATTACCTATACAATATGGCTGATGTAACAATCAATATCGCTGGTAATGAGGGATTTGGATTAACAACCGCTGAATCTATAATGGCTGGTACCCCAATTATCGTAAACGTAACTGGTGGTTTGCAAGACCAATGTGGTTTTAGGTATAAAGATAGTGGAAAATTGGTTAATTCGGAAGATTATATCAAAATTGGTTCACTTCACAATTGGAGAGATTGGGAAGATAAATTAGAACCAGGACCTTGGGTTAGACCTGTATGGAGTAGAGCACAATCATTAACAGGTTCAGTTCCAACACCATATATTTGGGATGATAAAGTTGATATCTATGATGTTGCTAAAGCAATGATGGATATGTACAATACACCAAAAGAAACTCTTTTAGAGAATGGATTAAAGGGAAGAGAAGCTTTCATTGGTGAAATAGGATTAAGTTCAGAAAATATGTGTAAAACATTAGTTGATGGAATGGAAGGAACCTTTGAAAATTGGAAACCTCGTAAATCATACGAACTATTTAAATTGAATTAAGAAGAAAATAAAAAGTTATGAATAAACCATTATTAGTATATCAAGCTCCAGTATTCACTCGAAGTGGTTATGGTGACCATGCGAGAGATATCTTACGAAGCTTATTTGAAATGGATAAGTACGATGTTAAAGTTGTACCAACCAGATGGGGAAATACTCCACAAAATCAAGTTGACCAAACAACTGAATTTGGTAAAAAGGTATTTGCAAATGTAATTACCGAATTGAACCGAAAGCCGGATATCTTTATGCAGATGTCCGTTGCTAATGAATTTGAAGCAAAGGGTAATTTTAACATTGGTATTACTGCTGGTGTAGAAACTACTATTTTACCAAAGGAATTTATTGATGGTTCAAATAAAATGGATATGGTTATAGTACCATCTCAATTCACAAAGAATTTGATGTTAGGTACTGCATATCAAGAAAAAAATAATCAAACGGGGCAGATAGTAAATGAGTTCAGAATTAGTAAACCAGTTGAAGTTTTGTTCGAAGGTGTAAATACTGAAATTTACTCAAACCCGGTCAACTCATTAACTGAGTTAGATAAATTAGAAACTGATTTTAATTTCTTATTTGTTGGGCATTGGTTAAAGGGAAATTTAGGGCAAGATAGGAAAGATGTAGGTATGGTTATTAAAACATTCGCTACAGTATTCAAATATCTACCTAAAGATAAAAGACCTGGTCTTATTATGAAAACCTCACATGCTGGATTTTCAGTAATGGATAGAGAAGCTACAAGAGATAAGATTGATAATATATTAAAACCATTTGGTAAGGATGCACCTAAAGTATATCTTTTACATGGTGATTTAACTGATGATGAAATGGCATCATTATACCATCATCCAAAAGTTAAAGCAATGGTTTCATTTACTAAAGGTGAAGGATATGGTAGACCATTAGCTGAATTCACTATGACCGGTAAACCAATTGTTGTTTCTGGGTGGAGCGGACAAATGGATTTCTTACCAAAAGAACACACTATATTTTTAGAGGGTTCATTAACAAATATTGATGAATCCGCAGTTGATACATTTATATTAGCAAATGCACAATGGTTTAGTGTAAACTACTCAGATGCGGCCAACAAATTATATAAGGTATTTAATGATTACGATGTACATTTAAAACAATCGGCTGGATTAAAATCCAACACATTAAAGAATTTTACATTAGAAAAAATGCATGAAGTTTTTAAACAAATGATGGAAAGATATGAAAAGGGAATACCGCAGGTAAAACCATTCAACCTACCAAATTTAAACAAAAACAAAATGGAATTACCTAAACTAAATAAAGTATAATGGCAACTACTCCAAATCAGGCAATAAAGTATAAACCACTAATATTAGAAGAAAAACGTGTATCCCGTTCGGCTGTACAGCCGTATGGGGTATATCGTATATCTACTTACAAATATGCGGATGGTAATAAGGAATCCCTAAGTGGAGCCGATTCAACTATTATATTCGTAACGGGAATATATGAACAAAAGTTCTCAGCAATTAAATTATCATCAATTAAACCGGAAGATTTTTTCAAATGGTTTAAGAAATTGGAAGATAAAGCTAATAAAGTTTTAAATGAACAAAAAACTACAAATGTTGGATTATATGATATAGCAACTGTATATGATAGAGGTGGAGAACGTATCTATAATAGTTACGTTAAAACTGGTATTGAATTAAAAAAGATTGAAAATCCATATCGTACATATAACAAAGATGGGATTCAATATATGAGTGAAGTATTTTTTAAGAAAAATGTATTAGAAGAATATTATGGTTAATATAACATATGCAGTTACAGTTTGTAATGAAATTGAAGAGATTACAAAATTAATCAATTTCATACATCCGAGAATTCAAAAAGAGGATGAGATTTTGATTCAATATGATTCAGATGGGGCTACTGAAGATGTGGTAAACTATCTAAGAATTATAGGTGAATTACATCAAAACATAAACATAATAAGTTTTCCACTTAATAAGGATTTTGCAAGTTTTAAAAACAACTTAAAGAATCATGCAAATGGTATCTTTATTTTCCAATTGGATGCAGATGAAATCCCATCGGAATTTTTGATTGAAAATATGCACGATTTAATCGAAGCTAACTTAGATATTGATTTATTCTTTGTACCAAGAGTTAATACCGTTGAAGGATTAACCGATGAACATATTAAAAAATGGGGATGGCAATTAAATCCAAATGGTTGGATTAACTGGCCTGATTTACAAACTAGAATTTACCGAAGAACATCGGAGATTGAGTGGGATGGTAAAGTACATGAAAGAATCAAAGGTTATAATACATTAACTATCCTACCATTGCAAGAGGAATACGCTATCTATCACCCTAAAGGAATAGAAAGACAAGAAAAACAAAACGAATTGTACGATACTATATGAGAATAGCATTTTTAACTGAAATGGGATTTAGTGGAACTATCCCACCAACTCATAATAATATGAGAACTGAGTTTGCTTGGATGAACGCTCTTAATGCGGTTCACTATCCATTAGAAACTTATGATTCGGTTAAAAACTATGATGTTGTATTTATCATATTTCCAAAAGGAAAAACCTATTTAAATTCTGAAGGTAGTACATTAGTAAATGGAGTAAATCCAGTATCTAAATATTTACAACAACCAATAATACCAACTTTAAAAGAAAGTAATACTAAAGTATATTACATTCAAGAAGGACCACATTGGTGGTGGAATGATTATGAAGTTATAGACCAAATTCAGTTCTATAACTTTTTATCACTTACTGATGGTATATTTGCACACAATCTATCAGATTCTCAATATTATAGAGGATTATTCTGGAATAAAAAGGTAGAGATAATTCATTCACTTATGATAGAGGATTTCATCAAAGATATTCAACCTATTACTGAGGATAAAGTACTGATTGGTGGTAACTTCTCCCGATGGTATGGTGGGTTTGAATCTTATATGGTAGCATCTGAATTTGGATTACCAATATGGGGACAAGAATCTCACTCAAAAAGAGTAAATGAAGGTGGTATTGGTAACCTATCCCACTTCCCAAGAATGAATTGGAACGATTGGATGGTAGAAGTATCTAAATTCAAATATGGTGTACATCTAATGCCAACGGTAGCAGCTGGTACATTCTCACTTAATTGTGCATATTTTGGGATACCTGTAATTGGTAATGAAAAGTTAGATACACAACGATTGCTACATCCAAACTTATCAGTAGATGTATCTGATATTGAATCAGCTATGTTAATGGTTGAGATGTTAAAAGACCCCATTTTCTACAAAAAGAAAAGTGAAGAAGCAAAAGATAATTACCAAACTTACTATACAAAAGAAGTTTGGTTAAAACAAATGATGAATAAAATATGATAACAGTTATATTAAATGGTTATAAGAGAGGCGAAAACCTCAACGAACAATTAGAAGCTCTAAGGAATCAAACGGTAAAGCCGGATGAGATTCTTTTATGGTATAATAATCCAGGTGATAACGATTTGTTGAATTATGATATTGGAACGGAAATTCCAGTTGCATATTGTAATTACAACTTTGGTGTATGGGCAAGATTCTACTTCGCAATGAACGCTAGAAATCCTTATGTTTGTGTATTTGATGATGATACAATCCCTGGCGAAAGATGGTTAGAAAATTGTATGGAAACTATGAAAACACATGAAGGTTTATTGGGTTCAGTTGGATTACTTTATCCAAACCCATTACCAGCGGAACATTCATCTTATTACGAACACTACTTAAGATTCGGATGGCCGGAATTAGGTAACAATGAAAGAACTGTACAAGTTGATTTAGTTGGACATAGTTGGTTCTTTAAGAAAGAATGGTTATCTCATATGGTGAGAGAATTACCTGACCCAAAATACAATACCTGTGGTGAAGATATGCACTTTTCGTATATGTTACAAAAGTATGCAGGAATACCTACATTTGTACCGCCACATCCTAAAGATGATAAATCCCTATGGGGGAGTATCAAAGGAGCTGAATATGGTGGTGATGCTAACTCACTATGGGAATCAAACCAAGCTAGTGTAGAAGGTACACCATTTAAACAATTAATGAATCAATATTTTCACGAACAAAGAATTAAAGGTTGGAAATTAGTAAATGAAAAATAATACAATATTACTCTGTTTTGGGACAAGACCCGAATGGTTAAAAATTAAACCATTGATTAAGATTATGGATAGAAGTGAATATAAACTTCTATTTACAGGTCAACACCCTGATTTACTTCAAAATGTTAAAGTAGATTATAAAATTAATATAAACAATTCTGATAATAGATTGGATTCAATTATATCAGATTGTATGTTACAATTCCCTAATGGGGAATTCAGTTCAGTATTAGTTCAAGGTGATACTGGTTCAGCATTTGGCTGTGCATTAGCAGCATTCAATAGACAGTTAAAGATTTACTATTTGGAAGCTGGGTTAAGAAGTGGTGATTTACAACACCCATACCCTGAAGAGGGATATAGACAAATGATAGCAAGAATAGCAGATGTGAATCTTGCACCAACTCAATTATCGGCTAATAATCTAATAAAAGAAAAAGTACATGGTAAAATTCATGTAGTTGGAAACTCTGTATTGGATAATTTGGTAGATTTTGGTGACCCAACTTATGAAAACTTTGTACTGATTACTTTACATCGTAGAGAAAATCATTATTGGATGGATAAGTGGTTTACAGAACTTAATGATTTAGCAATAGCTAATCCTGATTTGGAATTTATTTTACCAATTCATCCAAATCCAAATGTTCAAAAATGGAAACATCTATTAACCAGTGTTAATGTGGTTGAACCAATGGAACATACTGATATGATTTTACATATTAAGAAATGTAGATTCATTATTTCGGATAGTGGTGGATTACAAGAAGAGGGCTCATTTTTTAATAAGCAAGTAATTGTATGTAGAACTACAACCGAAAGACCTGAAGGATTATATACAGGTCATTTACATTTATGTAAAAATCCAAATGATTTAAAAAAATTATTTGGAAAAGTTAATAATAATCCGTATATTAGTGAAAATTGTCCATATGGTGATGGTGATACTGCTATTAAAGTTTTAAATATATTAAGAGATGAAAAATTTTAGAGAACACTTTTTTAAATTTAAATCCAAATTGGATAATAAAGAAAACTTCGCATTTTCACGTTATTCAGATGGTGAAATGTATATCTTACAAAATAAAGAATTAGTATTAGATAATGGGCTAATTCAGATTGGAAATGAAAAGCAAGGTGGTGTTTATCAGTCACCTGATTTCAAACACTTTGACCCAAAAGAACATTCATTTTATCAACAGAAGTTAGTTGAATCACTTCAATACAAACAACACAATTATTACAAAGGAATTAGTTGTAGTTGTTGTGTAGGTAAGGAAGCATTTGATTGGCAGGTTGATTTAGCTGGTGGTGATGATGAATCACTAACTTGGGCTAATCTTTGGGTAAACGGAAACTATCCTATATTCATAACACATATTCTACCAATTTTTTATAGTAGAGATTGTGTGTTTATTGGACATGAGGATGCTAACTTAAATAGATTACCATTTTTTGTGAAAGACTTTAGAGTGGGTTATAACGCAATGATTAATGATTATGGAAAAATTGAAAATATTAAAGAGTGGATTAGAACAAATAATGTTAAAAACCACATATTCCTTTTTTCGGCTTCTACTTTTACCAATTTGGCAATTGTGGAGTTGTTTAGAGATTACCCTGATAACACTTATGTTGATATTGGGACTTGTTTAACACCAATGATGGATATGCCAACTCATAGAGGGTATTTACAATCATTTTGGAATTACCAAAACACACAAGATATTCAAAAGATTTGCATATGGAATTAGTAGAATGTACAAGCGGATATTGGGAATTTGTAAGAGTTCTTAGAAATGATAAAAGAGTATTGAGTGGATTTATCAAATCAACTCATATTACTGAAGAAATGCAGAATTCATATATGAAAACACATTCTCAGTTTTATCGTATAGCATTGGTTAATGGTAAACCTGCTGGATACGTTGGTGTTATTGAAGATGATATCAGAGTATGTACACATCCTGATTTTCAAGGTTTGGGAGTTGGTAAGTTTATGATAAACCAATGTATGGTTACATGGCCTACCGCATTTGCAAAAGTAAAAATAGATAATGAAGCAAGTATGAAATTATTCGAAGCTTGTGGATTTACAAAAAAATATTATATATTAACTAAAGATTAAATTATGTTACACAATCCATACAAAATTGTAAGAATGTTTGAAGAGGAAATCGCTAATTATACCGGCGCTCCTTACGCTATCTCAATTGATAGTTGTACAAACGCATTATTCCTTATTTGTAAATACAATGAGGTGAAGGAAGTTACAATCCCATCAAAAACGTATCTATCAGTACCTCAATCGATTATACATGCTGGTGGTACAGTTATCTTCGATAAGAGAGCAGAAACAAACCATTGGAAGGGTTTATACCAATTCAAACCATATCCTATCTACGATGCCGCAAAACGATTAACAAGCGGTATGTACATACCCGGAACTTATATGGGGTTATCATTCCACATTAAAAAGTTACTTCCAATTTGGAAAGGTGGTATGATTCTAACCGATAATGCTGATGCGGCTGATTGGTTTAAAAAAGCTCGTTATGAAGGTAGAAGTGAAAAATATTACAAAGAGGATGATATTACATTCCATGGTTGGAATATGTATATGACTCCACAACAAGCAGCTCAAGGTTTGGCTATGTTTCAAAACTATCCAGAACATATGAGTGATTTAGGTGAAGATAATGGTTATAGAGATTTAACCGAATTTACTGTTTTCAAAAGCAATAAAGTTATAGAATAATGAAAGTAGAAAAATTAATTAGTAAAAATCAACCATCAAATTGGTTTAATCAAATAACAAAAGAATGTAGGGATGAATATCCAATTCATTTAGTTGACATAGATGCATCGGAAAAACTCGTTGATATGGGATGTAATGTTGGTGGTTTTAGTGAAGCATGGAATTATCGCTTTCATAATATCTTAGCAATTGATGCAGCCTCATATAATGTTGAACAATATAAAAGTAGACATTCTCATCAAATTTTACACAAAGCAGTATCATCTAAAGATGGTGAAATTGTAAAGTTAAAAAAATATATGGGTAACAATGATGATGATACTAATTCTGGAAACTTTTCAATAACAGGTTTTGTAAATGAACATAACAAACATGGATTTAGGGGTGATGAATATGAAGAGGTTGAAACTATTAGTTTAGAAACCATTTTAGAAATGGTTGGTACTATTGGTTTGTTGAAAATTGATATAGAAGGTGCTGAAGTGGATGTATTGTACCAAAAGGATTTATCAAAAGTAAATTACATAACTGGAGAATTCCATAATTTTATTGGTAAAGAAAATCAATCAAAATTATTTGGATGGATTGGTAATACTCATACTGAAATATATTCTGTTGGTGATGGTGTTAGTTCTCATTTTATAAAAATGTGGAAAAGAAAATAGTATGAAAATAGCACTATGTTTACATGGTTTATTTGATTCAACAACTGATGGTAGTTCCAATGGTTATGATGGATACAACCATATTAAAAAACACATTTTAGATATTACTGATACTGATGTGTTTATCCATAGTTGGGATATTGAAAAAGAGAGTGAAATCACTAAGTTATATAATCCAACGTCAGCCATATTTGAAGCCCCAAAAGATTTTAATGAATTGGTAAATGGTAGAGGTTTAAATAATTTGAGTGGAACACCACGTTCACCTCAAAGTGTATTATCCCATCTTTATAGTGTAACTGAATCAATGAAGTTACCATATATAACTAATTCAGAATATGATATCATTATTAAAGCTCGTTTTGATTTGGGTAGAATAAATAGAGATACATCTGGACCAGGTAGAGGTAACCCATACCCAGTTCAATGTATTAATTTTCAAACTGAAATCGAATCTGATAAAATATATATGGCAGATTGGAATCATTTCAAAATGGGACCAGCGGATATGTGGTTTTATGGTACAATGGAAACTATGAAACCATTTACATCATTATATAATTCATTAGAGGAGCAAATGGAATTTAGAAGTCCATTTCACACATTTGCAGCTCAGATAGAAGGAAACCCTGGTGACCTTTCAAATTCCATAGCATTTTATAAATGGTGGATGATACAAAATGGACTTTGGGAAAATAGAATAAATTTACAAACAATATGGGAATAGAATTACCAATAGTAGTGTACACTCACACCGATATGAAGGATGTATGGCCAATGTTTTTTGGACAATTCAAAAAATATATCAATGGTTATAAAGTGTATGTGGCTGTTAATCAAATAGATACGCAAATACCATCGGATTATATCCAATTGGTATATGATGATTCAAAATCATATACAGAGCGCTGGAGACAAATACTTCCACAAATTGAGGAAGATGTTATTATGTTTTTGCATGAGGATATGATATTATTCGATACACCTAATTTTGAATTATTAGAAAAGTATTATGGTTATGTTAAAAGTGGAGTAGTTGAGAGTATTAAAATGATATTAGCAGGTGATTCATTTCTTCCATCAACCATAGATAGTACATTAGTTACCAATCAATACGCAAAGTTTTCAATCCAACCAACACTAGTTAAAAAGGAAATATTTCAAAATTTAGTTAATACTATTGGTTCGTTAAATATTTGGCAATTTGAAGAAGCTATTATTTCATATGGTCGGGATTTTATGATACGAGTTGGTAGTGAGAAAAAAAGAGGTATGTATCACTATGATAGTATTGTTTTCCCTTATATAGCAACTGCTATTAATAAAGGAAAATGGAATATGAGTGAATACCAAAAAGAATTGGATAAAATGTTTAATGAATATGGTGTAATGCCATTTGAAAGAGGAATAGTATGATAAAATTAATAGTATTTGATTTAGATGGAGTTTTAGTAGAAGCTAAGAATATCCACTTTGATGCACTAAATAATGCATTAGGACCTGAATATGAAATAAGTTGGGCTGAACACCTTTCAACTTATGATGGTTTGAAAACAAACCAAAAGTTGAATATGTTGAGTGAACAAAAGGGATTACCAACTGAATTACATAAACAAGTATGGGATAAAAAACAAAAGTACACATTACAGATGTTAAAAGAGTTGAAACCAAATCAAACTCTACAATCGGTAATGAATGCACTTTCTGAAGATGGATACAAATTAGCAGTTTGTTCTAATTCAATCAGAAAGACAGTTTTGACTGTACTTTCAAAATTGGGAATAATGGAGTTTATGGATTTAATTATCTCAAATGAAGATGTTAAGAATTCTAAACCACACCCTGAGATGTATTGGAAAGCAATTTCAATGATGAGTTGTTTACCAGAAGAAACTCTAATTGTAGAGGATTCACCTTATGGGTTACTTGCGGCATCTCGTTCCAAATCTCATATTTTGAGAGTTAGAAATCCACAAGAAGTAACCTATACGAACATATTTAAAAAATTAACTGAAATACAAATGGGTAAAATAGAAACAACACCTAAATGGGTAGATAAAAAGTTGAATGTATTAATTCCAATGGCTGGTGCTGGAAGTAGATTCCAAACTGCTGGTTATACATTCCCAAAACCACTAATTGATGTAGAGGGTAAACCAATGATTCAAGTTGTGGTAGAAAATTTGAACATAGATGCAAATTACATATATGTAGTTCAGAAAGCACATAGAGAGCAATATAACTTAGATACCTTACTAAATTTAATTACACCTGGTTGTAAAGTAGTAGAAGTAGATACATTAACCGAAGGAGCTGCTTGTACGGCATTATTGGCTAAAGAATTTATTGATTCAGAGGCACCACTTTTCTTTGCAAATTCAGACCAATTTGTAGAATGGGATTCAAACGAATTCTTTTACAAAATGAATGAGAACGATTGTGATGGTGGAATACCAACATTTAAAGCAACTCACCCAAAATGGAGTTTTGCTAAGTTAGATGATGATGGATTTGTAACCGAAGTACAAGAGAAAAACCCAATATCTGATTTGGCAACAATTGGTTTTTATTATTGGAAACATGGTTCGGATTTTGTGAAATACGCTGAAGAGATGATTGAGCAAGATATTAGAGTGAATGGAGAATTCTATGTTTGTCCTGTTTATAACAACGCAATTAAAGCTGGATTAAAGGTTAGAACATTCGATGTACCTAAAATGTGGGGATTGGGAACCCCTGAGGATTTAAAATATTATTTAGAAAATTATAAAAATGATTAAAACAGCTACTATAATAACAACTCATAATCCTAAATTTCATCATGCATTTAATTTATTGGAATCCTATATAAAATATGTAGAGAAACCACATGACTTATATTTTATTTTTACAAATGAAAATGAAATGTTTGATTTTAATTGGAAATCCGAATACAAATATATGGATAATTATAAACCATTAATATTGGATGAATCATTGAGAGATAAAAAAAGTATTGTTAATGTTAAAAAAATGTTTGCATTACAATCTATAATTAACGATTATGATTATGTTGGTGTATATGATTGTGAATCTGAATTTGTTAAAAATTGTAACTTAGATACCATATATGAAAATATTGCATCATATGATTATGTAAAGGCTAACGAATCTGAAATTGGAGGTAATATAATAAAGTTAGCAGCAGGATATATGGGATTGGATACTAATGAAATATTAATAAATCAAACTAAAAATTATTCTCTATATTGGTGGTTTAGTGAAATACCTGTTTATAAAAAAGAATTGTTTATAGATTTCTATGATTGGTATAAATCATCTGAAAATTTAAATACATTACAATCAGAATATTATGCATTTGATTATTTGGTTTATATAATATGGTTAGTTTGTTTTAAAAATTTTAAAATCAAACATATTGAATTACCATTTAAATCCGAAATTTCAGCAGTTGAGGATTTTAGATTAACACAAGAACAAAAGGATATTGTTAGTAATGAATTTCAATCGTATTGGTCTGTAAATGGTGTAAACCATAAAAAGTATGATAATATAAAATTAATAGTACATTCGGATAATGCTGGATATATAGATAAATAAAAAAATAATAATGACAAATTATCAAAGAGTTACCTTTATTATACCTTGTAGGAATAATTTAAGATTTTTACAACAAGCCGTTTCATCAATTGAAGAACATTATGGTGATGGGCATGATATTGTGATAATGGATGATGCATCAACTGATGATAGTTGGGAATGGATTGAAAAATATGGTTCGGATAAGAATCATATTTTAACTTATAGAAATGGTGGAAAAGATAGAGTTGGGCATACTGTTTTATACGATATAGGTATTCAATTAGCTAGAACACCAATCGTAACAATATTACATTCAGATATGATTGTAACACCAAACTATGTTGGGAATATGTTGAAACACCTTAAACCAATGAGTGTAGTTTCAGCCACTAGAATCGAACCACCATTGCATCCACCTGGTCCTGAAAAATATGTTAAGAATTTTGGAATGGATGTGGATGAGTTTACTGATGCCAAATCCAATTTCTTAAAATTTGTATATGAAGCTGAGTATCTAAATGAGGGTAAAGTTACTAATGGTATCTTTGCACCTTGGATGTTATATAAAGAAGATTTTGTATCTATTGGTGGGCATGATAAATTATTTGCACCTATGGAGTTGGAAGATTCTGATATATTTAATAGGTTCCATTTGAATGGGTACCAATTAATTCAGAGTAGAGATGCATTTGTATATCATATGACTTGTAGAGGTAGTAGATTTAAAGATGGTATCGAAATAGAAAAAGAGATACCACTACCAGATGGTACAATATGGTTCAAACCAAAAGACTCTGAAGAATATTTACAACTAAGAGCAACCAAATTTAGAGAGTGGTGGAGAAAGTGGCATACTGATGTTTTACATGATGATAATATGATGCCAATAGTTCCTAAAAGATATTCAACATCATTTATAATTGAAAATTGTAGACCACAACTACTTTCAATATTAGAACCCTGGTGTGATGATATCTATGTAGATTGTGAATTTAACTCATATATTATGAATGAAGATTCTAAATCGGAATATATAATATCCGATAAAGTTCATTCAATTGGTAATGATGTTAAAAATAATGTACACATTAAATTTGATGCTAGTAAATTAACTAATCAACATTTTACTGAATTTATTAAAAAATTACCATTTATTATTGAACAAACTGGGCAATTGGGTACATTCAATTGGGATATATTTGAAATAAGTATTTTATCTTTAAATACAATTGACATGATTAAACCTCACTTTAAAAACGTATTTTAATGAAAAAAAAGACATTAGTATGTATCCATATAATGCCATCTGAAATAGAAATGTTTCAAAGGTTTATGGAACAATATAGAAAAGCATTATCGTATTGTAGAGAATATGATGTTACTATAAAAGCAACTTTGAATTTAAACCCAAAACTTACGGATTGGGAAAATAGTGAGTTAAAGCAAGATTACTTTATGAATATCTTCAATGCTCAGTTTCAATATAAAGAATTGAAAAATATAAATCAAATTATATTAGATGAATCTATGTGGGGTACAACTCAACAAAAGAGAGAATCTATTAAAATTGATTACTTTGACCAATTTATATTTTGTGATACGGATATTGTGATGCATGAACATCAGTTAATATACCAATTACAAGCAGCAGAAAGATTGGAGGGTATGTATATACTTTCACCATCAATTCCAAAGTGGTGGGATATGAGTTGGGATGGTTTAGTAAGTGATTCAATGAAAAATGCCGAAGCATTTAGTGAAGAAACTATGTTAGGTGCATTTACACAAACTCCAACTAATATGCAACTTAAGAAGTTACCATATATTAAATTTGGATGTGGTATGCATACTCTATATTCTAAATCATTTTGGCAGTTTGTTGGAATACCTGAATCATTTGGTGGTTATGGACCCGAAGATACTTATGGTATGACAGCTGGTAGAATAGCATTAGAAGCTGGTTATGTAGTGAATCAATACGTTTTAGATGGATTATACATTACAGAAGATTATATAAATAGAGTTCCATCATTTGATGGTAAAATTAAAACTATTGACAAAAAATCTGAATTTTACAAAAACGCAGAAGCAATTGGTAGAGATGAATTGGTGGCATTTGTAGAAAGATTAAAACAAAAAAGTATCACTTAATCATTAATTTGATATTTATACCAAATACGTTTCAGAATTGGTTACATTAAATCTAATTAAGAAACAAAATTATGGGATTTATCAAAGACATGTTTAAAGACAGTAACGAAATTAACGAAAAAAATGTAGTAGGATTTGCATCATTCGCAGTAATGGTAATATTCGCATTAGCTGATATCGTAACTGGATTTTTAGGAAAAGACTTAATGGTTCAAGAATTCATTTATAATTCATTCGTAATAATTACGTTGGGTTCATTTGGAATCGATGGATTACAAAAGTTTGCTGGAAAGAGAGAAGAGTAATAACATAAAGCCTCCCAATTGGGGGGCTTTTATTGTTAAATAAAAATATCTTTATATTTATTGTAAATGATATAAAAAGGATTAAAGTATGAAATCAGTTGAAAAATACATTGTAGAGAATTATGGGAAAAGAACCGCATCAAAATTAATGAGTGAGGGTATTCCTAAATTATTTCTAAAAATTGAAGCAGTTAAGAAACAAATAGAAAAATTAACTGCAGAAAGAAAACAAAAATTTGGTGGAGCATATGCTGCTAAAGTTAATAGTGAAACGGATGTAAATAAAAGAAATACATTGGTTAAACCAATTTTAGACATCACCAAAAAAATAAATGCACTACACAAAAATCTTATCGATTTGTATGATATGGAGGAAAGATACATAAAGGATTTAGGTAAAGATGATGAATTGGTAGTTTCCGAAGATACGGATTTAGGTCATCAGGATGATGAACCGGGTATGTTAAGAGCTGATTTAAGTATTATCGAAAGATATGCTGAAGAATTAGGTGAGATGTTGGCTCAGTTTGATAGTACTGGTGAAGAAGTTGATTTTCCACATTGGTGGCAAGCTAAGATAGTTAATGCTAAAGAAGATATGATTGCGGCTAAACACTACTTAAGGTCAGAATTAGAAAAAAATAATTAAAAATAACTAACAATGCAATCAGAATCAATTTACGCAGTAATAATAACACTAATAACAGTATTAGGTTCAGCTGGAGCTTGGAGGTTTTATGAGAAAAAAGCCGAAAGACAGGAAAAGGAAGATGAATTTATTAAACATGATTGCTCTAAGAGAATTGATAGATTGGAACAATTGTTAGAAAGAAGTAGTCAAGAAAAAGATGAACTTAGGGATAAGATACTAAATCTTACTAGAGATTTGGCAGAATTAACTATTAAAGTTCAATATCTTGAAATGGAAAATAAAAAATTGTTAGAATTAAATACTCAATTTCTGAAACAAAGCTCCTAATTTATTAGGATATATCAGAAAAAAATTGTATATTTGTATGTTAACAATCAAACAAGAAAATATGATAGCAAGGAGTTTATTAGTGGAATCTAAGAAGTTAAGAATATTTGATTTTGATGATACATTAGTAAAAACAACATCATTTATATACATAACGCATTCTAATGGAAAAAAATCAAAATTAACTCCAGGTCAATACGCTGTTTATAATGAAAAACCTGGTGATGAATTTGATTTTTCTGATTTTCAAAAAGTTCAGAATCCTCAAGAAATAAAAAAGATTACGAATGTACTTCGTAGAGTAATGGGTAGTAGTGGTGGAGATGGTGTTTACATCCTAACTGCAAGAGCAGCATATCAACCTATTAAACAATATCTAAAGGATATTGGTATTAATTCTAATAAAATATTTGTAGTTGCATTAGCATCTAACAACCCGAAAGATAAAGCAGATTGGATAGAAGATAAAATCGATAACGAAGGTTATGATGATGTTTACTTTGCGGATGATTCTGAAAAGAATGTAGAGGCAACCAAAGCAATGTTAAGAGGTAAGGATGTTAGATGGAGAGTACAACATATAAAACATTAAAAAGATATATTTATAAGAATAACAAAGTACAACTATGAAATTAAACTTTAAACTAAAAGGTAATACATATTCAGCTGAATTTGGTGTACATCCCAACATTAAAGATGGTGGGATTGCTTGTATTGCAAAAACTTCAAAAGATTTGGATGTTTTACAAAATATAATATCTGATTCAAATGAAGCATTAGTTATTCCAAAGGCATTACAAAGTTATTTGGAATCAAAATTAAAATTACCAATTGATATTGATTTTGATTATAAAGGTGCTGGATATGGGTTTAAAATAGATATGTACAGCTTATTAAAGAAATTATAGAAGATTATGAAAAAATCAATAAAAGAGGGTTCGATGAGTGATGTAGATTTGATGGCTAAAGAGGCATCATCATTTAAAGAATTCGTTAAGGAATTTTACAAAGAATTCAAAGACTTCCCTAAAAATAGAGATGCGATGAAATGGTTGGAAGATACCTATAAATCAGTTAGTGAAGGTACTGAATCTGATGAATTGGAAAGAGTGGCAGATGCACTTCCTCAAACTGTTGAAGAAATGATTAATGAAATTTCTTTATCATCAGCTGGTGTTAGAGATTTTTTAAGAGCGTTGTATCGTAATAACAAAATACTAAAGAAATTAGGATTTTCTAATTTTAAAGGTGCAGTTGATTATATTAGAAGTAATGGTGGTCGTGATTGGGATGAGTTAAGAGATGAGGCTACTGGATTTGGATTGAAATTTGAATCAATAAACGAAGAAAAACCTGGTCTTTGGGCAAACATCCGAGCTAAAAGAGCGAGAGGTGAGAAACCTGCACATGGTAATTCTGATGCACATAAAGATGCAGTTAAAGCTGGTAAGAAAATAAATAACGAAGACCATAGCGGAGACCCATCCGATAAATACGTTGTAAAACCTTGTAAAGACCCAATTGAAAAATGGGCTGTATGGGAAGGTGATATTAGAGTAAAGGGATTTGAAACACAACCTGAAGCTCAAGCATTCGCTGATATGAAAAACAAAGAGCAAGGGTTAACTGAAGTAGGTGATGTAATTGATACAATCACTATGGATATACCATTGTTTATTAGAACATTGGAATTTGCAAGAGAAGATGCTAAAACTGATATGGATTTGCATGATTTTGCTGAAAGAGCTATTAAGCTTACAAAGGAAAAGGGTACAATCGATATGAGTTCATATAATGAATTGATTGGTGGTAGTTCTGTAAATGAAGGAGCCGGATGTGGTTGTGGTTGTGGGTGTGGTGGTTCTAAGTTAACAGAAAACACCGAACCAACTATTATAACCCAATTAAAGGATATAGTTAAGACTAGTTCAAATAAAGTTTTAGTAGACCCAAAGAGTGGTAAAAAAGTAAGAGTTGATTTGTACTCAGCATCAGCAATAACTAAAGTATATGATGCACTTAAGCAACAATCAAACAAAGATAAATTCGTAAGTACTGGATTAATGGGTATGCAATCAATGGCATTTAAATTATTAAAGTAATGAGCTCATCTAAATTAAAAACCATATTATCGGAAATAGAATGGAAGGGTATGAAAGTTGAGCTTGGAAAAGTTTATACATTTAAAGATATTCCACCATTCAAAACTCCACAACAAATCAGAGAAGAGGAAGAAGTAGTAACTCAACCTGATAATGATAGAGAAATGGTAGTTGGTGTAGCTGAAATTGTTTCTATGGTAAGTGATACCGAAAATAGAAAAGAGATAGCTGCTAAAATGATGAAAAAGTTTGATTATGAAAATGTAAAATATAATCCAACTGAATTTTTAAAACTAAGTGGAGTTACTGAAAGTATAGATGAGTTAGTTCAAATGTCAATACAAAATGTGGCAACTGATTTAATTCCAAGAGATATAGTTAATGTAGTAACACCAGAATCTAAAGAAAGATATACATCATTTGTAAGAGATTTGGTGAGTACATTAAATATGTTTTATAAGAAACATGGGGTGGATAGAAGATTTACCGATAGTAATTTCAAATATACAAAATTTTCAAAATAATATGATACGATTAAGTAAATTAATAAACGAAGCATCTGTTGTTGAATTAAGTGAATTAACTCCAATTCAACAAAAGCAAATTAAAGCATTCGAATCAATAATCGGTGGAAAGGCCGAAATGATTTGGGATGGTATACATGGTTTTGTAGTTGCTATAAAATTACAAAATTATCATGGTGCATATCGATTTGATGTAGATACTATGAAAAAATTAATAGCAGCAAAAGTTCGTTGGGTTGAAGAAGATTTGGGTAAACGAGTTAGTATAGGATTTTAATAACAAAATATAATTATGATACAATTAAAACAATTGATAAATGAGGCTAGTGATTTCACTGCTAAGAGTAAGGAAAGTGGAAAGTTAGTACACTTCAAATCAAAAGATTCTTATGATAAAGCTATTAAGGCTGGTTCACATGAGGACCCAACTGCAAAAACATCAAAGGGTGGTGATGCTAAGTCTGGTGTGAATATCTTTAATACACCATCTAAAGATGAACCAAAATCGGATACACCCAAAGCAACTCCTGCTAGTTTAGCTGTTGATAAAGTTGTTTATAATACGAGAACTAAATCAGTTGGTATTGTAAGAATGGCAGATGAAAGAGGTGAAACAAAAACCGATGCAGATGGTAATGTAAATACATCTGAATTAGAACCATATAACCCAACAAAGTATCCACATCAAAAAGATGCTAAAGTTGCACCATCTACTCAAAAAGAGGTAGATAGTAGAGGTTTATGGAATCCATTTGCACCTGATAGTGATGAACCAAAAGCAGCTGAACCAAAAGCACCAAGAAAAGGTGACCCAACGGTAAATAAAGAAGTTAGAAAGATAGCTCAAAAGATGGGAATTTCATCTGATAAGATGGATAAAACTGAGTATCAAAAGAAAATGGCTCAAGCAGCAGTTGCGGCACTTACTGATTCAAACTTCCATAGTGAAGCAAGAGAGTTAGTAGCAGCATTAGAAGGGAAACCTGAATTAGCAGAGAAGCCAGATTACCCCAACCCATCAGACCCTAAGTTCAGAGAAAAGATGGATGTAATCAGAGCTAAATATGATTCAGTATATAGTTCACCTGATGATGATGCACAAGATTTGGGGGTAGCCGCATCACAAGCAGCCGGATGGAGTGGAGATACCGCAATTGATGGAATTGCATTTGAATTAAGAATGAACGGATTTCATAAATTAGCAGATAAGATACAATCAGTAATTAAAGAAGGTAAAGTTAATAGAACTTCACTTAAGAACTTAATGAAATGATAAAATTAAATCAGTTAACTGAAAATAAAAACACCCAACCCAACTTAAATGAGGGGTTGGGTGATGCTATTTCTAAGATTAGGAATTTAGCAATAAGGATAGCTGATAAGAAAGCTGGAAATGCGGTAAAGCATCTTAACTTAGATAAAATTAGTAAAGATAAACCGGATACAAAGGCAGCAATGAATAAAGCTCAATCGGTTTTTTCAAAGCAAACTGGAATGAATGAGGATTTACGAAGTACAATTAATAAATTTTCAGTTAATGTAGGAAGTAAATCAGCATTGGGAGCAATTATATCAGCTGTATTAACTGCTGGTAGTTGGACTCAATACGCAACAGCATCATTTTCACAATGGTATTATTCTGAAATCCAAAGATTAGCAGAACCTGAGGTAATGAAAATAATGGAAGATGTATATGGTGCACAAGCAGCTGAAGGTTCTTTATGGGCTAAGTTGGGAATGTACGCATTTTTTATATTTTTTATAATTGCAGTTGTAATGTTTGTATCTGCTAAAATAACACAAAATAGAAAAACCGAAAATACGATGATAAAATTAACTGATTTGATGTCAGAATCAAACGAAACTTATTTCAAATCATTTACCGATGCGGCATCAGCTGCTAAAGCATACGCTATGAAAAAAGGGTATGAAATTGATGAGAATGATTGGCAAACACAAATAGCAATGGGAGGTAAGTATTCTCGTTCAAGACCATCTATTGGTAAGACTAATTCATTTACTGTTGGATTATTGAGAAATGGTAAACCCCAAAGAAAGGCACTACATATTTCAGTATATGGTATGGCTAGTGGAAACTTTGAATTAACTAATTATATTAATTGATATAATGAGTAAAGAAAAATCTTTGGTTACAGTTTATGTTAAAAATGGTGATATAAATAAAGCTCTTAAGATATTCAAAAACAAAACATTTGAATCAGGTCATCTTTTGGAGTTGAGAGATAGGAAGGAATTTACTAAACCAACTACTAAAAGGAGAAAGCAAATGAAAGATGCTATTCGTAGGCAAGAATTATTAACTATATTGGATAAAATATCCAATGGAGATACAACAATAAAGGTTCCGGAAAAGAAAGTTAAAAATAAAAAGTAATATCTCAAAAAGAGAATATTTATAGATATGGCAGCAAGTATAAAAATATCAGATTTAAGTCAGTTAGTATCAGGTTCCATAGTTGGTACAACTAAGATACCAGTTGTGGATGGTGGGACAACGTTATATGCACAGGCATCATCTATAAAAGCATACGTTAGTTCGGATTTAGCAACGGATGCTGAATTAGCATCGCAAATATCAGCGGTTAACTCCACCATTAGTGGATTAACAACTGCTAATATCTCTGAGAACGCATCTTATAAATATTATACCGATGCTAGGGTAACTGATAGATTAAACGTACTTAATGTATTATCTGGTTCATCTACTTCATTGATTGTTTCTGATGGAAGTACAAACGTAACTGCTGTTGATAAAATTACATTTAATAATGCAACTGTTTTCAATGCTGGTAGTGGTGATGTGACTGTAACTGTACCATCTTCATTAACTGTTGGTAATGGTTCAGGAATACCTATTAGTAGTGTTGATACTATTACATTTCCAGGCGCAACAATTGCTGATAACACTAATGGTGATATAACTGTTACTATATCAGGTACAGCTACGAATATATCTGCATTAAATTCATTCACATCATCAGCAAATTCATCTATTAATTCAATTAATTCAACTACTGGTTCTATTAATTTAACTACTGGTTCTATTAATTCATTTACTGGTTCTATTAGAGGTGAGGTTAATAGTATTGAAGCATATACTTCATCATTAAAAGCAGCATCTATTGTATCATCATCACAACAAATAACTAATTTAGGTTTTTTAAGTAGTTCATTTGGTCTAATATCATCATCACAACAAATAAGTGATTTTGGGTTTATAAGCGCATCTGGTGGTACAACAATTCCTCAGGGGACTGTTTCTGGTTCTCAACAAATAGTTGGTTTAGGATTTGTAACTACAAGTTCATTAGCAACTGGGCCAAATTTCCATATAATATCACAATCTATAATAGCTACTGACCCTATTGATTCTAATTTATTATTATCATCGGTATATGTAGATAAAACCAGAACAATAACATTTTCACAATTTTCAGCATCGTTAGATTCTAGGTTTGGAGCTGGTGGTGGTTCTGATTATATTTCAAATGTTACATTTGGTAATAATAGATTAACATTTACTGGGGTTGGTTCAGCATTTAATGATTTTGTTCAATTTCCAAATGGATTGGTATCATCATCCGCACAATTAAATGGATTTGGATTCCTTACATCAACAGATGTTAATTCAACATACATAGTTAATAGATTACCAAGCGGAGTTATTAGTGGTTCAACTCAAATAACTAATTTAGGATTTGCAACAACATCATCTTTGATTGGTAATGGGTTTATATCATCATCCGCACAAATTACATTAACAAATTCTAACACTGGTGGATTTGATACATCCTATGTTGCTGAAAATGTAAATTATAAATATTATACTGATGCTAGAGTTCAAAATGTACTAAATGGATTAACATTAGTATCTGGTTCATTCGGATTACCATCTGGTTCGGTTAGTTCATCATCTCAAATAGATTACCAACTAATATATAACAAACCAGTATTCTATACTGGTTCTAATAATGTTTTTATTACATCTGGCTCCTCTGGATATAGTAGTCCTTGGGTTATTATTGAGGTACTATCACCTACATTAACTCAATTTTCATCATTAGTATCATCGATTAGTAGTTCATTATTAACTAATGGTATAGTATCATCATCAACACAAATATCCAATTTAGGATTTGTGAGTAACGGAAGTTTAGCAGGATTAAATAATTGGACGGGTTCAAGTGGTGGATTTGGGTTAACATCATCATCATTAGCAAGTAGAATTGTTAATTTATCAAATGTAGTATTAACCGCATCTGCACAAATTGATTATGATTTTATTCAAAATACACCAACATTCGCACCTGGAGATGGTATTTTAATATCTCAAAGTTTAGAGAACGCAATTACTATAACAAATAACGCATCGGCACCTACGTGGAATAGTATAACATCAAAACCAAATAATTTGGTATCATCATCATTACAAGTAGATGGATATAATTTATTTGCTAAGACTGGTTCTACAAATACATTCTATGGTAATCAAACTGTAAATGGTGAAGTTCAAACTACCGATTTAACTGTAACTGGTATTAGTGACTTTCAAGGAGCAGCTACCTTTGCTGGTACATCTACATTTAATAACCCTGTTATTAATGAAATAACAGCCATATCAGTAAATGGATTTACGGCATCTTTAGATTTTAGTATAGGTAATTTATTTGAAATAAATTTAGACGGAAATGCTATAACACACATATCAGCTAGTAATATATCATTCGGTCAAACTGCAACGGTATTAATTACAACTGCTAATCAATCTACTGCATCATTTAGTTCAAACGTAAGACAACCATTTGGTTCATTCTACACCGCATCTTTGGTTGGTAGTATTGATATTATAACACTTACAAAATTCAATTCTACTGATGTTTATGTAACTTCGGTAAAAAATAATTTTGTATAATCCAAATTAATTTCGTATATTTGTAAAATAAATAAAAGTTATGTCAAAAGGTAGAATCTATTGGTTTACTGGTGAAGCTAGTAATAGTAGAGAATTGGGAAAAAGACTTCACACACTTCTCCAATCTGAAAAAAGAAATTGGAGAAGGGATGTATTTTACTTAGATAGTGAAGAGTTAAGAAAGATTACAAATAATACAGATTATACTGATTCTGGTACAATCAAACACATAAGACATTTACAAATGATTGCCCAATACCTACACACAACGGGTTGTGATGTAGTAGTATCTGATATATCACCATATAAAGAGGTTAGAGAGGAGTTTAAACGTAGAATAGGTTTGACTAACTTTTCTGAATTTTATGTTCACAATTCAAAGCAACCATTGGATTATTCCACATATGGTGCACCAACCGAAAACTTCATATCAGTTGATACATTCCGAAATAATTTTGAACTTTCATTTGGGAGTATAGTTAATTATCTAATAGATAATCATAAATTATAAAAAATCAAATAACCTATATTTATATACATATAGTAGAAACTTAAAATAGTATATGAAAATGGAAGATGTTACAAATGAGGAACCAATGTTCCCAAACTTTGACCCAACCAAAGATTTATCGAAAGCACCCAAACAACGAACTAAACGTGGGTTAGGTGCAAAACCTCTAATGGAATCTGAAATTAGAGATGTACAACAAAAAGCACGTTCCGCTATGGAAGCTGCTAGAATGTTGGGAGTATCATACAATACATATAAGAAATACGCAAGAGATTATGGTATCTTTGAAGATTTGAAGAATCCATTTGGACTTGGTATAACCAAAGGTTCATCTGATAAGGGTAGTACCCATGCATTGGATGATATCTTAGCTGGTATGTATCCCAATTACCCAATACATAAATTCAAAAAGAGATTATTGAATAATGGATATATGTTAGAAAAATGTAATAGTTGTGGATTTGAAGAAAAACGGGTAACCGATTTCAAGGTTCCATTAGTATTAGATTTTATTGATGGAGATAGATGCAACCACAAATATGAGAACCTTAGAATGCTATGTTTTAATTGCTCATTCCTTATAAATGGGAACCTTACAGGTCCAAAAGCGGAGTACGAATATTAATTTTAAAAAAAGTTTGGTAAATTCAGATTTTTTTCGTATCTTTACATAAATAAACAATATATATAAATATAAAACACAAATTATGAACAAGTATTTTGAAGTTACAGTAGAAGTTGTAGTTGCCACTCTTAAGAATGGTAAAGACAAGAAGAACAAAGAAATTTATTTAGTAGATGCACAATCGGTAACAGAAGCTGAAGCAAGAGTTGTAAAAGACTTTATGGATGCGGGTGTGGTTGTAGACTACAAAGTAAGTGGAGCAAGAGAAAGCAGAATTATCAGAGTTATTGAATAATGAAAGAACCTGAAGTTATTACCGAAGAGGTGAAAATAAAAGTTGCTAAGAGAGTAGCACCTGGAGACAGGTGGACTCCCTTAGACAACACTTCAGTCATACTTGAATCGTTGACCGATTTATTAGAGTATGTTTATCAGAAAAGAGGCAATACACAATTTTACATGGATGCTAAGGATGGTTTCACTTACGTGATTGAAAAAGAACAAAAAGTAATAGAACCACAACCCGATAAAAAGTATTCATTGTATGGAGAGTATTAGAACCTATTTTAAAAGATTATTATTAGGATTAGCAATAACATTTGTAACCATCTTATCAGATAAGAAACTACATGTAATAAACAAAGATATGGTTTCGGATTCAGTTGATGATGATTTTCATATGTTTATCTAATTTTGATAATATTTATATCAAAGTAAATTAATTTAAAAAAAAAAAGAATGAACACAATTTTAATTATTATTGGAGTATTAGCTGTAGCTATTGGTATCGTAATCTATTTACAAAAGACAGGTAAAATAGAAGATAAGGATGGAGATTTAATTCCAGACTCAATTGAAGATACAGCAGCTAAAGTTAAAGAAGTAACTAAGCAAGTTAAGGTTAGAGCTAATAATATTGCTAAAGAATCTAAAGAAGTTGTTGCAGCGGTTAAGAAAGTTGCTAAAGAATCTAAAGATGTAATTGATGCAGTTAAAGGAACTTCTAAAGGAAAAAGAAAACCATCTACAAAAAAATAAATGGATTATTTATTGATTTTTAGTATAATCGCAATTATATTCATATTAGGGATTTTTGTAATCATTAGAATGATGTATCAAACTAATGAATTGAAATATGAACTAAAATTGGCTAAAGTAAATTGCCAAAAGGATTTGGATAGAATTGAAGATAAAATTAATCAATTGGTACATAAAGATAGTTCATACTATTTTAATGAAATCCAAAAATTAGAAAAGTTGCAAAACACTTTAGCTAAGTTGATTGATTCACAAGTCAATAAATTTGATTCACAAAAATAAATTTAAGTATTAGTTTATTATGAAGCAGAATAATTCACTTTCTTCAAACCATTGGGATAATGAGTTTGATGGAATGAAAAAGAAACTCGCAAATAAGAAAAAAACTGAATATAAAAGAAAAGAGAAGTATCGTAAGGATAGATTCTCAGATGATTACTAATCATTAGGTTATACTTGTTTAATGGAAGATGTTACAATTTTAATTCAGGGTAAAATTACCCAAGAAACCTATAATTTCTATGTTGAGGCCTATCCTCAATATCCAATTGTAATTTCAACTTGGTCTAATCATCAATTAGACCTTTCTTATTTTCCTAATAATTTAACAATAGTTCAATCTCATTTACCTGAAAAATCAGGTGACCAGAATATGAACTATCAATTCATATCTACGTTAAATGGACTTAGTAATGTTAAAACTAAATATGTAATAAAATTTAGAGGAGATGAGTATTTTTCAAATATAAATACCATTAGTGAATCTATAAAAAGTAACCCATCAAAGATATGGTCAGCACCTATATTTTTTAGACACCCATTACATTTCAAATATCATATATCAGACCACATCATTGGTGGTACAATCGAATCTCTTAAATTTATGTATAGTGCAGCTAAGTATGCATTTGATAATGAATTGATATTTCATGTAAAGGATGGGGTTAAACATAAATATTGGGAACCTGAAATCCATCTAACTCGTTCATTTTTAATGGCTAAGTATAAAACTGATTTGGTAAATGAAACCCCAGCAGAAATAATGTTTGAAAATTTTGATATATTAAAATTGGATAAATTAAAACCATATAAAGTAATTGCAAATATATTTAAAACGCATTGGTATAGTGATTTTTCACCACATAATAATGAAAGTATAGAAAATATAAATGAATTATTTGATGAAATATTGCCTTATAACAAATGGAAATGATACTAATATCACATAGGGGAAATTTAGAAGGTAAATTAACGGATGTTGAAAATAGACCTGATTATATAGATGAAGCACTTAATGCTGGATATGATGTTGAAATTGATGTGTGGATGATAGAAGGTGTTCTTTTATTAGGACATGATGAACCACAATATGGAATCTCACAACACTGGTTAAACGAAAGACATTCTAAGTTGTGGATACATTGTAAAAATGTAGAAGCAATAGAGTGGTTTAATATGATTGGTGGATTCAATTACTTTTGGCATGAAGAAGATACAATGACATTAACATCACATGGTTATATGTGGGTGTATCCAGGAAAACAACCTGTTAAAAATAGTATTGCAGTAATGCCTGAAATTCATAATGATGATATTTCAGAATGTAAAGGAGTTTGTTCGGATTATATAAAAAATTACAAAGATGAAAAAAGTAGTAGCGGGGATTTGTATTAAGTATATTGATAACACACCATATGTGTTATTAGGATTGAAACCTGATGGGCATTGGGAATTTCCTGGTGGAAAGGTGGAAGTTGGTGAAATTGATAAACAAGCTCTTGAAAGGGAGTGGATAGAGGAATTAGATGCAATTGTTAAAGTTGGTGAATTTTATACCAGCGTACAAGAACATCCATATGATGTTTGGTTCTATAATGTAGAACTTACCAAAGATGATAATGATGGTAGTGGAGCAAAAGCAAAAGAACATATTGATGTAACTTGGTTTGATATTTCTAATTTGGATTCAATTCCAATGGCATCTACAAACTATATAGTTGCTAACTTATTAATGCAAGATTATTTATAATGAAAGTAGATAAATTAAATGATTTTTTTAAAGGATGGGTAGTTGGAAACTTCAACCCATCTCTTTTCAAAACGAACGATTTTGAGGTAGCTGTTAAGGAATATAAAACAGGGGATTATGAAGTAGCCCATTATCACAAAGTTGCAACTGAAATAACAATTATAACACAAGGATTGGTTCGTATGAATGGTACTGTTTATACAAAGGGTGATGTAATTACAATCGAACCCGGTGAATCTACTGATTTTAAAGTTTTAGATAATACAACAACAACAGTTATTAAATTCCCTTGTGTAGAGGGTGATAAATATTTACTATGATAAATTACGTTTACATAAAAATACCAGCATCCGATTTTGGGTTATTTGAAAATTTATTTCATGGCAAAAGAGCCAATGAATACAAAATACATTCAGCAGGACATAGTTGGAACTATCCTACTAAAATAAAAGGTTGGCAAGATTGGGATTACCCACAACAAACACCTAATATATTTAGAGATGTAGCTACATTTAAGTTAAGTCCAAATGATGTATTTATTACAACTATTAGAAATCCATTTAATATTTTGGTAGATTATTATAAAGAAAACTGGGCTAATCTAAAGACTCATTATAATCTAGCTGATATAAATTCAGTTGATGATTTCCAAAAATTTGTGGATATCTATCTAAATAAATCTATTGTATTTCATGCACCCGCATTTCGTAACTCAATGTTTTCACAATTAAAGGATATCAATGGTAATTGGTTATTTGATGATAATAGTATTATAATAAGGAGTGAATATATTAATGAGGATTTAGCTAAATTCTCAGAAACAATAAATTTACCAATATCGCTTGAATTCACACAACCAAAGGTTGATAACGTTATAACATATAGAGATGACCAAATTGAGAGATTAACAAAATTATGGAAATCTGACTTGGATTATTTCGGATATTCATTTAATAAATCAGAAATGAACACAAAAAAACAAACTAACAGTTTACATAAGCCAAAGATAGCATTGTGTTTCTCTGGTGAAATAAGAGATTTAGATAGAACTAAGGAGTATTGGGGTGAATTGATTAAGAAGTATGACATTGATGTATATGGTTCATTCTGGGACACTTATAATACTGAATGTGGTGATACTATTGAAAACTTTCATAGGATATACAATGTTAAGAAGGTGGAGGTTGAAAATTATAATTCATTTAATGAATCTACCTTATCTATTCTAAGAATTGGTATTGAACCACCAACTTCATTATTGTATTTTTTAAGAGATTCCTGTGTGAACTTTGGTACAATGAGTATGTGGTACAAAATTTGGAGAGCAAATTTATTAACAAAGGATTTGGGTATTGATTATGATATTGTAATAAGAGCTAGAACTGATACTTATTTTGATGATAATTTAGATATATCCATTAATGATATGTTAAATTTACCACATGGTAGGGTTAGGTTAAATAATCACGATAAATCGGAGGGTATATCGGACCTATTTGCATATGGTTCACCAAAGATGATGGATTATTATTCAACGTGCTATTTTTTCATAATGAATTATTTAACTGAAGGGTATTATTTGGTTCCACATGAGCATATGTTGCATATTCATATGAACAAAATAAACGTTCCAATTAGATTTATGGTTAATAACATAACAATCACAAGAACATCCAGAGGAACTGAGGATGAAGTATATTGTAATGGTGTTGATATAAATGAAGAGATTTTACAATCGGATTTTATGGAACTGGAACCACAAAAAGATTTATTCTACAAAGCAAATATTAAAGAAAAATTCAAAATATGAAAAAGTTTATTTTTATAACCATTTCCGTAGTATTACTACCAATATTTGGATATTCTCAAACCAAATTGGACTCACTTGATTTTGATAAGTACATACATTCAATTACAGGTAGGTTTTCAACTAAATACCATTCAACCATTGATACCACCAGAGGTGATGTATTAGTAAGGACTGTAGAGTATGATACACATGATGAAGCGACTCTAATCTATACTCAGCAAGGTGAACTAATTGAGGGTAAGTACTATCCATATAGACAACGTATATACGCAATATACCAAATTGATGATTATTACATTGGTTTAAACATATTCTCAATACCAAATGAAGTTGATTTTTGGAATGTACTAACTGATACCAAAGTTGCGTCTGGTAAGTTTAATTTAGATGATATAACATTTAAAGTTGATACCAACAAACTAAAGGCACTTGCCATCTATGACCTACCATATAAAGTGGGGTGTGATATAAAGATATACAAAGATAACTTAGGGGCATTTAGAGGTAGTACCAATGAATCGGATTGTAAAGGCTCATTTAAGGGAGCAACCTACACTACAACTGAGTTTGTAATATACCAACACGAAGTTATTAGTTGGGAGAGGGGTTGGGATGATTCTGGAACTCAAATATGGGGGCCAAAAACAGGTCCATATATCTACTCAAAAGTTGCAAATCACTAATTTTTCAAATATCTTATATTTAAACCCATATAAATAAAAACATTATTATGGATATAAGTGAAAGAATTCAAGATATTATTGATGGTTTAGAGGAGGCAATATCATATGAAGAGTGGAAACAGGTAGAGGATGCTAGAAAAGAGTTATTATTTCTATTAGCAGACTTAGATTCAGATTTTCCATCTACATTTGAGGAAGATTTTTAAGAAAATCGTAAGATTTTTAAGAAAACCCTTGTTTATATCAAATATTATTCGTATATTAGACAGGTAATTGAGAGAGTAATTAATCAAACCCCTAATATATGAAACCAAAAAACACCCTTCCAACCCACAGACGATTGTTAATCGAGTCGATGGAACTACTTTTTAGTGGTAAAAAAACCAAAGCTAAAAAGACACTAAAACAAGCCAAATTAGAGATTGATAAATTTTATCAAAAATAACTTCAATTTTATTTGGATATCTCAGGTATTTGTCGTATATTTGAGTATAAGATTAAGAGATAAATTAATTAAAACCCTAAAAATATGAGTAAATTTAAAAAGTACGGAAATTCTTCTTATTGGTTAAAGGACTGGGAAGATGATGACATCATTGTTAATCAAATGAATGATGTGGAACGTAAATCACATGACCTTTACAAATTAGCCGCTTCTAAACGAGCTATCTCCAACTTCGTTAATATCGTTACCAACGATTCAATTCCTGTTAAATTTAGTACACGTGGTGATTCCTATACCGATGGTAAGACTGTGGTAATTGGTTCACAAATCGTAGACCCTAAGGATTTTGATGTGGCTGTTGGATTAGCATTGCACGAAGGTTCTCACATTAAACTTTCAGATTTTAAAACATTAGGTGATATTTACAATTTGGTTCCATCTCATATTAAAGATGGGGCAATCAAAAAAGGTATTACTAATCCAATTTCAACTATCAAAGATATTTGGAATGTGGTTGAGGACCGTAGAATTGATTACTACGTTTTTACCTCCGCTCCGGGTTATAGAGATTACTATCGTTCAATGTACGATAAATACTTTAATGACCCATTAATTGATAAGGGATTAACTTCAGATGAATATACTGAATCAACAATTGATTCTTATATGTTCCGAATCATTAACATTCACAACAAAAATACAAACCTTAACGCTTTACCGGGTTTCACCGAAATCTATAAAACAATTGGTTTAGGTACTATTAACCGATTGAAATCTACCTTAGATACATTTAATGTGGCTATGGAAGTTTTTCAAATTATTCTAAATAACTTACCATCATTATCTGATGGTGAAGGTGAGGGTACTGGTGGACAGGGTGATTCTGAAGAAAATCAAAATCAAAATGGAAATGGTAATGGTAGTTCAAATGAATCACGTGAAATGAGTGATTCTGAATTTGATGATTTAATGGATTCATTGGATGGTTCATCTCCAATGACGGGTGATATGGATAGTAAACCAACTGGTGGTTCTTCTATGGAAATTGAAATGCCTGAAGGTGTTGAGCGTGGTGAAGCAACTGAATCAACTGAAGGTGGTAAGGAATCAAATAAATTAACTCTTAGTGATAACCAAAAAAACCTCCTTAAAAAGAAAATTCAAAAGCAGAAAGAGTTTATGAGAGGTGAAATTCGTAAAAAATCTATCACTCGAACTGAAGCAAATAATGTTAACGCAATTGAGGAAAGTGGTTCAGAAATTACTTCAGTTGGTGCTGGTGTTAATGATGGTTGGGGTAACTCTCGAAAGGGTACAACTTGTATAGTAGTTAAGAAACTTACCAAATCATTATTTGAAAATCAAATGTTCCCAATGACTGATAACAATTGGTACAAACCTGAAGAGACTGGATTGATTAAAATGCATTATGAGACTGAAGTTCAAAATGGAATTCGAATTGGAACTATATTAGGAAAGAAACTTCAGGTTAGAGGTGAGGACCGTTCTACGGTGTTCAATCGCCAAAAGAATGGTAGTATTGATAAACGAATGATTTCATCATTAGGATTTGGTAATGAAAATGTGTTCCAATATATGGAAACCGATTCTTACAAAAAAGCTAACCTACATATCTCAATTGATGCTAGTGGTTCAATGGGTGGTTCTAAATGGGTTAATACCTTAACCAATGTGGTTGCACTTTGTAAAGCAGTTGATATGATTCAAAACCTATCAATTCAGGTTTCATTCAGAACTACACATGGTAATTCACCATATGTGGTTATGGCTTACGATTCTCGTATTGATAAGTTCTCAAAGGTAAAACAAATGTTTCCGGCACTTAGAGCTGGTGGTACTACTCCTGAGGGATTATGTTTTGAGGCAATTATGAAGAATTTCTTAGGTTCTAATAACGATATGGATTCTTACTTCCTAAACATCTCAGATGGTGAACCTTACTTTGAAGGTGGTTCTTTCCGATATAGTGGTGAACCGGCATTCGAACACACTCGTAAAATGGTTAAACAAATCGAAGGAATGGGAATTAAAACTCTTTCTTACTTTGTAGATGAGTGGTCAAATACAACCGAACCATCTCGAGGATTTAAGAAGATGTATGGTAAGGGAGCTAAGAAAATCGATGTAACAAATGTGGCTCAAATAACTAAAACAATAAATGAGTTGTTCTTAACAAAATAATTCAAATTGTTAATAACTTTATTGAAAATAATTAGAAAAAGGCTTGTTTATCTCAAGTCTTTTTTGTATATTTGAGTATAAGATTGATAGATAGATTAAATCACTTAAAAAACCCCTAAATTATGGCTAAAAGTAAAAAAACGATTGAAGTTAGTACTATGTTGGATTGGGCTAATGAACAACTAAAACGAACCGATGAGTTCGCTACAGTGGCATTTAAGGCTGGCATTGCCACCACCATTGAAAGAATCCTATTCAATACCAATAATTACAAAGGATTTGGGTTTATAGACAACGCAGATTCGGATACTGGTACATTAGGTTATTATAGTCGATTTTATTATTAAAAAAAGCAAAAATAATTGGCAAAAAGCTTGTTTATATCAGAAATTGTTCGTATATTAGACAGGTAATTGAGAGAGTAATTAATTAAAACCCTAAAATAAATAAAAATGAAAGATTTAAAAATTGGATTCGTAGGAAATGAGGTTTACAAAGTAGAAGCTTTTGGTAACTCATTTAAGTTAATTGACACTAAAGGTCAAAAAGTTGGTACAATGGGTATCGGAACCGGTACTCGTAAAGATGCATTTGAGCAGGGATTGGCTCTTCAGGCATTCGTTCAAAAGAATGGTAAGAAGGTTTTCCGAAAAGTGGGAATGGAAGTTTATAATAACTTAGTTTCCCCAATGAATACCGATAATGGTGGTGTTCAATTTGAAGATAAAGGTGACCATAACGCAATCAAAGATTTCATTCACAATAGTTCAATTGATTTGAAACCAATTGAATTGGTGATGACACCTCTAAAGTGGAAATACTTAGTTCGTTCAGCTGTTAGAGCTAAAAACATTATGATGACTGGACCTGCTGGTTGTGGTAAAACAATGGCAGCTAAAGCATTGGTTAAAGCACTTGACCGACCTGATTTCTACTTCAACTTAGGAGCAACGCAAGACCCTCGTGCTACTTTGATTGGTAATACTCACTTTGATAAAAACAAAGGAACTTTCTTCGCTGAATCGGCATTCGTTAAAGCAATTAAAACTCCAAACGCTGTGATTCTATTAGATGAGTTGAGTAGAGCTCACCCTGATGCTTGGAACATTTTGATGACCGTTTTAGATGGTGGACAACGTTACTTACGTTTGGATGAGGCTGAAGGTTCACCAATTGTTAAAGTGGCTGAAGGTGTTACCTTTATCGCTACCGCTAACATAGGTTCTGAATATACTTCGACTAGGGTAATCGATAGGGCTATCTTAGACCGTTTCGTAACTATCGAAATGGATGTTCTAAATGATGAGCAGGAATTTGGATTGTTAAAGTTTATGTTCCCTGAGGTTAATGATTATGATTTGAAAGCAATCGCTGAAATCGCTCACCACACTCGAACTCAATCGATGAGTGATTCTGGTAAAGTTACCGCTATGGTATCGACGAGAGCTAGTGTTGAAATGGCTGGATTAATTTATGATGGATTCGATTTATTCGAATCAGCTGAAATTTCAATCTTCCCATTCTTCTCTAATGATGGTGGTGTAGATTCTGAAAGAACTTATGTGAAACAACTGGTTCAAAAATATGTTAAAGATACATCAGCAGAAGCTCTTTTTACCGAACAAAAAGAAGAGTTAGTAGATGAAATCCCAATGTTCTAAGGTTAATCAATTATAAATGAGATGGGGGGTAATACCCCCCTGAATCTCTAAATTCAAAAAAAAAGATTAACTATGAAAATACTCCAAACAATAGATTGGAAAATGCGAAAGTTCAATTTAAATATAAAATTACTTAATATATACATCAACGGACCTTATGAACAATGGGGTGTTGAAATTCTGAAAATAACAAAGGGATTGCATTCTTATTATTTATTTAAATTTTTATGTTTCTTACCAAATTACACAAACCGATTTAGATTTAGATGGGAGGGTGATTTGTTCTTTTTAAGGAATACTTTAGCAAAGCAATTGGATGAGTTGCAAGACCACAAAGTATGGTCACCTCGAACATTCAATAAATTCCACAAAATAAAATACAATGTATTAAAATTCATATTACGATGAAATTAGAAACGATTTACAAAAAAACTAAGACAGGTGCAACTCAAGAGTGGACAATTGAAGTATCCGATAATAAATACAGAACTCATAGTGGACAATGTGGTGGAGTAATTACCACAAACACATGGACAGTTGTGTATGGTAAAAATGAAGGTAAAGCAAATGGTACTACTGATAACGAACAAGCTCTTAAAGAAGCAATAGCTAAGAGAACTAAAAAGTTAGAGAGTGGTTATTTTGAAAGTATTAATAACATTGATACTAAACAATACTTTGAACCTATGTTGGCGGCCAAGTGGGAAGATTACAAAGATAAAATTGAATACCCAATATTCTCTCAACCAAAATTAGATGGTATCCGATGTATCCTTACCAAAGATGGTATGTTTAGTAGGAATGGTAAACCAATTGTATCAGCACCTCACATTTTTGAATCAATGAAATATTTGTTTGATGAGAATCCAAATCTAATATTTGATGGAGAATTGTACGCTGATAAGTTCGCTAATGATTTCAATAAGATTGTATCGTTGGTGAAAAAAACAAAGCCAACTCCATCTGATTTAGAGGAATGTAAAAAAGTAATCAAATACCATATCTATGATTTCCCATCACATGGTGGTGAATTTGTTGAAAGATTCAAAGCATTGTATGGTGTTAAGTTACCATCTACTTGTGAGTTTGTAACAACCCACCCTGTTAGGGATGAGGCTGGTGTTATGGATTTGTATGGTAAATATGTTGAGCAGGGTTATGAGGGGCAAATGCTTCGTACTGGTGGACTTTATGAGAATAAACGAAGTAAGTACCTTTTGAAGCATAAATCCTTTGTAGATGAGGAATATACGATTTTAGATATATGTGAAGGTGAGGGTAACCGAACCGGCACTTGTGGATATATGGTATTTAATACCAAAGATGGAAAGCGATTCAAATCAAATGTAAAGGGGACATTTGCTGAAACAGCTGAGATTTTAGAAAACAAAGATTCCTTGATAGGTAAAGAAGCAACTGTTAAGTACTTTAACCTAACACCGGATGGAATTCCCCGATTTCCTTATGTTATAAAAATAAATAGAAATGAGTATGAGTAAAGACACCAAAGATTGGATGGAAAAGTTAGTAAAGAACTATCGAATTCCATTGGAAGAGGACAAATCCAAAAAACAAGAACCAAAGAAACTATTGAAAGAATCACAATTAAAAAAGATTTTGGAAAGAAATTAGGTTATTTGAATTATTTTTTGTATATTTGAAATATGAATTACTATAATATACAAGCATTCGTAAAAAAGATAAAGATGAAAACATTCAAAGATTTAGAATTTAAACCACATACTGCCGGAATGGGAGGTGTGATGAGTCGTATCATATTTGAAAATGGATATGGTGCTAGTGTAGTTAAGACCCCATATACCTATGGTGGTGATAGGGGAAAATATGAATTAGCAGTATTAGGTACTGATGGTGATTTGACATATGATACTCCAATTACAGATGATGTTATTGGGTATTTATCAGAAACAGAAGTTACTGATATATTAGAACAAATCCAAAAATTGTAATATGGCATATAATAAATTCCGTTGGTACACATCTAAACTTAGAAAGAAGCCACTACCAAAATCAGCTCCATTACTCCGAAGGATTCAAAATGGTGATTTTGAAGTTTCACCTTATTTTGATGAGGCAAAGTATAATAGAGAACTTGCGATTGAAGCTTATGAATTGACTAAAAAGAATGCACTTATTTCAGACCCAGCTCAATTAGAGATGGAGGCATTGTATGCTGGTAGAATTAAAAGAGTAAAAGCTCTTAAGTTAGATGAAGTAGGTAATACTGATGAGAATAAACGATTGCGAGAATTACAAAGAGCATTAGCCGAAGAATTCGAAAAGGATTTATGGGAGAAGGCTATGGAAAGAAAGCGGGGTAAGGGTACTACTGAAGATTTATATTGGTGGTATAAAAAACAATGTAAGCTTGGTTACACTAAATCAGAATTACAAATTAGAGGAATCATATGAAAGAAGCATACTTTAAAGTACTAAATACAATTAAAACTGCACAATACGCTGCAATGGCAAATGGAAGTGTGAAAAAATTAATAAATAATTTTAGTAATATGTATGATGACAAGGATTTAATTGAATCTTTGGATACTATTTATAATGAAAAACTAAAAGAATATCAACTATAATACTTATTGATATGGAAATGATTAAAAGCAGATACGGATTAGAGAGAGTTATCGAAAAATTAGATACCAATAGACTTAGGATTACTGGGGAATCTCAATTTCAAAGAACATCAACAAATGATTCCGGTGAAACGGTAATGTTTGACTTTGAAGGTGGACCGGTATTATCGGTAGGAGGAGTACTTAATTTTCAAAAATCAAAATGGATTATAACATCAATCACACCAATTGATTCAAAGTACGAAGGATTGGTAGAATGCATTGTAGGGGTTAAATTATCTTATTAGGAGAATAGATTATGTTTGGTTTACTATCAGAGGCAGAAGTACAAGACCCACTTATCACTAAAAAGATATTGGAATCACTTACAGCGGCCCAAAACAAAATGTTGAACGATGGTAGACTTCTAATCAACCCTATAACAGGGGATACAATAGTACCCATTCGGGTATCACAAAATCAAATAGCAAAAATTGTAATTAATATATTTTAAGATGGAAATCAAATATCCAACTTTTAAGTATTTTAATGAAGAGTGGAATAACGAACCCCACACCGATGATGAGTATGGAGATACGCATGTAGATGGTGTAGATGAAATTTAGTTATTGGGATTAAGGGGATACCTCCTTTTCATCGATTCGGTGGGGGGTGAGTCGCAACCTTAATTTTTTTGATAGTTTTGTTATATTTATACTTATATTTGAATATTACATTTAGCTATCCTTACACTTATTACTATATGAATAACTCCGCACATCCGAATCCACAACGTAGTAGATTAGAAAGATTTATATACGAAATACAAAGCCGCTTGGGAATACAACCAAAATGGGAAAGGGATTTACTTCAAACCGATGAGAAGTTAAAGACGTATAAGGAGTTTAAGGATAAGGGGATATGTAGTACATTGTATTACTTAAGAATAAATTTTTTAAAAGGATGGACAATAAAATTATAGAGTTAATCAACAAATACCCAAACGATGCTGAGTTGGGAAATGTTATCCGTAGAGCGTATTGGAGAGAATCCACAACTGGGGAGAAAATCTTTGAATCCCCGGATAAGGGAAAAACGATATACTCCCGTCAAAGTGGTGAAACCGAACGAACTTTAGTAGATAGGCAGATGGAGATACCATATGAGGGATAAACTAAAAAGGTTTTGGAAGAGGTTAGTATCTCTTACATTAGAAGCTGGGGAAGGGATATGGGAAGCAACCAAAAATGGAAATTATCCATATTTATAGGGGAGTTAAGTAACAACCCAATTTCGAGTCTATGTACAAAGTAAGAGGATATCAAAAACCGGAGGATTCGTTCCACACTATTGGAGAGTGGGAACGTATCTCTAAGCGTTTTTTAGACCTACAAAAGGGTGGTTCCGATACTAGGGGTGGGGTTTTACCTACGGACCCGAAGATGATGGAACTTATAGATACTTATTTTGGATATCAACTATGGGTTGAAACCGATTTGTATGGGGATTTGACCAAGAAAAACGTTTTAGACTTTATTGAAGATTTTGTAAACCATAGGATATGGGGAATCAGAGATGAGTTTGGGGATTATATAAAGAACATAAACAATGATAGGATTGCGTTCTTTAATAGTAGAGGAGCAATTGAACCTTATATTCTATTGGATAAATCGTTTACTAAGGATACTTATGGTAACGTAGGTTCTGAGGTGGTAACGTACCATTGGACATCTGAGGAGGGATTCAGAAACCTTGCAGATAGTATCCGAAGTGGGTATAGTTTTTCTATATCAACGTTTACTACCCAAGCAAAGGAGTTCTTTAGACCGGAGAGTAATATATTGGTAAAGATAAGAGGAGAGTTAGTAGCCGCATTTAAATCAGATGTAAAATCATTTGCAACTGATAGAGGAAATCGGGCAGCTAACTTATTCCGTTTTTCATACCCGGATAATGAGAATAATCTATGTACGGATTTAGTGAATTGTACTGAGAACAAAACCTCACTTTGGAACGAAATAATTGTAAAACCAATATCTATATTAGATTATAAGCAAATTAAAAAGTATTAATATGATAAGTTTAAAAGAAATTATCTATGAAGTACTAAATGAGGTTGTGATAAGTGTATCGGATTTAGATGATACATTAGAACAATATAGAAAAGATACCAATTGGACAGATTGGTATATGAGTGGAGGATGTTATACATTTGCTGATGGTCTGAATAAGTATTTAGGAAATAGAGGTAAGTATGTAGCTATAATAGAACCGGAAACGAAAGCGATGGTTCACGTTTGTGTTTTGTATGGTGGGAAGTATTGTGATTATAACGGATGTAGAAGTAAAAACGATATACTATCCGATATCACTATAAATGGAACTCCGATATGGAAAACCATAAACCGGTCACAAATATCATCGGAACATAATTTTGATAATAGTGAAGTAACCTCAATAGTAAAGAATTTAAATAAAATAAGATAATGATAAGTTTAAAGGAAATAATTAAAGGGATTCTAAGTGAGGGTGTTGATGACCCGGGAATCTTAAAATGTGTATTTATGGCAGGAGGACCTGGAAGTGGGAAATCATTTACTGCTAAAGAGATATTTGGAGTGGGTAAATCTGCATTTTCATCGGTATCTGCTGGTGGATTGAAATTAGTAAATTCTGATACTGCATTTGAGAAGGGTCTTAAAGATAATGGTATTGATATGAAGGAGTTGGGTAACATTGAAAAGAATGACCCGGAACTTTGGGATTTAATCACTAAGGGAGATAATTCAATTAGAGGAAAAGCAAAAGCGATTACCGATAAACAAAGAGCTTTTTATGAAGCTGGTAGATTGGGTATGATTATCGATGGAACCGGAGATGAGGTATCTAAGATTAAAAAGAAAATGGAACATGCTGAATCATTAGGATATGATTGTTCAATGGTGTTTGTAAATACATCATTGGAAGTAGCATTGGAAAGAAATAAAAACCGAGATAGAGTTCTATCGGATGAGTTGGTAACCAAAATTTGGAAAGATTGTCAAAATAACTTAGGAGCATTCCAAGGTATGTTTAGTGGTAACTTTGTAATTGTAGATAATACCGTTTACAAACCGGTAAATAGACCAGTACAACAAGCAGTAGATGCGTTCTTAAGAAAACCACTTTATAATCCAATTGGAAAAAAATGGGTAGCAACTGCTAGAATATTAAAAAAATCTAATCTGATTAAGAAATGATAAAATTAATGGACTTGTTGAACGAAGAAAGCTTCGTAGCAAAATCAACAAAAACGGGTAAGGTAGTAAACTTTGGTTCAAGAGAAACCAGAGATGCTGCAATTAAATCCGGCGATTATGAAGAACCTGAAAAGGGAGATGCTGGTGCACCTCCTAAACCTAAAGTAAATATATTTGATAAACCAGCTGATAAGAAAGCTGGAGGAGAAACTCCAAAAGCGGCCGAAGAACCTACAAAGGAACCGGCTGAGAAAACCGATTACGAAAAGGGATTGGCTGCTAAGGCTAAGGAAGCAGTTGGTAGAATTAGTGATAAAATCAAAGGATGGGCCAAAGAAGAAAAAGAATTCTTTAAATCTGATTCACATAAAGGAGGTTCTAAGGAAAGAAGAAGTTGGGGACACGCAATTTCAGATAAAGCTAAAGGAGCTTGGGAAGCTGTTAAAAAGGGCGCTAAAGGTGAAGTAGAAGAATTCAAAACTGCAGGTGGTGCAGTTAAATCACTATTTAAAGGTGAAGAGATGAATGACCACCAAAAGAAGGCTTTAAAAGCAGTAGCTATTAAAGTTGTAACAACTGCTCTATTTGGAGCTGCAACCGGTGGATTAGCACACGGAGCTGCTGCATTCGGTCAACACGTTGCTATGGAGTTTATTCCTCACGTAGTAGGTGAAACGATTTTAAAAGGAGTAGGTAAAGCGGCAATATTTGCTGGAGATGAAGAAGAGAATGAAGATGTATATATGGAGAAATTCGCTCAGATGATTGCTGAGAAATTGGCTAACGAACCAATACCGGCTGAGTTGATGGAGAAATTCGTAGATTCATATAATGAAAAGAAACTAGCAAAATAAGAAATGAAAAGATTAAGTTTATTTATCCCATTTATTTTAATATTATTTTCATTTACAGGTGATTCTCACCGACATGAAGTTAAGGTAAAAACCCCAATATTTGAAGTACTATATTCAGAGGTATTCGAACAACCACTTTGGTTAACATATGAATCAACTAATAGAGCTACAAATGTGAATAGAGGTTCTATGGATTTTTATACTGAAAAGGATGTACATACATCAGATGCTAATGATTATCGTACAAATGTATATGATAAGGGTCACTTAGCACCAGCAGCTACATTTTCTGATAATATAGAAAATTTAAAACAAACGTTTTCATATTTGAATTGTGCACTACAAGACCAATATATGAATAGAGGTGAGTGGAGAATGTTAGAAGAGCAGGAAAGAAAATGGGATGATACCGAAAAACTAAAAGTTAAAGTTGAGTTGGTATTTGGAAAAGGACATAAAGTCCTACCAACCGGAGGACATGTTCCAACATCAATGGTTAAACATATCTATTTTTCAAAACAAAAGAAGTGGAAATGTTTTGATTTTCCTAATTCAAAACCAACTAAAGGTTGGGAAGGGCATGAAGTTAAACATATTCACTAAAAAAATAGCGAAAACAAAAAAGATATATATTTATAATAAGAAAACAAAAAAAGATTTATTATGGCATTAACATACGAATGGAAATTAACGGGTTTAAAAAAGCAAGATACTGCTGATTTAACTGATTTAGTAATTGGAACCCAATGGAAATTAATTGGTACTAATGAAAATGGTACTGAAGGTACATTTAGTGGAGCAACTCCATTGGATATTCCTGATGCTGATGAGGCGGGATTTATTCCTTATGAGCAACTTACTGAAGAAGTTGTATTAGGTTGGATTCAAAATATAGTATCTGGTAGTGCACCAACTAATTATATGGCTCACATCAATGAACAAATCTTAAAGCAAATCAACCAAAAAGAATACGCTATTAAAGAAGTTGGTGAAACTGATTTACCTTGGTCACCTACATCTGGAAGTGTGACTCCGGCTGGTCCGATGGAACCTGCACCAACAGCAGCTCCAACAACTGAAACTACAACTGAAGTTGTGGTTGATGGTGAATAATATCACCTAATAAAAAATAATTAAAGAAAAGCTTGGATATACCAAGCTTTTTTTGTATCTTTGTGTTTATAAAATATGTTATATGTTTACACCCTTTTCAGTATTAGATACTAGAACAAAGGAATGGAAGCAAAGAAAGGAATATTGGATTACTAATTATGGTATCCAATCTGAATTAGGTAGAGAGGATACTCAATCCAAAACTATCTTTTGGGATACACCCAATTCAGTTTCCGTATTTGACCCAGTACTTTGTGAATTGATGTACGATTGGTTCTCACCCAAAGGTGGAATGGTATTAGACCCATTCGCTGGTGGTAGTGTGAGAGGTATCGTATGTGAAGAGATGAACCGAAGATACGTTGGAATTGATTTATCCAAATCACAAGTAAAAGCCAACAAAGAGCAATCAAAAAAACCCTTATGGATTAATGGTGATTCGAATGAGGAATTGGACAAGGTAGCCGATGAATCATTTGATTTTGTATTTACATGCCCACCTTACTACGATTTGGAGATTTATACTGATGATGTGAATGATATTTCCAATATGGATGTGGATTCATTTGATAAAGTATATGAATCAATACTCCTAAAATCAGTTCAAAAACTAAAAGATAACCGATTCTTTGGGATTGTAGTATCTGAAGTTAGAGAACCATCCGTAACTGGTAAGTATTCTAAAGGTAGATATAGAGGTTTGGTTCGTAAAACCATAGATATGTTGGAATCAGCTGGAATGGAATTCTATAATGATATGATTCTATTCAATTCTCAACACCAAGCTTCACGAGTTGGTAAAACTTACTTTGATAGAAATCGTAAAATACCATCAGTTCATCAAAACATTCTAATTTTTGTAAAAGGAAACCCTGATATCGCAACTATTGAGATTGAAGGTGGTGAACCTATGTGTAAAGTAGATGGGAAGGAATACCTATCATTTAGACATGCGGCAATTGATGTGGATGCAGATAAGTTAGTTGCATCTGAAGTAGAGAGAAGATGTAGAAGTACTAAATCATCTTACAAAGAGTGGCAAATCATTGGTGAAGAAACCAACCCACATATAAAATACGAAGTAGATGGAGTTCCGTTTGAGAACCCAAAACAAATAGCAGATTTAATTGGTGGAGATTTCACCGAACAAATTGCTAGAAATTATATTGAATCAAACAATCCCAAATATAGACATTGGAAACGGGTGGATAGTAATGATATTACCTATGGTGAAATGATGGATATGTGGGATAATAATATTAGATTAGAAATACCAGTTATAAGTTGTGATGGAATTGAATTCTATTCAATGGAAGATGCTGGTAACCATTTTGGTATCTCATCTGAAAGAGTAAGACAGAAACTAAAATCGGATAAACATTCCGATTGGATTTATTTAGACAATTAAAATTATGAAAGTATTAGTAACAGGCGGGAACGGCTTCATCGGTTCAAACTTAATTAAACGATTACTATCCGAAGGACATCATGTAGTTTCATTGGATGACCTTTCAACTGGATTGAAGGAGTATGAAATTGAAGGATGTAATTATGTGTATGGTGATATAGAACATTTGATGTATTGGAAAGGTGATAACTTTGATTTATGTTACCATCTTGCTGCACTAAGTAGAATCCAACCATCATTTGATGACCCAATGGAAACATTTAGGGTAAATGCGGGTGGTACACAAATGGTAGCTGAATGGGCTAAAGAAAATAATGTAAAGGTAGTTTACGCAGGTTCATCATCTCGTTGGTGTAACCCTCAAACTTCACCATACGCAACTGATAAGAAGATTGGTGAGGATATCTTAAAGATGTACAAAACTGCTTATGGTTGTGATTTTGAAATTTGTAGATTCTATAATGTCTATGGTCCAAATGAATTAGTAGATGGTAAATGGGCAGCTGTAATTGGAATTTGGAGATATCAACTTCAAAATGGATTACCATTTACAATAGTTGGTGATGGTGACCAACGCAGAGATTTCACTCACGTTGAAGATATTGTTGATGGATTGTATAGAGTTGGTATGGGTTCAGAAAAGCATGATGATGCTTGGGAATTGGGAACTGGTGTTAACTATTCTATAAATGAAATTTATGATATGATGGTAGAAAGATTTGGTGAAATCCAAAAAGTACATATCCCAGACCAAGCTGGAAATTATCGTTCAACTTTAAGAGAAAACTATGATACTTTAAATCGATTAGGTTGGAGTCCATCTGATAAATTACATTCATACATACAATCCCTATGAGTAAAATAGTAAATCTATTTGGAGGACCTGGTATTGGGAAATCATCCATTGCCAATGGTCTTACATATAAGTTAAAAAAGAAACACATAAGTTGTGATAATCCATATGAGTTTCCAAAAGTATTGGCATGGGATGAGAATCATTCTGCTATCAAAGACCAATTGTATGTACTTGCAAACCAACATAGGGGAATTGTTAAGAGTTATGGGAAGGTTGACTATATTATATTGGATTCACCAATTGTATTATCATTGGTATATAAATCAGTATATAAAGGTACTGAGTACCCAGCAACGCTGTATGGTGATTCATTTGATAAAATGGTGTTAGACATTCATAATCAATATGATACGCTTAATATCGTTCTAAAACGTTCTGAGGGTGGGTATAATGAAAAGGAAAGGTACCAATCATTGAATGAATCCAAAATGCTGGATTTGGAGATAGAAAATACCCTAATTAAACACCATATTCCATTTATTTATGTAGATGTTAACGATGATACTTTAAAAAACATACTAAAATATTTGGATATTCCAAATTAATTTCGTATATTTGATTATTAATAACTTAAAACTCTAAAATATATGGCAGCAAGGAAACAAAATCAGTTTAAGTATGGTATCGAAATCACCAAACCTTGGTCAAAAGAAATGTATGACCATAATGATAAGGTAGCTGAAATTGTTAAACAAAACATTGAAAAAGCACTATTTGAAATCTTTAAAGATGGTGATGAAAAATCACTTCGTGAAATATCAAAATCGGTATGTGCACATGGATTCGGTGATGGGTATTCATTTGAGGATATCTATAATGAAACTATGAATGATTTGGATATGGCTCAAAACTATTGGTTGAATGATATCTATGATGATATTGTTTCAGATGGATTTGCACCTAAGTTGGATGTATTTTTTATTGGTTATTAATATGGTAAGTAAATTAAAAGAAGAGTGGTCTGTTGACCCACAACTTAAACATTGGAATGGTAAAAGTTCAGTTCAAGATGATAAATGTGGATGTTCTACACCCACATTAGTTGAACTTTGGGAGCATGATAGTTGTGTAAGGGGTAGAATTGATACCATCGTATGTACAAATTGTAATAAGATTAACTCATTTAATATCGTAAGATAAAAAATTAAATTATGAAAAAAAGAATTTACTTAGATGATGTAAGAACTCCAGTAGATAAAGAATCTTGGGTAGTTGTTAGAAACTATGAACAATTTATTGATACAGTTACTTACATTGGATTGGAAAATATTGACTTGATTTCATTGGACCACGATTTAGGAGATACTGCAATGGCAGAGTGGCATAAGAATGTATATCACAATTATGAATTAAACTATGATAATATTAAGGAAAAGACTGGAATGGATTGCACTAAATGGTTGGTTAATCAATGGTTGGACGGACATGCTGTTGTTGATGTTGTAATACATTCAGCAAACGCAATTGGTTCAGCAAATATGATGGGATACATTAACAATTATAGACACGTTAGTAGATTACCACAAAATTGTGTAAGAGTACAAATAGAACATACAGTATAAAATATGAAAACAATTTATAAATATCCGGTAACTTCACAAGACTGCACTTTAAAATTACCTAAAGGTGCTGAAATCCTAACAGTTAAATTGCATGGTGAATTTCCATGTCTTTGGGCCGTAGTAAATCCTAAAGAGAAAGTAGAAGAAAGACACATTTGCATTGTGGGTACTGGTTGGGATATTGATGAAGGTATGAAATATATTGAAACATACATTGATGGATACTTTGTATGGCACGTATTTGAATTAATAAAATAAATTATGAAAGTAGGATTTGCAGATAGTTTTGGAGATAGCTTAAAAACTCTGATTAGACATGAAAGTTGGTGGTATAAAACTTACGAAGTAGTTCGTTATAAGATACCGGTATTTTTTAAAAACATTTATAGATTCCGTAAAATGTTATGGAACCATAGATGGTATGATTACCGATTCACATTAGAGGCATTACAAACTTCATTAGAAATAATGGAAGCAAAGATGCATGATGGTATAGAGGTTAGAGAATCACGTGATAAGAAGATTGCCAAAATGCAAAGAGCAATCCAAATTCTTAAAAACATTAACGATGATAAATACATCGATATGGCTGAAGGGGAATTGGGGGTTCTTTATATGAGAGATTGGCAATTTGAAGAAACTGGTGAAACTACTGATAATCCATTTGGAGAAAATAATGAAAAACTTTATGTATTAGTAGATAATGAAACTCCATCAGAAAAGAAACACAATCGTAAAGTTTTTGATAGAGCTAGAAAGTTAGAAGCGCAAGAGTGGAAAGAACTTTGGAAAATCTTCGAAGGACAGGATATAAATGGATATAAAAAATTCAAAACTACAAAATCAGCTGAAGAAATGTTAAAAACTGATACATGGAACGAATGGTTTGATGGTTCGGATATGAGGGGCTGGTGGGATTAAAAATTAGAATATGGCAATAAGTGCAACAAACCAACCTCGTAAATTTGAACGTATCTATAAAGATGATGATGGTTGTATATCTATTTGGAAGTATGATTTAGATAGAACTACAAATGGACCTGTTTCTGTTGAGATTAAATATCCAGCTGGTTGGGATAAAGCATATAAAGATGCACAAAAGCAGGCAGCATTAGAGAAAAAAGGTAAGTTGGGTGAGTTACATGATGCGTTCGCTAAGTTGGATGAAAAACGTAAAAGAGAAAAAGCTAAACAAACACCAAATAAAAAATAAACTATGAGTTATAATAGAGAAAAAATTAATGAGGTAAACCCAGACGCATATATATGGGATGATATGGATGAAGCTATTGTTGGAATTTCCGATAGTGGTAGAGTTATATATGATATCTATAAAATGGAATGCTTAGTTTATGATGAGAATAAAGAAAATATGACATTTGAGGAAGCTGTTGAGTGGGTTGAGTTTAACGTACTATCAGCATACTTAGGTGATTTTACTCCAATTCATATTTGGACAATACCAACAAAAGAATAGAAAGATATGAATAAAATAGATAAACAATATCAGGATTTACTTCAAACCATTTTAGATTATGGTATTGATAAGAAAGATAGAACTGGTACTGGCACAAAGTCAATATTTGGTTATACTATCAGACACAATATGAAAGATGGATTTCCACTTCTAACAACTAAGAAGATGCCATTTAAAACTATTGTAACTGAATTACTATGGTTTTTGAAGGGTGATACTAATATTAAGTATTTGGTTGATAATGGTTGTAACATTTGGAATGGTGATGCCTATAAAAACTACGTTGATACTGTTGATAAGATGTGGTTAAAATCTGACATTGGGGATTTAGATGATATGATTTATGACAGACTACTACTTGTTGTAGGGGATGAAATAAGACTTTTGACTCAAGAAGAATTTATATATACAATTAAATTAGATGATGAGTTTGCTAGTAGATACGGTGAATTAGGACCAATTTATGGTAAGCAATGGAGGAAGTGGGCACATGAAGCGGGTGAGATTAACAAAGGTGGTGTAGACCAAATACAAAACCTAATCAATGACCTTAAAACAAATCCAGACTCAAGACGATTAATGGTTAATGCTTGGAATGTAGGTGAATTAGACCAAATGGTTCTTCCACCTTGTCATTATGGATTTCAAGTTTATACGAGAGAGTTGAGCCATGAAGAGAGAATAGGTGTATGTTTAGGTCAAAGACCAGAATCTAAGTTTGCAGCTCATGTTGATACAAATGAGATATTAATGAACGATTGGGGTATTCCAACTCGAGCAATCTCATTAATGTGGAATCAACGCTCAGTAGATACATTCTTAGGTTTACCATTCAACATAGCATCTTATGGATTGTTATTAGAAATCATTGCTAAAGAAGTAAATATGATACCTGATGAATTGATTGGAAATTTAGGTGATACACATTTGTATTTAAATCACATTGAACAAGCAAAAGAACAAATTAGTAGAAAACCATTTGAGTTACCTACGCTAAAATTCAATCCTTGTCCTATAACAGGAATAGATATAGAATACCAAAGTATTGCGCAATTTGAAATTGAAAATTATCAATCACATCCAGCAATCAAAGCACCATTATCAAATTAAAAATTATGAAATCAAATTTAACAGAAAAATTATTATCAATCTGCGGAGATGCAGATAAAACTTATGGATACTTCGATAGTGAATTTATTATTAAATTAACTGAAGAACAACGTATTCAAGTAGAATCAGAATTAATCAAGTCTTTAGGATTTGATAAGATAGTATGGATGGACCTACCAGCTGGTTTGACTGAAGATGGAGAAAAGGCAGTTGTTATGAAAACTCACAAAATGTCAGATGTTGAAGAACCACCTTATATGGGTAAAGTAGGGTATGTTTACACTATAATGTTTACTCCAAAAATGTATGACCCGATGGAAATATATAAACCAGTAAAAGATGGTTGTGTTTTTGGTCCTATTGTATATAATCCAGAAACATTCGAACCTACACAAAGTATCACGTTAACTTGGTCACCTGAATTTGCACAAGATTTTCCAACTAACAACAATGAGGAGATGCTGAAACAAAGTTTAATAGAGCGTTTAGAAAAAGTATTAGATAATCCTGAAGAATATAGACCAAATGGATTTATAGGATGTTTACTAAGATACGCTGCAGTATAATTAAAACCAACAATTAAAGCATAAATAATGATTATATTTAAAATTATTGGAATTTGTACGATAGTTAATTTTTTATTTATCGCTTACCATATGTGGAAAGCACCTGAGATGGATGAACAAACGGGTAGAATTATAAAAGAAGGTAAAAAACTATCCGATATTTTTAAAAAATAAATTAAAATGACAATTCATATATCGGTATATGATTTAGAATCCAAAGTTCGTAAATTATATTTAGAAGATAAAATACAAAGCTTAGGAATAGATTATCAGCCAAACTCAATTACTGGTTGGTATGATGGTAACGAAATTGAAGTATTTAACTTTAATAGGGTATGTAGAATGGATAACAGATGGAGTGGTTATGTATTACATAAAAACAAAACAGAAATAATAATTGAAATTACAAACTTATGGAAATAAACGATGGACACTATTTGGAATTAATGGATAGACTTCATGTAGTATGTTGTACAATTGATGAACATATATTAAATCATCCACTTACGGAAGTTAATCCGGATATACAAACAAAAATTGAAAAAGCATTGGAATTATTATACGATGCATACCAAGACGCTGGGAATTTAGATTCCCAACTTGATGATGGTAAATTAAATAACAAATAAAAACAAAATTATGAGAAAATTTTATAGAAGTAGTAAGAACAAATTCCTAAGTGGTATTTGTGGTGGTTTGGGTTACCACACTAAAGTAGACCCAATTTTATGGAGAGCGTTATTAGTTGTCTTAGGACCGGCAGCAGTAATACCATATATAGTTTTAACATTTTTAACTGAAGATAAATAATATGTTACCTTTAAAAGAAGCAACTGCTGAAAAGCACAAATTGGCTGAAAGAATGCCATTCAACGGATTGATGTTTAGTGGTAGATTAACCGCATCTCAATATGGTGAGTATCTTAAATCACAATTAGCAATCTTTTCAACATTGGAAAACAACTTTGAATTTCCAAATGAGGGATTAAAGAGAGTATCAGCTGTAAGTGAGGATTTGGGATACTTAGGTGTATCAGATGTTTCACCTGATTCAGCAACCGAATCATATATTCAATATCTAAAAGGATTAACACAAGATGAGGCAAATGCTCATATCTATCTTAACTACTTAGCAATTATGTTTGGTGGACAGATGATGAAAGAGAAAACACCCGGTCAAGGTAAAATGTATGATTTTGAAAATATGATGGAATGTGCTGGTTCAATCAGAGCTATTCAAAAAGATGAATGGGCAGATGAGGTAAATGCAGGATTTGATTTTATGATTGAAATCTTTAAAGAATTAGAAAAATGTACGATTTAGTAGAACGTATAACATATCATAGTGAGAAGTTTAAAAACCTCATCGAATCAATCGATGGGGTTAAAGAACTCCATACTGATGATTATGGTTGGGAGAACTACCGATACGAATCACCAATTTTCAGATTAGCTCACGTAGAGAGATACTTTGTAGGTTCACTTGCAGTTTGTCACATCACTTGTTTCCCACATAAGAACTCAAAAGCACCAATCTTTGGATTTGATGTAGTTGGTGGTACTAATAGTGGAAAGATAAGTGGAGCATTTATAGATTGTTCCCCAGTCCTTTATGATGAAGATTGGCATAATACTGAATGGAACACCGATAGAAAGTTACCTTATTGGGCATCGGTATTTTCGGAACAATTCATAGCAGTAAGACCTACTGAAGATGAATATGAGAAAATATTTGAAACTGCTTGGGGGGTATTTCAACGATATATTGAACAATTAAGAAGTGAAGTAGATATTACATCCGATTCAAATGAGTTGAGAATTATTATAGAAAACCAAAACATATATTGTAGACACCAAGCTGATAATCCTCGTACATTTGGTGCATTGAAAACGGAAATTGGAGAAGAGAGGGCTACCTACTTTATGCAAAAAGTACTATTTCCAGAAATATAAAAATATTGAAAACCAAAAAACTATATCTTAACAACGATTCCATATTAAAATGGGTAGAATTAAATAGGGATACAATCAACCAATTATTGTATGAGAATGTATTTGATTTCGCAAAATCTGACAAAATGTCATTTTCAATCATGCGAATCTACTCATTTGATGACAAAGATTCAAATGGTATGGATATTGTAACTAATCTATTGATTACAAAAGAAGAGTTGTATGATACAGTTGAAAAATTGTTAAAGGCATATGAGGGTGATGAATATTACGAAAGATGTGCAGAATTACTAAAACTTAAAAATAGTTTGGTAGATTAAAATATTTTTCGTATATTTGTAGAAATATAAAATTAACGCATATGAGAGCATTGGAGGGAGGAAGATTTTCGGTAAATGAATTTTTTGAAGCATTTGGAAATATGCCTAAAGATAATGATTTACATCGAATAACTCAAACATTCATCAAAGCTTACCATAGGAATGGTACAGACCCATTCGAATTGGTTAAGGGGTTTGGTATTGATTGGGTGGAACTTCTTATGAAATATAATGAACAAGTTGAAGAGTACGAATTATGTGCTATCTTCAGAGATTTAATAAATGATTATAAAAACAAATAAAGATTATGGCAGAAAATGTAGGAAAACCATTAGGAGATAGAGTTCTCTTAAAATTAGAAGATACTTCAGATAAAAAATCATCTGGTGGTATCATCTTAAATCAATCAACTCAAACAGTTGTGGAAGCAGTTGTAATTGCAGTTAGTGATGGATACCCATCACAAGGTGGTGAGTGGATTAAATTATCAGTAAATGAAGGTGATAAAGTATTAATATCAAATGGAACTCCTGGTGAGAAAATTAAGTTAGGTGGGGTTAGTTATAACCTTGTTAGAGATTCGGATTTATTAATGAAATTATAATATATTATGGCAAAAGAATTAAAATTTGATGTGGAAGCTAGAGAATCCTTAAAGAGAGGATTAGATATTTTAGCGAATGCAGTAAAAGTTACATTGGGACCTAAAGGTAGAAATGTACTATTACAAAAAGGAAAAGGTATTCCACACATTACGAAAGATGGTGTATCAGTTGCAAAGGAAATCCATTTGGAAGATACCTTTGAGAATATGGGTGCACAATTAGTAAAAGAAGTATCACAAAGAACAGCTGATTCAGCTGGTGATGGAACCACAACCGCTACGGTATTAGCACAAGCTATTGCACAGGCTGGGTTCAAAATGGTGGCAGCTGGAACCAATCCAATCGACTTGAAACGAGGGATGGATAAAGCAGTTGAAGTTGTTGTAGAGGAATTGAAAAAACAAGCAATCAACGTTGGTGATAAAGTAGAACAAATCGCAACCATTTCAGCAAACTCAGATACAAAGATTGGTAAACTAATCGCTGAGGCATTTGATAAGGTTGGTAAAGATGGTGTTATCACTGTTGAAGAAGCTAAGGGTATTGAAACCTATATGGAAGTAGTAGATGGTATGCAGTTTGATAAGGGTTACCTATCAACTCACTTCGCTACTAATTCTGAAAAGATGACAGCAGTATTGGAGAATCCATACATCCTTACTTATGATGGTAGAATCTCTAATATGAATGATATCTTACATTTGTTAGAAGGTGTTGTACAAACATCTAGACCACTTCTAATCATCGCTGATGATGTTGAAGGTGAAGTGTTAGGAACATTGGTTGTAAACAAACTGAGAGGAGCCCTGAATGTATGTGCGGTTAAAGCCCCATCATTTGGTGATAGAAAGAAACAAATTATGGAAGATATCGCTACTATTAGTGGTGGTACATTCATCACACCGGAAGTTGGACACAAATTAGAAGAGGTTACTATGGATATGTTAGGTATCGCTGAAAAAGTAATTGTTTCTAAAGATACAACTACAATTGTAAATGGTGGTGGTGAAGTTGATGATATCAAAAAGAGAGTTGAGCAAATCAAACTTCAAATGGATGAATCAACATCAGATTACGATAAAGAGAAGTTGCAAGAGAGATTGGCTAAGTTAGCTGGTGGAGTTGCAGTTCTTTACATCGGAGCTGGTTCTGAAGTAGAATTGAAAGAAAAGAAAGATAGAGTTGATGATGCACTTCAGGCAACTAGAGCAGCAATTGAAGAAGGTATTGTTGAAGGTGGTGGTATTGCATTATTGAAATGTTTACCGGCATTGGATGCACTTATGAATTCTGATAATGAGGATGAGAATGATGGAGTTGATGTAGTTGCATCAGCATTGAAAGCACCATTAGTACAAATCCTTAAAAATGGAGGAATCGAATCCGGTGTAGTATTGAGAGATATCAAACTAAATGGAGGTGGATATGATGCTAGAAACGAAAAGTATGTAGATATGTTCGAAGCAGGTATCATTGACCCTAAGAAGGTAACCAGAACCGCTATTCAAAACGCAGTTTCGGTTGTTGGTATGATTCTTACTACTGATTGTATGATTGTGGATAAGAAGGAAGATAAACCAAATCAACCTCAAATCCCAATGATGTAATACTTATATAGGAATCCTGTCGTAATTTAAAGTGACTGGACCTAACAAGAACCCCAACCCCGTAAGGTTGGGGATTTTTTGTGCCATTGATTATCAACACGTTATAAAAAAGTTGAAAAATAATTGGCAAAAGGCTTGTTTATATCAGGAATTATTCGTAGGTTTACATAGTAATAAGAGATGATAATTAAACCCCTAAAATTAAAAATTATGAACAAAGAGAAATTTAACGAAGTATTTGAGAAAAAAGTTGGCTATGATTCAGAGAACAAAAAGTTCTTAATTAGGGTATATCCATCCCTTATCAAAGTAATTAATAATAATCCAAAACCAAAGTGGGTGGATGTTATTGAGGATATGTTAGGATATAAGAGTAGCGGATATTATTCATCAATCCGTAGATGTTTAAAAGAGATTGATGTATGTACCTATGATAAAAGTGTAGGTCATTTTGTTAAAGGTTCAAATTGGGATAGGTTCGTATCTAATGAAAATTGGAATTGGTTTATTTGTAAAACAGGTAGTTGTGAACGTTCATTTGTTAAAAAATAATTACGAAATGTCTTGTTTATATCAGGAATTATTCGTATGTTTACAGAGTAATAAGAGATAATTAAACCCCTAAAACTAATAAAATGAAAACAAAATTCGAAATCTGGTTAGAAAATGTTAATACTGAGTTAGAAACTGAGTGGAACAATACCTTTACTCACAAAGCTTGGACTCCAATATTACCCAATAAAGGTAGTAAATTTATTAAAATGATGCATGGAACCACTGTTTGGGGGTTCGTATCAATGGTTGATGGTGAACACTTAGGAGCTCCAATCAAAAAAGGTGATTTAATGAAACCTGCTAGTTGGAGAGCCGCTGCTAAACATAGTAGAGGTAATATCTTTGATGGAACTGCTAAATATGGTATGTACGGACCTAAATACCTATAATATGAACCAATTCCCTAACAATTTTCAAAAAGTTGTTAATTTTCTTAAAAACCAATCAATATCAGTTGAACTATCAAATAGTACCTGTTACATTGGTAATTCTGATAATGCTAAAATTTACATTCATAGGAGATATAATCTAAATAAAAACGGATTGTATGCACTTTTACATGAAGCTGGTCACTTTTTACAACCACATGGTAAGTATAGTGCTAACCACTATAAAAATGTTGATGATTGTGAACAACCTACCAAATTCAATATGTATCAGTTTATGAATGAAGTTGATGCATGGGATAGGGGGTTAAATCTGGCTAATGAATTGGGTATTTTCATTAACAAAGAAGAATGGGGTAAGGAAAGGGAAATTGCATTGTTAACCTATTACGTTTAAATCTATGAGAGAGTATATTTTAAGTTATTTACCACAGGTTGTTGAGGAAGCTAATAACAGATTCAAAATTTTCAAATCTGTTGTGGATTATGGTTCCCTATCTACTAAGTTGAAATCGGAACTGATATCCAATATGTTAGAAGCATCATTTTCTAAGGTGGTTCCTGAGGTAATATCCCCATTTTCCGATGGTGAACCTGACCTTTATGTGAAAGGTACCGCATTGGAGATTAAAACCGCTAAAACTACCCATATTTGGAGGGGTGGTGAGTTTTCTAAGAGGGAATCGGACTACCTATTGGTATCCTACGATGATTCTGGGGCTGACCTTAAGTGGTTCTTTATACACACCTATCTAATGGAATCCGATTGGAAATCATCAGGAAGCGATTCCTATTACGCTACAACGATAGATTTAAACTATGTGATGGAAACCAAAGAATATCAGATTCTTATGGGTAAAATTCAGAAAAAAAGGGTTAAAAATCACTTAATTTGTTGTTAAAAATTTGGAAATACCAAATATTATTCGTATATTAGACATATAATTAAGAGATATGATATTAACTAAGGAGTTGGAAAAGTTTATTAATAGTAAGTTAAAAAAGGTTGCTAAACACTATGGATATAGTAATTTTCAATCAACTTTACCTTATTTGGAAATTATAAAATCGGATGAAATTTGGGCCGATGATGATTTGGAATTTTATGGTTCAACTACAAAGTCAAAATCTGAAGAGGATAAAGAATTGAAAGGTTGGTATGAGAGTATGGATAATACACTTACTATTGTAATTGATAATGTAAAAAATAGGAGAGATTTGGTAAGGACAATCATTCACGAATATCAACATTATTTACAATCACCCTGTTGGATGAGTAGGTATTATAATATGGGTTATGAATATTCAAACCACCCATATGAAGTTGCAGCATACGCTGAGGAAAATAACTATAAAATGTTTATGTAATATGATACAAAAATTAATACAAAAGATTGAATCAAAGATTCTAACAAAGTTATTCATGCGTTGGGTGGATAAAGAATGGGATTTGGAATTATTGCAAATGACCGGAGGTATGATTTCAGCTAGAGAAACTGAAATTAAATCATTAATTGACATGGCCACTCGTAAAGAGGTTTATGGATTTAAAAGATACGATTAATGTTTTACAATAGACAATTTATCCATATGGGTAATGAGATGTTTGTTGTAAAACGAACATTTAAAGGAGAAAAGTTTGAGAAGGTAATGCAGAAATTCACATCAAAAGAAATATGTGAAGCTTACCATTGTGAAAAAATACTAAAAGGTAAGGATGGGCTGTTTTATTTATGTGATAAAGTAGATGATGCCCAAGTTATTAACAAATAAATGTTGATAACTTTTTTGAAAATAATTGAAAAAAGGCTTGTAGGTCTCAATTATTTTACTTATATTTGGTTATAAGATTAAGAGATAATTAAACCCCTAAAATTGAAAAATATGAAAAGTAAAGTAATCACATTAAGTACGGAACCATTAGAATCAACTGTTCGTTATAAGAATTGTGTAATAGTTCCTGCTGGAAATGAGAAGTTTCCATCATTAGTTGAAATTGAAAAAGCACCAGTTCGATTAGGTGTTAAAGGTAAAAAGTTCATTAACGCTATGAAGGCTCAATTAACCATTGATGCTATCGGAGCTGAGTTGATGATTGGTGGTGGAGTTAAGAAAGTTAAAGAGGAGTTAGATAGTATTGGATTCATAATGGCGCAAGATGCAGCTTTTTAATCCCGAAAACGAACTAACCCAAACCCAACTTGATGAGTTGGCTAAGGAAAACTTCGATTCCTTTTTACAATATTTGGATGAGAAGGCAGCCTATTTAAAACAATTCACTAAACCATTAGGTCAATATCACACAAAGAACTTTGCCTCTTTATCCAAAGGTGGTGAATTAACTGATAAGGAATTGAAGAGAGCTAAAGAAATTGGAAAAGAAGGTGATGATGAGATAGCTCGTAGGATAGCTGAAGCAGCTGAGAAATTAGGAGATGACCCTAAGTATAGGGATGAAGGTATTAAAAACTTAAAAACCAACCGCAGACAGTGGTTCGATTAATATGAGTATGACTTGGCAATATAGAGAAATGGGAAGTAGGAATAAAAAGACTGGAAAGTTATCCTACTATAATGTTACAGTAACCGATTGGAAAATTACCAATTGTGAATGTTCAGCTCGTTCATTCAATAGATACACACCATGTAAACATATGAAATCAATACATCAGAAATTAGGACACTCCTTATAATAAAATTTAAATGAAAGCAAAATTACAATTCAATTTACCCGATGATGAACATGAATTCCAAATGGCAATTCAGGGGGCATCAATGCACTCAGTACTTTGGGAAATGGACCAATGGTTACGAGCACAATACAAATATATGTCAGATGCTGAATATAGTGAGGATGCTTACAAAGCATATGAAACGGCTAGAAGTAAACTCAACGAATTTATGAACGATGAAAATATAAGTTTCGATTAATGGAAATGCAACTAATATCAACCCATCCAATTAAGAAAGCTGATTTGGGGTTTCATGCAAATCTATTTGGTGGCAAACTTTTAGCATGGATTGATGCTGCTGGTGCCGCTATGGCAATGGAAGTATGTGATACACCCAGAATAGTGACTGTAAAAATTGATGAGTGTTTATTTAAAAGACCCGCTAAAGAAGGGCAACTTCTAAAAATATATGGAAGAGTAAAGGAGATAGGGAATACTTCTTTAACTCTAATGTTAGAAGCTAGAGCACATAATGTATATTCGGGTCAGCAAACCATAATCCTATCAACTAACATTAAATTTGTAAGGATTGATGAAAGCAACGAACCCATTCCTATTTCAGATAGAGTTAAATTAAAATATAAATAATTAGGATATATCGAATTAATTTCGTATATTTGTATAAATAAAAATAAAATTATGAATAAGTTAAAGCAATACCAAAAACAAATCGTTACCTTTATTACAATATTTTTATTGGTAACATATGGAATCTTTCCAGCACTAACAGCAGCTAATACCCTTTTAAACATCGTAGGATTTGTGGGTTTAGTATTATTATCATTCTGGGGTTTATTGGAATTAAAAGAGTTAATAACATCAAATGAAGGTGGACTGGTTGATAAAGAGGAATTAAAGGAAGCTGCTAAGATGGCCGCTAAACCTAAAACAAAACGTAAACCAAAGGTAACTAAATCGGAACATCCGTTACCACCACACAGTACAACTGTGAAAACATCTAAACCAAAACCAACAAAATAATATGGCAAGTTATGACAGATGGGGTAATAGATTATCACCAGAACAAGAACAATTAATAGAACAAGAAAAATTAAATAAACAATTAAAAATTAAACAAATGGTAAAGAGAATTTTAATCGGAGTAGGAGTATTTATTGGATTAGCAGTATTATCACAATCGTGTGAAAGAATTGATGCTGGGCACGTTGGTGTAAAAGTTAATCAGTATGGTGATAACAAAGGAGTTGATGATGTAACGGCAGTTACTGGTATGGTATTTTACAATCCAATCACAACTAAGGTGTATGAGTTTCCAACATTCATTCAGCACAAAGAGTATAAGAAAACTGAAGATGTTGACAATTCATTTATTGTAAACTCAAAAGATGGTTCTGAATTTTCAGTATCACCAATTATGAACTATTCAGTACAAAGGGATAAAGTTCCGGCAATCTTCGCTAAGTATCGTAGACCATTGGAAGATATTGAAGAAGGTTTCTTAAAAACGGCAGTGTATGATGCATTCCGTTTGGCAACCAATAAATATACGGCTGATGAGTTGATTAGTAATAGAGCAATATTCGAAATTGAAGTTCGTAGATTGTTAGATGCTCAGTTATTAAAAGAGGGATTTGTTATCAATCAATTCACATCTAACTTAATATATCCTGAAACATTCAAACGTTCAATTGAAGCTAAGAACAACGCAGTTCAATCAGCACTGAGAGCAGAGAATGAAGTTAAAACCGCAGAAGCACAGGCAAAAATCAAAGTAGCAACCGCAAATGGTAACGCTCAGGCAATGTTAACCGCAGCAAAAGCTGAAGCTGAAGCAAATAGAATGAAGCAAGTTACATTAACACCATTGTTATTACAATTAGAGTGGATTAACAAATGGGATGGTAAGTTACCTGTTTATGGAACAGCACCTCAATTGTACAAAGGAATGAACTAACATCGTTATATTCATAAAACAAAGAAATCTCATATTTATACTAAACATATAATATGGGATTTTTTGTTTTTAGTATAATCAATTTATAAGTAAATATGACAATACCAGCATCAGGACAAATAGCAATGTCTGCAATTAATACAGAATTAGGACGTTCAGCCACTGCTCAAATATCATTGGATGCAGCAGAGAATGGAACATATGCTACTATTAATGTAAACAGCACTTTTAGACCAAATGGAGCCAACCCAGCAGCAATGTCAGAGTGGCGTAAATATAACCATTCAGCTTTACCACTTGTTACATCACAAAATATATATTGGGAACACTTTAGAGGGGGGCCAACTGGAGGGGGCATGCGAATATACAAAAATGGTTCAATTGTAGTTAATAATCCAGCTGCTCTACCACAGGTAAAAATTGGAAATTTCACCGCTAATCCATCTGATGTTATTCTGGTACAGGTTTTTGAAGCCTTAAAAACCCCCGATTATTGTGAAATTGTTGTAACTTCTGACAATTTTAATTATGTCGATTTCCAGTATGATTCCGACATGTCGCTTACTTTCACTGTACAAGTACCAGATGGTGATTATTTGATACAGACAAGACAAGACCCATTCATTTAAACTAAGTAAAAAATGATAAATAAACAATTATTATTAGATAATCAAATTGAGGGTGTACTTGGTAAATCATTAACATCAGTTATAGAAAAAAATGGATACAAAATACAAATGAATAATGATTTTAATTATTTAGAATTAATAAATCCAGATGGTAAACTATTATTAGATGATGTACCAAATTATATTACGGAATATTCACCTGAATTATTAGATAAGGAATTTACTTCAATCTTAATTGGTGGATTAGGACTTGGTGTAATACCATTCGTGGTGCAGGATTTTTGCACCACTATTGATGTAATTGAAATTAATACTGATATTATTGATATTAATAGAGAATTGGATGCATTGGGTTCAAATGTTAATATTATAGAGGGTGATATATATACATTCCAACCTACAAAAATGTATGATATTGTAGTAATGGATATTTGGTGGCGAAAAATAAATGATGATATAATTAATACATTAAACTCAATGTACCTACCATTTGTTAATGAAGGTGGTTTTATATATTATCCAATAAATCAACCATTTAATGGTAAAGACACAAACACTTACATTGTGTATAAATAAAACTATATAATATGAAAGAATCAACCAGTCCAATATCTGGATTTACAGATACATTCTTTTCTAAGTTAAAAGAGCAATCATTTACTATTGTACTTATGATAGGAATTATATGGTATCAAGGTAGAATGATGGAAGAGAGGGTTGCATATTGGCAAAAACTATACGAAGAGCAAAAAACATATATCCAACAAACTGATAAAGAAGATAAACAAATTCTATTAGACCGAATTGAATATCTACAACAACAAAGAGATAAGTATGTTGAAGATGCAATAAATGAATTAAAAACAAAATAAATTATCAAATCATTTTTAAAAACCCAACTCCTAAAAAAAGTTGGGTTTTTTATTTGGATATGTGAATTAATTTTTGTATATTTGTATAAATAAAATAAGTTATGCCAATACAAAACCTATTCCCAACACCAATATACTTTGACAGAATTGATGCGGAATTACATCATCGATTGAAAGCAGATGTGTATAAGTACATAAAGGAAAATGATGATTTGTTTAATACAAACCAATGGAAGTGTAATACGAGAACAAACATATTTTGTGAAGTTGAACGGAAGTTCTACCCTGATTATTTGCAGGATTTGATATTACATCACACATCTCAGTATTTAGTAGATGGTGAATTTACTACAACCAAATTTTCAGTAGATGATTGTTGGATGACGATTGGAACTAAGGGATGTTATCAAGAGATGCATGACCATTTGGGAGCTGGGCAACCATCGAATGGGTTCTCAGCCGTATTGTATGTTGATTTGGAAAATGATAAAGGTGGTGAGTTTGTTATAGATTCACCGATAAACACATTGGTTAAGTTATTACCAAATAATACAAATCAGGAGTTGGCACCTCAATTACATATCCAACCAAAAGAAGGTTTACTTATATCTTTCCCATCGTGGTTAATGCATGGGACTTTAGAGTACACTTCAACCGAAGTACCACGTATTTCAATCAGTTGGAATATTAATATTAAATAAAGCTTGTTTAATTCAAATATTATTCGTATATTTGTATAAATAAAATAAGTTATGGAAAAGAGACTAGGAAAAATAGAAGCAGTTTCATTTGGACTTGGTGGATATCAGGGATGTATGTTAGGTATCAGTTTCACATTGGGTGATGGTGGTTGGGGAGTTGGTGATTTCAAAGGAAATTGGGATTCTGAACAAATCAAATGTACTGAACATACTAAATGGACTGAAGAGGACAGAAGTAAATCATATGATGAAACAATGAGATACGTTTCTAAACTCTTAAAAGAAGCTAAAGTAGATAGTGTAGATAAACTCAAAAATAAACCAGTAGAGGTTACATTTGATGGTAATACGCTAAAAGAATGGAGAATTTTAACCGAAGTTTTGTAGAAAAATAAAAAAAAATAAAAAAAAGCTTGTTTAATTCAAATATTATTCGTATATTTACAACGTTAAATAAAAAACACAATATATATAAACATATAACATTCATAAAAATGAAAACTCTAATACAACATATGGGCCTTAATCAATCAACGTTTAGTTGGGTTGGTAATTGTGCGATTCGCAAATCGGATAATAGATTACCGTATACAAAGTTAGGGGATATTATATTTGAATGATATAATGTAGAGATTAAATAGTAAAGTATTTAAGAACCCCTAACTGATGAAAATTTAGTTAGGGGTTTTTTAATTTATTGGGGTGGTAGCTCAGAGGAAGAGCAGATGACTGTTAATCATCAGGTCGAGATTTCGAAATTCTCCCTCCCCGCAAAAGTATAGTTCTTTGAAATATTGGTAACACAAATTATCCTTTGGTCTAATGGCAGGACACCTGACTTTGATTCAGGCAGTCGAGGTTCGAGTCCTCGAGGGATAACAATAACTAGATGTAGAGGAGTCAGGTTTTTCTCGCTCGCCTTGGACGCGAGAGCACGTAGGTTCGAATCCTACCATCTAGACAAATAGAAGATTAGCTCAGTTGGTTAGAGCATTTGGTTTACATCCAAAGGGTCATAGGTTCGAATCCTATATCTTCTACAAAATGTTCCATACACATTCTTACAATCTCTCAGTTTAAAGCTGTTGTAAGATTAAGTGGGTAACCCAATATGGTTATCAGATGTGAGTAATATGGAACGCCATTGGGAGTAACGCACGAATTGGTTAGGCGCCAGACTGTAAATCTGGTAACCCGCATAGGTAGTAGGTTCGAATCCTTCTGCTCCCACAAAAAAATCGCTGGTGGTAACATCAAAGGTGTGTAATGATATCAACACCGCAGGTTAAGCGATATCCTGCAACTTATTGGTAATTAGCTCAATTGGTTAGAGCATTCGCCTGATACGCGAAAGGTTATAGGTTCGATTCCTATATTACCAACAATTGGATAGTTGGCTGAGTTGGTTTAAAGCGGCACCCTGCTAAGGTGTTGAACTCGTAAGGGTTCCATAGGTTCGAATCCTATACTCTCCGCAAAGAAGTTCCTATCGCTCTACGGAGAGGAAACTCAGAACATCATTGCTTAAAGTAGGAGAAGAAATTCGTTTTACTACTGAGGATGCAACCCAAAATAGTCTATGAAGGTGAGCAATTCGGACAAGGTTGGGGCAAAAAGACAAATGATAGGTTTACACAAAATTCTGGTTATACTTCTTTTAAATTGTGTGGCTTAGTGGAAAAGAGTTATCTCTCATAAGGATGACCAAATGAGTTCGAACCTCATACACACAACAATGTACAATATATTATATAAAACTCAGATATATGGGGTAAATGGATAATATATTATACACAACATGGTGTTTATAGTGTTAGCGGTTAGCACGTCAGATTGTGATTCTGATAGGATGGGTTCGAATCCCATTAATCACCCAACAATGCCCGAGTGGTGGAATTGGTAGACACAGCGGTCTTAGAAACCGTGGCCGAAAGGCTTGAGAGTTCGAGTCTCTCCTTGGGTACAATGCACTTATAGTTCAACGGATAGAACCTCCGGCTACGAACCGGATAATGGGAGTTCGAATCTCTCTAAGTGTACAAAATACGGGTATGGTGCAATGGTAGCATACGGCTCTCCAAAAGCTTAGATGGAAGTTCGAATCTTTCTACCCGTGCAAAAGGAGGTGAAGCTAACTTGGTAGAAGCGCTGGACTGAAAATCCAGAGGAAGTGGTTCGATTCCACTCACCTCCACAATTTAATAATTAATATTAATAGTAATGGTAAAAGTTTTTAGAAAAGTAAATGGGGAAGTGGTAGATATCGTACAACATACGATTGATATATTAAAAGAATGTCCACATGCGGATATTCATATTGGGTGTGATTCTCAAAACTTATCAGATTGTACATCATATTCAATTGTAATTGCGTATAGGTATGGTAATACAGGTGTACACTATATTAATCACAAACTAAAAGTAGATAAGATTTTAGATAAGTGGACAAGATTGTGGAAAGAAACTGAATATTCTATTGAAGTGGCTGAATGGTTAAGGAGTAACTTAGGTGTAACTATTCAGATTGATTTAGATTACAACTTAAATGAAAAGCATTACTCTTCTAAGTTAGTACAATCTACAAAGGGTTGGGCAAACTCATTAGGATATGAAGTTAATCTTAAACCTGATATGCAAATCGCAACAAGGGCAGCAGATTACACTTGTAGATAGGAATGGTTAGGATGGTCTTGGAGGCCGGTAGGTCTGCAAAATCTACGGAGTTGGTTCGATTCCAACCTTAACCTCAGAATGACCTCGTAGCTCAGTTGGTTAGAGCACCTCACTTTTAATGAGGGAGTCAATGGTTCGAATCCATTCGGGGTCACAAAATAATTGAAATTAAATTTGGAAATACCAAAAAGATTTTGTATATTTGAAGTATCAAAAAAGATAAGTTCTTTGATTTATGGGGGTGCCTGGTTTTGACAGGTACGATGAATTGGTAAGTTGCAAGCCGGGTTAGATGGAAATCCGTAAATACCTATCGAACAATAAACGCAGTAGAATTATCTACAATGACCTTCGAAGATGCTATGTCTTTCGTTGGTGCCGATTACGCTGTAGCAGCATAATCCCTCCCGCACACATCGTGGGACTTAAAATAGAATGTGAACTCAGGTGGAACCCAACTGAACCCGAAATCGAGTTGGAAACATTAATGATAATGAATGTATAAATCTTTATCTATTTTGTACATTAAGAAAAATGTACTAAGCTTGTGAATGATGTTTATTAAATCCGTATTTGGACGCGAGTTCGACTCTCGCCACCTCCACAAAAATTATAAAAGTTTTTAAAAAAGCTTGTATAATTCAAAATTATGTTGTATCTTTACATAGTAAAAGAGAGACAGTTTTGTTCTTTGACATGTTGAAAATCTAAAATGCCGATGTGGTGAAATGGTAGACACGAGGGACTTAAAATCCCTTGGGTAGTAATGCTCGTGGCGGTTCGAGTCCGCCCATCGGTACAATAGGAAAGAGGTGAAGAATTCATTTTTTATCAACTAATGTGGTTTTTTATCCTCCACATAGTACGGACATAAAAGGGGTTTGAATTTGAGGAACATTCTAAATGTAGAAATCCGTACCTAATTCGGCTGTAAAGATATCAGGTAGCTTTCCTAATTTTGCCTCCGTAGCTCATTTGGTAGAGCAGCTGATTTGTAATCAGCAGGTGGTTGGTTCGAGCCCGACCGGAGGCTCAAAAATGTTCCTACAGTATCTTCGGATTCTATAAAGAAAAGAAATGATATATCATTTCACGATAGGAGGGTCACCTATCACTTTTGGTCCCATAGTTAATCGGCTATAACGCCGCCCTGTCACGGCGGTATGCCGGGTTCGATTCCCGGTGAGACCGCACGTTCCGTAACATACAACGGATAGTATGTCCAATATGATGAGAAGTGGTGTGATGGCCATATGGGACTTCTGATAGGGAAAGGCTCTATCCAGATTAACCATCTGCTCCGAAAGAGTTTAATTGGTTTATTCCTAACCCAATCAAAGGCCCAATGGGCCCGCTATGGGGACAACCACCACACTTGTAGTTGGATAAAATAGAGTGTGAATTTGGACCCATAGCTCAATTGGATAGAGCAACACACTTCTAATGTGTAGGTTTCAGGTTCGATTCCTGATGGGTTCACTAAAACAAAAAGTATGATACCAAAAATTGAAATGAAAGAAGGTTGGTACAATGGATTTTGCAGAAATAACCATACTGCATATTGGGATGGTGAAAAGTTCCAATACATCAGATATAAGTTCGGATTTCGTTTAGATACTATCGAACATTTTGAAGATGTTAAAGATAAGGGATTGGATGGGTTTGTACCAGTAGAGAGAATTGAAAGAATTTCTATTGAAAAGCAATGGGAGATTAAAGAACAAATAGGATATTAAACATTCACTACAAAACGGCACGTGAAATTAATACCGACTTGTACTGTCTGGAAGGTCAGACTGGATGTTTAAAATGGTCAGATGGGCGTAATGAGGGACGGTTCCCGAATCCAATAAAGTGGTTGCTTATCCGGTTCGAATCCGGCTCTGACTACAAATCACATCCTCCGGTACCCACATCGCACAGACTGGGTTAAATGAGATGGAATTTCTGTTAGCGAGAACCAGAATGCCGGTACGATGTGATTAATGGGGGATTAGCTCAGCTGGCTAGAGCACCTGCCTTGCACGCAGGGGGTCATCGGTTCGACTCCGATATCCTCCACAAAAATAAATGAAAAAATATTTGGAATTGTGAAAAACATTTCGTATATTTGTATAGTTCATTTAAATAATCATAAGGCCATTGGTTGGCGGCACCTCACAAAGGTTGAATCGAAAGGTTCTTTATTGTAAAGCTGGAATTGGTTCGAATCCAATTATGATTACAAATATAGGTAGGTTCCTATGTTTATTTATCAATTTAAAACAATTAAAACAAAAGTTATGAAAAAAGTAATGGCAATTTTAACAGTAGTAGCAGTAACGGTAGTTATGGCATCTTGTGGAAACAAACAATCAAACACAGAAACGTCAACAACAGACTCAACTGCAGTAGCAACGGATTCATCAGCTGTAATCGCAACTGATTCAACTGTAGCAGAAATTACTACTGAAGCAGACGCAAAGTAGTAAAAAATAGAGAGGGAGTGAAGCTGTAATTAAGAGGTAGAGTGTATTAATTTTCGAAAAAAGGTTTATAGTAGAAAGACGTCACTCATTGCACTTAATCAGAAACCTTGAAAGACCCGAACCCTCTCTCGTTTTGGACTTGTAGCTCAGTTGGTTAGAGCACCGCACTCATAATGCGTAGGTCAATGGTTCGAATCCATTCTGGTCCACAATAAAAAAATTAAATTATTTTTCGATTTTTTTTACGTTTTGGTATATTTGTATATACTTATATACATAGAAGTTGAAAATTAAGTTCTTAAACATATATAGCGGGATAGTAGCAGCGGTAGCTCGCAAGGCTCATAACCTTGAGGTCGGGGGTTCGATTCCCTCTCCCGCAACTAAATAAATTATTGAAAAATAATTAAAAAAAGATTAGGATAATTGAAAAATTATTCGTATCTTTGAAAAAGAAAATTAGTTCTTTGAAAGTATTGAAAATATTGCACATAGTAGACTTGTTCTACATAGTGTATAACGGCCGCCTATGGTCGTTAAATAAACTACGAAAGTAGGATAAAGTGAATCTCTTTGGTTTAGAGGGGTTTGCGGTTTCATCTTCGGATGGAGCTTGAGTAGGCAAGTGGGATATCATTGTTCCTGAATGTAGTGAGGGTAACTCCGTAGCGAAATGGAATGATGACTGGGGTATTGTAGATACTTCAGTTGAGGTGGGAACACCAATAAAAATAACCCATAGAATTAATGCAAGAAGTGAGGACTTAATCTCTCCTTATCATTGCGTGATTCAATATTAAAGGTTACTTAAAACCGAAAGGTATGATGAAGTACAAGTGGTGTTGTTATCATCCTTACCTACCTCTCACCAAAGAGTGGGTACTGAAGTAATCTTAAAGTATGACGTTAGAGATAACGTATCGAGTAGTATAGTATTCCGTTCTTCAAAATGGGGCGGAGCTAGTGGTAATCCACTACTTGAATTTATCTACAAACCAAAACTCAATTTGCCTATTGACGCAAAATCAAAAAACAAACTAGAGAAAGAGGTTACCAGTTGCAGACGAAAGGTGTGTACATAGTAGGGAGCTGTTCCCTGCCACAAATCCTCTCAAGGGAAATGTGATTCTTTCGAAAAACTTCTAGCATCGCGAGGTGTTAATCGGGTCGGCAGATTCGAAGAGGTGGACTACAAAGAGAGTAGTTTGTAACTTTATGAGTGGTAGGACATTACTTACCCACATTGAATTGGTACTTCTCAAAAGGAAGTGGAAATTAAGGCAACCAATAACCCTTATAAAGCTGGTTCATTAAAACGAGTATTCTCATCGTATATAAGCGAATATCGTATAATGGCTTATTACTCCATCCTTCCAAGTTGGAGATGCAGGTTCGATTCCTGCTATTCGCTCCACAAACGCATGGGCCACGATGGTAGGCCGAAAGGAAGGTAAATATCTTTCAACCATTAACATCACACTACTGATTTGAATGTGAGAGTAGTATAAACGGAGTACACCCACTAAGTACATAAGTTTGGCTCACATTTATATGGTCCTATCGACTATCGGTTAGGTCATCAGGTTTTCATCCTGAAAAGTCGGGTTCGATTCCCGGTGGGACTACAAAAGAGGAAAGATGGCAGAGTTGGTCGATTGCACCGGTCTTGAAAACCGGCATACTGAAAGGTATCGTGGGTTCGAATCCTACTCTTTCCGCAAAATATTAATAATTTAATTTAAGATAGCATGGATTACACAAATTTAATTTTACTGAGTTTTGGATTTTCAATAGGTCTATTTGGTTTTAGCTTTTATAAAGGTAGAAAATTACAAAAAGAAATCAACCAATTGGAGGATTTAATTGATGAATTGGATAGGGAAATATCATCCAGAGATAGGTTAGTTAATCAACGTATAGATGGTGAGATTAATAGAGTTAATAAGATATCAACAGATGAAGTAAAGTTTACAATATCTCAAATCGAATTATTAAAAAGAACAATTGATGAATTAGAAAATAAATTCAGAGATAAGATTGTATCAGGTGTGGAGGTTAAAGCCGCATTCGATAGGATTAACAAAGTTCAATCCGATTTGGAGGATTTTGTAAAAATGTATAGAAACCAATAAATAAAATCATAAAAAAATGAACGTAAAGCAAGCCCTTAAAGCCAAAAATAAGTTGGTGGCAGAAATTAAAGAGTGTTATAGAATCCTACAAACACAAAACTCTATTGAAGAGGGGAATCCTCGTAGATATAGTGTGAAGAAAAAATTAGAGGATATTGCTGAATTAACCGATGAGTTGGTTCAATTGAAAGCAAGATTACATAGAGCAAACGCTCCGGTGTATGATAAAATCTTCCAAATGGCGGAAATCAAAGGAATCATCAAAGAATTAAAAAAGATGGATGTTTCTGAGGGTAAACAAACTGAAAGATATGGTAGTGTTGTATCTGTAAAAGAGGTGGAAATGAATGTAATCGAACGTGATGCAGTCATTAAACAATACGAAGAGCACGTTGAGAAACTTCAAAACGAATTAGATATTCATAATTCAAATACGAATATCTAAAAGATATTGAGGGAATGGGGGAGATGAAGTTTTCTTAATATAATCTTACAAGCCAACTATGAGGCACATAGCGGATGAACGATTACGATAACGAAAGATACACAACATTCAACCATTTTAGAGTCAACTGTCGCCCACCATCAACGAAATTCAACCTTCTTTGAAACCTGGTTATCTTTTGATTACTGATTCAAACCCACACCTCATTAATAAATTCCTATCCAAATAAATGAACGCAATCAAAAAGTATTTTCAGTTCAATGGTACAATTAGTGGTACCACTTTTTTTCTAAGAAACCTGTTAGCTTTATTTCTATCCCTAATAACTGTTATGGTTATTGCAGTTGGGGTTGGGTTAAATCTACCGGCACTAATATTTGTTGGAGTTATATTGTTATTGGGTGTACTATGGTTTTCGTTAACCAATACATTTAAACGCATCAACGCATTGTATCCACAAAGTACAGCTATATATACCGCTGGTTTGTTTTCGTTACAATGTGTGAATGGAGCTATGATTCAATCACCTTATAGAATTATCCTATCAGCTATACTATTAGCAATGGGTTTATTCCTTATTTTTAAAGAATCTGATATACATAATCACAACGGATAAAACTGGTTAAAATTAATTAAAAATAAATCGGTATTTCTTTGGAGATATCGATTTTTTTTTGTATATTTGACTTAAAATTAATTGATATGAGTAAGTATAAAAAGATTATTAAGGAATGGAAAGATTGCACCACACAAGAAATATGGGAAGGTGTTAGAGATAACTTTATCTTTGGATTCTTAGGAGCAATGTTAGTTGTATTTATCGCAACTAGAACTGATATAGCAGTATTCATTGGATATTTAGTTTATTACTTTTTTATGGGTAAGATTGTAAATCGACCTAAATATGTTACCGATTTCGGACAACTTATTGTATTCCCAATTCCATCTGCATTAGGTGCGTTTGCTGGATATAAACTTTCTTATATATTATTACATTTAATTTAGAGTTATGATAAACAATTTAGAATTAATTAAGCCATTATTGAACTTTGAAAAGCGGGGTGACTTTTATATGTTATATGTTTTCAAACGAAAGAAGGACCAACCTGAAGGAGAAAGAGATAATCATCAATCAGTAAGGACAATCAAAACTTATTGTATTGAGAGTATTGACCATTTGGACCGTAGATGGGATGAGATTGTTCAAATGTGTGAGATGTTTAAGGCAAGAGCTTACATTCACGTTCAGAAACAAAATCACTTTGATGTATCACTTAGTATGATGGTTGATTTGGCACAACGTATTCAGAATGGTAACCATAATCAAAAGGGATTATTCGATTCAGTTGTTGGACAAATAAAAACACAAGAGAAGAGATGGATTGTTGATGTTGATACTACATCACAACATATACAAAATATGATTTCAAATATCATTGAGATGGTTAAGCCAAATGATGGTGGTAAGATAATCACAAAGATTCCAACAAAAAATGGAGTTCATTTGATTACCAAACGATTTGATGTTATGGAATTTAATAAACAAATAAAAGAACGTGGTAAGGAGATACCGGATATTCAAAAGAAAAATCCAACATTACTTTACTATCCTAATTCATTATAACTTATGAAAGACGTATTGGTATATATGAAAAGTCCAGAAGGTGAAAAGGCAATGGTAGATTATTTTACTAAACTTGCCTTAAAGGATAGAATCCAATTGGAAAGAGCAAATAAACTATTACAAAGATATGGTGTTTGTGATGATTCTACATTTGATTACTTAATGCTGGATGTTTTAGAGAAACAAAGTAAGTACGATGAAAGGCATTATAATACATATTCAGATAAACCATTACATATTATGGATTTGATGTGGGAATTGGCTCAAAATTATGGAACTGAAATTGAACCAATAGATAGTTTAACTGAGAATTTCCCATCAACTATCTATGATTATTATGGTTATCAGTTCGCAATAACACATGGACAGGGTTCAGTATTAAGTGTTTACAGGCAAAATGATTTAAGGTATAGAAGTTAGTAACTTTTTTGAAAATAATCGGCAAAAAGCTTGTATATGTCAATAATTTTTACTACATTTGAGTATAAGATTAAGAGATATGAAAACTACAATGGACTGGAAAAGAATGGGTTTCAAAACTGAGAAAGAGTACAATGATTTCTTAGAATCAAAATGGCAATCTTTGAAACTTAAATTAGAAGAACCAAACATAAAAGCAGTATTCAAACGATTAAAAGATAGATAGTTATGAAGATATTACTAAATAAAGGACAAAAAGTATGGTTCACAAGTGATACCCACTATAACCATGCTAACATTTGTAAAGGAACAACACAATGGGATAGAGCTGGTGCAAACCATTTCAGAGATTTCGATACATTGAACCAAATGAATGCCGTATTAGTTAATAATATCAATGCAGTAGTTGGACAAGATGATATCTTAATTCACTTAGGTGACTGGTCTTTTGGTGGATTTGATTCAATCGCTGAATTTAGAAACCGAATTGTTTGTCAAAACATTCACTTAGTATTAGGTAACCACGACCACCACATAGCTAACAATAGAGATGGTATCGCTGAGATATTCAGTTCAGTTCATCAATATTTAGATTTGAGTATCAAATGGCCCGATGGTAGTGGTAAACATGATGGAACTCATTTTGTGTGTATGCACTACCCAATAGCAAGTTGGGATGGTTTAGGTAAGGGAGTTCCTCACTTACATGGACACGTTCACTTACCACCTAACCGAAGAGTTGGTAGAGGTAAAGTTATGGATGTTGGTGTAGATGGTAACAACTTATCACCAATTAGTATGAGTGATATTGTTAGAATATTAGATAAACAACCTATTGATGGATTTTTAGATAAAGACCATCATACAATTGTAGAAAACTATAAAAAGTAAGTTATGAAAGAATTATTTTTATTAAGAGGATTGCCAGGTAGTGGTAAATCAACATTAGCAAATTCAATAGTAGAAAGTGATTTCTTAGTATGTGAAGCTGATAAGTATTTTTATGATAAGGAAGGTAACTATAACTTCGATGGTTCTAAACTAAAAGATGCACATGAGTTTTGTAGAAATACAGTAGAAACTTATATGAAGGATTCATTAGTTAATGACCAATTTTATAGAAAAATAGTAGTATCTAACACTTTTACTCAAAAATGGGAGATGGATATATATTTTACCTTAGCAAAAACCTATGGATATCAGGTTTACTCATTAGTAGTTGAGAATAGACATGGTGGTGTAAACCAACATGGTGTTCCAACTGAAGCAGTTGAAAGAATGAGAAATAGATTTGAAATAAAATTATAAGAAATGAAAAACGAAAATTCAGTTTGCTACATAGCAAAAATCAAAGAAGTAAATCCAATTGAGGGTGCTGATAACATCGAATTGGTAGTTGCTGGTGGTTGGAATGCAATCACTAAGAAGGGAGAGTTTACTATTGGTGATGAAACAATCATTGCTACAACTGATGCGGTTATACCTGAAGAACTTTCTGAAGAGATGGGTGTAACTAACTATCTTCGTAAAGGTAATAGAGTTAGGACTGTAAAATTAAGAGGTGTTTATTCTGAATGTTTAATTATCCCAATGAAATACCTACGTGGTAGAGTTACTATGGGTGATTTTGATTTAGGCGAAGGTGATGATTGTATGGAATTCTTAGGAATTACTAAATACGAACCACCAGTTAAACAAATCCAATTAGCCGGAGGTAGAAAGATTAGATACCAAGACAATCCAAACTTCCACATCTACTATAAATTCCCAAACCTAAAAAATGTGGATGGAATGTTTACTGAAGAAGATACCGTTGAAATTACTCGTAAGATACATGGTACTAATGCTAGATATGGTATTGTTAAGAAACTTAAATTATCATTTTGGGATAAGGTTAAGAAGTTCATTGGGTTTGCTGATAAGTGGATTGGGTATGAATTTGTAGTTGGTTCACATAATGTAGAAAAGGGTTCGGATTCTCAAGGTTTCTATGATACCAATGTTTGGTACCAAATTGCGGATAAATATGAAATCAAAAAGAGGTTATGGGAATACGTTAAAAGTAATTCAATGGAACCAGAAATTGGAGATGGAATCACAATCTATGGAGAAATCTATGGGGCCGGAATTCAAAAGAACTATGATTATGGTTTGACAGAAATGGAGTTTGTAGGATTCGATGTAAAGGAGAATGGTGAGTATTTAAGTCCTATCAATTCTAAATTGATGATTAAAGATATATTACAATTACCTTATGTTGAAATATTACATTTTGGAAATTGGTCGCAAGAGGTGCAAGATAAATTCGTATTTAAAAATATGATTGAAGGTACTAAGGTTCCACATGAAGGAATTGTAATCAAATACCATACAGGTGAACGTAATAAAGTAGCTAAGGTTATAAACCCTGACTACCTTATTTATGGAGAGAAAAATGATGTGGGAGATTCTCACTAATTGATAAAGAGCAGCTAAAATAGTTGCTCTTTTTCTTTTAAAATATTAGGATATATCAATTATATTTTGTATATTTACTATGTAATAAAAAAGATAGGTTATGCCAAAGATATTCAAAGTAGGGGGTTGTGTTAGAGATAGGTTGTTAGGGGTTGATACAAAAGATATTGACTTCACATTTGTTTTGGACAACTTAGATTGGACTGTAGAGAGTGGATTTCAAATAATGACAGATTGGATGACTGTAAATGATTTTGAAATATTCCTAAGTACACCTGAGTGTTTTACTATCAGAGCTAAGTTCCCAAAAGAACATAAATACTCTGGGATGGTTGCTGATTTCGTAATGGCAAGAAAGGAAGTTGGATATGTTGAGGGAACTCGTAGACCAATCTTAGAATTGGGAACATTGGAAGATGATTTACTTAGAAGAGATTTTACATTAAACGCTATGGCTGAGGATATTGATGGAAACCTTATAGATATATTTGGTGGAATTGATGATTTAAAAATAGGTTTATTAAGAACTCCATTACCAGCTAAACAAACTATGATGGATGACCCTTTGAGAATTCTAAGAGCATTAAGATTTACAATCACAAAGGATTTTGTTATGAGTGATGATATTTGGGAAGCAATGAAACAACCTAACATCCTAAAGAAATTAGAACAAACTGTTAGTGGTGAAAGAATTAGAGAAGAGTTAATGAAGATGATGAAATATGATACACCAAAAAGTCTTAGATTACTTATGGATGTAGATGAAATCATCCCTGGTTTTTTAAACCTAATATTTAAAGATGGTATGTGGTTAAAACCAACAAACGAAAAAGTATAAAATTTGTATATTAGAGTATAACATAACAATTAATAAAAATGGGTAGAACAAAAGAATTTATGATTAATAGTATTCCAGAGGAAGAATTGGAAGGATATATTTACAATGCTGATTTAAGAGATGCTGAGTATGATGAGTGGTTAAAATCAGATGATTTTATCAATATGATTAATGAAGAGCTTGATAGAGCAAAACCAATATATTCACAATACGATATCGCATATGCATTGAATTATGCAAAATCAGGTATCATAGTTGAAGCATCTGAAATAGGAAGTGATGTGTACAATACATTATTTTCAGAAAAAGTATTTGAATATTTAAACAAACTGTATGAACGATAAGAAAAAAGAGGAAGTGATTAATTTACTTACCAATACAATTAAAACTGAGAAACTGAAAGGTAATCAAGGAAATTCAGATACTATTGAAAAACTAACTGATAAATTAGAATCTATAATTGCCGGTAAAAACAAAGGTATTAAAAATAGATAATGGATTTTTTTTGTAGATTTGATAATTTAACAACTACCCTTGTGTGGGGTAGACCTGAGTTGTACACATTAACTATGTGGTACAAAGAACTATCAGAGCTGCATGATTTATCTGAATATGAAGTTTATTTAGCTGGTGGATTTGCTGAGTATTTAAACAACCCATCAAATCCTAAAACTTGGGATGCTGATGTTTGTTTGGTATCTGATAGTCCCGATTTACCTAAATTGAAAGAAATTTTAGATGATGGATATAGATTGGCATTTAAGAATAGAATATTAGTTGATTTAAAATGTGTTAATTGGTATTTATGGAACACATTCAGAGATTTATCAAAGGGTGTAGTTGTTGAAATTAACAGTGATAATATGTTAATAATTAAAAATTATTTAAAATTTCAAAAATATATAGATGGTGTACTGGAAGTAGAAACAATTACACCAATTAATCCAATAGATTCAACTAGAGATGTCATTAAACTAATGGATGGATTGTACCAAATAACAGGTACTCCAACAATGTTGGTTGAAAAGGTTATTAATAAATTTAATGAAGGTATTTATAAAGGAGTCTATGTTGACTTAAAGAAAGATACTGAATTTATAACTTAAAAGCATGATAGAAATATTCAATACAATCGTAGCAATATTTATAGTATTATTAATATTTGCACCAATAGTAATGTTAACCATTTTAATTGTTAGAACATCTAAACCCAAAATACCAGTCAATGGTGGAAAATTGGAAGAATTAGAAGAAAATGATTATACAATAGTAGATGATGTTAATAAAGGATTTACAGATATAAATTCCGCACTAAATAATATCAATACATCTTTGGATGATTTTGATAAACGATTAGAAGATATCGAAACTAAATTGGAAAAAGATGGCCGTACCATAAAAGGGTTTTCATCTCATAAATAAAATGATTGTATGAAAAACCTAATTTGGGGAGTTATATTATTTACAATAGCCCAATGTATAATTTGGATACAAACCAATGGGCAATTCGTTTGGCCTTGGTTCAAACGTAATCCATTCTTAATATCTCTAATGGGTGGGACCTTAATATCTTACATTTTTATTAAAGGAACTTCTTTGGTTGCTGAACACTTTGATGGGCAATTATGGCCGGGAAGATTTATAGGGCAAGCTGGTGGGATGATTACGTTTGCTATTCTCACATTTATATTTATGAATGAGGGTATTAATGCAAAAACAGGTATATCATTGATTTTAGCAGCAATATTAATAGGAATACAGATATTTTGGAAATAAATTTGGATAATTAAAAAATAATTAGTATATTTGTAATATGAACAAAATAATTAATAATATCAAATCATTCTTTAAGGATATTTGGTTGGGTTTTAAGATAGCTGAAGAAAATAGACATAAATCCCAATGGGGTAAATTTTAAAGTATGAATTACATTATTAAAATCACTTGGTTGGATTATAACAACCCACAACCAGAATTAATAACATTAAAAACTGATGATATTGATTGGTCAATGCGTGAGTATCAAAGAAATAGACCTCCTTTTAAGTGGGAGATTATAAACAAAGAATAAAATGATTATAAACGGAGAACAAAAGATAGTAGGATTTACCGCAGGTAACTTCGATATCATTCATCCAGGTTACGTTTACACCTTTCAAACTGCAAAAAAGCATTGTGATTACTTTATGGTGTTTCTACAAAATGACCCATCTATTGATAGGGCTAATAAATATACACCCGTTGTACCTCGTGCTGAAAGATATAATACTTTAATGGAATTAGAATCAGTTGATGCGGTTTATACTTATCAAACTGAAGAAGAGCTTATACAATTAATTGAGTTTTTTAAACCTGATGTTAGAATATTGGGTGAGGATTATATTGGTAAACGATTTACCGGTGATAACTTAACACCTAAAGTTATATTCACATCAAGAGCACATGGTTGGAGTACTACTAAGTTAAAGAATGATATTACAATTCAAACTTTGAAAAATAATCCAAAATTACTATTGGAATATCCCGAATTGTTGGATAGTATTAAAAAAATGAAATAATGAAAGTTATATTTTTAGATAATGATGGTGTAATTTGCCTCTCTAACAATTGGGGAGGTAGAAGTAAGAAATGGAGTAAGTATCGTTCGGATAATCCAAACTCATCTTTAATTCAAAAAGAAGCCCCGGTGAATGTAAGGTTGGATAATTTCGATGAAAAAGCTATTAAGGTATTGAATGAAGTACTTGAGGAAACTGGTGCTGAAATAATTGTTAGTTCGGATTGGAAATTACATGCTACATTAGAAGAGTTGGGTGATTACTATATTGAGCAAGGTATTAGTAAAAGACCGTTAGCATTCACACCAAATTTAGGTGATTGGGATTCAGAATCCGATGCACTTTTCAGTTGGAAGGGTTGGTATAGTAAAAAAAGAATATTGGAGATTGAAAAGTATTTGGAATTAAATTCTGAAATTGAAACATGGGTTGCAATAGATGACCTTAATATGAGTCCGGAATACAATCAAGGACATGGACTTGATAACTTTGTACTAACTGCTAGAAGTAATGAAGGTATCAAACAAAGTGGGATTAAAGAAAAAGTAATAGGATTTTTAAATAAATAATAAGTTATGGCAAATAATATAGAAAATTACATTGTTATTCAGAACTCAAACGAAGATGTTCTTGCAGAAATTAAAAGAGTATTTCAAACCGAAGATGGTGAGTGGGATGTTCAAACCGAAGCACTTACTAAAAGAGTATTTGGAGATGATACACCATTGGAATATGATAGGAATTGGTATTGTGATAATACTGGTGCTAAATGGTTATATGGTTCTATTGAAGATGATTCACCAGACGAACCCGTTGTTAGAGTTACATCAGCATGGGACCCGATTAATGGTTGGATTGAAAGATTTGCAGATAATCTAAGAAAAATTAAATCAGATGTAATTGTTCACAACACATTTGAAGATGAAGGTTATAACTTTGCTGGAGTATATTACACATCAGAGGAATATGATGATACTGAATTTGTAGATATCGATGAATATGATACTGATGTTTTTTGGGGAGATGATGAAGAGGCTGGTGAGGAAGCTAGACAAAAGTTATATGATGAGATGCATGATATTTTAGAAATGCATAAACAATCTCATATTGATGTTATTGAAGATATGAAACTTAATCCAGAAAATTATATTTAAACCTATGGAACGCAATCAAGAAATTACTGAAAAAATACTAAAATTAAAGTTAAGCAAGGATAAAAAGGCTAACAAAGCTGAGATTCAGAAACTCCAACAAGAGTATGATTCTTTGGTAATTGAGGACCAAACTAAATCAAAATCTAAGTAAGACAAATTATAAGTAATTTATAACTCATTGATTTTCAATGAGTTATTTTTTATGCCAAAATGTTAATAACTTTTTTTGAAAATAATTGGCAAAAGGCTTGTGCAATCCAAATTAATTTCCTATATTTGAGTATAAAGATTGAGAGATACTTAAAACCTTAAAACCCTAAAAATATGAGTTTACCATTTAATTTAGCTTTTGTTCACGAAACCTCTTCATTAGTAGAAGGTTACGATGTTATCAGAAAAGGATTCCCTTCTAAAAACGGATTCACTTATGCTGATGCTGTTTTTAATTCATTGGAGATAGTTGCCAATGAATATTCCGATTGGCCGGAAGACCAGGGATTTGGTTCATCCGATATGACTTACGTTCGAAAATTGTTCATCGATGAGATGTTATTCTTCGCTGGATTTCGAGGTTATTACGAAACTGATTTTCAACCTTACTTAAAGGTTGTTGAGTATTCGGAAGCTGAAAAGGAAGAGTATGATTTACGCAGAGAGCAAGGTATTTAATAATTAAAAAAAATAAAGTTATGATTTTAGAAAAACCAAAACAAACAGGAATTACAATTGATTTAACCGGTCCACAGGGTAACGCTTTTTACTTATTGGGAACCGCATCAAATCTGGCAAAACAATTAGGAATGAATTCTGAAGAAATTTGTTCTGAAATGAGGAGTGGTGATTATGAAAACCTACTTGAGGTATTTGATAGTTACTTCGGTAGTATTGTAACATTATATAGATAATCAATTAAACCCCTAAAATTAATAGTAAATGAAATTTCAAAATTTATCTCAAGCAAAGAAACTAACCGGATTAAGTTATCTTGGTAGTGTTAATTCATCTTCTAAGATGGCTAAAGGATTAAAGTATAATGAATCAACCTACATTATATACTTAGCACCCGCTAAGTCAAGTGGATATGAGGTTTGTCCAATGAGAACGGATGAATGTACCGCTGCTTGTTTGAATGAGTCTGGTAGGAATAAAATCGATATCCATAAGAACCAAATTAATCAGGCCCGCATCAAAAAAACAAAACTATTCTTTGAGGACAGGGAATTTTTTATGGGTTGGTTAATCTATGAAATTGGTAAAGAAAAAGAGAAAGCTGAACGTAGTGGATTACGATTCTCAGTTAGATTGAATGGAACCTCAGATTTAGACCCAACTACCTTTAAATTGGATAATAAGAACATTTTGGAGTGGTTTCCTGATGTTTCTTTCTATGATTACACAAAGGTATCAAAACGATTTAGATTGCTAGAAAAGTACTCTAATTACGATTTAACCTACTCATTTTCAGGGTATAATATGATTGATTGTGTAAATCTACTAAGGGAAGGTAAAGGTAGGGTAGCTATGGTATTTGAAGGTAAACAATTACCAACTAAATGGAGTGGATATGATGTAATTGATGGTGATGCATATGATATGAGATATTTGGATGAGCAAAACGTTATAGTTGGATTGAAATTCAAAAAAGTTAGAAACAAAATTGACACTTCCAACAATAAGTTCATTATCCCAATGAATTCACCATTTAGTGTGTATGAAAATAATTAACCAAAAGCTTGGTTATATCAGGAAGATTTCGTATATTTGAATATAAAGATTGAGAATTAATAATTAAACCCCTAAAACGTAAAAAAATGGATTATTTAGAATTAAGAGAAAAGTACAAAAATGCAGCTATTCAGTTCGCTAAAGACTGGCAAGTTGAGGTTTCAAACCACAATGTGGATATAATGGTTTCCATTATGATGCATAGAGATGGTGTTATGAGTGGTGGAGGATTTGTTGAAGCAGTTTGTGATAACAAATTGGTTGAGGCAGTTAGTAGGGCTGATATGGATAACCTTAGAGTCATTAAATTATTAGCATTAACCAATGTAAATTGTTACATTTAAACCAAAATCCCTATGAATATTATAACCAAAATAAAAAATATTATTAAACCACCTTATAAATTAGGTGAAACCGAACAATTACTTTCGGATATTGTAAACCTAATGTGTGAGCAAGAAGATACCGATTTTATGATGTCACCTGGCTTTGGTAAGTACTATGTTAGTAACAGACGTATGGAATACTATATAGTTATTAATGATTTTTACATAGCTATTACTAACCATAAATTCTCCTTCGAACGTTCAATTTCATCCAATTTTAGTACTATTCTAATAAATAGGGTACAGGAATCTATGGATATTGATAGAGAGGCATTCGAAAAGGATGTATTTCGTAACCAATTGGACTTACTTGAAGATATTAAAGTGAGTTTAATTACAAAATAATGACAAAAAAGCTTGTTTATATCGAATATTTGTTGTATATTAGACAAGTAATTAAGAGAGTAATTAATTAAAACCCTAAAATATGAAAAATTATCAAGCAATTTTAATCGCAGTATGTTCATTTTATATCTTCTATGGTATAATGAACGGAACAATTCAGAACTACATCCACTTTGCAGGACCTTTAAATGAGATGGCAGTTGCAGTTATGGCCGGAACTATGGGTCTGTTGGGTGTTATTGGTATAGATTATAAAAAATTATTAAACGCATTAAAATAAAAAGTTATGGGACTAGACAGTTATTTGTACAAAAAGAGTTATGTTCGTAGTGGTGATTATTACAAACCAGAACACCGTATGGATGTGGAAGTTAAAACCGGTGGTAAAGTTGATGAAAGAATCAAGCCGGAGCGTGTTAAGTTTATTGTTGAAGAGGTTGCATATTGGCGAAAGGCAAATCAAATCCACAATTGGTTCGTTCAGAATGTTCAGAATGGAATTGATGAGTGTCAATCTTCTTATGTAAGCAGAGAAAAATTAGAAGAGTTATTGGATGTATGTAAACAAGTTGAAGCTGATAATGATTTAGCTAGTACATTACTACCATCATCTAGTGGATTTTTCTTTGGTGGAACTGAATATGATGAATGGTACTTTAAGAGTATCTTAAATACTATTGTGTATTTAGAAGATATTTTGACTGATGAGATAGCGGATGATTTTGAATATAACGCAAGTTGGTAACCTTTAAAATATAAATTATGAAATTAGAAGAATGGAAAACTCTATCCCAAGAAGAAAAACAAAAGTTTTGGGAAAATGAAAAAAACAAATTAGAAGCTGAGAAATTAAAATTGGCTGAAGCAATGGAGTTGGTAGATGAACTTTATAGTGAGGGGTTCACTCCAAAAGGGTTATCGGAAACAAATAATTCAATCGATGGTGATGCATTTGATGAAGCTGTATCTAAACTATTAGGTAATAGTTGGAGACTTACTAAAGAAGATGAGGAAACGATTTTACTAATAGCAAATAAGTTATGTTATGTTAGCTGATATTAAAGATTTAATTGAAGAGTTGGGATGGGATTATGATAGGTTGAGTTCATCTGGGCAGGCAACCTATAATAAGTTATGTGAATTATTAAAAATTAATGAGTAAAAAAACCATTTTTTTAGATAGAAAGCAATCTAAATTCTTATTTGATTTGGATGAATGGTTGCGTGATGAACAAATGGAAGATTGGACAAGTACAGTTCAAACGGTAAGGGAAATGATAACCGATATTGAAACTAAAGGTTATTATGATGAAATTCAAGCTGAAGTTCTTAACGAATTACGAACTCAATACATTGAGGCTAAATCATTAAGAACTCAGTACATTAATGGTAAATTAAAAAAATAAATTATGATTTATAAGTACGATAGAACAAACTTAGTATTCAAAAAAGATTTGAAAACAGTTAAAATGGTTATACTAACTTGTATTAGTTTAGTAGCTATTTCATTTACAATTGGTAGGTATGCTAAAATTCAATCATTGGAAAATTATGAAAAGGAATTGATTGTATTGAATATGACCGCTGAGCAAAATAAATTTAGTGAAGATAAATTGGTTGAACTTTTAAAGGAATTAAACGTTAAGTTTCCACATATTGTAATGGCTCAGTCTATGATTGAAACTGGTAAGTGGAAAAGTAATATTTTCAAAGAAAACCATAACCTATTTGGAATGAAAGAAGCTAAGCAGAGAGTAACTACTGCTGGTGGAACTCAGAACAATCACGCATTTTATCAAAGTTGGCGAGAATCAGTTTATGATTACGCATTTTACCAATGTAGGTATTTGGCAACAATAAATACTGAAGCAGAATACTACCAATACCTTTCTAATAGTTACGCTTCGGATAAAAGATATGTTGAAGTATTAAAGAAAACTATCGAAACTAATAATTTAAAACAATATTTTAATTAAAATGGCAAATTCAAATAATAACAGCAACGGAATCGGATTGGGTATGATATTATTCCTAATCTTTATGACTTTAAAATTAACAAACTATATTGATTGGTCTTGGTGGTGGGTAACTGCTCCTCTTTGGATACCAATTGGAATAGTTCTATTTATTTTAGCATTAGTACTTATACTTAAACGATAATTTATATGAAAAAATGGTTATGGAGAGCCTTGGGGCTTTTATTCGTAGGTTGTGCATACATTGGAGTGATTACTCCGGGTGTACCTACAACTTTCTTCGCACTTTTGGCCGCTTGGGCATTCTCAAAATCATCTCCTGAATTGGATAAGTGGTTGCATGAACACAAAATCTTTGGAAAATACCTAACCAATTGGGAAACCAAAAGGGTGTATCCAAACAAAGGTAGAATTATGATGGTAATTGTAATGAGTATTTCACTTATATCAATGTACTTTACAGTTCCACTTAGAATTGTTGGATATGCAGCATTTACATTCATATTGATTGGGGTATGGGCATTTAGATATCCGGGTTCAGTTGAGGAATACGATAGACGTAAAAAAGAAGGAAAGAAAATCGGATGGTTTAAATAATATCGGATATGCAAAAATACGATTCGGTACAATCTTTATTTAAAAGTTTTCCAGATACTGTACTATTAGTTGGTAATGGTAAAATGGATAATCAAGGGGAATTTATAGATTCGTATGAATGTGTAATTAGGTTTAATGATTTTCAAATAGAAGGGTATGAGGGTGATGTTGGAACAAAAGTATCAGCAATATCTTTCCATTGTAGTGATTTTACATTACCACATACAAAATACATGCTACCTAATTTTGAAAAATATGTAAACAAAACTCAGTTATTTACTACATCGGAAATACGTGGTAACAGTAAAAGAGAAATTTTACATATACAACCCAACACTCGATTATTAAATGTTTCGCATCCATATATGAATGAATCAACTGCTAGGTTAACATCTGGAACCTCATTAGCATTAAATTTATCTTTATTTTTTAATAAAAATGTTCATTTGATTGGGTTTGATGGAAATAAAACAGGTCACTATTATGACCCCACATATGATGAAGTTGCAGAAGCTAAGAAAGCGGGTATAGTTGGACCGGCTCATAATATTAATTATGAGTTTAATATACTTAAAAATATTTCAAACATAACTTTAATATAAATGGGAGATTTTGCTGAGTTTTTGGAAAAATCTAAAAAGGTAGTTGCATTAGATTTTGATGGAGTAATTCATAATGATTCTAAAGGATTTTTTGATGGTACTATATATGGTGAACCAATGGAAGGAACTGAAACTGCGTTGAAGTATCTAAGTGATAATTATAAAATAGTAATATTCAGTTGCAAATCAAACCCAAACAGACCATTGATTAATGATAAAACAGGAACTGAGTTAATTTGGGATTGGTTGGAATCTTATAATTTTAAACAATACATTTCGGATGTAGTTTGGGGTAAACCAAACGCATTTGTTTATGTGGATGATAAAGGATTTACTTTTAAAAATTGGACAGATACATTAGAACACATAAAGTATATAAAATAAATTTATGAAAAAGGTTAAAATTTTAGATTGTACTTTAAGAGATGGTGGATACTATACCAATTGGAATTTTGAACCAAAAATGGTTAAAGATTTAGTATTTTCATTGGATACGTCTGGTGTGGATGTTATTGAGATTGGTTATAAATCACCACTAAAAGGTGGGCAATTTAGAAAATGTAATGATAGATTTATTTGGGAAATATTAGAATATAGATTACCACTAAATTCTAAATTAGCATTTATGATTGATGCTAAAGATTTTATTAAAGGAGATTCTATTGATTTTGCATTGATTGATAATATTATTCATCAAAAATCCGATTCACCATTTTCAATTTGTAGATTGGCAATAAAACATTCTGAAATAACCCACTCAATTGGAATTGCAAATCATATAAAAAATAAAGGATATGATTTGATGATAAATTTGATGAGTATTTCTATGTTATCGGATGATGAAATGCGAGATTTTAGTAAATTAGTAAATGTTAATCCAATAGCATTATATTTTGCTGATTCATATGGTAATGTTGAACCAAGTAAAGTAAAAGAAATTGTTAAAATTTTTAAAGAATTTGGATGTGATATTGGTATTCATACACATGATAACATTGGATTAGCATTCGCTAATTGTATATCTGCTTTAGAGGAAGGTGTAGTGTGGTTGGATGGTACATTATTAGGAATGGGTAGGGGTGTTGGAAACGTAAAGACCGAACAATTAGTTACATATTTGCAATACAAATTCAAATTATATAATTCATCACCACTTCATAAAGTTTTAACGGATTGGATGATTCCATTACATATAACTCACAATTGGGGATTTACTCACAATTATATGATAAGTGGAATGAAGCACATTCATCCATTATATCCACAAACATTACAATCTTCATTTTTAAATCCAAATAGAATAGAGAATATTTTATTGGATATTGAAAATTCAGAAACTTACGATTATTCAAAGATTGAAAAAACATTAAAACCAAAAATAGCAGTTGTTATTCCAGCAAGATACAAATCTTCAAGATTCCCAGGAAAACCATTAGCAAAAATCCAAAATAAAGAAATGATTATTTGGGTTGCTGAAATAGCTAAGAATTCAGTTGGAATTGAAAATGTGTATATAGCAACTGAAAATGAAGAAATTGTAGATTTAGTTAACAGCTATGGATATAATGTAATATTAACTTCAGATTCTTGTTTAACTGGAACTGATAGAGTTGCTGAAGCAACAATGGAAATTGATGCTGATATTATTATAAATATCCAAGGTGATGAACCATTATTGGACCCAACTGATATTGATAAGGTAATTCAAGCTAAGTTGAAATATCCAAACCATATTGTAAATTGTATGTCTTATTTAAACAAACATGAAAATGTAGAGGATAAGAAAATACCAAAAGTAATTACCAATTTAAATGATGAGTTAATCTATATGTCTAGGAATCCAATACCCGGAACCAAAACAGGTAATGGTAACCATCCCAAAAAGCAGGTATGTATATACGCATTTAATAGAGAGCACCTTAAAGAATTTAGTAGTTTTGGTAAAAAAACTCCATTAGAATATGATGAGGATATTGAAATCATTAGATTTTTAGAGATGGGGCATAAAATTAAAATGGTTATGTTAGATAACCAATCCCATGCAGTTGATTATCCCGAAGATATTCAAATTGTTGAAGAAATTTTATCGAAAAGCTTGTAGATATCGATAATTTTTCGTATATTTGTATAAATAAAATAAGTTATGGAAACATTTGTAATATTAGCATATGAGGGTGGTGATTTAAACGGACGTTGTTACTTAGTAGCAGTTTGTGATTCTCAATTTATAGCACAACGATATGCGGATAGTGAATCTGCATCAACCCGTAAGAAATTTGGATGTAGAGTTTATAGAAAACTTATGAACGCTCCTATTACTGAATTGGATACCTTAGTTTATCAAACAAAATAAAAACCAAAAAGTTACATGAAACAATCACTTACATACGATGATATCCAATTGGTACCAGCGTATTCAAACGTAAACTCCCGCCAAAACATTAATCTAAATACATTGGTAAGTAGACGATATGGATTAATGAATCCATTAGTAGCATCCCCAATGGATACGGTGTGTGAATTAGATATGGCATTCAAAATGTTTCTAATGGGAGGTGTTGGATGTATTCACCGATTTATGTCAATTGAAGAGCAAGCTAAACAAATTAAAATGTTAAGCTATAAAATCTATGGTGATGGGTTTGGTGGTCCATATGAAGATTGGGGAATTATGTATGATGATTGGCATGCTGAAATTAAACAAATTCCAATTATGGCTGCAATTGGTGTTCAGGGAGAAGATAAGGTAAGAGCTACTAAATTGGTAGAAGCTGGTGCCAATATTTTGGTTATCGATGTAGCGCATGGACATCACCAAAATGTAATCGATATGATTGTATGGTGTAAACAAAATCCACTATTTGAAAAGGTGGATATCATTGCGGGTAATATCGCAACTGCTGAGGCAGCTGTAGCATTAGAATCAGCTGGGGCAGATGGATTGAGAGTTGGAATTGGTGGAGGTTCACTTTGTACTACTCGAATCAAAACTGGGTTTGGTGTACCAAATGTAAGTTGTATTGAGGATATCGCTACGATATCAAATGTACCAATTATGGCTGATGGTGGAATTAGAGGAAGTGGTGATATTGCTAAAGCGTTAGCGGTTGGAGCAGATTGTGTTATGATTGGTTCACTAATTGCTGGAACTGATGAATCACCCGGTCAAATTATTGAAAAAGGAAACGGATTGTATAAACGTTATAGAGGTTCAGCATCATTAGAAACTAAGGTATCACATGGACAGGCAGCTAGAAACGTAGAAGGTGAATCAACTATTATACCTTATAAAGGTGGAGTAAAATATGTAATAAATGGATTATTGGATGGAGTAAAATCGGCACTATCTTATGGTGGTGCAAATTCAATATCTGAATTCAGCCCAAAATGGGTTCAAGTAACTAACGCCGGATTAACTGAAGGCAAACCTCACTTACTATAAATGATAGAAAAAATTAAAAAATACTTCAAAGATAAACGGGAATTGGATGAAGAAAATGGTAGATTAAAACACCAAATTTATTTAATGCAGGAGTATATTCAAGCTCAAAAAGAAGCTATTATACAATTAGAAAGAAAAATTGAAATCTCACAACAAATGTGGGATGTGGAAAATTTAACAAAAAAGTATTAGTTATGATGTTACAATATGGACAAGAAATTTTAATATATTTAGTTTTAGGATTTGGATTTACTATGTTTTATGATTGGCTCCTATCAAGAGGAGGTGATGATGAATTACAATTTAATAATTTTGAAAGAGCTTTGATGGTTATTGTATGGCCGGTTTTTTTCACAATTACAATTATTAATCTTATCAAATACCTTAATGAAGAATGATATTTAAACCACTAAATTGTGTTGGTATTAGTTATAAAAAAACTGAGTTATCTGTAAGAAGTAAATTTGCACTAACTGAATCTGCTATTTTAGAAAGGTATTCTAATAGCGGATTATTTCATTTTTTTATCATTTCAACTTGTAATAGAACTGAAATCTATTCATTTGACCAACCAGAGGATGAACTTTTGAAACTTTTGGTAGGTGATGGTGATATGGAACTATTCAAAAGAGAAGCATATTACATTAATGATAGGGAATGTTTTGAACATTTAGTAGAAGTTGCATCTGGAATGGACTCTCAGTTATTGGGTGATTATGAAGTGGCTGGTCAGATTAAGGATGCACTTAGAATGGCAGGTATTTCAGCTAAGTTGGGTGGGTATTTTGAAAAGATAACCAACTTTGCACAATCGATAGCTAAAACAATACGTTCAGAAACTAAAATATCAGAGGGTTCAGTATCAGTATCAAACGCAGCTGTTGAATATATTAAGGAAAATGTAACCGATATTCAGAACAAAACGATTTTGGTAATTGGTGCTGGTAAGATGGGTAGAGCCACAATGAGAAATATCATTACGGAATTGGATACCAACGAAATTACGTTATTGAATCGAACTGAATCGTTATCAGATAAGATAGCAAAACAATTGGATGTAAAAAGTGATAGATATTCAAGCCTCCAAAGGTATATTAAATTGGCTGATATCATTATAGTAGCAACCAATGCGGACTATCATATCATAAATTTTAATGATGTGGAAGGTACCAAAGTTATAATCGATTTATCAGTACCACAAAATGTGGACCCGCTGATTGGAACTCAATCGAATATAAAACTGATTGATGTGGATGGATTATCTAAGGTAAAGGATGCAACTTTGAAAATGAGGCAAGGTGAGATACCAAAAGCTAAGGATATAATGAAGGTAAGATTGGATAAATTTGAACTACAAATCAACAATGGGGTTGAATTTGTGAAAAAGTATATTATTAACAATGAATAATTCAGATATAGGATACCCAGATTTGGAATGGCGTGATGATGAAATGAAAGTTTGTAAGAAATGCGGTAACGTATTCTATACAAAAACACCAACTGTATGTCCACAATGTAAAGAACCAATAGAATGAGAATAGTACAAACCTTAACAACAACACCAAACGGATTTGGTGAACCTTATATCAAAGGGCAATTGGAATTGTTTCAATGTTCAATCAAAATGGCTAGAAGATTTCATCCAATTACACTTTATACGGATGAAAGGGGAGCTAACGAATTGGGGAATTTTGTAAATGAAGTGAAGTTTTTGGAAAAGAATACTGAGAATTACCTATGGTGCGAACCGAAGTTTGAAGCAATGAAAAGAGAAACCGGTGATTTTATTCATATGGATGGGGATGTGTTTTTAGCAGAACCACTTATCATACCTGATAGTTACGATGTACTATATGATTTTAACGATGGTGAAATTGGGGATAAGTACTATGCAAATAATATTCAAGTATTTGATGAATGGGGAATCAAAGAGATTTTTCCACATTGGAGTCCAATATGGGATGGAGCTCATAACGTAGGGTTACTATCGTTTAAGAACCCTGAGCATATGAAATTGTATATGGATACATTCTATGCTATTAAGGAATTCTATTTCAAAAAATCAAGGGAAACTGGGAATCGGTTAGTACTGCCGGAATTGATAATGGAGCAGCTATCGCTTAAGTTACTAGCAAATGGTGAAGGATGGAAGGATTTTGGACTAGGTAGAATGAACTCCTATATTCATATGTACTCTGGAAGGAAATTTCAATGGGGGTTTATGGAATTAATTGAAAATATGAATCGAACATTATAATGAGTAGTAACGAATGGAATTGGATGGATAGGCGGGATATTACTCAACAAAAAAATTGGGTAATTGTAAAGGATACAAATGTCTACAAATATAATAGCTGGAATGAAGCTGTGGTTATAAACCAAATGATAGGTGGAATTCTAATGAGTGAAGATTATTATGAAAATCACTATAAGAATGAAACGGATATTTAAACGAATCCTAACCCACCCCGAAAAGGTGGGTTTTTTAATGTCCAATCCAAACTGGAGCTGTGAAACCAATGATAAAAATAAATCAGCTAAGAATAGTAATAGTAGTAGTATAGATACATAACGTATAGAGAATAAACAAAAATCAAAAGAACTCCCTATATATAAGGGAAGTACTAACTCACTAACACCCCACTCAGATGAAAACAAATCAAAACCAAAAGGTCTTATTAAAGATACTATTCACCCTAATGGAAATAGAAGAGATAGTAGAAGGAAAAGAAGAAATGGAAGAAGTAAGAGAGAAGATAGATAAGATAAAGGAAATACTAGTAGAAGAGATAGAGGGCTAACGAAACCCTTACACACTCAAGCTACACCACTCTCAAATCGCTATTGTGATACCCCCGAAAATTTAACTACACCGAAAGCCCCACCCAAAGGGGCTCCTTGATTTTGATATAAAGAGGTATTAACACCTAATGTCAATGAATCCTTACCACTTTCTCCCACAAATTCCCACCACTTACCACATTGTTGAAAAGAGGATGTGGAAAAGCAACCTATCAACCGGGTTGAGAAGCTTAAGGGGGGATGTGTTTAGCTCCTAGCTTTTCTCCCTATGGTTTTACCACACTTCTCCGAGCAATCCCATCCCAATCCCATTACGGAATCCCAAGCCAATGGTGACAAACCCTGGCGATAGCTAAAAACGGGGCTAAAAGGGTACAAAGATACAAAAAATATTTCACATAGCAAAATAAAGTTATGAACAAAGAATTTCATAACGGGCTCATCCTCAATGGCTTATGAGTGTTGATAACTTTATTTATCCACAATTGGCTGTTGATAACTTTATTTGGAAATGTGAGAAATTCTTCGTATCTTTAAGGGCTGGTGGGTGGGAGAGAACCTATTCTGATACTGCTGAAAATTAATATCCCGTTGGGAGCGATTTGGATTTCGTTTGACCATAGACGAAAATGAACCCCGGCATGCAAAAATGGGCTTGAACTCCACCAAAAAATGTGGAAAAAAAGTCTATCAAAATGGAAAAATAAATGGCAAAAAGCTTGTGCAATCCAATTCTTTTTTGTATATTTGAGTATAAGATTGAGAGAGAGATTAATTTAAACCCTTAAAATATAAAAGATGAACTATTCACAATTATCAAAGTTATCAGTAGAAGAGCTAAGAAGTATCAACCAAATGGTTGTTCAGTTGATTAAACAGAAACGTACCATTGAATCCTTAGAAAAGAAAATAGGATTGGAAGTTGGTATGAAAGTTAAAGTAAACCATCCTAAGTTGCAGGGTAGGGAGTTGGAGGTTGTTAAGATTAACCGAACCAAAGCTAACCTAAGAGTGGTTGGTGGATATGCTTCTTACAACGTACCGGTTTCAATGATTCAATATTAATCCCCTTAGATATGATACATAGAGAATTTATTTTAGTAGCAAAGCAGGATATTAAAGAGTACACTCACAATATCGAAACAACGTACCTTAAAAAAGGAGAATCTATTACAGTAGCTGAAGATGTTTTTCTAAAACTACAAAACAATGAAACCATTGAAAGATGGACCAGAGAAGGTAGTGTTTCAATGGACAAGTATATGTTTGAGAACGAAGTAGCATATACTCAGGTAACCATTGAATATGGTACACGAAAATTAGGACAACGTAAAAACTAAACCCCTTAGATATGAAGATTAAAGAATTTTATTTAGAGAATTTCCCATCAGATTGTAATTCAGATGGATTAGGAATGGAACTTAGTGAAACAGCAACCTTTGCTGGGTTATTGAACCAGCTGATTGTTGGTGGTGATGTGTACGAATACATTGGTGTTTGGGATAGTTTGGTGAGAGAGAGATTGTTCGATGGTCTTGCTGATGAGCTGGAAACTTCTTATGATTATGTATATAACCTATGGTTGAAAAAATAAACGAAAAGAGATGATAATATTCCTATTAATAGTAACGGTAATGTACCTTGCTTCAATCAACACCGAACTTCGAAAACGAAAATAATTAAGATATGAGTTACACACGATTCGACAGACACGCCCATATGACCGGAGAGGTTAGGGAAGCCGTTTTAAATTTAATTGGTGAGGTGGAGGGATTTCATTTGATGAACCAACTCTACGGACTTTTTGATGGGTACCTATATAAGGAATTGGAAGGAGCCACATCACCAAAGATTCAAGCGATTGTTAACATTGTTAAAGGATATCCAGTACTATGAACACACTAATGGAGTTAAGAGAGTACGTTACTAAACTGATTAGGTTACATCCGATTTATAAGGATGAGATATTGGAATTCTATCAGCTGGCCTGTGATGAGGTAGAGGGTGGAGGTTCCGAATCGCATGAGGTGGGATTAGCGGTATCTGATATAGAGGAATTGGTATATACCTAACCAAAACCTATTCGGTTGATTATCAACCCGTTGGAACTTTTTTGAAAAATAAATGGTGAAAGGCTTGTATATGTCAAAAATTTATTGTACTTTAGTATAGTAATGAGAGAGATAAAGATAATATTGATAATGGTTCTGATGGCTACTGGTAATGAGTGTAGGATGAGAGCCAACCCAATTGAGTTGGAATCTACCCCTAAAGTTGAAATGATTTTTAAACCCTTAAATAAATAATATGAACAACCCCTTAATCACAATCAATACAGGCACTATGAGTGGTGATGTATTCTATGGTACAATGAGAATCAACGGAAACACCGTTGGAGTAAGTAATTTAACTGAGTTAGGAAAAGAACAACGATTCCGTTACACAGCCAAAGCTAGAGCTGGATTCCCAGTCATTGGTGATGTTGAGTGTAAGATAGAGAACCTACCTTACTACCTAAGTAAGAACACCACTGTGGTTCAGATGGAACGAGTAATTGATGGAAAATCTTATTGGTTTAATATCCTAACCATCAAAGGTGGTAAATGGAATAGTATCGATAAGAATCTATTGGAGAGTTTGACTGTTGGTGATATGCATGGAGCATTCCCTAAGATGGTTGACTGGAATATATGGAAATCGATGAATACCAAATGGCACTCATGTAAATCATTCGTAATGAATGAGTTACAAGCCGCTTAATAGAAACGTATGATAAAACGATTTTTAAACAAGTATATGTATATCATAGCCGTAGTGATATGGTTTTGCCTTATGTATATTATAGCCGAATTGGTTACCTAATTAATCTCATTGGTAATCAACACGTTACGACTTTTTTTGAAAATAAATGGCAAAAGGCTTGTGTATGTCAAATAAATGTCGTACTTTAGTATAGTAAGAGTGGGAGAGATGTTCCCACCGATTTAAACCCTTAAAACCCTAAAATTAATAAAAGATGAAAAGTAAGAAAATCAACGTAGTAGTAGAAGGAATCAAAATGAGTTTACCATCTGATTCTGTTAGGTTCCGTAATGATGGTGTTACCCCTTATGTTTACGGACGTGGTCCAATCGCCTCCTCAATGGTGAAACAATTTGTTAAAGCAAAATACCCAAATGTGGTATGTTCAGTTAAATCATCATCATTCGCTGGTGGTAACTCCTTAGATGTTTATGTATCGAACCCAAATGGTTCAGAGGTTGAGGTTGAAACCTACAACGATATCAATCGTTTCGCTAACCAATTCGAATATGGAAAATATAACGGATGGGATGAGACTTACGATTACTATGAGAACTCCGGTGTTAAGACTGAGAAGGGAATGGATATCGAAGCTGGTGTTAAGTATGTTCATACTAACAACAAACCAATGTTTGGTTCAGTAGGTGATTGTGTTCGTATGTTGAAAAGTATGATGGCTGGTGAATATGTGTGGGGAGTACTTACATTGGAGAAAGCCATTGAAAAGGTATTGAGTTACAAAGTTCCTCAAACCAATATTGATAAAGCATTAATTTACGTTAAATAATTGAATATGAGTACTATACAATTAAAAGAGTATATGTTTACGTTCGAAGGTGGAGGTTGGAATACCGTATGGGCTAAGACCCGTAAGGGAGCTATCAAAGCGGCCCTTAAGGAATATAAGGATTCACCTACCCTAAACCCTATCCCATCATCGGTTCACAAATCGACAACGGAAGGGATGAGAGCGGCCCTATCCCTATTCTATTAAAATAAATTTGGTAGATTGGAAAATTTTTAGTATCTTAGTGGTACATTATTAAAACAAAAAACCTTATGGCGTACAGGTCAACCAAACAACAATTATGGCTAATAAGTCAAAAGTTACAAACGTTACCTTCAAAGGTAGCAAGAACCTAGGTAGTGATGTAAAGTTCACACCGGCAAAATCAACAAAATCAGCAAAATCAACTAAGGTTACTAATCGTAAAGCAGTAGCTAAGAATTTGTATGAAACACCAGTATCTAACGTTCAAAAGATTACATACGCCACAGGCCGTGTAGCTTATAGAGTTAGAGTAGCAGGTCAATCTCAATTCACTACTTCTTTAAAGAAGGCTCGTGAGATTAAGAAAGAAATGTTCGCTTAATAACATTAGGTGATAGGACCAGCAGTAGGCCGGTCCTATCCCTTTTTTATTAAAATAGTTGAAAAAAGGCTTGTAGGTCTCAATTATTATTCGTATATTAGAGTATAAGATTGAGAGAGTGATTAAACCTTTAAACCCCTTAAAAATGAAAATTACATTACAACAACTAATCAAAGAAACCGCTGGTATGAACCCGGTACAGTTTGAAGTATATTGTGAAACTAATAAAATCGAAACCGAATGGTTGGATGTAACCCTTACGGATTTCAACGAAGGTTTCTATAACGTAACCCTACCTGATTACAACGATAGGAGTGTATTCGCTAGTGATGGTTCGGAAGTTGAAATTGAACTTAATTAAACCCCTAAGAGATATGATAAATTTAAGTGTGATTGACAGAATGAATGAGCAGTTGAATAGTATTACAACTACTCAGGTTGGTAGTAAGATTGATGAGTTGAGGTCTATGATTGGGAAGAGATTCTCAGATAACCATTCCTCTACCCTCAATAGTGTGTTGTTATCGATAAGTGATTGTGGTAACGTAGCTGTTACGGCTGAGGTTCCCTCAGAGTATAACAATGTTAAACCAGCGGCCGGAGTGAAGAGAACTCCATCGTGGTTAGTATGGAACGCTATGTGTTCTTAATTTAAACCCTTAAAAGATAAAAGATATGAGTAAGTATGAAAGTGGCTATTGGCCTAAAATCAAATATTGGACTGCACAGCTAAATGAGGCTGTAGCTAGTGGTGACCTAAGAGGAGTTGATTCAGCTCATCGTAAGTTAGATTACTTCATTAATAGGGAGTGGGAAACTAATGGGGTTCCAAAGGAAAGCAATGTTATTGCCGGTGTAGATTTTTCAGAGAGTTTGAGCCAATTGGCTGGCCTCTCTATAAAATAAAAGAGATTTAATTAGGATATATCGATTAAATTTCGTATCTTTACATAGTGATGTGATTGAGACAGAACTCTAACGTTACTAAGATATTTGCGGAGAAAGACTTAAGAGAAAGTCGCCATATTACCAATATGGAGGAGGTGAGGCGGTTTCATCTCTCCGCTCAAAAGAATGGTTGAAGCCAACATCTAATAAAACCGAATGTGTGAATACTACTGCAATAAGGCAGTGGGATACTAAAGCCGGATATCGTTCTATTAATTGCGGAGGAGGTCTTGAGAGTAAGACATCTACCTACCAGGTAGAAGGTGTTGGGGCGGCTCCAACTCTCCGCTCGAATAAAAGTGAATATGGGAGAGCAGGTAGCTAATAATAGAGAACAACAAAACCTACTCTATCTCAAAGAGGTAGATGGTGAGTGGTTTCTATTGGAAGAACCGAAAGGAAGTGGGCTTATTAAAAAAGAGTATATACCAATGGGTAATAGGTTGGTATATCCTAAGAAGTGGAGTAGAGAACAAGCGGTTGAGGTATTCCTCAATCACATGATAGAACAACAACATAAAATAATAAAGAACGCAAATGAGTGGATACGAATCGCTGAACAGCTGGGACTTGGAGAGCATATACGAAAGAGTAGATGAGTATAGGATTAAATCCGAATCCATAGGAATGGGTGATGAGGTAGATAGATTGGCTAAAGAGCTTCAAAGAAGATTTGGAGAAGATTCTACACCATATATAGATGCATACGAAATGGCCTATGTGGAGCTAGTGGTCCCAAAGCTATATTAAAGAAATATATTATTAATTAAGGGGTTAATTAATTTAAGGGAGAAATAGGGGTATAGAGATATACCCCTTTTCTTATGCCCTATTGCCAGGGTAAGAAAATCCATCCAAGCGCTTGTATGCAATAGGGTAGGGTGGAATAATCCGTTCAGTTCATTTTTCTTACCGGGTAACAAATTCCATCCCTCCGTATATAAAACGTAGGGGGCAGGTGGAATATTCCTATGGGTTTGAAATTCTTACCTGGAGAACTCGAAGCCGGACACATCTGATAAAAATAATATAGCTAAGAATATACCTAATGGTAATATACCGGATAGTATAAAGGGGTATATAGTGTATAGTAGTATAGAGAAGAAAAAGAATACATAGGAGTATAGGAGTATAACAACATATAGTATATAGGGGAGAGAGATACAAGCTATACAGCTCAAGCGAACGCAGTGAGCGCAGTACCTAAAGTAAAGCTTTAACTTGACTATTAATACATAAAAGTAAAGCTATAACTTTACTTTACCCTAAAGTAAAGGTTTAAGTGAGGTAGGCTAACCGAAACCCCTGCTAAAGAGATGCTGGAGGTGAGGGAGGATAAGTGCCTGAGTGTGGGGGCTTTAACCGGCGGAGTTAAAGCTGCGCTTGAGGTGGGCGTGGGTAAGGGCTTGTGAATGAGGACGGGGGGACTGAGGTTTCTTGTAATTAGGTGATTGTCAACGTGTTACGAGGGGCTCTTACCTGTTCTCGTATCGAGCCTGGTTTTTTTCCGGTAGGGAGATTGACACCCTTAGATACCCCCTTGGGGGGTACCATCTAAATGGTTATCTGAAATGAGATAAAATAAATACGTCTAATATTTGGATATGTCGGATTTATTTCGTATATTTGTATAATATAAAATCCAATCAACAATGGCACTTAAAAAGGAACTTAGAGAAGTAAACAAAGAATTACAAAAGTGGGAATCTATGGTACCTGTTAATTGGCTTGGTAAATGGGGAAGGAGTGTAAGGATTAATCAACTAACTAAAAAGAGGGATATGATTCTTAACGATATTGAATTGAATAAGATTAAATACGAAAAAAGACATAAGTAATGGATATATCAGATATAGTGAATGATATCGCTGGTGTTTGTGCAGCAGGTTTAACCGTATGGTTCCTATTGGCAATGAAAAGAGATAAAAAACGTAAGGAGAATAAAAATGACAAACGAAATGGTAATAAAGTACAAAGTACTAAAGACATTAGATAAACCCGATAATATTAAGAAATATCATTTGGTTAATGATTCAGAGGGTATTGCAGTAGAATGGGATACCTACGAAGAGGCAAAGTATATCGCTGATTTGTTTCAAACTAATTCAGTACATGGATACACATATATTGTGATTCATCCTAATGGTAAATTGGATGTCTAATGATAGGTGATTGGGTAGTACTACCACTAATGGTGGTTTGGGGAATGACTAACGTTTGGTTCACATACCAACATTATAAAAACGAAGGTAAGGATGAGTAACAAATTCTATACAATGAGAACACCCGATGAGGTGGAAGGGCTCGAAGATATGATACGTTGGATTAATGAGATTAGACCTACATCGGAAATGAGGATGATTGAGATTGGTTCGTATATAGGGGAGAGTACAATGATATTCGCTAAACACTTTAAGGAAGTTGTTTCGGTTGACCCTTATATGGATAACTATGATGTTACGGATATGGCTTGTTCATTCGCACCTTTTGATGATGTCTATTCAGAGTTCTTAAGGAATACGTTGGACATACCTAATATTAAATCTATTAGAGATACATCAGAACGTTCTTTTTCTATACTAAAGGAACGGGAATGGGATTTAGTGTATATAGATGGATTACATACAGTGCAGGGTGTGATGTTTGATATTGATAACTATCGTACTATAATCTCTAAAGGAGGATTCGTATCTGGACATGATTATGGGTGGGGTAATGTAAGACACTCTATTGGAATCATATTTGATGATAAGGTAGATGGTGTATTTAAAGACCATAGCTGGATTAAAGGAGTATAGTATGGATTCAGATGAATTAAGGCAGATGAGTATTGATAATGCTAAATTAGCGTTAGACCAAGCCAAACGAATAAAAGAAATGGAAACAAAGGATGAATTGGATGAAATGCTCCTATCAATAGATAGAGATTGGGGTAAGTACCTAGCCGCTAGTGGGTCGGCTACATATAAATCCCTATTGGATGAGATTGAGAAGTTGGCGATTGCCAATGAGATTGAATCAATGACCCCAAATGAAAACAGTATTATGAAATTAACCGAAGATAAACGAAAGGGAATCGAAACCCTATTAGCTTGGATAGAACCACTAAGGGATTATCGTATAGGAAGTAGAGAGATTGGTGGTGATGTTATTATAGACCAATTAAAGAAAGTACTTCTAATAGAGGGATACGATAAGGTAGATAAAGAATTATTAAATCATTTAAGAGTATTATATGGAAAACGAATTGAAGCATAGATTAGAGATGATATCGGATGACCTTAGAGTGATAAGGGAATTTATATGGAGTAAGGGATTAGCGGATGTGTTTAGGGAACCGAGTAGTACATCGGATGAGGTATGGACTAATCTAAACAACATAGAGATTGCTTGTGATTTGAGTACGGATGAATCCCTAAGTTGGAAACTATATAGTTCGAACCCAACGGAGAGATTAGAGTATCTAAGGGGAGAGATTCGTAAGGAACGTATAAGTTTGGGTGAGTTGGTAGAACTACAATCGTTAGCTCAATGGATTGAACCAAATGATGTTGAATTGTTAGAAGCGGCCGGAGTTCCGGAATTTGAGGATTAAGATGAAGTACTCAATAAACGATAAGCAGAAGGAATACCTCCGTAAGGTATATAGGATACTCCATATTGAAGTAACCCATCCTATACATAAGGTAAATGATTTCACTGCTATTGGATATAAATTAGAGATGGAGTTTATCAATAGGGTATTGGGTGATTTGTTTTATACCTCTGAGGATAGAAGCAGATTGAACGATTTGAGTAGGGTATATAAGGAGGTGGTTTGATAGTTACTCCATTTCTCAGTATAGGGAATACTTATCTATATGATATATAAATTCTACCCTATGGATGAGCTGGATATTAAACAGCTAAGGTGGATACGGGTACAATCGTTGGGATGGGTGTTAGAATCGTTTCGTAAGGGAACTATCAAACCATCAACCATTGTAGAACTTATACCTTATTCATCTTTGGAATCTCTACTCTCTGAATTAACTCAGGATGAGGAGTATGAAGATTGCCAGGTTGTATTTAATATAATGAACGAAATATATAAAGAAAATGAAAAACGAAATGAACACAATGAGTATAGCCCCTTCACCCAAACCGATAGGGGAATGGAAGATTGGGGATAAGGATTACTTTATCTCTTTTGCTCTCACTACTAAGCCCAATTGGTTCCGTAGAACAATGGCTAACCTATTCTTTGGGTTAAAGTGGAGTGATTACAAAACCGGAGCGGAGGAACCTCAACCTACTAAGGGAGTAAAGGTTGCCAAAACAATCGAAACCCAACCCAATAGACGGGTTCGATAATAGAGCGGCTAGATGACAACCCAATAGCTCGGTAGACACCCAAGTGGCTAACTATCAATAGAAATCAAACAAACTCTTTTTACGACACCTTATAAAAATTTTTAAATAGACGGGGATTCGGTGGGGTTCTAAGGGGAATAGGGGATTAAAAATAATTCACTAATAGCTTGTTTATATGGATTAAATTTCGTATATTTGAGTATATAAAATTTAAACCCTTAAGATATGAATAAACCTGTTAAAAAGTACTCTATTGTCAAAGTAAGAGAATTACGTGCAAATCGAAAGTTATTAAAAACAAATGGTTCATCTCCATCATTTACTACTGATGCTGAATACCAATCCTTTTTAGGAGAACTCAAAGGAGCCGGTCACCTCCGAATCAATGGAACTAATAAAATGAATGTTACGTTGGGTTTGGATAATTGGAATGGTAAACCTTCTAAGACGTATGACCTCCAATATGAAATTGGAATAGAGAATGGTGATAAACCTCACTTCTCCGGTTATATCCAATCTGCATCAAATGTAGATTCAAACCCATATAAGGTAAACGCATGGTTAAATGAGGGTGGTAGTATCCGAATAGAAATTGTAGAAAAGAAATAATATGAAAAAATTATTAGTTATATTAATACTAATCTCTATATATGGATTTACACCTGCTGCCGAAAAGTGTTCTGGTGTTGTAACTGTTACTCTTTCTTATTCTTGGACTGATACTGCTTATCTATATGTTAAGTTAGATAAAACAGGTGAGGAGAAGAAAGTACGATTTATAGGTAAGACATTACCTAAATTAAATGAAAAAATAACGTTTGATTGTAAACAAATAATGAATTAAGTTATGAATAAGATAGTGGAGATATTCAAAGCTTGGGGTATAATGTTTAATCCTAATGATATCCAATCTGAATTAGCTGCTAAACGAATAGAGATATGTGATAGTTGTGATTCTAAATTAACCCAACCATATATACATTGTGTAGAATGTGGATGTTTTCTAACCGCAAAAGTTTATTCACCGGAGATGGATGCCTGTCCTTTGGGAAAATGGGTAGATGTTGAAATGGAATGGGAACGTAAAAAAAATAATAAAAGATATAATCAATTAAAGTAAAGTTATGAGTAAGGTAAATAAAAATAGTAAATTCTATATTGAACCGACAAAGCCAACATTCAAAGAGATGTTGCGGAATTTAAAATATACCATACTATTTTGGAAAGGTAGAAAGAAAGGAATGATTCATACTAGAGATTTAAAATGGGATGATATCCGTGCTATATTCTTTCCAAAGGATTTCTATGAGAAGTACCACTACTTAGGTTCGGTTCCATATGAGGGAACTGGTTATTTGTTTAAAGCCATATATCCATTGGTTCTTGCTATGGATTATGAGGCTAAACCTAAATGGTGTCCTAGATGGTTTCTACGATTCTTACACTTATTTGGTTCCGATAATTCAATTGTGAGAGTTCGTAATAGATTTTTACATGATTTGAGTAGGAAATTAACTAAAGGATTGTTAATATGGGATTATAAAACCAAATGGTGTGATTATGATTTACGAATCAGTATATCTGCTCCATCTCATTTAAATGAATTGTCACGTGGTATCGAAGAACGATTCTTCAAAACCGGCAAATGTAATGAGTTGGTGGAAGAGATAAAGAAATTAGACCCGAATGCTTCAATTGTATGGGGTAGTGTTAGCCGATTGCAGAAACAATTGGAAGAATTAGAAGAGTTAAACGATAATAATTAACATTAAAAGAAAAATCCACCCTTAATAGAGTGGATTTTTTTTGAATACCTTGTGATTAGTTATAACTAATTAATATTGTGTTCCACAATGTGGACAAAATTTGTGAGAATCTTTCTTTCGTTTAGCTCCACACCCACCGCAATACAATATATTTAATTCATTTGTACTAAGATGTTTCGTTGAGAATGGTAATAATCTCCATGCTACGTTATGAAATGATACAGATAGAAAATTTCTATCAGATGTTTCAAACTCTTGTGATGATTTTCCACCCTTTTCCGTAATTCCTGTTTCTGAAAGTGATTTATCTTCTACAATACCACTAACGTGCGATAGGAATCCATCGGTTAATCTCCTAGAACTAACACCTGATGTATAACTTGCGTTAATATTTGAGTAAGTTGCCGTATTAGTTGATGTGGTTGTGGTTAATGTTCCACCGGTTGTAGTTGTTCCATTCCACATTCCTAATGGAGTTCCGGTTGAATTGAATGTATATGTGGTACCATTACCATATAATATTCCATTATTGAATGGTTGCGTTTTAATTTCATTATAGAACTCTACTTCTACATATCCATTATTAGCCGTAGCACCAACTTCAATTGCTTCTTTATCAACTTCGTATGTTCTGAATACAAATTTATTATTCGTATCCAAGAAGCGTTGTAAAAACGTTCTCTCACCGGGTCTTAATACAATACCTCCACCCGATATATAATCGGAATCGATTTTGATTTTTGCAAGAATGTGATTTTGGGTTGGGTTGAATAATTCGATTTGGTATTCATCTCCATCTTTGAGATATACTTCACCTTCGAATTGTTTTAATCTTTGTTTGTCTTTCGTAACAAACGCTTGAGGGTTGGACTTGTTCGTCCATACTGATTGTTTCATATTTCCTTATTTTTTTATTTGTATTTAAAACTTCAATCGTTGGTATTTCTCCAACTCAAATGCCTCAAAGGACACTGAAGGTTTAACCACAAGGTTTCTATAATATATATACTGATTTTAAAAAAAGCAAATATTTATGTATATGATACGATTAAAATCTATAATGAATGAAGATTTATTTGGTTCATCTTTGAAGATGAAACCACATGAAGCGCTGCTGGTAAAATCGGTAGTTTCATTTATGATGGATAAGTATGGATTTAATGCTAAGATTATAGTAAAGAAAAAGGAGAAGGCGGGAATGATTGGTGATATATCATTAAATTCAAACTCAGTAAATAGTGGTAAATTTTATTTACATTTTAATCCAAATCAATCATATAAGAGAGTTATACAATCAATGATACATGAACTAACGCATGTTAAGCAGGTTGTTAAAAAAGAACTCTTACCAAATAAAGAATATAGTGCTATCCTATGGAAGGGTAAGGAGTATATCAATGTAAAGGATTATGGTAAGTTAATGAAATCTGATATTGCATCATATGTTAAATTACCTTGGGAAATGGAAGCGGATACTAATATGAAAAACCTATATTCTACCTTTATTAATTCCAAATATTGGAAGGATTTAAAAGGTAAAGATGCTACATTGGATTATATAATTGATAATATTTAAAGAGATTTACATAACACAAACTCACCTTTATCATATATGATATAGGAATTATTTTCAATCCAATCACCACAATTTAAATAATGAATATCCATCCCTTTGATGGATATTTTTTTGTCATCTGGTTTATGAATATGCCCGCAAATAACTCCTTTTAAATTTCTATGATGTGATTGATATGCAAGTTGATTTTCAAAATCGGTAATAAATTTAACTGCCTGTTTAACACCATCCTTTAACATTTTGGAAAATGATTTCTTATAACCCAATCGTTTCTTTAAGAATCTATCTATGGTAATTGCAACTTCATATCCCCAACTACCTAATATACCCAACCATTTAAGTTGTACAACCCCATCATATAAATCACCATGTGTTATTAGATATCCGTTCCACTCAACCTCATCTATAATTTTTATATTACCCAATTCAGTTGATGAATATGAACGTAGGAATTCATCGTGATTACCCGTAATATAAATTACTTCAGTTCCATTCTTAGAATAAGAAAGAATTTTTCTTATTATATTTGTAAAGTCTTGAGTCCAATAGTTTCGTTTTTTTAATAACCAACCATCAATGATATCACCAACTAAAAATAATTTAGCTGGTTTATATTTTTTAAGAACTTCTAATAATTTATCAGCGTTACATCCCTTAGAACCTAAGTGGACATCTGATATAAACATTGCTTCTACTTTCATTATTTCCAATAACCTACATCATTAATAAACCACTCCCTATTGTTTTTGTTGATGTAGTTCTTAACCAAAAACCAAAAGAATACAAAATAACCCATTTTTTTAAATCTTCTATCATCCTGACCGATATATCCATTTACAATTTTAAATCGATTCCTGGCTATCCTCTTGCTCAATAGATAGTCCTCTGAGTGGGTTACCTCCTCATCGAATCCTCTCATAGCTAGAAATCTAACTCTACTAATCATAAAGAATTGACCCGTACAAAATGTTTCGAATAATAAATACTTTTGAACAAATACAAATAATTTAAATGCTAATTTTGATAGTAAGGTTGAGGATGTACTTTTTACTTTTCCAGTAGCTAAATAATATCCATCATCTTTAATGGATGTTAAAGCTTTATATATAATATCATTACTTAATAATTCAGTATCAGCATCTAAGAATAAAATAAAAGGAGTTTCTGCTTGTCTAGCTCCTTTATTTCTAGCAACCGAAACCGAACCACCTTCAATAATTTTTATATTTAATCCATATAATATTTTAGATGCTTCTATTACTGATATTGTATTATCAGTTGAATTAGCATCTGCTATTATAATTTTGATATTCCCAATACCAATTTGTTTAGATATTGAACGAAGAGTCCTTCCTATATATAATTCCTCATTTTTACAAGGAATTATGATTGTTAATAATTTATTCATAATAAAAATTAATAGGGTAAGACCCGTTCCCTTTAAATATAATCGTATTTAATAATTAACTTATTTTAATAGAGTGATTAATTTAATATACAAAGATACAACAATTTATTAATATAACCAAACGTTTTTGACAAAAAAATAAATTTTGTTAAAAATTTGGAAATGTGGATTTTTTTTCGTATATTTGTATTTACACTATGTAATAGTGTAAAATTAATATTATTTATTTTAAATGCAGTTAAGACCGAATCAGATAGAACCTGTGAGAAGGGGTGTGGAATACTTTTCTGAAAAGAAACCCGTACCTTCGATTATCGTTGCCCCAACGGCATTTGGTAAATCGATTGTTATCGCATCTATCGCAAAGGAAGTTGGTGAGAGATTATTAGTAATACAACCATCAAAAGAATTATTGGAGCAAAACTATAATAAGTTTATTGCATTGGGAGGAGAAGCATCAATCTATTCAGCCGCTATGGGTGAAAAGGAAATTGGTAATGTAACCTATGCTACTATTGGTTCCATTGTAAAGGTTGCTGGTAAGTTCAAAGAAATGGGTATTACAAAGGTTATAATCGATGAGTGTGATAGATTCCCCAGAGAACCAAATGGAATGCTTAGGCGCTTCCTAAATGGTGCTGGTATCGTTCATACATTAGGATTAACTGCTACACCACTTAAACTTCAAACAAACTTAGGTGAGGATTTTAAACCATTTTCAAAATTGGTAATGTTAACTAATCGTTCTAAGAAAGGTAACTTCTTTAAAAAGATTATCTATGTTGCCCAAATTCAAGAAATGGTTGAGTTGGGATTTTGGAGTAGATTAGAATATCAATCATATGATTTTAATACCGGTGATTTAGTTTATAATACAACTGGTGCTGAATATTCGGATGTTTCTATTAAAAGAGCATACAAGTCACAAAATATTGGTGATAAAATTGTTAAAAAAGTTGAACAACTTTACGGACGTAAATCAATCCTTATAGCTGTTCCATCAATAGATGAGGCAAAGGAATTAACAACCCGTATACCAAGTTGTAGGGCAGTATATTCTGATATGCCAAGCGCTGAAAGAAATGAAATCATCAATGATTTTAAGGCAGGTAGATTACGATGTATTACTCAAGTAAACATTCTTTCAGTAGGATTCGATTACCCTGAGTTAGATTGTATTATAACCGGCAGACCTACCGCATCATTAAGTTGGTGGTATCAGTTTGTTGGTAGGGTGACTCGTATTCACCCAAATAAATCTGAAGGATTGGTTGTTGATTTTGTTGGGGCAGTTCCTAAATTTGGAAAGGTTGAAGATATCTACTTTAAAGAAGAGGAAAATAATTGGGTTATGTATGGTGAAGGTAAGAAACAACTAACAGGCATTCCATTAAGTGAAATCGGATTACATATAGAGGGTGAAGCTACCCCACAAGAGAAAGCGGCAGGTGGTGACAAAGTATTTATGCCATTTGGTAAATTTGCTGGAAAGGAAGTTAGAGAAATTCCTATATCATATAGAGAGTGGATGTTAACTAATTTTAACTGGACACCATTTAATCAAAAAGTTAAAGATGAGATTTTAAGATTAAAATCGATTGGAATTTAACTAAAGTAAATTCATAAAAACTTATTAGACACAATTACCATTATAAATTATAGTGGTATTTTTCTATGTCAACCTGTCTGAAATATATAAAAATGATAATATAAGATATTTATATTCAAAATTAATTCATCAATATAATGGAAGTAAAATACGCAGTACAAAAACAACTAATACCAACCGATGTTAACGCAGGTGACCCAAATTGGGCTAAGAGGCAAATCTGGGTTTACAAATTAAATTCAGATGATACTTTGGATGAGTTTGATACAATCGAAGAAGCTCAATCAAAAAGAGATGAATTGGATAATAATGACCCAACCGCTAGGGTATATAGGGTAGTTAAAAAAATAGATTCATTTAACTTCGAAGTAGTCTAAAGTCTCTGTCTCTGTCTTTTTTTAATTTATTCTTTTTAAACTATATTATAATAACTCAGGTAACAGTGTCACCGTGTCTCTGTGCGTTTTTGAAAGTGTAGAAAGGAAATTTTATCTTATCCAACAGGAGTGGGTACCTGAAGTTTCGAAGCGTTTAGACTCATTAGCTTCACCTTAGAGTATTGTTATTTCTTATATACATATATACAACTTTGACAAAACGTAAAGAAAATTTCAACTATTTTTCATTTTAGAAAATAAAGTTTATTTTGTTTGGAAATGTGGATTTTTATTCGTATATTTGTTCTTAAACAATAATACACACTATATGAATAACGAGCAAAAAATAGAAACAGCAGTTGAGTTTTGTGAAAGAACTTACCCTCAAACTTGTGAAGAGTTTAAAACAATATTAGATGAGATGTATATTACCTTTTGTAAAAAACAAAGGAATTATGGACCGGGTAATATTTCAGTAGGAACTCCATTAGAATCCAAAGATGATGTTAAACTATCATTAACTGGATTATGGTTCAGAATAAATGATAAGGTACAACGTTTAAAGCAATTAGTTGTATTAGGTCAACCTGATGAAGTAGGTGAATCAATTCAAGACACTTATGAAGATTTATCAGTATATGGAATAATCGCTCAAATCGTTCAACGAGGTAAATGGGCAAAATAAAATAAGTTATGAAAATTACATTAATATCAGATACACATACAAAGCATTATAAACTTACAGAACAATTACCTGGTGGTGATTTACTTATTCATGCAGGTGATATAATGAATAGTGGTTACCATGCAAATGATATCTATTCATTTTGTGAATGGTTTAATGGTATTGATAATTATCATCATAAGGTATTCATTGCGGGTAATCACGATAGAATGTTTGAAGACCATCCAGAAAAGGTAATGGAAATCCTTAATTCATATAAATGGATTGATTACTTACAGGATGATTGGATTAAAGTTAGTGATATTGAACAAATGGTTAAAATCTATGGTAGCCCTTGGCAACCTGAATTTTACGATTGGGCATTTAACTTACCTAAAGGTGGTAGTGAGTTGGAAGCTAAATGGGAAGCAATCCCCAAAGATACCGATATTCTTATTACTCACGGACCTCCACAAGACCACTTAGATGTAAGTGGACCACCATATAGTCAACCACATTTAGGATGTGCTTTACTTAGAGAAAAGTTAGATGAACAACCACCAAAGATTCATGTATTCGGACATATACATGGTGGATATGGTTACAAATTTCACAATGGTACTCACTTCTTTAATGCTTCAGTTTTAAATGAAGCATATGAGCAAGTTAATAATCCAATCACATTTGATTGGAATTCAGAAACTAACGAAATTGAATTTATATGAATTGGGATGAGTATTTCATAAACATTGCGGAGCAAGTAAAACTTAAATCAAAAGATATCAAAACTCAGATTGGTGTAGTGTTAGTCGGTAAAGACAATTCAATTGTTTCTACCGGCTATAACTCATTTCCAAGGGGTATAAACGATGATATTGATGAGAGGCAAGAAAGACCTGAGAAATACTTTTGGTTCGAACATGCGGAAAGAAACGCTATTTATAATGCTGCTAGAATTGGTGTATCTACTTTAGGTACAACAATGTATATGACGTGTGATATTAGTTGTGCTGATTGTGCTAGAGGTATAATTTCAGCTGGAATAATAAAGGTAGTATTCAGAACATCTACAAAACCTTGGCCTGAGATATGGAAGCAGTCGGCGGAACGTTCAATTCAAATGTTTAAAGAAGCTGGTGTTATTGTAGAATATTATGATTAATCATATTTATATGTATGAAGATAGAATCACTAAGTCAGCTACCAAACAAAACCATAAAGGCAACTTCAACCGATGAGGTAACGAAAGTAAGCCGTATTACATTGGATGGTGCTACTATCGAATCTAATGATATTAGTAAAGAACAACTTGTTGGTATAAGACTTGTTAAAGATGAGGAGGGTACACCTAAACAAAGTACTGTATCTAAATTCAACAATAGTGGGTTTATTCGTATAAGTGGTGAATATAAACAAAACTTTGTAGATTTTCCAAAAATAGATATTAGCAACATAAAGATTGTAGATGGTACTTCTTTTAAGTTTTTCCTATCTATAAAGGAAACTGTAAATGATGCAAATCCAATATTATATACATCTAAACCATTTTATGATGAATTGGTTTATACATATTCACAAAATAATCCATACTATGTTCCAGCCGCTGCAAAGGTACCTGCTATTGTTGTAGTAACATTAGATGGTATAAAGAAAAAAGTAGAGGCATTACACTTTAGTGAACTAAATCAAACTGCCGATAATGGTGTTCTTGTATTAAAGAATTTATTTGCAAACTCTAATTTTAATCTTGGTATAGACCCAAGCGTTAGTGATTATAGAAAAGCACGTTCGAATCCAACTTATAATATTGATGATATTGTTAGATATGTTGATTGGGTAGTACAAAAACCTGAAGCAAAATATGAAGATAGATTAATTCGTGGTAAGAAATTGGGTAGATGGAAATATAATACTGGTGGTGAAATATATGACAGTGCAGTACCATTGCCTGGTGAATTACCAAACAATTTAAATAACCCAACTACATTTCCACCATTTGGTAGACCTGGTGATTTTCAAAATGAAATCGCAACCGATGATAAAAATATTGATTGGAAATGGAATATTAATACACAACAATGGGATAAACCCCAAAGTGTACTTACAGAGGGTACGGGGCAAACATCAAATAATAACTCACCAATATCATCATAATAACATTAAATAAAATGTTATAGAATACTTATAATAAGTAACACTAACATATTGGAACTTTGAGAAAACAAAAAGCTTTACCAAGTGTAGAATGGAGAAAATACCTATCCATAAAAAACAAAGTACTAAACCAGTACTTATACAATTATGGTGATGAACTATTATTAAATGTGCTAGAAAATCTTCGACTAGCCTTATCATCAAAATCACAATCAATCGTACTAATTGAATTTCAGAATTCGGAAATCGTATCCGTAATTCAAAGGGAAGATTATGTGAAAGCGTTACAACAATTATTAGCATTATGCGAAAGAATGGAAAAGTATGAAATTTGTGCTAAAATAGTTTCCGTTCAAAAAGGAATTCGTTTAACCAATATCACACCAGCCAAACCGAAGCGTAAGCAAATGAATTTAACCTAACAATTATTTATGGCAGAGAATCAATCGGCAAAACACAGAAAATTAACTGAGGAAATTAGAGAGAATATTATAGAAAGACCGAAGGGCCCTATTAAATTTCAACTCCAATTAAATGCAGAACAAAAAGTAGGTAAGGAAGTAATTTTAAATAACGCTATTACCATATTAAGTGGTAAGGCGGGAAGTGGTAAAACCTTATTGGCATGTCAAGTGGCATTAGATATGTTATTCAAAAAGAGTGTAAAACAAATTGTTATAACCAGACCAACGGTAAGTAAAGAAGAAATTGGATTCTTACCGGGTGATTTACATCAAAAGATGGAACCTTGGATGCAACCAATTTACGCAAACTTTTATCAATTATACAATAAAGAAAAAATAGATAAGATTATAGAAAGTGGACAAGTTGAAATTGTACCACTTGCATTTATGAGGGGTAGAACATTTTTAGATTCATTTATTATTGTAGATGAGGCTCAGAATTGTACCAATGACCAAATGGAGATGATTACATCACGTTTGGGATTAAGAAGTAAAATGGTTGTATGTGGAGATTCACAACAAGTAGATTTAAAATATAGAGGAGAGAGTGGGTTTAAGTTTCTATTATCAGCTGCAAAGAAGATTAAGGATATGGATTCATTAACTCTACTTCAAAACCATAGACACCCAGTAGTTGATTCCTTATTAGATGCATATATGGAATTTGCAGAAACAACTGGTTCAAAAAAATAAAAGTATTCCTTGACGGCGCTACCTTAGAGGTTTAATCCCTACCTTTGATTAAGTTCAATTGTGGGGATTTTTTTATGCTATTGATTATCAACACGTTATGAAAAAGTTGAAAAATAAACGAAAAAAGGCTTGTATATATCAAATATTATTCGTATGTTTGTATAGTAAGATTAAGACATAAACCTTTAAAACGATAAAATATGATGAACGGATTGAGTATTATTAAACTAAAAGAGATTGAAACCCAATTGGGTGAATTTGAGATTAACCAGGTAATGGGTGGCGGTAACGATGTCTACCTTAGATTTGGGTATTGGAACCGGGTTAGTGTTCAAACACTCCAAGAAATCATCGGGCAATCGATTAAAGTGGTTGAGGATGATGATTATGATGAGGATTGTGGGTATAAATTTCATTATAGACTAAAATAATTGGCAAAATATTTGGAAATATCAAATATTATTCGTACATTTACTATATAAGACTGAGAGATATGAGTGAGAAAAGAAAAATAGTTTACATCGATATGGATGGAGTTTTAGTGGATTTAGAGAAAGAATTTAACGATTGGTTCGAAGCCCACCCACACTTAAAAGAACGATACAAACATAACCCTGACCATATTGCAGGAATATTCAGAACCCCACCACCAATGGAAGGAGCTATTGAAGCAGTAAAGAAATTGGCTGAAAGTGGAAAATATGAATTGTTTATCGCTACCGCCGCTCCTTGGGGAAACCCCGACGCAGCAACTGATAAACGTTTTTGGATAGAGAAACACTTCGGAAATCTATTCCACAAAAAGATGTTTGTTACACACCGAAAAGACTTGTTGATGGGTGATTATCTTATTGATGACCGTATTAAGAATGGTGCTGGTGAGTTTGGTGGAGAGTTGTTACGATTTGGTTGGTCTTATGAAGAGTTAAAATATAATGAGTACCCAACTTGGGAAAGTATTCTTAAACGATTGTTATAATAATTTTAAAACCTTAAAAATGAAAAAAACCCTATTAATTTTAATATCCGTAATTGGATTAATTTCTTGTGAAAAAGAAGAAATTCAAGTACCTCATAATTACACACTAAGTGTTGATGGTAGATTAGATACCACAAATGAAGGTTTATATAAACTACAATTAAACTCAACAGCCAATTCAATTCAGACTATACATCGATTGACTGGCAAGTTATTAAAAAATGGAAAAGAACCATATCCGCCTGAATTAGTTAATTGGGAATCATCACATAGTTGGACTCTAAATGATACAGCATATGTTATGATTCGTAGAATTATAAATACAAATGGTCAATGGGTAAATGTTGATACAACATATGTTACTGGTTTTGCTGGAGCAATTGTACCAACAATAAATTCATCATCTTATAGTGGTACCGCTGGTGAGATTAATACTGTTATTGCACCTATTGATAATATGATAGGAGATACTATGATAGTTAAATGTAAGTTTAGAAATTTAGAAAAAACAATCCGAATTATATTACAATGAGAAAGCCAAAATTAAAATTAACACCAATAACCGAAGAAACTTTTAAAAGACAAGGTTGGGTTAAGCATAGTGTTGAAGATGTAGAAATGTTTGATGAACCTCAATATAAGAAAGATAATGATGAGGATGAAGAGGATGAAGATGAGCCATACTTCTTTACATTACCAATTCCAAAAAATAGAATTGATAGATATGCACCAATGTTTGTATCAAACGTATCAAGCGATTTGGAAGAACTAAAAAATATGGGACTAAAACCCGGACAATATTTCATAGAAATGTTGGATATGGATGGACTTGGATTTTGTTCATCTGAAGAAGAATTAGAAATATTATATAAATCACTAACACATAAATACATAGAAAATGATTAGGAACTACACAGAAGAACAACTTCAACAAAACTACGAAAGATTTATTGCTGCACTAAAAAAAGTATTTAGTGGTGAACGATTGGAAAAATTACTACATATGTATTCTGAAAATGAATTAGGTATAGAGTTAACAATTGCACCCGCATCGGCTAAACTAAACTTCCACTCAGCATATGTTGGTGGTTATATAGACCACGTAATGAATGTAGCAACTAACGCTTATAAATTAAAGAAGATGTTTGAAACAAGTGGAGGTTATATCAACTTTACTGATGAGGAATTGTTATTCGCAGCATTCCACCATGATTTGGGTAAATTGGGAGATGGAGCAGAACCATACTATCTACCGCAAACATCGGAGTGGCATCAAAAGAATAAGAAAGAGTATTTTCATATCAATCCAAAGTTACAATACTTTGATGTAACTGATAGAGCACTTTGGTTACTAAATCAATATGGTATAAAATATACTCAAAAAGAACAATTAGGTATTATGATGGCTGATGGATTATACAATGAAGCAACTAAAAAGTACTTCATGTCATATGATGAAAACTTCCAATTAAAAACTGAGTTACCATATTTAATTCATTGGGCAGACCATATGAGTTGTAGATTGGAAAATACCGAATACCGAAACGCAACTGGTATGATGGATAATGTATCAGCAATGTTTTAACTGACACTATTTCCGAATTTATTAAAATAAACTGACAAAATTTCATAATAATAGAATTGGTACGATATTGGTAATATCTTAATTAATATTAACCAAAAAAATAAAAAATTATGTTTACTTTTAACACACTTGATGGATTATTGGAATCCATAGCAAAAAACCAAAAACCAATGTGGAATACAACTCCAAGTTTATCTTTTTCACCAATATTCTCACAATATTATATTGATGAGATGGAAGATGGTGGTAAAAAAATAACGGTTAATGTTGTAGGACACAACCCATCTGATATCGATATTACAATTGATAACGATGAAATCTTAATCAAAGCATCTAAGAAAAAAGATGCTGCTGGATTTGTTAGAGATATTAATTTAGAGTTCTCAGTTGCATCACCATATGATGGTAAATTGACTGAAGCATCTATTAAAGATGGAATCTTAACATTGATTGTAAGTAAATCCAAAGAAGAAAAAACCAAAAAAGTTAAGCTTAAACTTTAATGGTTTAATATGTTACGTTTTAAGAAGGGAGAATTAATAATCTCCCTTTTTTATTTTTTAGATATTTATATATATACAATTAAAAAGAACAATATGAAACCTGAATACAAAGAAAAGGCATTATCGTACATGGATGGAATTAACAATAGAACAAAAACTATCCAAGAAATGTTAGAAGGAAAAAGACCATCAAACCAATCTGATGCAATTCGTTTAACTAAAGAAATTGAAAGATTGTTAGAGCAAGCTCGTAACATCGTTGAATTATCATAAATGAAATTTAGAACTATTTTATTAGGAGTTTCCGCATTACTGATAGCATCAGCCGCGGCTTTCTTTTCGGTAACTGGATTATCCAAGCTATTCGCTGGGGCATCTACTGCCGTAATCCTAATGGCTAGTTCTTTAGAATTTGGAAAATTAATATCAGCTGGATTCCTTTATAATTATTGGGACAAAATAAACAAAGTACTCAGAACCTATCTATTGATTGGAGTATGTGTACTTATCGTTATTACATCAGCTGGTATATATGGGTTCCTAACATCCGCATATCAAACAACCGCAGACCAATTGGGGGTTGTTGATAAACAAACTGAAATTGTAAATCTTAAAAAGAATAGATTTGAAGAACAATTGAAATCTTATAATGAAGAGAAAACTCAATTAACTCAAACTATTGGCTCGTTATCAGGTGGATTGTCTAATAACGTACAAACATCTAAGGATAGAAATGGTAATATTTTATCATCATCATCATCTGCTAATAGACGAGTATTAACTACTCAATTAAACGAAGCAAAAGAACAACGAATCAAAGTTGAAGAAAAAATCGAAGTATTGACTGATTCAATTACAAAGTTAGAATTAAAAGCATTGGATGTACAACAAAGTTCAGAGGTGGCTGGTGAGGTAGGACCTTTAAAGTTTATGGCTGAAATAACAGGTAAACCGATGTCAACTATTGTTAACTGGTTTGCACTTCTTATTATATTTGTATTTGACCCATTAGCTGTAACATTAGTAATTGCATTCAACACCGCATTAAAAATTGATAAGGGTGAGGATGATGTAAAGAAAGTAATTCAGAAAAGAGAATTATATGGTGAGGAGCCAGATGAAAAGGAAACTCAAAAAGAAGCATTGGTTGAAATGATGGAAAACGATGAGGAGTTGGGATTATACGATGAACCAATAACTCTATCAGAAAAAGATGCAGAAGTATTCTTTAATGAAATTGGAAATCCCTCAGAACCAAACGAAGAATTATTAAAAGCGGCCTCTCAATATAATGAGGACGTAAAAAAAAAAGAAACTAGTACCGCTACAACAAATGTGGAAGAAGATGAATTATCTTTTTTAATAAAGGATGTTAATAGACGTGGTATTGATATCGATGGTGATGGTACCATTGATGGATATGATAACACTGGTGATGGTTTAATTGATGAATTTACACCAAAATCATCCCGTAGAGCACAATACGCTAGAAATGAAAAACCCTATTACGCTAAACCAAATTTCAATTGGGGTGATAGAAAGGCATGGATAAATGACCAAAATGCAGTTAACTATTGGTTAACTTATGTTAAAAACGACAAGGATACTTCATATCCAACCGATTTCGATACAAAAACTTATTAAAATATTTGTTTATTCCAAATTAATTTCGTATATTTGAGTATAAAACAAATAAACTATGAAATTAGGATACGCTTGTATTAATATGTCAATGGGTAAACAGGTTACCACAAATCGTACTATGGTTAAACGTACTTTTGAAGCAAGGGGTATGGATTATGTGTCAGAACTTGCATTACTCAATGCAAAAGATATTGTTAGAATTTTAGAATGGAATCGATTGAATGGAATTAGTTTCTTTCGATTATCATCAGCACTTATTCCGTGGGGTGACCAACTAGATTTAACTCAGTTAAAAGATTACAAAGAGATTAAGCGTGAATTAAAAAAAGCAGGTGATTTTGCTAAGTTTTGGGGTATTCGTATTACATCCCATCCTGGTCCATTTAACGTATTAGTTTCACCTAATGAATCAGTTGTACTTAAAACAATTGCTGATTTAGAACTACATGGTAAAGTATTTGATATGATGGGATTGGAAAAATCTCCATATAATAAAATTAACATACATTGTAATGGTGTGTATGGTGATAAGATTTCTGCTATGATGCGATTTTGTGAAAACTTCAAACGATTATCACCATCGGTTAGAAAAAGACTTACAATTGAGAATGATGATAAAGCATCAATGTACTCAGTTAAAGATTTAATGTTCATACATAATATAATTGGTATTCCAATTGTATTTGATTATCACCACCACAAATTTTGTACTGGTGATTTATCAGAGGAAATGGCATTAAAATTAGCCGTATCAACTTGGCCTAAATCAATTACGCCGGTTGTACATTATTCAGAATCAAAATCATTACATGAAAACAACACAAAAATCAAAGACCAAGCCCATTCCGATTACATTAATAGAATCCCCAACACATATGGGTACGATGTGGACATTATGGTTGAGGCAAAAGCAAAAGAATTAGCAATACTACCATTCATTGGTAAAGAGCATATATGTGAGTATAGTGGATTATTAAAAGTAGACAGTTATAGTTAATGGAAATAAAAGTAAACATCAATACTCCAAAAAGAGTAGAAAAGAAATGGGGTTATGAACTATGGGTTCATAATGACAATGAATATTGTGGTAAACTATTAGTGTTTACAAAAGATAGAAATAGGTTTTCTATGCATTACCATTTGATTAAAAAAGAAAGTTGGTATGTTCAAGAAGGAAGATTCCAATTTAATTGGATTGATGTTGAAAATGGGAAATTAGAAGGTACTACATTAGAGAGGGGTCAATCAGTTTTAATTGAACGGGGTTTACCTCATCAGTTAATCGCATTAGAAGATAACTCAATTATATTTGAAGTATCAACAGAACATTTTGATGAAGATTCATATAGAATTTATAGACAAAGTCCGGAGGATTTACTATGACATATATAACAAAATATTTACCTGAGTTAGATGTATTAAAAAAAGAGTTAGAAACAAATCCAACTAATATTCGTTACTATATAAAGTATATGGGATTTATAGGAAATTCTGATTCAATTGAGTATTTAGAAAATAAAATTAAAGAATATTATGAAAGTAAAATTGATTAAACAATCACCAGTTACAAATGATGAACTAAGTGATTATAATAATAAGATATCAAAATTAAAAGGTATTTCATTTACATCACATGATGTGGATATGGACAAAAGAATTATTACATTAAGGTTAGTTGAAGATGCACCATTAACATTGGTAAATCCAACAGTTACTGAAAAATCTGATAAATTAGTTTTGTACTTTGAAAAAGATAGTAACAAAGAAAAAACAAGAAAAACAATTAGACATACATCATTTAAAGTTAATACGGATAATTTGGGTATAGTTGAATTTTCAGCAGATAAGGAAACTTGGAAAACCGAACAAGACCTTATGGAAGATATGGGTTTATTTGAATGTATATTAGCTCAACGATTAATTGATGCTATTGATGGAATTGATATTAATTCAGAACTTCGTAGATATACAACCCAAGTAATTTCAACCAAACAACCTGGTAGAAATGATAAAGTAATGTTACAGGGGCCGAATGGTGATATGGCGTTTATTAAATTTAAAAACGCACAATCTTTAATATCTAAGGGTTATCAATTAGTATAGTTATGGCAATATTATCATACAAATCCGAAGAACCTTTAAATAGAGAAGCAAAGAACATATCATTTGATGTACCCGATGATATGAATATTTTTGAATTTAAAATTATGTGTGTACGAATGGCATCAGCTATGGGATATACCGATTATACAATTAAAAAATCATTTGGAGATACGGATTATGAATCTGAATCGGATAGAGAGTTTAAGCAATTTATTAAATCAATTGGACAATTAACTGGTTCATTAACATTTTAATATGGAAGAATTATTGATAAGTAAAGTAATAACATTAGAAGTTATATTAGATACTTTATTAGAAGAATTATTTGAAAATGATGTAATTGATAAAGATAAATTTGATAAAGTTGTTTTGGCTAAAATACAAAAATTACAAAATCAATTAAAAACAATAGAAAGAAATGATATAGATTATTCTAATTTATTCAACGGCCCAATCGGAGAGGCTTAAAATAAATTTGGATATATCAATTATTTTTTGTATCTTTACTAAAATATAAAATATATGGAAGCAATCTTATTTACTTTACTGTTATTATCATTAGTTGTAAATGTGGTACTGATTCTTAGGGGAATAGAATTAGTAAGTCAAATTGAACAGGCGCAAACGGATTATTATGAATTAAATGAATATACATTAGAAAAATTTGAAACCATGTTGGAAGATATGAGAGCAATTGATTTAAGGGGTTCATTTGAATCAGATGATGAAGTTGGCACGGTATTTACTGAGCTAAAGGATATTATTGAAAAATATAAAAACACTTTATAGAAATGCCAAGACCAAGAAAAAATAAAATGTATTTTACGCAAGATACCGAAGATGCTATCGTTGCGTATAATAAATCAATTTCCGATAGGGAAAAAAATCAATTATATAAAGATAGGATACAATATCCCTTTGAAAAATTAGCAGAGAATATTTTAAACACATTTAAGTTTACATATTTTGATGTACCTAAAGAAGATGTACAATGTGAAGTTGTTGCGATTCTAATTCAAAAAATTCATATGTTTAAAGAAGGTAGGGGAAAAGCATTCTCATATTTTTCTATTGTTGCTAAAAATTATTTAATATTAAATAATAATTCAAATTACAAACGATTTAAGAAAACATCATTATTATCAGAAATGCCTGAAAGTTGGAATCCTGAAAATGATTTTTACGAAACTCAAAGAGGTGATGAGTATAATGAATTTAAAGATTTAATGCTTAATTATTGGGATACTAATTTAACTAATGTATTCACTAAGAAAAGAGATATTCAAATTGCAGATGCAATATTAGAATTGTTCCGTAGAAGTCAAAATATTGAAAATTTTAACAAAAAACATTTATATCTCTTAATAAGAGAAATGACAGATTGTAAAACGCATTATATTACAAAGGTTGTTAATGTAATGAAGGAACATCAAATAAGAATGTTAAATGAATATTTGGATTATGGTACAGTTTCAAAAGCAGATGAAATGGACTTTTTCGCATACTAATATGTTACATTACAAATAAATTTATAAAGTGATAAGAAATTATCACTTTTTTTTTGTCAAGTTGATGTTTCAAATTTATACATATATTTATAAAAAATTAACCTCAATATATTATGGCAAAAGCAAGTTCAACAAGCACTACAATTAGAGTAAAGAAAAAAGTATCAAATCCGGGTATTCATTCTAAAACAAGAACATCTAATTCAAAAACCTCTAAGCATTATAAGAAATCTTATAGGGGACAGGGTAGATAATTTATTTTTAAATTAGATATTTATATCAGTAATTAAAACGGCTCCCATCCAATTGGGAAAACTCATATGTGTATAATTGTTAGTAAGTCTATCGATGGTTCTAAAATATTAGCCAAAAATAGAGATAGGGCTTATAAACCCTCATTAGAGATAGTTCACACTGTTATCAATGGTGTTGAGGTTGCATATCTAAGAGATACTGTTACCGATTGGTCTGAAGGCCTAAATGAGTATGGTATTGGTTTAGTTAATACTGCACTTATGGTTGGGTATGATGAGAACGAAAAGAAAATCGTTAAAAAAGGTGGTAAACCTTCTAAAGATGGTAATAAGATTCGTACCGCATTATCTAAGAAAACCATTAAAGATGTAGTAAATTCAGCTATAACATTTGATGGTGGAATTAAAGGACATACCTTTATATCTACTCCACATAAAATGATATCAATTGAAACAACATCAAAGCATAATCCTAAGTTTGAATTGCATACTGATGGAGATGTAGTTAGAACAAATCACGGACACTTACATCATGGGGCTGGATATATAGAAGGGCCTGATTACTTATCATCAAAATTAAGGAAAATGTCAGCTGAAAAAATGATGACTCGTGCTGAAAAGGTAGATGATATCTTACCATTGATGAGAAAAAAATTATACAAACATTCTTCTAATCTAAATATGATGAGAGATACCAATAAAATGGTTACATCATCACAATTACTTTTAGATTTAACAAACAAAGTTTTAAAGCTAACTTTTAGAGAAAATCAAATAGAATCGTTTGAGGGAATTAAAAGAGACCTACCAAACGGATATACTCCTAAAATCAAAATTGTAGTTACTAAACTTTCAAATTAAAATCACTTTTTACTTTATTGATATTTATATATATAAACAATATATACCAATAAAGTATGTCAATAGATTTTGAATTATTTCCTGGAAAGAACCTAAGTGGGTTATTTGAGGATATTTACACGAACCAAATCACCAAAAAGAAACATATTTCAGAACTTATTGCTGAAATGAGGAAAACGATTAGACACGCTGGTGATATGGCGGTAGTTGGTCCAATCTTAAAAGATTTAATTGATTCATCCGTTAGAAATGATGACCAATTAATTAAATTAGCAACAATAGCACAACGTATAATGTTGGCAAATCAAAAGAATGATGGTGAGGATGGATTCTTATCAGCAGCCGAAAGAGAACAATTGTTAGCAGAGATTGAAGAAGTGCAAGAGGAAGTAGAACGTATTGATTCTATTCAGAATGATGTAGAAGAGTTAAAACAAAAAATACAAAAGTAGTATGTTTGATAGAAATTCATCAGTTAGAGCAAATCAAAGTGGTGGTAAGGGTGGAGCACCCACATCTACAACGGGTATAGTATATCATGTAATTTTAAATTCAGATGATTCTGTATTAACTGATTTAGAAATTCCAAATGGTGATAAAGCTATTTATATAGGCGCAATTCAATATAAATCACAAGGTGGTAGTAATAAAGGAACTGCTGAGTCTGTTGCTTTTCCAAAAAATCTAAATTATAATTCATTACCAACTATAAATGAAGTTGTAAACATTGTAAGTGGAGCTGGTGGTGCAACGTATTATGAACGTATTGGTAAATCGGCTACACCAAATATAAATTCGGAAGAGACTACAATAAAATCAGCAAAACCAACTGATAAAAGTTCTGTAAATAAAAGTGCTAGTTATGGAAAAGTTCAATCAACTGGGATAGTTAGAAGTAATGCTGAATCTGAAGAATTAGATGGATATGGTAAATACTTTAAAGCAAATGGTAATTTGCATAAATTAAAGTTATATGAGGGTGATACTACAATTGAAAGCCGTTTCGGACAATCAATTAGATTTTCTGGATATAACAATCCTGATAATTCATTCTCACCAACAATTACTATTAGAAATATTGAAAACTCAATAAGTTTAAAAGAGGATAATACTAAATCAACTGAAGAGGATGTAAATAGAGATGGTAGTGTAATTGTATTTGGTAGTAACGAATATCAATTACCATTTCAACCTGGTACTGTTTCTGATTCTGGTACATCTGATTTTGAAACCAAACCATCGGCATTTAAAAGTTACCCATCTGATTTAAAAGGAAATCAAATCCTAATAAATTCTGATAGATTAATATTTTCAGCAAAGACATCTGAAATGATTTTCTATTCTAAGAAAAATTATGGTTTTATTTCAGATGGTACATTATCAATTGATAATAAGCTTGGGATTGAAGTAAGTGTTGGTGATAATATTAACGTTTTAACAAACGATAAGGATATAAACTTAAATACTAATAATGGTAAAGTTAATATTGGTAATGTTGATTTGGAATCATTAGTTAGAGGAGAAACTCTATTGGGATTAATGGAAGAATTAATTGATGCTATTGTAGCACAAATATATTTAACACCATCAGGCCCATCAGCAACAGGCCCAACAAATATTGCAGATTTTAACTCTATTAAATCAAGACTTAAAGAATTTTTAAGTACTCTAAATAAAACATCATAAATGTCTTGGGCAACTTTTAAATCAAACATATTAAATAAAGCAAATTCACCTGAGAATATAGAGGATATTGACTTTGTAGCGAACCTATGGGCAACTGAGTATGATAAAGCCATAAAAGCAGGTAAGGATTTACTTCATATGGTTTCTCTTCAAAATGGAAATACATCTGTAATGGAAAATTTATTTAAAATTTCATTATATCAAGGACAAGCATCTAACTCACCTGCTTTTAGTTTAGTTAGTGAATTTGGAAAAGGTGTACAAGCTTATTGGGCCGGTGGGATTATGAACAATTATCCAATACCAATGATACCTGCACCCGGTTCGGTTCAAAACGTTGCGGTTATATCTAATTTGGTTGTAAACCCTGGAGTTTGGACTCCACAACCACCAATACCACCAAATGATAATACTGGATTAATTGTTGACCAATTCATTTTGGCAGCAACGATTCATTTAACAACGGTATCTGGAGTTGTACAAACTACATCATTATACCCAGCCGTACCATCACCATTACCAGCTCCGGGTATTTTACCTTGGACTGGATATATGGTACCACCATCTTCACCATCGGTATCAGTACCCGCTATAGCTGCAGCAGCTGCCGTAGCATTAGCAAAGGTTGAAAATGCAGCTGATACAACATTATCACCTGAGCAAATTGAATCATTTCAAGCTGAAAAAGCTGAAGCTGAAATAGAAGCTAATGATGAAACACTTTCATTAGAAGAAAGGGAACCAGCTGCAGAATATGCTACATTAAAAGAAGAAGAATTAGAAGCAGGTGAACAAAACGCAGCTGATGTTGATTTAACTGAAGAGGAAGTTGATGCATTGGCTGAAATAACTGATGCTAAATGTCCTGCTGGGGCTAAGGTAGTTAATGCGGCCAAAAAGGATATTGGTATATTAGAAACTGGTACTCCACCTGGTAAAAACTATGGTGGTTTTACTGGAGGTAGGCAATTACCAAAAGCAGGTAGAATTGATGCTATGATTGGATTTGCTGGATTAAATAATCAAGCGAAAGTTAAATCATCTGGTTCTGGTTATTATTGGTGTGCGGGTGCTGTAACTACTTGGTGGAAAGAAGCCGGTTTACCAACTCCACCCGGAGCAGCAGCTTGTGCAAGTTGGAAATCTTGGGCAAAATCAAAAGGATATTGGTCATCTAAACCAGTATTAGGAGCAGCTGTAATATATTCAGATAAGACAGGACATGCACATCATATTGGAATTGTATCAGCGGTTTTACCAAATGGTTCAATAACAACAATAGAAGGAAACACTGGTGGTGGTGGATTTAATAGAAATGGATGTGGTGTATTTTCAAAAGCACCAAAAAAATATGATGGGTTTGTTATACCACCTCCTTGTGTAAAAAAATAGAACATAACGTACCTATCACTTCAATAACCAAAAAATTATAATAAGATATTTATAGTGAAGGGAATAAAAACTAAACAAGTATGGATACTGATAAATTAGTAAAAGCAATACAAATTATTGTTAAAGATGAAATAAAAGCCGTATTACCAACCTTAGTTAAAGAAGGTGTAAAGGCTGAAATGAAAAAGTTATTAAGAGAGAATTCTCAATTAAGAGGAGCTCTAACTAAAAAACCTGCTCAACCAACATTTATGGATAATGAGGTTAGTGAGGGTATTCAACATACTCCACAACCAACTAGAATGTTAAGTAAAAATCCTTTATTGAATGAAGTGTTAAACCAAACACAGCCATTTAATGGAACACAACATACGGAATCACCATACGCTGGGGCTCCAATGGGAGATGAATATAAAACATTAAATTTTAATACATCAGATGTTCATACAATGGGTGCACAAAATATAGCAGAAAAAATGGGATATGGTGATATGAGCTCAGGTCCATCTAAAGCTGGATTGGGTATAACAACTGGATTAGCTGGATTGGATAGAATTCTTAATAGAGATAACTCAGCATTAGTTAAAGCATTTGATAAATCAAAAGGTGGTTGGAGACCTGGAATGTAATTATAAGATATGGCAATTGAATTAGGTTCAAAGATAGTAAAAGATACCCAAACGTACAATGATTATGCGATAGGTATATCTTTGCCTCTTCAAATTGGAGGAAATGGATTCACTCAAACATATAATACAACCGACCAAATAAAGTCAAACATAAAAAATTTATTATTAACACAAAGAGGTGAAAGAATTTTACAACCTGAATTTGGTAGTGGATTACATGAAATACTATTTGATTTTAATAATGATGATATTGAGGGCAAAATTGAGGATGCTATAAATGAGGCATTTGAACAATGGCTACCTTATGTTACAATAGCTGATATAGTAGTTGAACAAACAGATGCATTAAAAGATAGGAATCAAATAAATATTTCACTAAAGTTTCAAGTTAATGGTAGTGTAGATTTAAATGAAGTAACATTTAATGTACAAGGATAATATAATATGGCAATAACTAAAACAAATAAGAATTTTAAGAATAAGGGTAAGGATATAAAATACCTTAATAAAGATTTTACGGACTTTAGAAATAATTTAATAGAGTTTAGTAAAACTTATTTCCCTAAAACATATTCTGATTTTAATGAATCATCTCCTGGTATGATGTTCATTGAAATGGCATCGTATATAGGTGATTCACTTTCATATTACATTGATGATACGTTAAAGGAATCATTAATGGTTCATGCGGAAGATATTGAAAATGTTATTGCATTATCACAATATTTAGGATACACTCCAAAAGTAACATCACCTGCAATTACAACATTATCGGTTTACCAATTAGTACCAGCTATTGGTACTGGTGTTAATAATACAATTGATACTAAGTTTTTACTTAGGATTAAAGAGGGTATGCAGGTTGAATCAGCAAGTGGTATTAAATTCATTACTCAAAATGTTATAGATTTTACCGATTCAACTGATAGAGAACTAACTTTATATGAAAGGGATGCCATTTCTGGTGAACCATCATTTTATTTAGTTAAGAAATATGTAAACGCAATTTCAGCTGAAATAAAAACGCAAGATTTTGATTTTGGTTCATATGAAGCATTTCAAAAAATTGATATTGCTGATACTAATGTAATTGATATTTATGATGTAAGAGATTTAAACGGAAACAAATATTATGAGGTTCCATATTTAGGACAAGAAATGGTATTTGTGGATTACCCAAATACTGAAAATAATGACCCGGACTTATATCAATTTAAAACAACAGTACCTTACATTCTTAAAACAATAAAAACACCAAAACGTTTTGTAAAGAAAGTAAATTCAGATAGTACAACTACTGTTCAATTTGGTGCTGGTGACCCAACTGCAAATGATGAAACTTTAATTCCAAATTTAAAAAATGTTGGATTAGGTTTACCAAATTCAATCAATAGATTGGAAGCATCATTTGACCCAACCAATTTCTTACATACTAAAACTTATGGTACTTCACCATCAAATACAACTATAACTCTTAAGTATTTAGTTGGTGGTGGTGTTTCATCAAATGTTGGTAAAGGTACACTTACTAGAATTACTGGTATTCAATTTGAAGAAGATACACAATTATTTACTGATACGGAACGTGCAATTTATAATACAACAAAAGCATCAATTGCCGTTGATAATGAAGTACCTGCAACTGGTGGTAGAGATGGTGAAGCAATTGAAGAGATTAGACAAAATGCATTAGCAAACTTTGGTTCACAAAATAGAGCAGTAACTGCTAAAGATTATCAAATTAGAGTATTGGCAATGCCATCCAAATTTGGGGGTATTGCAAAGGCATACGCTACGGCAGATGGTACATTGGATAACAACTCCCCATCAGCAATATTATCATCACCATCGGCTCTAAATGAGTTTACTGATTTGGTAATGAGTTTTGTTAATAAGCCGGATAATGAAGAACCTGATAGGAGAAGTGTACAAACTGAAATTAGAGATTTCTTAGTTGGTAAAACTTCAAATGATAATGAAAAAAATAACCCATTCGCAATCAATCTTTATTTATTAGGATATGATGCAGATGGTAAACTTTCGGAACTGAATAGAGCAGTTAAGGAAAACTTAAAAACATATTTAACAGAATATAAAATTCTTACCGATGGTGTAAATATATCAAATGGATATATTATAAACATTGGAATTAATTTTGAAATTATTACACTTAGAAATTACAACAATAGTGAAGTACTATCTAATTGTATTCAAGAATTAAAAGATTATTTTAATATTGATAATTGGACATTTAATAATACTATCAACTTAAGTGAATTGGAATTAATAGTAGCTAATGTGGATGGGGTAAGTTCAGTACCAAAAATGGAAATTGTAAATAAATGTGGTGGACAATATTCTGCTAATTCATATAATATAATGGCGGCAACTAAAGATAAAGTAATTTATCCATCATTGGACCCATCGGTTTTTGAAGTTAAGTTTCCGGACGTGGATATAAAAGGAAGAGCTAAATAATGATATACTTTTTAACAGCATCAAAAGATGCATCGGTGTACTTACAACAACCAGACCAAAACACTGGTTTAGATGAAGTATTGGAAGTGAGTAAGGTATTTTATGGTAACATAAAAGATATATCAAGAGCACTCCTTAAATTCGATATAGAGCCACTCTCAGCTAGTATAGCTAGTGGTGATGTAACAATGAGTTCTGCTGAGTTAGTTTTGAGAGAAACTGATTCTGAGGAACTACCATTGGAATTTACATTGGAGGCATATCCAATCTCACAAAGTTGGGAAATGGGCAAGGGTACTCGATTTGATGATATCACAACCGCTGGGGTAACTTGGAACAATAGAGAGGGAGATTCAGTATTACGTTGGTTACAAACCGCAGAATTTTCTGAAGTATCTACTGGTTCTTATGCTGGTTTAGGTGGTACATTTTATTCAAATGTATTTGCTACGCAAGATTTTGAATATCGTACAACTGATGTCAATATGGATATCAACGATATTATGCAAGATTGGATTAGTGGTTCAATTCCAAATGATGGTCTTATTTTAAAACTACCATTTGCAAATGAATATAATACATCTGATTATGGTATTTTAAAATTCTTTAGTAAAGAAACAAAAACAATACATCAACCAAAAATTAGAATTGGTTGGGATGATACAACTTTTGTAACTGGTTCAATGACTGAATTGGTAGCAGAAGAAATAAAAGTTGGATTAAGAAATTTTAAAAAGGAATATAAAGTAAATACAACTCCTAAAATAAGAGTAGTTGGTAGAGAATTATATCCAATTAAAACATTTAGTTCAACCGCTCAATACTCAACATCAAAGTTCTTAAATGAACAAACGTATTACCAAATATCAGATTACCACAGTGGTGATGTAATTGTACCATTTGGTGAATTTACTAAAGTAAGTTGTGATACGGATGGAAACTTCTTTAAATTAAATTTATCTAATTGGGAAGTTGACAGAGTATATAAAATAGAAATTAAAGTTGTGGTTGATGGAACACCTCAATTTTTTGATGAAGATTATACATTTAGTGTTATAGCATAATTATGAAAGATTCCGGTTTAAAAAACGAACAACAAGTTGGTAGAATAATAGTTAGTGGTTCTCAAGCATTAAATGAGAAGAACGCAGCTGGTGTCCGTTTGTTTCAAGAATCAGATTTGGCAGATGGTATTATTTCTGGTAAATTGGTTAAACCTAACTATAATATAGATGAGTTAACTAAAGCAGTTGATACAACTATATTTGAATTAATACCACAAAGACGTGTTCAACCATTTGATGGTGTAGCTAGACCTATATATAATGAAGCAACTCAAAGTGTATTTGATTTAACACTTCAGGTAAAGGATTTAACTAGGACAGTATCAGATTTACGTTCTAAGGTTAGTGGTCTTGAAATTGTAACACAAAGTTTGAGAGTTGAAGTTGATGGTGAAAAGCTTAAAGCTAGTATTGCTGAAAATCAATCTACAGTTGCTAACTCACAAATAGCAACAACTACAATTGATTTACAAAACGCAATTGTTAATTCATTAAATGAAGCAATACAAAGGGTATCCTTAGAAGCTAGGGTTGAGGCATTGCAGGAAGCATTTAAACTTGAAAGAAAACTTAAAGAGCAACAAGAGTTAGCAACTGATGCTGCTAAGAAAGCTAGTTTATTAGATTTTATAAATGGATTACCAAACCAATACGCAATATCGGAAAAAATCGGATATAAAGTTATACAAGTACAAATTGCAGATAAGTTTAATGAAGGTTTCCAGATTTGGTATGATGATAGAAAAAAAGATGCTAGGGGATTTCTTATTGGAAATGGATTTGATTTGTATAATGTGGGTGATATTGATGCGGTATTAACAGTATCAGAACAAGGAAATAATGCATTTGATTTTAGTAATGTTGTTGGTGGTAAAATAACAATACCAAAATCAACTGATGGTGGTAGTACACCTGGTAAAGTAGCCATAGTAGTTTCTAGAAGAGGTGGTAAATATGATAATGAAGGTACATTTGATGGTAAAGTAGTTTTAAAAGATGCTAATTCAAAAGGTACACTTACATTAAACACACATTATTGGCAAGCAAGACGTAGAAGGGCTACATAATATAAAATATAAAAATGGCAATACAAACATTTAAACAAATAATTGATAATCAAGCATTTAGAATTAGTGCTAAAGACCGAGCAATTTTTGAACAGGGAACTCTTCAATCATTCTTTGGTTTTTCTGATTCGGATATGATTGAATTTATCATCTATGATGTTAACGATACACAATTACCACAGGGTGAATTTGGTGAATTAGTTAGGTATGTCCCATTAAACTCACAAAATATTAGTGATTACTTTTTAATTGCAGATAACACATTATTTCAAGCATTGCAATTCCCAAAAGAATACTTTATTGATATAGAAAGATTGTTAAAAGAAAGTGGTTATGATAATGGTATATTTAAAACTCAAATAACTTTATTAAATAAACGAGTTGGGTTTGAATCACCAAATGAAAAAATGTGGATTAAGCAAATATCACCATCCAGAACTGAAGTTAAACTATTACCATTAATAAATGATGTATCTAAAAAAACTGATTTACTTCAGAGATTTAATATATTAATTAATGGTGGAGATTTTAAAGATGATGTTATTCCATATGTTCCAACTTTTTTGGAATCAATAAATCCATCAATAGTTGATGATTTTATTAAAAGAACTTATAGTCAACAATGGTATAATAAATTAGTTGCTGAATTTGGTATAGCTGGATTGGATACATTAGCTACTAAAATACATACTAAATTTGTTGAAGCAGTTAAATATGAATTTGCTGGTAGAGAGTCATCAATTAAATCGGCAAATTATGGAAATAAAAAATCGATAAGTTTACCACTACAATTATCCAGAGAAGATGTGTTTAAAATAGCACAAATAATCTTAATAGAAATTGTACAAGTTTATTTACCAATGAGAACGATACAAACAAAAACTGAAATCGATGCTGGCTTTGATGAAAGTAAAGATGATGTTGGTGTTGTATTACAAAGAAGAGAATCGGATGTTATGATTGGAGCTAAACCTGCTGTGGTAATGGTAACCAAACAAAAAACTGAAGTTAGTAATCCAACACGAGATGTTAGTATTCAAGATGCTATACCTGTTGGAATTCCTATACCTGTATTTTCAACACCTAACCCAGTTAAATCAACGGTAGTGTCTCCTGACCCAGTAACAATACCAACCCCAAGCCAAATAACACCAACACCAACCGAAACTAGCGGTGGTGGATATGGAGGTGGTGGTGGAATTAGTAGAGATTCTTAAATTTGATATTTATAAGATATGATACAAGCATTACAATATGATGATTTTAATTTAAACTCCTTTGGTAATGGGTTTGGCGAAAACCAATTTGGTAATTTCGGTTCAAACTTATCTTTTGGTGGTGGCGGCGGTGGCGGCGGTGGTGGTAGTACTTTTATTACACCAACACCAATAGCTGTACCTACGCCAACAATTATAGCAACACCATCTAATAGAACATTTCAAATAACATCAAACATAGCTGGTGCAAGTATTTATATTAATGGTATAAATTCATCAAAAACAACATCAGAAAATTTAACTTTTAGTAAAGAAGAATTAAAAAATGGTGATAAGGTAATAACAATAGAAAAACAAGGATACACCAGTAGTGATAAATATGTAATTTCATTAGAAAATCCAAATGGTGCAACTATTATTAATAGACCATTCCTTAATATATTTAATTTACCTGATTTATCATCATTGGGTACATTGGGAATTACATCAACTCAAATGAAAGTAAAGCATTATATAAATGATGTGGAACAATCAACAAATACAACAGCCGCTGTTTCATCTGTTGTTTCAAATTTAAATTTTAATTTAACCCAACAATCAGTTGAAAATGATACCGCTTTATATAATTTTACTGTAAACGTAAGTGGTGCTGGTAATTCGGTTAGGGTTGTAAAAAATGGAAGTGTTGAGTTTTTTCCTGATAATGGTTCAACTCCATATTCTGATATTAGTGGAACTACATTTAAAGTAGAATCCGCAAATACTTCACTATACAGAATAACACAAATACAATCAAATACAAGACCACCAATATCAGCAGCGCCAAATGAAAGTTTAAGTTATAATATAACATTAAATAATAACGCATCAATAACAATTACAACTGAGTTGGTTAAAGCACCTAGACCTGCATTAAACCCACAAATAACATTATTAAAAAAGCAATCAATAATATATAACATAAATTCTAAGTTAGGTGTACCTATTGGATTTTTAAAAAACGCAGATGTTAAAGCTGTTACTGTTATTATTGGACAAGATATATTGGAGTTTGATGATTTACAGGATGGTGATGTAGCTGGAATAACAATACCACATTCTGTATTTAAAAATATTGGTAAATATGGTGCTAAGATTTTTCCATTTTCATTAAGTGATTATGAAAATGAAGTAAGACCGGTTGAAGCACCTATAAAAATAACAACAAATCCATATAGTGGAGGTGGAGGACCATCTCGTGAAGTTCTTACTGAGGTAGTAGTATCAACACCACCAAAGGTAGTATCTAATCCTTATGCTGGTGGAGGAACTCCATCAATAGGAACACCAAAACCAGTTACAGTAACACCAAAACCATCATCAGGTGGAGGTGGTTCACCTTATGGTGGAGGTGGAGGACCTAGTAGAAATAGGGAACAAAACTTTAGATAAGTGGTAAATAAGACAAATAAGAATTATAAATTGGATATTTATAAGATATGATAAGAGCACTACAAACGGATTTAGGTTCCAACACAGAGGGTGGATTTTCATTCATCAATGATGGTGGTGGAGGCGGTGGCTTTAATTTTCCAAATTATGGAGGAGGAGGCGGCGGTGGAGGTGCGACAATTGTATCACAACCACCTATAACAATTCCAATAACACCAATTACATTTCCAACAACACCTAAAAATGAAATTGGATTACTTACAAATAATCCTATAAGGGAACAAATCAAACCAGCTCCAATAACTGTAGCTCAAAGTATTGTTACAAATCAACCTACTCAAGAATCAATAAATGTATCTGAATTTGGTTTAGATATTTTCATTAATGTAGTTGATGATGTATTTGTAAATGTGCCTGATATTAGAGAAATTAGTTATCCTAAAGTAGTTAGAGGTGCTGATTTTATTGGGTATGATGTAAACTTTGATATTAGTTGGAATTCTGTTGATACTACATATGTTAGAATATATGTTGGTAATTCAACTGATTATATTCAAGTTTCACCAAAGGGTACGCAAACATTTAATGTAAAACAATTAGTTGAGAAATACCCAGCTAGTGTTTTTGAAACGGCTACTCCAATTAGTACTAAATTAACTAAAAAAGAAATTTCAGTTAATTTGGAAGATGGCATAGCTCAATCTGATTTTAGAAGAAATGGAGATATGGTTAATATAAACCAATCTACTACTGATAAAGTAACAATTCCTCTTAAATTAATACCATATAATACTGCAGGTAAAGAAGTTGTAACGGGGCCTATTGAATTTATTCCTATCCTATTTGATAAGGGTGACTTAGAGATACCAAGAGATTTAGCAATCAATAGAATTGTTGAAGGATTTGTTGCTCAGTTCGATAGAAAAATATTTGATGAATCTAAATTCTTAACTCACTTATTACATTTAGGTAATGGTGATAACAAAGTAATTACAACTTGGACTGGATTAGATGAGAGTAATATTGATAAAGCAGTATTATCTCCAACTGAGGATTCATTAATCCTTAAATTATACGAACCATTACCAACGTCTGTGCAACCAAACCAAAAAGTTTGGATAACAAAGGCACAAACGGAACCAATGATTGAAATGGTTACATTGGTTGGTAAATTAGATAGTTTATGTCAACCATTAAAAGGACCTAATTTTACATTAGAAACTGATAATGGAACTGGAATGCAAATCTTTGCTGATTTGATTGCAAGTGGTTCAACTACATCAACATCATTAATACAAAAGTATATAACAAATAATGATATTGATACATCTCAATTAAATATTGAATATGTATCTGGTTCAACATATACCTTTGATAACTATGTACATTTTGGTTCATCTGCTGAAAGAGTTAAAAACTTTTGGTATAAGATTCAATTATTAGAAACATACCAAACAACCTATAACTCAGTTTCTTCTCAAAATGTTGTATTAACTTATTTAACAACGGAGAATGATTATTATTTATTAACCGAAAATGATTTATTTTTAGAGTACGAAACTCCTTCTTACAATATTCTATCTCAAATTGAAGCAAATAAACAATTAGATAATATTAATAATTTAATTGGTTCATTTGATGGATTTGAAACATTCTTATATACATCAACAAATTCTTTAGCATATCCAAAAGTTTCTAATACAATTGTAGCAACTACAAGTAATACGGCAATTGATTGGTATGATACTATTATAAGTGTGGCTGATGATTATGATAAGTATAATCCAAACTATCTAAATAATAATCTTCCTAGATTTATCAAAGAGGATTATGACAATGAAGAATATATGTTATTCTTAGATATGATTGGACAGCACTTTGATATCATTTGGGCATACATAAATTCATTAAAACAATTAAAAAATCTTAACCAAGCCACTTCAAATGGATTCTCAGATGAATTGGTATTCCAAATGTTGGAATCAATGGGATGGGAGGGGAAACGTGCATACGATTCTCAATTCCTATGGGAGTATGCATTTGGACAAAACAAAGATGGAACTGAAAAATATGGTACAAGTTTAAAATCTGCAAACGAAGAAGTTTGGAGAAGAATATTAAACAACTTACCTTATTTATTAAAACATAAAGGTACGGCTCGTTCTTTAAAAGCTGTAATGGCTTGTTATGGAGTACCACAATCTCTATTAACTATTATGGAGTTTGGTGGACCACAAGACCCAACATTGGGTGGTAGCACCAAATTTACATTTGATGATAGAACGGCAGCTATTAACTTTACCAATACAAATGAATATGTTCAAACGGATTGGAAAGAAGTAAGTGGTACATATCCAAATTCAGTTGAGTTAAGAGTTAATCTAACTCAGCCGGGTAATTATGGTATTGTAAAAGCTGAAAGTGGTTCTATTCAAAATTGGAAACTGGGAGTTACTAATACAAAGGGTACATTTGGTACATTAGATTTTTATGTATCAGCATCGACTGGATTAGTAGCATCCGCATCCACATCTGAATTTAATATATTCAATGATGAATATACTGAGATTGTAATTAATAGAACATTAGTTGGAGCTAATTCATCTTTTCAAATTATTGCAAAGGATGCATTGGGTGATAGAATTAGAACGCAAGTAACATCGGCACCATTAGTATTAACTGGTAATACTTCTTGGAATACTGGTAGTTTGATTAAAATTGGATATGCATTAAGTGGTTCAATGGATGAGTTCCGTTTATGGAAACAACCATTGGAAGATGGTGTAATTGAAACACATACACTTCTACCTGATGCAACCAATGGAAATTCATATACAGCATCTACTGAAGATTTATGGGTTAGATTTGATTTTGAATACCCAAAAGATAGAACAGCCGATAACAACTTATTGAATGTTGCGGTTTCTCAAGCTTATGGTGTAACATATGGTACAACTGTATCATTCCCATCATCAAGCATTTATCCATACCAATATACTCCATATGATAGGACTGTAACGGCAAACGTACCGTCATTAGGATTTAATCAATCTGATAAAATTAGATTTGAACAACAAACTTTAGTTGGTGATTTATCTCACAAAGTTAGAGCAACCAAAAAAGCATTTGATAGAGCACCAGTTGATTCAAATAGATTAGGATTATTCTTTTCGCCTGTTAAGGAATTGAATATGGATATCTTAAAATCATTTGGTTCATTCAACATTGACAATTATATTGGTGCACCTGCTGATGAATATAAGGATGATTACAACGAACTTAGAATTTTAAGAGAATACTATTTTGAAAGATTAGATAGAGATATTTATGAATACATTCAGTTAGTTAGACAAATCGACAAATCATTATTTGATGTATTACAAGATTTAGTTCCGGCTAGAGCTAGTGTTTCTAAAGGTTTATTAATTGAACCACATTATTTAGAAAGAAGTAAAACTAAATGGAAACAACCAGCAGCTGAAAGGGGTGATTATGAATCATCAATTGATACACGTGATAATATAGAAGTTGAATCTACTTATAATGTACATGATACATCTATTAATACAACTGATAATGTTGAGTTTTCATTTCAAATGGATAACTATGAAGCAACCATTAATTCAGATGAAATTACAAGATTATTAGTTGATTATCCTACATATGATTCATTAATTGAATTAGAAGATGTTACGGTATTAGAAGGTTCATATCCAACTTATGAAGTAGAAATTGAAATTCCAAATGGTTCCAAATTAGAATCTACTGTTGATTCATTCTCATCTACACAAATTGGAATGGATGATAAATCATTGGATTTGGCAGGATTTGGATTATATGCATTAAATGGAACTGGTTCGTTGACAACATTAGATATATTTGGTAATATGACTTCATCAAGAAAGCAAATATATAAAGTTAAGGAATCTTATATAGAAAAAGTAAGTGTTCAAACTGAAGGTTGGCCGGCAACAACAAATAATGAACAAATTAAGTACGAAATTCAAGAAGTAACTAATTATAGGTATAATGTATCAATTGTACCGGTTGGGGCAACTCCACCATCGATTGGTAATAATGTAATAGAGGTAACTCCATTAAATGGTTACTTCCCATCACATTATCGTTATAAAAATAATTTAACACAAGGATTAAAATATTCATTTTTCGAAGGTTCACAACAAACATCAACTACAACGCCTGATGGATTAGACCCGGTTGAAATATTTACTACTAATCCTAACATTCTTAGAGTGGCTAATACTGGTAGAGGTTCAGGTGAACCAATATTGGAGGTTGACTAATCAAAATTAATTAAATTTAAAAAAAGTTATATTTATAGTATATCAAAAGGGATAATAAAAAATTATGGGATATTTAAATAACACATCAATTACAGTAGATGCTATTCTTACCAAAAAAGGTAGACAAAAATTGGCATCGGGTCAATCTCTTAACATAACCAAATTTGCATTAGGTGATGATGAGATTGATTATACATTGTACGAACCAGCTCATCCAAAAGGAAGTGCATATTATGATTCGGCAATAAAAGCAATTCCAATTTTGGAAGCATCGCCTGATGAAACGCAGGTATTACGTTATAAATTAGTTACACTACCAAAGGGTACAACACAAATTCCAATTGTATCATTGGGTATTCCATCAATAGGAGTTTTTCAGAATGAGGGAATCGTTTCTCTTTCTCCAACAACTTCTCCTGCTGGAAATACAAACGCTGGATACACTGTTGTATTAGCTGACCAAAGAGCTGGAACATTATCAGTATCGCAAGGGGCAGCTGGGGCAGGAACTGTACCGGTATTTTTAGGTGAGGAAATCACAACTACTGCACAAGTAGTAAATGGTTTATCATTTGCATTTACACCAAATCCATCGTTAACTACAAATATTTCAACAACAATAACTGTTTATGGTAACGAAACTGGAGGTTCACAAACTATTCCTGTAACTGTAACATATAGAGCATAAAAGGAAAATAAGATATGGCAATTATAAACAACCCACAAATCGCATCCCAAATCGCAGCACTAGCAGCTGGAGGGCAAATCGATAGTAATGATATCGTAGCTCTTTTAAATTCAGCCCTACCGGCTGGACAACAACTACAAGCAGGTGCTGGAGTATCTACTGGAGTTTACAAAAGATTCGGTGAATTCGATAAAGTAAATGCAAAAGTAGAAATCGTAACAACTGGAATATGGAGTGGAGATGCTGGTTCCCTAACCGCAGCTTATACTTCATCAACGCAAGTAGCCCAAAGTGGTAATTACTATTATGATGTGTATAGTACTGACCCAAGAACGGATACTGCTGCTGAAGTTCAATTCGGTGTAGCTTATGGACATGTGAATGGTAGTGGTTCAGTATCACTTCAGAATGATGATAATGCATTACTTGCTTCTAAAGCAACTTACGCACAATATCGTTCTATTCTATTAGACCCAACTGATACACAATTCTCATTTGAAAATGGAAGTGGTATAGCTAATGATTCAAATTCAATCTACGCTATCACATTAAATAGAGCAAGATATAGAGAAAAGATGGATGCAGGAAACTGGTCAATGACCGTTTCTGGTTCAAATGGAGTTTTCACTTTCATTGATGATAGTGGTAAGAAATTTGGTGATACATTAGGTAAAGCTGGTAGAGTATTTAAAGTAGTAAGTGGTTCACTTAACTTAGGTACTGAAAACGAAGCTACAATCAATACAACAACATCTTCTACAAACGAAGGATTTGGATTGTTCTATCCTGATAGAGGTATTATTATATTAAACCCAACCGCAATTGGTACAACAATTGGTACTGTTAAACCTTGGGGAACAACGTCTGTTAATGTTAGTGGTTCTATATCAGTAGCAGCAGAACAACAAAATCACAAAAGATTAGTACAAGCAATTGCTAATGGTGCAGATTTTGAAGCTCGTAGAACTGAAAACGTTTCTACACAACATTTCTTTGTTAGAGCAACAAATAGAGAGTTCAACTATTCAAATAACCCAACGTACACAAATACTGATGGAACATTTGTAGAAACAACTTTCGAAACTGACCCACAAACATTCATAACAACAGTAGGATTATTAAACGATTCAAACGAATTAATCGCAGTAGCTAAAACATCTCAACCTATAAACAAATCATTTGATAAAGAGGTACTTATAAAAGTTAAATTATCATTCTAAAATTAGAAATTAATAAACCCTAAATTATAGAAACCCCCTGAATAAGGGGGTTTTTTGTTTATTAGATATTTATATGAAAGTATATTTCGAATGATAAAAGAAATTCCAAAATCGGATGTAATCGTTAGACCTTTCAAAGTTTACAAAGAGTGGACTTTGGATGAGACTGATATTACCCCATTGTATGGAACACTACAAAGTGATTTGTATGATTCTGAAACAGACGATACAAATTCCAATGGTATATCCAAACGAACTTTGTATGATTCAATATATGCACAATTCTATTTAAATCCAGCAACCGCATCGGTATTAACTGAAGTTGGTAATCGTGAATCATATGCATCCACTAATGAAAGAATTATGGGTAATGCTATTGGTGTAATATCAATACCACAGGAGTATTATGGTGAGGGTATAAAAATAGGAACAATGGAATTACAATATGGAGCGGTTAGTGTAACTGATGATGGTAATTCTAATTTGGTAGATAATTCTGGTAATATAAAAGGAAATGTATTTTACGATAGGGGATTAGTTGTAGTTACTAAAGATGTTGTTGATGAAACAACTCTTAGTAATTTTGAAATATCATATCGTTCTACAATGACAATTTATGAGAATGAAATATTCCTATCAGTTAATGAGAATGAATTTAACGTATCACAAAACCCAACTGCTGTTTATGAGCAAGGTGCAGAAAAAATTGATATTGTAACAAATAGAAGAGATAAAAAACTATCATCAAATCAGTTTACCACTGCATCATATTATAAACCTGGGTTTAAATTAATTCGTGATTCACAACATCCATACGTTTCTCAATTAGATGGGGTATCTATTGGAAGTTTTGATGATTATATCAATAGTGGTTCAGTTGACCCTACTGGTTCATACTTAGCACCATATATTACAACAATTGGATTATATGATGATGGACTTAATATGGTAGCAGTAGCTAAATTACCAAAACCAATAAAATCATTACCGGATTATCCTATTAATTTTATTGTACGTTTCGATACTTAAATAATATTTATAATAAACAAAAATTATGGCAACATTAGAAGAATTATTAGCAAAAACTCCACCCGCTGCATCTAAAGCAAATATTAAAGGTGGTGACAAAACTCCACTTGAAGCTGATGGCGGAAGAGATTTATCAAAAGATGAAAAAGCAATTGAAGCTGCTGGCGGAAGAAAATTAGGACAAGGTGCCTCTGGATTTGCTCCAGGTAAACCTTATTCTGATAAATTTAAAAAATAGTTTATGTCAAATTGGTTATGTGAAAATAAAGAGATTACCGAAGATGTAATCTCTGAAGAAGCTGTTGGGTTTATCTATATGATAACACACACCCCAAGCGGCAAATACTACATTGGAAAGAAATCACTTGAAAGTGTTCGTAATGTAAAAATCGGAGTAAGAGAACTTGCAAAAATTAAGGGGGAGCGTAAGGCAGCCGGAATGGGTGGTAGAGCTCCTCTTAAAAAGAAGGTTCGTAAAACATCCGATTGGGAAAAATACTACTCATCTAATGAGTGGATAAACGAACAAGTTAAAGAAGGAAAGCAAGATGAGTTCAAACGAGAAATCATCCAATTCTGCAATTCTAAAAAATCACTATCTTATTATGAGGTATATTGGATGTTCAAATACGATGTCCTTTCAGATGACAATTGCCTAAATGGCAATATTAGTGGAAAATTTTACCGAAAAGACTTGGTATAATGGAAAATTTTCACTATATTTGTACTTAAATCAATTTATAGTGGAAAATTTTATCAAAAATATTTGGTATACTGGGAAATTTTTCGTATATTTGAGTATAAACTATAAATTAAATAGAACATATTATGAACTTAACACAAGTAGCACAAAAATTCAATATTTCGGAAGCATTCTTAAATTCAAAGGATGATGCTCTAATTGTAGCAGCAACTTCAATCCAAGATATTGTTAGGGGAATGCAAGCACGTAATGGTGATACAAATGTAATCAAGCAATTAGAACTATTAGCTGAATTTTTAAGAGAAGTAAAGAATTCTGGTATTTAATTTGGATATATCAAATATTATTCGTATATTTGTATAAACCATAATTTAAATATATGCTCTCCGCTAGAAATAAATTAATTGTTATAAATGTATTAGATGGTGTTTTAGGCGTTGGTACTTCTTTGAAGGGCAACGAACAAACCCATCATTGTCCATTTTGTCATCACCACAAAAAGAAACTACAAGTCAATTTGGATACCCAATATTGGCATTGTTGGGTTTGTGATTCAAAAGGACGTAGTATCCAATCATTACTCCGCAAATTAAATGTGGATAGAAATGAGTTGGGTAAAATAATATCCATTTATGGTGATTACACACCAACTAGTTCGGATGAGAATGAGGAAGTAATTAAACTACAACTTCCAAAAGAATTCAAACCATTACACATCAAACCAAAATCAATCAACATCGCATACAACCAAGCGTTGGGATATCTACATCGTAGAGGAATTTCTAAAGATGAGATTCTTAAATATGGTATGGGGTATTGTGAAGATGGATTATATGGTGGTAGAGTAATTGTACCATCTTATAATGAGAATGATGAATTAAATTATTTTGTAGCTCGTTCGTTTTATGAAGATGCTACAATGAAATATAAAAATCCACCTGTTAGTAGAGATGTAATTGTATTTGATAATCAAATCAATTGGAACGAACCTATTACATTGGTGGAAGGTGTATTTGATTCATTCTCAGTTAAGAGAAATGTAATTCCAATCTTAGGTAAGTTTTTACCAAAAACATTAAAGAAGAAAATATTTGAAAGAGGCGTTAAGGAAATCACAATCATATTAGATTCGGATGCTGTTAGTGATTCAGTTAAACATTCTGAATACTTTACTAAAAATGGGATAAGTGTTAAAAACATTATTCCAATTGGTAAAGATGCTGGTGATATGGGATTTGATGAGGTTAATGATTTAGTTAAAAACGCAAATATAACGGAATGGGATTCCTTAATCCTATCCAAACTTAATAATTTATGAAAGTAGAAAAAATCTATCACTTAGCGGATTTACATATCCGTAACTTAAAAAGACATAATGAGTACAGAGATGTATTCAATAAGTTTTTAGAAAATGTTAGAAAAGATAATATTGAAAATTCTATTATCTATTTGGCTGGTGATATTGCCCATGCTAAAACTGAAATGAGTCCGGAATTGGTTAGAGAGATTAGTTGGTTTCTAACCGAATGTGCTAATTTAAAAGAAACATTTTTAATTACCGGAAATCACGACTGTAACTTAAATAATAATTATAGATTGGATGTACTTACACCAATCGTAGAAAACTTAAATAATGAAAGAATTCACTATCTTAGAGATACTGGCATCTATCCCTTTAACAATATTACTTTTGTTGTGTATTCGATACTTGACAAAAAAGAGAATTGGCCAAAGGCTGAAGTGGTAGAAGGTGAGAATAAAATTTGTTTATTTCACGGGCCTGTAAATAATGCAGAAACTGATATTGGTTATACTGTATCATCAAATTCATTTACAACTGATATGTTTGAAGGATTTGATATGGTTATGTTAGGTGATATCCATAAAAGACAAACGTTGGGTATTCCTACCATTGCATATGCTGGTTCACTTATCCAACAAAACCACGGAGAATCATTGGATAAGCATGGTTACCTTTTATGGGATGTTGAATCAAGAACATTTGAGGAATTTGATATTGAAAATGATTATGGGTTTTATACATTAGATGTAATTAATGGGGTTGTACCAGCGGTTACGGATATGCCGGCAAAACCTCGTTTGAGAGTTCGTATTTCCAATACTGACCCATCTAAAATTAAAAGAGTATTAACTGATATCAAAAAGAAATACAAAGTTGAAGAATTTACAGTAACTAGAATGGATACATTATCCAAACAAAAGACTGGTAATTATGATGATAAACTTTCTATTGGTAATGTTAGGGATGTTGAATTCCAAAATGAATTGATTAGAGATTATCTAAAAAGACAATACTTCGCTGATGCTGATACGATTGATAAGATTCAACAAATTAATAGAGAATTAAATACTCGATTAGTTGATGAGGAAAGTATTCCTAATATACAATGGATACCAAAGACATTTGAGTTTTCAAATATGTTTTCATATGGACCAAACAACTTAATTCGTTTTGATAACGCTAAGGGAATGGTTGGTGTATTTGCACCAAATGCTAGTGGTAAATCATCTCTATTTGATGCTATTTCATTTTGTATTTTTGACAAGACAAGTAGAACGTATTTAGCAAAGAACATTCTTAATAATAGAAAAACGGAATTTGACTGTAAACTTAATTTCCAAATCGATGGGATTAATTACTTTATTGAAAGGAAAGCAAAAATAATTAATAAAGGAAAAAACATCAAAGTTGATGTTGACTTTTGGAAAGTTGAAGATGGGTTGGTTACCTCTTTGAATGGAGAGCAAAGGAGGGAAACCAATTCCATCATCCAACAATATATGGGAAGTTATGAGGATTTTGTATTAACTACATTATCACTTCAGGGTAATAACGCACTATTTATTGATAAATCACAAACCGAACGTAAAGAGATTCTTGCTCAGTTTATGGGAGTTGATGTATTTGATAAGTTATACACCATAGCATCGGATGAAAATAGGGATAACGCTTCTCTAATCAGAAAGTTTAAGCAGGATGATTTCACTCAACGATTAGCTGATATAGAAACTAACCTTATTAGTAAGAACAAAGAGTATAGTTTGATAGAAGCTCAACTTAATGAAGCAACTGGAAGTGTGGATACCTACAATCAAAAATTAATTTCTCTCAACGAAAAAATAGTTCCTTTAAAATCGGATACATATTCATTAACTGAATTAGAAAATAAAAAATCGACATTAGGAAATAATTTAATCGACTTGTTGAAACAACAATCTAAAACTAAAGCTGATATCGTTATATTACAATCCGATAGAGATAGGTTATTAGGGGCATTGGAGGGATTTGATGAAGCAGATATAGAAAGTGGTATTGGTAGATTAAAAACTCAAAGGGAGCAATTACAAACCCTTACAAACGAAATTGAAAAGATTGATATTAAGTTAGAATCTTTATATGATAAAAAGGAACATTTAGATTCCCATAAGTACAATGAAGATTGTAATGTTTGTATGGAAAACTCAGCAACTATTTTAGAAGCTAAAAAGGAAGCCGTTGAATCTATTAAAGAATTTAAGGAAAGGCAATCTCAGTATAATGAAACTAAGTTAGAATTAGAATCATCTGTAAATTCATTATTGAATTATGAAGTAAGTTGGAAGTTGTTAAGTGATACCAAATCAGATGAAACTAAGGTAGAACGAGAGTTATCAACACTTATTAACAAGTTATCAACAATTGAAACTCAAGAAGTTAAGCTAGAGAATGAAGTTAAGGAAGTTACACAACTTATAGCTGATTATTTGGAGAATGAAAAACAAATCCAAAAGAACAAAGAAATCAGAACTGAAATTCAAATTGTAAGAACTGATTTAGCATCTTCTAAAACATTAGTAGAGCAAAAGAATAAATTACTTCTTAACTTAAATGGTGATGTATCATCCCTTACAAATCAAAAGGAAACTATTGAGGCGAGAATAAAAGAGGTTGAGGAGTTAGAAGAACAATTTGGATTATATGAATACTATTTAAATGCATTAAGTAAGGATGGTATATCATATGAATTGATATCAAAGGCACTTCCTATGATTGAAGGTGAGGTTAATAATATCTTAGGTCAAATTGTAGAGTTCGGAGTTCAATTGGATATGGATGGTAAAAACATCAACGCTAATATTGTCTATGATGACCAGAAATGGAGTTTAGAGATGTGTAGTGGTATGGAGAAGTTTATATCAGGATTGGCAATTAGAATCGCTCTAATCAACGTATGTAACCTGCCTCGTCCAAACTTCTTAGTAGTGGATGAAGGATTTGGAACATTAGATAATGAGAACTTAACATCATTGTATATGTTGTTCGCTTATCTTAAAACTCAATTTGACTTTGTGATGATTATATCACATATTGATTCAATGCGAGATGTAGTAGATTCCTTAATGGAAATTAAAAAAGTGAATGGGTTCTCTAGCGTTAAGTTCTAGTTCTTAAAATATTGGTTGGTTGTTGAGTTTTAAATGGGGATACTTTATCTTTAATTAGACTCTCAACCAACCCATTCATTTTATAACCCTTATCTTTACAAAAATCTTTTAACAATTGATGAACCTCAGCATCAATTTGTAACATAGCATATTTCTTATTCATAATTTATCGTATTAAACTAACCATTCTTTAGAACTCTTTAGTTTTCTTTAGAATAAGTATGTATATTTAAAAAATACAAATACTTATAAAGAGAAACAACAAAGAAATCTTAGTTAAATGGCTAGAATTAAAAAATATTCACCAGAACAAAATTTATCATCATTTGGTACATTTGTAATAGATAATAACCCAAATTCGGATTATTTCAGAATTACTGAATTTAATGATACGTTTACAGGTGGTAAAAATGGATTCCTAATTGAAGGTTCGCAATACTTGCAACCATCTACTGAAATCAAAATTGAAATATTAGATGTTAATGGTGACCCTATCTATTACGAACCTGGAAATGGTATACCTGAATATTATGAAGGAATTTCCAAACTAATAGCAGTTTACATTTATGAAGATACTCCAATTGGATTAGGTAAAGTTACTGTATTAGGTGAACTTAATCAATATGTTGACAATGGTGTAACAAGAGATATTCCTGCTGAATGGAAGGGTGCATATAATGTTAAATGGGAAAGAACTTTTCAAGTTAATAAAAACCTTGCCAATGAAGATAGAGTTAGATTTTATCGTAGACCTCAAGTTGAGATTACTGAAATAAATAAACCAATTTTTAATAATAATTCATTAGCAATAACTAAGACAGGTACTGTTAATGGTGTTCCTTTAGTACCAAATGAAAACGCAAAATTAACGGGATTCACATTACCAACATCATACAGATTAAATGTAGCTAGTGGTGATAATTGGACAGGGTCTGTTGTTGGTCAAACTATTACGGTAGATAGCTTAAATTATAGTAGTATAATTGATGATATTGTAAGCGATACTGAAATTATAGTAACTACACCATATTCTCAAAATGGTATTGTAAAATCATTTACAAATCAAAACTACTCAGTAACATTCAATTATTTGGAGGGGGTTTCTGATTTAGCAACTGCACTTACTGGTTCATTTGCAAAAATCAATATCACCGATATGAAAACATTCGTTGGTGATGCGGCAAGAGTTAAAGTATTTAGACGTTCTCAATCAAATCTTACTGATTATGAATTTGTTCAAGATTTACAATTAGAATCTAATGAATTATTAAGAGATATTGAAACTGTAACTGCTACTGAAGAATACTATGGTAATTTAACTGATATTAGGTTAGATAATTATTGGTTAACCTCATCAAATGCAGTTTCGGTTGAATTTAATAGAGATTTCTTATTTAATTCGGCCAAAATAAATTCAAATGCGGGAACGTATTTTTATACAACTCAAAGTTTAAGTATCCAACAAGGTGTTGAATATACATTAAATTTAAATGCAAGAAAATCACAAAATACAACTGGTGATTTTATTAAAGTATTTTTAAGTGGTTCATTAAATGGAACACCTACATCTCAAACAATTACTACAATTGATTCATCAACTTCAGTATTACAAAAAGTAAACTTAAGTGAAAATATTATAGCTAATGATTTTGATAATGCTAGATTATATTTTGAAGTTAAGGGAAGTGATTGGTATATAAGTGATATTAGTTTTAAAGCATCGCAAGAAACTTCATTTTCACCTGATGAAATAACATTTGTACAAACTGTACCAAAAACATTACAAAAAGAAACATTTGATTATCGTTTTGAATTCTACGATATTAACAATAATTACATTCCAGTAGCAGTAGAAAAAACAAAAACATTTGATGGTGGTAATTTGAATCTTTATAATAAGAGTCTTACAATTACACCAAATCAATTATATTTTGCGTTTGATTCCGCATCTGCACCTGCTAATCCATTACCACCAACTACAATTATATTTAATGTTGAAACAAGTGTAATAACTGGTTCAATCACATATACGTCTGGTGCCTATGATGAGTTTGGTGATTATATATTACCATCTGAATATATTGGTGGAAGATATCCGGGTTTATTAAATAATATAAACACACTTACTCCAACATTAAACGTTTCTAATTTTACTGGTTCTAGAAATGATATCACTGTACAATATATCAGATTTACTGGAGAAGTAGAAGGAGTAACTGATGAAGTTGTAATTACAAGAGTTGCTGATGGTAAGGGTGGTGTAAACTTTGAAATTAGACCTTATAGAGGAACATTTATAAAGAATAGTTCTGATAACGATTTAGAACTACAAGCTATTCGTATTGATGGTACAAATGAAATTATATTAAAAAATGGATTACCACAAATTGGATTCTCCGATGCAAAGTTAAGAGTATTATCATCATCATTAACACCATTAGGACAACCAACATCATCATATTATCTATTATCTGAAGCAAGTAGTAGTGGATTTATTAGAGGATTAAAAGCTGGTACAACTGGTAGTGGTGAGTTGAATTATAACGCAACATTTAATAGAGATTCTATTGATGGGGAGTTGACGGTTTTCCTTATGGATGGTCCAACTCAAAATGATATTTTAACTTCAATTATCCTAACCGATTTACAAGATGGTTTAGCATCTGGATTTATACCAATCGATACCGAACAATTTGGTATTAAATCAAGAACCGAAAGAGAGTTTACTCCAAATATTGGTAGAGTAACTGGTTCATTCTATTTGAGAGGAACAAACGAAGCACCTATAAGTGGTACATTGAATATATTCCCATCGATGTCTGTTGACCCGGAAACAATTGAACCATATTACTATATGTTTTATGTTACCGGTACATTTGATAGAAGAATTAGTGTTGAGGTAACGGATTTTGATAATAATATAATTAATAGTGGTATTCCCGGTCAAAATGGTATTCCATTTTATGAAGCAGTTCAAACAAAACAATTAAGTACTAAATTTACTTATTTAGAAGATTATACATCAGCATCTATTAGTATTGATAAAACATTCGTATCTGTACCCGATGGAGACCCGGGTGATGATGCAATTGTAGTAAAAATTAATCCAAATCCAATAACTTTAAATGCTGACCAAAGAGGTAGAGTATTTAGTTATGAAACAGCAGCTACGGATATTACTATAACGCAGGGATTCTTACCACTTATATTTACAAGTAGTAAAAAACCGGGTACATTTACAACTGCATCTATTATTACAAAAGGAATTCAATATTCTACCTTTGATGAAATAATGGGAGATGCATCTATGAGTATAAGTGGATTTAGCAATATGACTGATTTAACCGCTAGTGTTGAATATAAATTAGAAATTCATCCATTCTATACCGCATCTTATTATACACAAAGTTTCTTTCAACAATTCCAAAAAAGTGTTGATGGGGCAGCTGCAATCAATATTGAATTAGCCCCAACAATACTCGCGTTATCTGCTGATGAAAATGGTGGTGTATATGATTACACAACAACAAACACAACTTTAAAAGTTAAGCAAGGTGATGAATATTTAGAGTTTAATTCACAAGAATTACCAGGAACATTTACCGCATCTATTTCGGTAAATAATATTACTGTTGGTTTATTAACTGCATCAAAAACGGAAACAACTGATAATGGGTTAAATGATACAATGTTATTTGTATCAATGAGTAATATGACGGATGATTCAGCTAGTATTGATTATTCAATTTTAATAAGACCATTTTCAATTACAAATGGTATTGTAACTGGTTCACAATATGTAACTCGTACACAATCTTTTACAAAACAAAAAGAAGGAGTAAATGCTCGTTCGGTTAGTTTGGCTGCATCATCATTAGTAGTTAATTTTGATGGAGATGGTGTAGTAACTTCTCCCTTAGATTCAATATTTTTAACGGCAACTGCATTTAATGTTACCGCATCTCAAACTTATTACCAATATTTTAAAGATGGATTTGCTTATAGTACAATTAGTACTGATAATGTATTTGAAATTGGTTCCGGTGATGCTACATCTCCTGGCGAAAATGCAACATGGCAAGTTCAAATTAGAGATGGTAATACTACCTCTGGGGTAATTGCTACATCTGAAGTAACTATTACTGGTATAAAAGCGGGAGCTGATAACTATCAAGTTTCATTAACAAATCCAGCAACTGCTGTATTAGTTGAAACTGATGGAAGTACAACGTTAACTGGTACTGGTACACAAATTAGAGCATTTAAAGGAACTACTGAATTAACGCATGTTAGTACTTACTCTGAGGAAACATTAGATTTAATTGGTAATGTTATTGGTACATTGGGAGAATTCTCAGCATCATTATATAGTAAACCCGGATTTATAACTCAAACAAATCGACCAACAGGAAGTCCTGCTACGGTGGCACCAATTCAAACTTGGGCAAATCCACAAGATAATAAAGCAGCTACAATTGTTTATAAAGTTGATATAGAAAATGGTAGAGCAACTTATTTCTTATCACAATCATTAACAACAGTATTTGAAGGAGCAACTGGTCCTGGTGTTGTATTTAGAGGAGAGTGGAGTGGTTCAACTAATTATCTTTTTGATTTAAATCAGAAAAGGAGAGATGCAGTTTTATTTGATAAGAATGGAGATGGTACACCTGAGATGTATTACGCAACTAAATTACCATCGGGTCCTCATACTTATTTATCAAATACTGTTTCTGGATTATATACTCAATCAATTGATACTGTACCCTCTGGATATACTTTAATTGGCGCCAAACAACCTAATACTCAAACTGATTATTGGGAAGAGTTAGGAGAAGAAGATTTCTTTGTAGCAGCTAAGATTGGTATCTTCGAAGAATCATTTATTAAAAATACAATTAATGTAGGTTCACCAGCAACTTCATATGATGTTAATCCACAAATTACAATTTATGGTGGAGATAGTGAACCATATATATCAATCGGACAATCAATTCAAGGTTATGGACAAAAGGGAGTTTATATTGGTGTAACTGAAGATGGTGGACCTACTGGAACTGCTGGAACAACTGGATTATTATCAATTGAAAATGGTGATGGTACAAGACACTTACGTTGGGATGGAAATGAATTAAATGTATCTGGTATTGTATCAGCATCTGCTGGTAAATTTGGTGGATGGATAATTGACCCATCTGGTATCTACTTCCCAACTACATTCCCCGTTGGATATCAATATAATACGGAAGTAACAGCATCTCTACATAATGATGTATATGCTGGGTTGAATAATCTAGTAGGTTTTGGAGCAAATAGAGCACTTAAAGGACCTAATCCATTTGATGGTAGTGGTTCTGCACTTTTAACGGTATTTGGTACACTTACTACGAATCATAGAATATTAAGCGCAAGTAATAGTGCAAGTAATAGTGAAATTGGTAATTCAAAATTATTTTTATCAAATGGATTATATGCAGATAGTTCATCTTATCAAATTGCATTCCACACAACATCATCACTGCAAGTCGTATCTTCTTCTTTAGACTCATATATTGCATGGCCATCTGGTGCAAATTATTTAGAAGTAAGGCAAACTGGTGATTTTCCATTATCATATTATGATTTTATACAAGAATTACTTTATGACCAACCTGAAAGTGCATATCCAGAAGTACCAAGTGATTTAAAATCTCATATTATAAAAGCATTTGATGTAGCTGTATTGGGTATTGGTAATGTTTTGAATTTCCCTGCAATGAAAATTTATGGAATTTCTGAAGATGAAACTCGATTATTTCTATCAGCATCAAATCCATATGGTCAAACAATTAAATTTAATTCCGCCGCAAGTGCCTCTTATTATTATCCCAATACCAATGGTGATTACACATATACACAAGGTTCATTATCAGCGGGTAGTCGTGAATTTAGAATAATTTCTGGTGAGGGATTGCGATTATCAACATCAGGTTCAACATTAAATCAATCCGATAAACCATACCTTTCAATGGGGCAATTAAGTCAAAGTTTTGATGAGGTTGGTGTATTTTTAGGATTTCCATCTGGGTCAGATGACCCGTTATTCTCATTACGAAGTAAAGATGGTGCATATTTGAACTATACGGGTGATGGTGTTAATTTCTCAGGAAACGTTCAAGGTTCAACAATTAATGGTTCTGAAATAAATGGAGGAGCTATTAACATAGGAATAATTTCTGGTTCAAATCCAATTAGATATAATTTTACTGTTGATGCTAATGGAAATGTAAACGCTAATAATGCAGGTTTATCTGGTAGTATTAACGCAACTGATGGTAGAATCGGAGATTGGATTATTGATGCTGATAGTGGTAATTTACGTGATGATAATAGTGAAATAATATTTGACCCATCTTTACCTGAATTACAATTTTATACTGGTAGTGAAAAAAAGGTAATTATATCACCTTCAAATGAATTAACAACAACCACAGGTGATGTTAAATACTTTCAGTTTACGGGTTCGGGGGTTGTATATCCAACACCACAATCGGTAACAACAAATACATCTAATGCCAATTTTGTTTATTCGAGTTATATGGTATCATTACCATCAACGGGTTCATATAATGTTACAGCAGCAGGAGCACTTGAAGTTGCACTAAATATACCAGCCGTATCTGTATCAATTCCAGCAGGAGTTAGTCATACCACATCATACCCATCGTATTTACCTACATTCAATGGGCAATTCCATGGTGGGTATTCATCACCATCTGTTGCATACGCAGAATTAAATTTAGAAGCAGTTAATATTTCTACTGGTGTTGTTGTGGGTAGAACTTTACTTGGAACAGCCGCAGCTGTTAGTTCATATAATGCTGGTAATTATTATACCGGAGAATATATAGAAGAAGGGGGAGGTGGAACGTGTTTAGTTGGAACATCACTAATTGAAATGGGTGATGGTTCATTCAAACAAATTAAAGATATTCAAATTGGTGATTTTATTAAATCATTAGATATTGATTCATTAACACCAAAATATTCCGAAGAAAATGATTGGACTGCAACCCATATATCCGATTCCGAAAAAACAATTGAAGAGGTGTTGGATATCAAATCATATGCTGATAATGAAATTTACAATATAAATAATGGATTAATTGAATGTACACACTCACACAAACATATTATTAAACAAAATGGTGTTTGGTGTATTAAAACAACTGATAAAATAAATGTTGGAGATATATTCCTAAATTCAGAAAATGAAGAAGTTGAGATAACATCAATAACTATAAATGAGAAAACCGATGATGTTTATAACATTAGAGTATCTGGTAAGCATACTTATTATGTTAATGGTATATTAACCCACAACGTAAAACTTGAAAGTTTTGTATCCGTAACTGGTGATACTAAAATTATATTATCATCTGGTGAAACTATTCTTGCTAAAGATGTTGTTGAAGGTGAAAAAATAATAGCATGGAGTTGGAATGATAAATTAGATAATACTGAAGTAAACAAATTTAGTGAATTTGAAATAGCTAAAATTAAAAAGAGAAAAGTTGATAAAGTTTACAAAGTATCAGCCGGTGGTAAAACTATTAGAGTATCTGATTCGCATGGATTTTGGTTAAACGATAATAAACAAATAAAGACTGTTGAATTAGTTGCTGGTAAAAGTATGATTAACATCAAAGATGGTAATGGTATTAAATTGGTATTAGTTGATAGTGTTGAAATTATTAAAACCGATGAATGGGTATATACATTTTCTGTACCTGGAGTTCATAACTATGTTTCAGATGATATTATATCACATAATGATGGTACTTGGACATATATTTCAACCAACACTATAAGTGGTTATCAAAATAATGTTTCTGCCCAAACTGGTGTAACGCGCTCAATGAATCTAACATCTACTGGTAATATTAGATTTAGATATTCAATTAGATTTTATGGGTATTCGGGTCAAAGAGCAAATATTGGTTCCAGTATTAATTCATATTCATTTACATACCAATCACATACTGTTGGGCCAACTTTAGCAAATACACCAACATACGATACTATATTAAATGTATCTGTTCCATCCAATTTCGTTGAGATTAAAGCCGGTGGTATTCAAGTAGTATCAACACCTGATACCTATGTTAGAATACCAAGAAAACCAGCAGGTTCAGCTAATCAAGAAGTACTTAAAGCAGCCGGTGGTATATCATATTTTGAAAAAACAGTTGGTCTTGGGGTTGATACCTCAACAGCTATTAATTCAAAGGGTGATATTATACCTGAATCTGATTCATTGTACAATATTGGTAACTCATCAAATAGGTTTGCATATACTTATACCGATAACCTTATTGGATTAGGAAACCAACACCAAACAAATACGGTTGCTAGTTCAATGTCTACAAATAATTACCAAAAATTATCAGATGGTAGTATTATACAATGGGGAAGAATAAATAGTTCTGCTAACGTAACATTCCCTGTAACATTTGGTTCACCACCGGTTGTAACTTGTGCATCTTATAGAAGTTCAAATGGTTCAAATGGATATAATCATATATATAACCTTACCACATCTGGTGTTAGTTTAGTATTAGATAGTGTTGATGGGTATTGGATAGCTATTGGTAATCTTCCAACGGGATAATATATTATATTAATTAAAATTAAATTATGACTGAAAGACAAATTTTTGCAACATACGATTCTGATGGGAATTACACTGGATTTTACCCAACTGATGTTTGGGATATTAAGTATATTCCTACGGAAAATCGAATTGAACTCACCTATGATGAGTGGCAAGAGGCAATTAGTACTCGATGTAAATATGTAAATAGTGTACATACTAAAAACCCACTTACTAATGATGAACAAGCTGAACGGGATTTATTTACGGTTAGACTGAAACGAAATAATCTATTATCTGAATCCGATTGGACTCAATTTAATGATTCACCACTATCAGCTGAAAAGAAATTGGAGTGGGCAACTTATAGACAAGCATTACGAGATATTACAAATACAACTCCATATATTTACCCAATACAACCTGAATAATTTCGTTTAAATAAAAAAGTATATACTTATATATGAATATACAAACACAATAATTATGGAACAAAAAACTGAACAATTAGAACAATCGGTAATTGATAAATTAAAATCAATTCAAGAAGAACAAAACAATATGATTATTGCATTGGGACAATCGGCTGTTCGTAAAAGACAATTACAATCTCAAATTGCAGATATTGAATCTCAAGAAAAAGAATTTGGTAATAGAATCGATAAATCTATTGCTGATATGAATACCGAACTTGCTGAATTGGATATTAAATATCCAAATGGACAAATTGATTTAGAAGCTGGGACGGTAGTTTATTAATAAATAATTTGGAAATACCAAATTAATTTTGTATCTTTGTAAGATATGAACATATAAATAAGTTATGTCAAAACAAAAATTGTTATATATAGCATCCCATCTCTCAACTGGTGGGATGCCACAATACCTTTTAAAGCAAATTCAAATCTTTAAAGATAAATTTGATATTGAGGTAGTTGAGGTAAACAATCACTCTGGTGATGCCTTTGTAGTACAAAAGAATCAAATAGCTGATTTATGTAAGTTGTACACATTGGGTGATAATAAATCCGAACTTGTGGATATTATTAAATCAACTCAACCAAACATAATTCATTTTACGGAAATCCCCGAACATTTTTTAGCTCACAATATATTAGATACTATTTTTGACAATAGTAGAAATTACTATATTGTAGCATCTACACATGGTTCTCATACAAATCCAAATGAAATCAAATATCATCCAGATAGATATGTTTTAGTATCTGAATGGAGTAGACGAAGATTTGAATTGGTGGGAGTAGATACACGTGTATGGGATTATCCAATAGAAACTATTGAGTATGATAAAAACGAATTCAAAAACGAATTGGGATTTGAATCTGATTGGAAGCATGTTCTTATGGTTGGATTATTTACTGAAGGTAAGAATCAGGGTGAAATATTCAACGTAGCTAGATTATTAGAAAAATATAAAATTAAATTTCATTTTATCGGAAACCAAGCTATGAACTTTGAATCATATTGGGGACCAATAATGAAACACAAACCTGATAATTGTATTGTATGGGGTGAACGTAGTGATGTAGATAAATTCTACAAAGCATCGGATATGTTTTACTTTAGTTCTAAATTGGAATTAAATCCATTATCTATTAAAGAGGCATTGGGATATGGATTACCATCTATATTCAGAAAACTACACACATATTTGGATTCATATGATAATAATGAATTGGTTACTTATATCGATGATAACCTAAATCAAACCAAACAAATTATATTAGAAAAACTACAACCTGAATTTAATGAAATTCCTGGTTGGTTTTCATATGAACATTTGTATAATGAAATGGTTGAAAATGGAACCGATGGTGATGTATTTGTTGAGTTGGGTGCATGGTTGGGTAAATCAACCAATCATATGGCTACCTTAATTAAAGATTCTAATAAAGATATTAAATTTACAACTGTTGATACTTGGAAAGGTACCGATGGTGAAGAAATACATGATACAATAGTTGGTGGATTTGGTGGGGATATATTTTCAGAATTTATGGAAAATACTATGTTAAGTAATAACTCAAAATTATTTAACGTAATAAAGGATACATCTGAAAACGCATCAAATCAATTTCAACATAACTCAATTGATTTTATTATGTTGGATGCGGGTCATACTTATGATTCTTTAAAATCCGATTTAAACTTTTGGTATCATAAAGTAAAACCGGGTGGTGTTATTAGTGGAGATGATTATGGTGGAAGTTTCTTTCCGGGGGTTACTAGAGCAGCTGATGAATTTTTTTATAATCAAGCAAAGCACGTATATCGTTCATTTGTTAGAAAAAAACCAAAGATTCAAATTAAACATTTGATGACTAAGCCAAATGATTTGAGAGAACAAATTAGTTCAGAATCACTAAAACAATTGGAAAGTTATGGAATGGTGTATCAACCAATTGTAAATACTCCATTTGATGGAACACCACCATCTGATTTTTGTAAAAGACCAAATCAGATATCGGATAAGCCGGGAAACTTTGGGAATGGATTAGGTCCATTAACGGGTAGGCATTATGGGTGCTTTAACGCACATAGGGGAGCATTAGAAGCTATGGATGATGAATTTGATTATACATTAGTATTTGAAGCTGATGCGTTTATATTCACTGGATTAAAAGAATTTGTTGAAGCAGTTCATAAAGCATGTTTTATTTCTGAAAGAGATGATGTTTACTTTATTGGATTATCAAACAATAATTCCAGAAGTAAAGAATACATTGATGATTTATTCAGTAAAACTGCATCAAACCAAGATTTAGCACATGCGTATCTAATACCAAATAGAACAAAGAGTTGGTGGATTGATAGATTTAATGATACCCTATGGGAGGGATATGATTTATGGTTAACTGATGTGTTTAATAAAGAATCTAAATTACGATATACTACAAATAAAATGTATGTTAAACAAGCAGATGGATTTTCTCTTATTGATAGAGAAGTAAAAAAATGGAATTAATGATTTACGATAAATTAACTAAAAATTTAAATAACATTGTTGAAGTACGAAATAAAGTAAATTATCATTTCGTAAATGGTCCTTGGGCTGAAGTATTGGGAAACCAAACGGGTAAATACAATGTTAAGTTTATAAACAAACGTAATGGTAATGTTTTATTCACAACCGAATTATCAAACAATACTTGGGCTAAATGTAATATTGAGTATTTTATAGATTGGAGAATTGAAATATGGGAAGGTAATACTTTATTTTTTGAACATGATTATACCGCAACTAATAAGAGAGTTTATCTAGCACTATCATCAAAAGCATTGGGTGATACATTAGCATGGTTTCCATACTTTGACGAATTTCAGAAAGTACATAATTGTGAATTAATTGTATCTACATTTCATAACGAAATGTTAGAGTCACAATATCCAAATATAGAATTTGTAAAACCAGGTCAAAGTGTTGAAAATTTATACGCAATGTATACTGTTGGTTTATTCTATAATGAAGATGGTAGTGTAAATAACAGAAAAAATCCAAACGATTTTAAATCCCAAACAATGCAAAAAATGGGTTCTGATATATTGGGATTACCATATAAAGAAATAAAACCAAAGTTACCATCATCAGATATTGTTAAAGATGATAAGTTAATAACAATAGCAATACATGGAACTGCTCAATCTAAGTATTGGAATAACCCAAATGGTTGGCAAGAAGTAGTGAATTGGTTAAATGATAAAGGTTATACAGTTAAACTATTATCACAAGAGAATAATGATTATATGGGTAATAAACACCCAACTGGAGTAGTCAAACACCCAGCCGGTTCTTTGGAAAAAGTAATGGATGAAATGAGAAAATCAAAAGCATTCATTGGTATTGGTAGTGGGTTAAGTTGGTTAAGTTGGGCATTGGGTACAAAGACGGTATTGATTAGTGGATTCTCATATGATTGGGCAGAAATGCAAGATTGTGTTAGAATAACTTCACCTAAAGATAAATGTGGTGGATGCTTTAACCGATTAAAATTAGATGCTGGTGATTGGAATTGGTGTCCAGACCATAAAGGTACGGATAGGCAATTTGAATGTACTAAAGCAATTACATCTCAGATGGTTATTAATGAATTAGAAAAGTTTCTATGAAAAAGGTTTGGTTAAATGGATGTTTTGATGTTTTACATCATGCGCATTTTAAGATGATTGAGTTCGCATCTGCCTTTGGTGATATTGTTATTATTGGAATTGATTCCGATAGGAGAGTAAAGGAATTAAAAGGAGAAGATAGACCGTTCCATACTGAAGAAGAACGAAAGTATAATTTGGAAAGAATTAAAGGAGTTAGTAAAGTAGTTATATTTGATTCAGCTGAATTATTAGAAAATGTAATTAAAACATATAACCCTGATATATTTGTAATTGGGTCTGATTATAAAAATAAACCAATAGTGGGAGAACAATACGCAAAATCAATTGTGTATTTTAATCGAATGGATGATTTCAGTACAACTAAAATATTAACAAATGAGTAAAGTATTAATTATAGGTGAGGGATGTTTAGATGAATTCGTTTATGGAAAAGCTACACGATTATCACCTGAAGGACCTGCACCTGTTTTTATAGAATCACATACAATCACCAATGGTGGTATGGCTTATAATGTTAAAGAAAATTTAGAAGCATTGGGTTGTAAAACTGAATTGATTTGTAATACTCAATTGATTGTAAAAAAGAGATATGTTGAGGAAAGTTTTAATCATTTACTTTTACGAGTTGATATTGATGATGTAGTTCCGCCTATTGGTAATACACTTTCTGAAATAAATTTTTATGATTTTGATATGATAGTCATATCGGATTATAACAAAGGATTTCTAAGTGATACTGATATTGCTAAAATAGCATTTAATCACCCTAATACAATTTGTGATACTAAAAAAAAATTAGGAGAATGGTGCACTGATTTAAAGTTCATTAAATTAAACAGAACCGAATATCAAAATAATAAATCATTTATTGAAAATAATGAATGGATTTTAGAAAAACTAATAATCACATTAGATAAAGATGGATGTATGTATTTAAACAATATGTATCCAACTGATAAAGTTGAGATAATGGATATCTCAGGAGCAGGTGATACTTTTGTAGCAGGATTCACTACAAAGTATTTGGAAACAAATAATATTAATGAATCAATTATATTTGGAAATCGATGTTCATCTCAGGTTATACAAAAACGTGGGGTAAGTGTAATTTCTGAAAATTTCAGTTAGATATATTTATATATGAATTCAAAAACAATTTTTAATTAAAAAAACAATGGCAAACGAAACAATTCAAAAAATCGAGTTAGTTACAGTAGAATTAACCGAAGATATCCTTACTCCACTAAGAGAAGGCAATGGTAAAATTCAAGAATTAGTAAACGCTTTCGGGCAAATCTATTTGAGAAGAAAAGAATTAGAAGAAGAAATGGATAAACTACATGATGGTTTAGAAAGAGCTGAAGCTGATTTTAAATCTCAAAATGATGCGATGAGAGAATTAGTAGCTGGTCTTGAAAAGGAATACCCAAGAGGTCAAATCGATTTAAGAGAAGGTACTATTACTTATAATCCAGCTTTTAAAGAGCAAGCGGCTAAATAAAAAACTAAAACAATAAATTATTATATTTATATGGTATAAGAGAAATAATTATCATATAATGAGTGATTTATCAAAGTTTTTAGTAGAGAGTATATTATTAGGAGAAGCGAGCAGTGTAAAGGACTTAGTTGTTGTTTACTCTGGTCGCTTTCAACCTTTTCATAAAGGGCACTTCGCTACTTACCAAACATTAGTAAAAAAGTTTGGAAAAAATAATGTTTATATCGGAACCTCTGATAAAACAGACAATCAAAAATCCCCATTCAATTTTAAGGAGAAAGTAAAGGTAATGACCACTATGTTTGGTATCCCATCAAACAAAATAGCTCAGGTCAAAAATCCCTATGCTCCAACTGAAATCCTAAGCAAATTCAATAAAGAAACTACTGCATTTATAACTGTGGTTGGTGAGAAAGATTCAAGTCGTTTGGGTGGGAAGTATTTTGAAAAATACAAAGATAGTATTGAATTGGAAGGATATGCTGATAGGGGGTATGTTTTTATATCACCAGCACAACCAAATGCAATTAGTGGTACTGATGTTAGGATTGGTTTAAAAAAAGGTAGTACTGAGGATAAAAAAGATTTCTTTGTAAAGAAAGCTTATGGTAAATTCAATCAATCAATTTTTGATATGGTTGTTGATAAACTTTCCAAATTACCAGAATCAATTAATTTAGATGAAGGTATTACATTAGATGTTGAAATCGGAGATACCATTTTAATGGGTAGATTTAAAAATAAAAAAGTTATTGTAAAAACTATTGGAAAAGATGAACATGGAATGCCAACTATCAATGGTAAAAAGGTAGCAACTTTTAGAATGATAAAGGAAGGATATCAAGTAATCTTTGAAGATGAAAATGATGATTCCAAATACACTCATATTGGACATGGTGTGTATAAACAAAAAGGTAAAGAGGATGATGAATCTTCTCCATCTTTTTCAAAGAATGATGGTGGTAAGTATGTTAAAATAGATGGAGCTAGTGATACAAAATCGGAACCATCTAAAGGAACTAAAGTAGCCGGTTCGGATATGTTTAAACATGCACCTGATGTTAAGCAAAAAGAAAAACCCAAAACTGAAATACCAAATGTTGCATTAGATAATGTAACTAAGGTATTACCAAAAGCAGATTCAGATACATTTAGTTCAGAATCGGATATTCCTAAAATTTCAAATAAGCAACAAAGAGAAATTTCAATGCAGATTGATAAGTTGGTTCAACTAACAAATCAGGCAAAAGAAAATGGTGAAGCAGCTCCTAATTACAATTTATGTAAAATAACTGTAGCTGGAACAAACTTATATTGTGCTGGTAATGCTGGAATTCCTCGTGAGGAAATGCCACAATTTAAAGGCAAACCAACCGAAGGTTCACCTGCGGCAAGTATGGAAAAAGATATAAATGGTGAAGTTGATACGGAACCAATGTTTAGAGAACTATTGAAAAGAAAGGGTATTAAAACTATCCAAACTGAATTACCATCGGATTCTCTAAAAGCAACTCAATCTGAATTAGTTGGTGCAAAGGTAGCTGGTATGGCAAAGGCATTAGAGAATGACCCGAATCATCCAAAGATTACTGCTCCAATCTATGTAAGTAGAGATGGATATGTAGTGGATGGTCATCATCGTTGGGCAGCTGTAACAACAAACGCAATTAGAGATGGGAAACCTGCTAATATGAAAGTTATTGTTATTGATGCCGATATAAAGGATGTGATACCAATGTCAAATAAATTTGCAGAAGAAATTGGTGTTGCTGCTAAAAAAGCAGATACTGGTAAAAACGAATCGGTAATTAACGAAATCCCAATGGCTGATTTACAACAAATTGATAAATACGCTGATAGACAATTAAATCCAATTGATATCGTTCTTACTGATAAACATTTTTTCGATAGATTAAATGATACGAGAAATGGTAAGGAAATATCAGCAGCAGAACTAACTGGGTTCTTTAAAAGATTAGGTAGAAATAAAAAGAAATTTGTTGAATTCTTAACTCAATACAACCAAGTTGTAGCAAAGGATAATAGAACTAATATCAATATACCATTTATGCTTCAAGCTAATAAAGCTATTGCAAAAACTATAATGAGAAAAGGTGAATTCAAAACAACAACACCTGAATATAAATTTGAATCAGTAATTGCTGAAACGTTAGACTCTCATTTGGGGAAAAAACATGGTGTGGAATTGGATGTATATGAATATCCAGAATACTTAGAAATTCACAGAATAGTTGTTCCAAAAGAAAAAAGAAGTGAGGGTATTGGTACAAAAGTAATGAATGATATTATTACTTATGCAAAGAAAACCAAAAAAGATGTATTCTTAACTCCATCATCTGATTTTGGGGGTTCTAAGGGAAGATTAATCCAATTCTATAAATCATTCGGATTTAAAGATAATAAAGGTGGAACTAGAGATTTTAGAAGCAAAGAATCAATGAAATTGACTGTTGAAACAATCAAACATATTGATGGTAAGTGGGTGGTATATCCAAAGGATGGTGGTGATAGATTAGGAACACATGATACTAAAGAGAAAGCACTTAAGCAATTAAGAGCAATTGAAATAAGTAAAAATGAAAATATTAATTCAAAAAATCATAAATCGGATGGTACAATAGACCATAATTTTTTACAACATCACAAATCGGGAACATATACACCTGATATGGGATATGGTGCAGAATTGGATACAATTGATTTTGATGATAGTAAAAAAACAGAACCTGGTCATCAAACAAATACAAAGGATACCGAAGATAAAGGATATGAAATGGTTAAAAAATCAGTAGAAGAAGCATACACTAAAGGTAATATCTTTGGTGGTAAACTTAAAATAGGTGGAGTAGCAGTTCCATTAGAAGTTGAATTGATTGGAGCTGATAATAAGAAAAAAGTATTCATTGTAAAGGTTGTTCATATTGATTCAAAGTATCATTCTAAATTACCATCAAATGGAATATTAGAAATACCTGCAAGAATATTCAGAACACCGGGTGGTGGTTGGTATAAAGTAAAAACCAAATCAGCATTTGAAGGAATTGGAATGGGTTACCCAGACCAAGCATGGATTGATAAACATAAAGAAGTTCTTAAAAGATTAAGAAAGAAATTTAACGCTGAGAAATTACAATATAACGAACCATACGCATTGGGTGGTGGGATTAGTGAAAGAGTAGAAAATGGTAAAGTAATTTGTGATAATTGTGGTTGGAGTTGGAAAATTTCTGAAGGTGGAAGTGATACCTATATGTGTCACAAATGTGGAACTGATAATAACCCAAACATAACTGAGGGGTTATTAACTGAAGGTGGTGCGTATGGACATATGAATCATCCATTTGATACTGAAATTAACTTAACATTTGGACAACTTAAAGATATTGTGAATCGTGCATTAGAAGGTAAGTTGGAATTGACAAGAGAAAAAACTGATGGACAAGCATTAGCAATCAGTTGGGTGAATGGAAGATTAGTTGCTGCTAGAAACAAAGGACATCTAGCTAATAGAGGTGAGAAGGCATTGGATATAAATGGAGTAGCTACTAAGTTTGCCGGAAGAGGTGAGTTAGAAAAAGCATACAACTTTGCTATGAGTGATTTATCAAAAGCAATAAAATCACTTTCAGAAAAACAAAGAGAAAAAGTTTTTAAGAATGGTGCATGTTTTATGAATTTGGAGGTAATATATCCAACTTCGGTAAATGTAATTCCTTATGGACAAGCACTATTAGTATTTCATGGAACAATGGAATATAATGAAGCTGGTATAGCAATTGGTGAAAATCAAGAAGCAGCTAAAGTTTTGGCTGGTATGATTAAGCAAGTAAATCAAAACGTACAATCGGCTTATACAATACAAGGACCTCCAGTTGTTAAGTTACCACAATCAAAAAACTTAACTTCATTAAAAGGAAAATATAGTGGACAGATTACAAAACTACAATCTAAGTTTAAACTATCCGATACGGATGGTATTGCTGATTATCATCAAGCATGGTGGACTGATTTTGTAACTAAGAAATCACCATCTCCGATTGATAATAGAACTCTAATGGGATTGGTTAAGAGATGGGCATTCTATGATAAATCATTCCGTTTAGACAATAAAAACATTACCGATGCTAAAGTATTAAGTTGGGCAACTGGTATTGATAAGAATGACCACGCTAAGATAGCAAAGGATAATATTAGACCTTTTGAGGATATATTTTTGGGTGTTGGCTCTGAAGTACTTTCATTTATGAGTTCAGTACTTACAGCAAACCCTGATTCTGCGGTTAGAGCTATGAAGGATAGATTAGATAAAACTATATCAGATGTTAAGACTGGTGGTGATGAAAAGAAGATAGCAAAACTTAAAATGGAATTACAAAGATTAAACGCTATTGGTGGAAAAGATAAAATAGTTCCAAACGAAGGTATCGTATTTGTGTACAATGGAAATACAATGAAACTAACAGGTACATTTGCACCATTAAATCAAATTCTTGGATTATTTTACGAATAGTAAAAAATTCAATACTTATATATATGAATATATAAGAACAATTTATGGCTAATACAGAATTTAAGAAAAGTTTCATGCATCCAACTCGTAGAAAGTTGGCTGATATGGTTCAGACTGGTGAATACGAAAAAAATACGCAAGTTGGATTCTCTAATATAAAAGAGGAAGTTTCCAGAACCATTGGAGATATTTGGGAAGATAAAGATGGTTATCTTTGGGAACAAAAAGAATATGGTAGAGTAAGACAATCTAAGAGTAGTGATACCATGTCTGAAGTTAGAAATTATTTACAACAAATTTCAAGTTGTAAATCAAATGATTGTGATGTTAGTGGTAACTACTCAAATGCAGATAAGAAGTTAATTTCAAAGACTGGATATTGTGCTGGCTGTTTAGCTAGACGAGAATTTCAAATAAAACAAGATGGTTTATGGGAAGCATATAGTGAATATAGAATTTATTCAAATATGGCAGCTTATGGTACGGATGTTTTGGAAAAATTAAACAACGCATATAAAGAGGTATCCAATATACATGAGTATGTAAACGAAGATGGCTCAGTTGAAAGATGGCAAAATGATAAAGATGTAGAGCAGTTAAAAACTGAAATACAAAAAGATATTGATAGTGGTAAGTTGGAACTTATCGAAGTTATAGAAAAACGAAACGCAGCATATGAATTATTAAAAGATAAGAATTATGAATTGGTTTCAAAACTTTAAATTTAATAATATGAAAGACAACAAATTGGTAATTTTATTGGTTATTATCGCAGTGTTAATAGGGTGGAGTATATTTACAACCAGCCAAATTAAAACTGATATAGCTGGCTATAATCAAAAAATTGATTCAATCCAAAAGGATATTGATTCGGTTTATACAAAAAATGATTTGATAGATACTCAAATTGATTTAGTTGATACACATATCTCTAATGTAGATAAAGATATTCAACAAGTAACAAAAAACATAACTATAATTAAAAATAATACAGATGAGAAAGTTAATAACGTTGCTACTATTGGTAACATTGAGCTCGAGCGCTTATTCACAGAAAGATACGCTAACTAAGAAAGATACAAGTGTTGTAGTTTTACCAACAAAAATTGCTAGATTAGTTTATCAAGACCTAATTCGTTTTGATGGAGCTAAATTGGAGATTGTTGAATTAAATAAAACAGTATTACTTAAAGATGAACAAATAAGTTTATTTAAACAAAAGGATACTCTTAAAAACGAAAAGATTGGAAACTTAGAATTAATCATTACTAAAAAGGATGAGCAGTTTTCATTAGAGAGACAAAAATCGGAAAGTTTAATAAAAGAACTAAAAGGACAGAAGTTTAAAACTGGATTTTATAAGGTAACTTCAATTGTTGGAATAATTGCAACTACAGTCCTTTTAATAAAGTAATTTATGGCTGAAGTAAAGAAATCATTAAAACAAATTATTGCTGAAGAATATCAAAAGTGTGCAAAAGACCCGATATACTTCATGCGAAAATATTGTATGATTCAACATCCGGTGAAAGGTAAAATACCCTTTCACCTTTTTCCGTTTCAAGAAGATACACTAACTCAGTTTAAAGACCATCGTTATAATATTATTCTAAAATCAAGACAAACTGGTATCTCAACATTGACTGCTGGTTTCTCACTTTGGAAAATGCTATTTAATGATGATTTTAACGTATTGGTTATTGCAACAAAGCAAGAGGTTGCTAAAAACTTAGTAACTAAGGTAAGGGTTATGAATCAATATCTACCAAGTTGGTTAAAACTAACAACGGTGGAGGATAACAAATTATCACTTAGATATGCAAACGGCTCTCAAATCAAAGCAACATCTGCTGCTAGTGATGCTGGTCGTTCTGAAGCACTATCTTTATTAGTATTTGATGAGGCGGCATTTATCGATAAGATTGAAGATATATGGGTATCTGCACAATCTACATTATCAACTGGGGGTAACGCAATTATCCTTTCTACACCAAATGGTGTTGGAAACTTTTTCCACAAAACTTGGGTAGGTTCTGAAGATGGAACAAACTCATTTAATAATATTAGAATCCATTGGAGTGTACATCCTGAAAGAGAGCAAGCTTGGCGAGATGAACAAGAGGTTCTATTAGGAACAAAGGGAGCAGCTCAAGAGTGTGATTGTGATTTCGTATCTTCTGGAGATAGTGTAATCGAACCACAACTCCTACAATTTTATAAAGAAACATTTGTGCAAGACCCAGTAGAAAAAGGTGGATTTGATGGAAACCTTTGGAGATGGGAATATCCTAACTATAATAAAACTTACATAGTATCAGCTGACGTTTCGAGGGGAGATTCTTCGGATTACTCTACCGCACACGTTATTGATGTTGAAGCATCTGCGCAAGTAGCAGAATATAGAGGTAAGTTGGATACAAAGGATTTTGGAAATTTCTTAGTATCATTAGCAACCGAATATAACAACGCACTATTGGTAATTGAAAACGCAAATATTGGTTGGGCAGCTATTCAACAAGTATTGGATAGGGGATATACTAATTTGTATTATACATCTCGAGATTTAAAATATGTGGATGTGGATAATCAATTATCAAACAAATATCGTTCGGAGGATAGAAGTATGGTAGCTGGATTCTCAACCACATCAAGAACCCGACCTTTGATTATTTCAAAGTTGGAGGAGTATGTAAGAGAAAAATCAATCATAATCCGTTCAGTAAGAACCATAGATGAGTTATTTACATTCATTTGGAACAATGGTAGAGCTGAGGCAATGCGTGGTTATAATGATGACCTTACGATGGCATTAGCCATATCACTTTGGGTTAGAGATACATCACTTAGATTAAGACAAGAGGGTATTGATTTAACAAAACAAGCTATTAACAGTATATCATCATATACTTATAGTGGTGTTTATGGTGGTAACGATATGGATAGTAATCCTTGGCAAATGAACGTTGGGGATGGTAGTATTGAAGATTTAAGTAAATGGTTATAAAATTATGTAAAGTTATATAAAATGATATTTATATAGTATTAGATAATATTTAGTCAAATATATGGAAAATTATACTTTAGAACTTTACAATGAAATCAGAGGCATTTTCGAAGAAGATGTTACTGAATATTATGTTGAAAACTACGATGATTTAAAAGAATTCATAGAATTCTTAAAAACCATAAAGGGGGAAGTTAACGAAGCCGAATATCAGGGAAGAGAGGTAAAACTCAATAAACCGATGAGAGGTGATGTTAAGAAGTTTAAAGTATATGTTAACAATCCAAAAGGGAATGTTGTAAAAGTAAATTTTGGGCATGGCGGAACATCAGCAAAATCAGCAGGTGAAGAAACTATGAGAATTAAAAAATCAGACCCAGAACGAAGAGCATCATTTAGAGCAAGACACAATTGTGATACACCTGGTCCAAAAACAGGAGCAAGGTATTGGAGTTGTAAAGCTTGGTAAATTAATAAAGGTTATAAAAACAAAAACAAAAATGGCAGAACAACAACAAAGTACGTTTTTTCAAAGATTAACAAAACTCTTTTCTACTCAAGCCGTAGTCAAAATTGACAAGGATGGGAAGAGAAAAGTAGTTGATGTTGATGACAGACAGCAAGGAAGTACTAATTTATTGAACCTTAGAGATAGGTACACTAAATTACAAAGAGGATTTGCTGGTGACCAAATGGCTGCACAGTCAATGGCATACCATCAAGTTCGTAGAGAATTATTTAGAGATTATGATGCTATGGATAATGACCCGATTATATCATCGGCATTAGATATATACTCAGATGAATCTACATTAAAGAATGAATTTGGAGATGTAATTCAAATCAAAACTCAAAACGAAAAAGTAAAAGCATTATTAGAAAATCTTTTCTATGATATTTTAAATATTGAATTTAACCTATGGGCATGGACTCGTAATATGGTTAAGTATGGTGATTTTTTCCTTTCGGTGGAAATACAACCAGGTAATGGTATTATTAATGTACAACCACTTCCAGTTTATGAAACTGAAAGATTGGAAAATACTGACCCAAATAATCCAAACTATGTTAAGTTCAAAGTTAATCATGACCCTATTGGAAAAGGTGAATATGAGAACTATGAAGTAGTACACTTTAGATTATTATCAGATACCAACTTCTTACCTTATGGTAAGGCAATGATTGAAAATGGTAGAAGAATTTGGAAACAAGTTTCTCTTATGGAAGATGCTATGTTAATTCATAGAATTATGAGAGCACCGGATAAGAGAGTTTTCAAAATTGATATTGGTAATATTCCACCAAACGAAGTGGATAACTACATGCAAAAGATTATCAACAAAATGAAGAAAGTTCCATTTGTTGATAAGAATAGTGGTGATTATAACTTAAAATATAATATCCAAAACTTAACTGAAGATTTCTTCTTACCTGTTAGGGGTGGTGATAGTGGTACTCAAATTGATTCATTAGGTGGATTACAATACACAGCTATTGAAGATATTGATTACTTAAAAAACAAATTGTTTGCAGCTCTTAAAATTCCAAAAGCATATTTGGGGTATGATGAGAATGTAAATGGTAAAGCAACACTTGCTGCAGAAGATGTAAGATTTGCAAGAACGATTGAGAGAATCCAAAGAACATTGGTATCCGAACTTACTAAATTGGCAATTGTACATTTAGCATCTCAAGGTATCGAAGATGCTGATATGGTTGATTTTGAATTATCATTGGTAAATCCATCTACAATCTATGAGCAAGAGAAAGTAAACCTTTGGAGTGAGAAAGTAAGATTAGTTTCTGATATCAATGCATTAAATATGATTTCTAAAGATTGGGCATATGAAAATATATTCAATATGAGTAAAGATGAGGTAGACCAACAAAAAGCTGGAATGATAAATGACCTCAAAGATAGATTCAGATATAACGCTATTGAAAACGAAGGAAATGACCCGGCAATGCCACAACAACCAACTGATATCGAAGAAAGTTTGGAAAAACTTAAAACGGAATTAAAGGATGAAGGTGGTAGACCAAGAGAGGGTAATACTTATGGTAAAGATAAACATCCTTATGGTAGAGACCCATTAGGAGCTAAAGAAAACCAAAAAGCTCTGAAAAGAGAAAGTTCAGCGGTTAGAGTTAATGCAAATATTGCAAAAGAATACATTAACGGAATATCATCAAAAAAACAAATTATAAAAGAAAAAGTTGACTTTTTAGATGATTCAAATTTGTTAGACGAGGAAAAAATTAGTAAATAAATTAAAACTTATATTTATACACAATGATTACATCGTTTATGAATATATTATTATAGGACAAAAATAAATGAAGAAGGTAAAACATTCGAAATTTAAGAACACAGGTATTCTATTTGAACTTCTTGTAAGGCAAATTACATTAGAAGTGCTTAATGGAGATGCGACTGAAAAAGCAAAGCATATTGTTAGAGAATTCTTTTCACCAAAAACTGAATTGAATAAAGAACATAGATTATATGAACTCTTACTAAAGGAGAAATATAAGTCAGAATCCAGAGCTGAAAAATTTATTGATACAATCAATGAAGCGCATACCCGTATCAATCAAAGTAAATTACAAAGAGAAAAATATAATCTTATTAAGAAGATTAATGAATCATTCGATATGGATGATTTCTTATCATCTCCAATAACTAACTATAAAGTATTAGCATCAATATATAAAGTATTTGAAGCTAAGAATATGGTAGATTATGATGTTAAAGATATTTTTAATTCTAAAATTACTTTAATTGAAAATATAACATCGAATCAAACAGTAATTGTAGAAAAATCAGATGATGCTCAGAAATTAGTAGAATCTTATAAAAAACAAGATAAAGATTTAAGATTACTTACCTACAAAATATTAGTAGAAACGTTTAATAAAAAATATTCTAATTTAGATGAAAGTCAAAAAGAATTATTAAAGCAGTTTATTAATAATATTACCAATACTACTAAATTTAAAGAATACGTTGAGAAGGAAATTCCATCAATAGTAAAAGAATTAAAAGTATTACATAAGTCTATCAATGACAAAGTTACTAAAATTAAATTAGCTGAGACTGTATCTGTTTTAAATAAAACTAAAATTGGTAAGACTGTTTCTGATAATCACGTATCATCATTAATGATATCATACGAATTAATTAAAGAACTAAAGGGTAGATTAAATGACAAGTAAACTAAGAGAACTAATTGATGAACTTTTAGAAGAGATTCAGCAAGAGGAGTTAGAGTTAGGTGAAGCAACAACAACTGGTGATGTAGCTGGATACAATACTCCCAATGCATTCAAAGCAACGGATGGTACTGATGAAGAAGCTGAACCAGATGATGCAATTACAAAAAGAATAAATCAATCAACTGGATATAAAAAAGTTGATGAAAATCGTTGGCATGAATTAAGAAAAGATGAATCCTCTCCAAAACAAAAAATTGGTAGAGGAATTTCTAATGTTAATAGACAACTTTCTGAAATCGAAACATTCCTTGGTTGGTATGGTAAGATTAAAAATGAAGGTGATTTAAACTCTGACCAATATTGGAAAAGAACTAAATCAAACTTATTCAGAATAAGAGAGAGATTAAACAATATTGCTACATCAATTAGCAAACTATAATAGGAAACCTATACTATGAATATTACTAGAGCAAAACTAAAAGAAACACTTCGTACAATCGTTAATGAGGAATCGGAGTATCAATCATTTTTCAAAGCCGCATTAGAAAAAGCTGGAAAATCTATCCCATCTATGAGTGATGAGGAAAAGAAAGCATTTTTTGATAAAATCGATGCCACATGGGATGGTAGAGGTGAAAAGAATGAAGAATTAGTTGGTGGTCAAAAGAAATTAGATGTTGATAAAGATGGTGATATCGGTAGTGATGATTTAGCAGATTTAAGAGCTGGTAAAAAAGTAGATGAAGCATCATATCCAACTGATTTAAAAATCGGTTCTGTAATATTAGGACAAGGATTCACCCGATTAAAGGGAATAGATGGTGGGAAGTATTATAAAGTTGTAGATATGGATAGTATTTCAGCAACATTCGTTCCATCTGATAAAAATGGTAATACAAAGGGTTCAAAAAAAGTAAGACATCGTTTAGGTGATATTGATGGTGGTATTAAAACTGCTAAAAGAGGTGATGAAAACGGAATCGTTGTAATCAAAGAATCAGTTAACGAAGCAATTGGTAATGATAAATCAATGTTAGCATTGGTAGATATATTATCCAACTCAATGGAATATTATGAGGATGATAGTGATTTTTTACAAGCAGTTAGAGGTGGACAAGGATGGTCTGGTATTGCAGGTTTTAAAAATAGTAGTTTAATTCCGGTATTTAAATCTATATATAAAAAGTATTGGACAGTATCTCCACAAAATAGAACTAATTGGATTACAAAAAATTGGATTAATTGGTTAAAGCCATTTGGATTGGAAGAGAATGTAAATTCTGAAACTGATACATTTAATGAAGCAGCAGACGTTAAAAAAAGATTTATGTTTGATTTCTATACGGATTCCAATCAAAGAAATACCGAAAGAGAAACAAACTTTTTGGCTACTACATTGGAAAGCGCAATTAAAGCAGCTGAACATATTTGTAAAGTAACTGGATATGCGTATGTTGAAATATACTACAAAGATTTGTTTTTAGGTAGTATGAAAAAACAAAATGGTTTTAAATTTGTTGAGGGTAGGGGCTATCCTAAATTCAAATCAATAAATTAATCCATAAATAATAAGAGGAGCAGATATGAAAAGCTTAATAATAGAAACGAATTTGTTTAAGGGATTAGTTAACGAAGATGCCTCTGGTAGAACTATCGTTAAAGGAATCCTACAAAGAGCTGGGGCGGAAAACCAAAATGGTAGAGTATATCCAATGCCAATCTTACAAAGAGAAGCAAAGAGATATGAAACACTTATCAAAGAAAGACGAGCATTAGGTGAATTAGACCACCCTGATTCGTCTGTAATCAACTTGAAGAACGTATCTCATAATGTGAGAGAAATTCATTGGGAAGGTAATGATTTATGTGGTACAGTTGAAATCTTACCAACACCATCTGGAAACATATTAAAAGAATTGTTAAGAGCTGGAATCCTATTAGGTATCTCATCAAGAGGTATGGGTTCTACTAGACAATTAGAAGGAAATAAAGTAGAAGTTCAAGAGGACTTTGAATTAATCGGTTGGGATTTTGTTTCCAATCCATCTACGCATGGTGCATTTATGACACCTATGAACGAATCGGTAGTTAAATCTATTGGTACTGATGTTTGTGGTGAATTTTGTAAAGCACAAGATTTAATGAGAGAAATCATAACAGGATTAATATAATGAGCAAGAAAAACTTTGACATATACGATTATGTAACAAATAACACCTTTACTTTAAAAGTAGAACAAAAGGGTGGTAATAACGTATCTAAGGGATATAATGATATTCGTAAAACCAATATCAATGAAGTAAAAATAGTTAATGGTAAATTCAGTATAGCTGAATCATTAGAAGATAATAGACCATTATCAAACGAAGTTAAAAAACACTTCTTAGAAATTATTTCAACTTATAAAACATTCCAAGAGCAAATGAAAAGAAATTCAGATATCGTTGAGGTAGCTGAAACTTTGGGTGGAATCGTAGAAGCTGCTAAAACCCTAACACTTTCTGAAGCTGATGATTGGTTTGATAAAGTAACCATCAAAAGAAATATGAGTGAGTTAGATAAAATGGATAAAGCATTTGAAAAGGTTGCAACTGAAGCAAGACAGTTAGATGAGAGATTACATTCACTTTATGAAGATATGGGTAACATATTAAATAGATACTATGAAATTTCTGATTTAGATGGTGAAATTGTAAAAGAACGTTTAGGAAAAAAATAATTATGAAAGAGCAATTAAGAAAAATAGTAAGAGAAACTATGAAAGAATCAGTTCTTTCAGAAATAGAATCAGTAAACGAAGGAAGATACGATGCTGATTTAGATAAAATTGAAGCAGCAGTTAAAAACGCATCATCATTTATGAACGTTGGTTCTGAATTAAAGAAAATTGGTGTAAAGTATGATTTCTCAACTTCAATGATACCGATGTATAGAATTAAAGTATCTGGAAACACTATTGCAATTGTAAATAAGAAATATGCAGCTGGTGCAGAAAGAGAAGTTAAAGATATTGCAATTGGATTAATGGAGAATATTATTAAAGAATCGTTATCTCCTGAAGTTGCTAAACATATGGGTAGTATTCATAAGGGATTTAAAATGGTAGAAGATGATGGTGCAATGGTTTATGATTCACCAAACAATGCTAAAAAAGCAGCAGATTTTTTAAATTCAAAAAAAATAGCAGCATCATTTGATGGTAAATATGTATATTTAGAATCAGTAGTAACTGAGGCATTCAAACATATCATTCACGTTGATACACCAACTCAAGTAGTTTCTAAACCAGTAGCAGCTCAAATAATGGCATTGGCTAAAAAAGGTATTCGTTCAAAAGAAATTGGATTGGAGATGGGATTTACTGGTAACGCTAAGTTAGCAGCTGATACATTCCAAAAAGTTAAAAGTAGAATATACTTTGAGCTTGATAAAAGAGAATCAGTAGTAACTGAAGGTGCTGGTAAAGAAGCAATGGGAATTGCAGCATTAACTGCTACAAGAGGTGATGCGGTTCAAGCCTTTATTGATAAACATAATTTGGATGGTGTAAAACTTTTCAAAAGTATTAAATCAGCAAACTTGCAAGGTAAAATGAATTTTGTTAGTGCATTGGTTGGACACGATGGTAATCCAAATCAAAGACTTACAATCAAACTTCACCAAAAGAATGAATCGGTAAATGAAGAAGAAATTAGATGGAGCGCAGTTGAAAATGCAATCATTAACTTTTTAAAAATGAATACAAAGATTTTAGATAAGAGAGTTAAAGATAAAGATACTGATGGTGTTAAGGGGGGATTGCAATCAATCATTGATGGTTTAACCAACGCACAAAGAAGTTTAAAATTAAAAAAATAACTATATTAAAAAACAATTTTATTATGTATATCGATTCTAACAAACATGCGTATGGGCTAGGTGGGGCTCAAATTATAAGTGGGTCTAGGCAATTAACAGTTAGTAATGTATATCGTTATAAGACGGTAACAGCTACAGTAACTGACCTTAAATTTAATGCTTCACAAATATCTGGTTCATTTGGTTTAAATACAATACCAGCTGGAGTAGATGTATTCGGTAGTATAACTGAGATTACACAATCATCTGGTGTAGGTATTGCATATTATGGTATACCTGAATTTAATATAAATACTGGGCAATCGTATTAATAAAAGGTGGTTTATCCATCTTTTTTTATGTATTTTAAAAAAAACTAAAGAAAATTATACATTTTTTATCGTTTTCTAAAAAATATGTATATTTATCTTTGTTAATAACCCATTCTTATGGGTTTATTGGTTAATGAATACTCACCTATATGTGTAGTTACCGAACAACCAATTCAAAACCAACTACATTGAGGTTCCTCAAATAACTTCAGAAAATTTTAAAAAACACGGTAAAAGAAATGGCAAATTCAAAATTGTTAAAAGAAGCAATTGCTGATGCCAAGGCTGTAAGGGAAACCGCTATCGCTAACGCTAAAATCGCATTAGAGGAAGCTTTTACTCCACGTTTACAATCTATCCTATCAAGAAAGCTACAAGCTGAAATGGAAGGTGAAGAGGAAGAAACTATGGAAGAAGAGATGGACTCAATGGATTTAGACATGGGTGATGACGAAGAACAAACTGCTATGGTAAGCAATGAAGAAGAAGCTACTGATGTTGTTGAAGAAGAGGAAACAGAAATGGACTCTGAAGAAGCAATGGAAGAAGCTGAAGGGTATGATGACCCGACTAACGCTGATGACGCATCAATGTCTGAAGAAGATGAGATGGGTGAAGATGAGTTAGATTTAGAAGAAATCATCAGAGAACTTGAAATGGGTATGGACTCTGAAGAAGAGGAAGTAACTGAAGAAGAAGAAATGGAAATTGCTCCCGAAGAAGCTCCTGTAGCTGAAGAGGAAGAAATGGAAATGGGTTCTGAAGAAGAAGCTCCTGTATCTGAAGAAGAAGATGAAATCGACTTAGAGGAAATCCTTAGAGAAATGGGTTACGGGGATGATGAGGAAGTAACTGAAGGTGAAGAAGAAGTTGTTGATAACTCTGCAGAATTAGAAGCAGAATTAGAAGAAGCTTATTCAGTAATCAAAAAATTACAATCTACAATCAACGAAGTAAACTTATTGAACGCAAAATTACTTTACGCTAACAAATTGTTTAGAGGTTATAATTTAACTAACGAGCAAAAAGGTAAAGTTGTAGAAAATCTTGACAGAACAACTTCTGTTAGAGAAGTAAAATTAGTTTTCGCAACGTTATCAGAATCAATGAACTTTACAGGTACTGAAAGAAAAGCTAAAAGAGCAATCGCTGAAAGCGTAGCATCTAAGCCAACTCGTTCAACTGCACCTAAGAAAGAAATCATTTCTGAGAACACAAATCTAATGGCTGCAAGATTCAAAGAACTTGCAAACATTAAATAATTTATTTATTAACAAACACATTAAAAAAGAAAAATAAAATGGCAAATTTCGATTTATCTAAGTTAATGGAAGGAAAGAACCCACAATCGGTTATGTTGAACGAAACTCGTCAACTTAAATCAAAATGGGAAAAAACTGGACTTCTTGAAGGCTTAAAGACAAAAGACCAAAGTGCAATGGCTGTACTTTTGGAAAACCAAGCAAAACAATTGCTTGATGAAGCAACACAAACTGGTGTTGGTGCAAACTCTGAAGAGTGGAGCGGTGTAGCTTTACCTTTAGTAAGAAGAATCTTCGGTGAGATTGCTTCTAAAGAATTCGTTAGTGTACAACCTATGAACTTACCTTCTGGACTTGTATTCTATTTGGATTTCAAATATGGTACTGCTCAAGGTGGTAACCCAACTTTCTCTGGAAAATCACTTTTTGGTGGTAACGGACAAGATTCTGCTGCTGGTGCTGGTTTCGGTACTACTGCAGTAGCTGAAAATGGTTTATATGGTGAAGGTAGATTCGGATACACAGTAAATGATGTAACTGCATCTTTCGCTCACTCTGCAATCACTTATACTTCAGCATCTTGGGCTGATGTAGGATTTACATCTGAACTTTCTGCTTCTGTAGCAGCTGGACAAGTGCATAAAGCAACTTTCACAGCTCCAACAACAGCTGATTTAGATGGTGTACGTTCATTTAACGTAGCAAGTGGTTCACTTACTAACTTAAATCAATTCCACAAAGTATCTGGAGCTAACTTAGTAATGTTCGTATCAGCATCTGCTGGTTTACAAACTGCTAAAACTGCTGCACAAACTGTAGTATTAACTTACTCAGTTGTACCAAATGATTACTCTAGAGGTGATTTTGAAGATGGTAAAAACTCTGGTAAAAGAGCAGATACTGAAGGAACAATCGGAACTGATATCGATATTCCTGAGGTTGACTTAGAATTGAAATCAGAGGCTATCGTTGCTAAGACTCGTAAGTTGAAAGCAGTATGGACTCCTGAATTGGCGCAAGATTTGAACGCTTACCACTCAATTGACGCTGAAGCGGAATTAACTTCTATGTTATCTGATTATATCTCTTTAGAGATTGACTTAGAAATCTTAGATATGTTAAAATCAAACGCTTTAACTACTGAGTATTGGTCAGCAACTATTGGTGAAGAATACAATGCAGCATCAGGCGTATGGTCTGGAGCAGCAACTGGAATGGCTTACCAAAAGAATACTTGGTTCCAAACTTTAGGTACTAAATTAAACAAAGTATCTAACAAAATTCACCAATTGACATTAAGAGGTGGAGCTAACTTCGTTGTTGCTTCTCCTGATGTATGTACTATCTTAGAATCGATTCCTGCATTTACAGTGAACGCTGATAAGGATTCTGCATCTTTCGCAGCTGGTGTAACGCAAGTTGGTGCTATCGCTAATAGATACACTGTTTACAAAAACCCTTACATGACTTCAAACGAAATCTTGTTAGGATTCAGAGGTTCAAACTTCTTGGAAACTGGAGCTGTTTACGCACCATACGTTCCATTAATTATGACTCCTTTGGTGTATGACCCAACAAACTTTACTCCTCGTAGAGGTGTAATGACAAGATACGCTAAGAAAATGGTTCGTCCTGAGTACTACGGTCGTATTTTTGTTAAAGATTTAGCTTCTATTTAATAGAAACTTAATTTTATAGAATTAGAGGGATAGGAAACTATCCCTCTTTTTTATGCGGTTTTGTTAAAACTCTTATACTTATAATAAAGTAGAATTTTATGGCTTTACCCTGCCCCGCATGTAAACAACCACTTGGTTTAACTTTACAATTTATTATAAAGCATCCAGTGATGGCATGCCCACATTGTGAAGTTATAATGGATTTTACTGTAAATGAAGAAATTAAAAAAAGTTTTACGGAAGCAATTTCGGAAATAGATAAAATAAAAAAGAAATATAAGGGTATGGTTAAATTTTCATAAAGCTATTTGCTTTCAAAAAATACTACATACTTATAAACAACTTTGGTTACGTTAAACTAATATAAAAAAAAATAAATTTTATGGCATCAATCGCAGACCAGTTCGCAGGTCTTCCAATAGAAGAACTAATTGTTTCTCCTATTATTGGAATGGCTAAAGGGCAAGCAAAATTAAATGAAGTAACTTGGAAGTACATTTCTGAAGTTGCTTTCGTAAAAGATGAAAAGACAGGTAAAACATCTGCTCGTTCATTAGACGTAGAAATGAATCGTGTTGTTACTAACGCAGATACAGGTGAACAAGAAATACAAAAATTGTATAGTAAAGTTCCAATGTTACCATTAGTACCACTACCATCATTGGCTATTACATCAGCGGACATCGAATTCGCTATGGAAGTTAAAACATCTGAAGCATCGAAGGATACATCAGCTAGTGAAAACAGCTATGAAATGTCTGCAGGTGGAAAATGGTGGGGAATGAGCTTTAACGCTAAAGTAGCAGGTAAAGTTTCAACCAACAAAGAAAACACTCGTTCAACTGATAACTCAGCAAAATACAATGTAAAAGTACATGCTGAGCAATTACCAGCAACTGAAGGTATGTTGAAATTATCTGATTACCTAACTCAAATGTTAGAGCCATCGTTAATTCCATTCGGAGAAGGTACTGCAGCTAAGTAATAATTAAACAATAAAGGTTATATATTATGGCAAGATTAAATGTAGAGGAACTAGTTGGCGGTCTGTTAGAGGCCGCCATGGTTTCTCAAGGTATAAGTGAAAGACAGCATATTAATGCTCTCCGAAACTATTTCAATGAAGATGGTACACCCAAAACTACTTCCTTTAATATAGGTGGTAGGGATATGATTGTTCCTCTTTATATTTTAGCAGACCACTCATCTATTGGGTTGGAAGAATTAGATATTGAGTTCTCTTGTAGACTTATATTTGGTGATGAAGAAAAGGAAGTTTCCAATCTTAAAAAATCTCTATTGGGGTTATTTAAGAAAAAGGGATACGAACACAATATCAAAGGTATTGAGGTTGATTCCGGTTACAATCCAAGTGAAGCTGGTATGGCTAAGATTAAAGTAAAATTTAAGGCAGATGAAAAGCCGGAAGCGGTTAGTCGATTAATTGATGAATATATTAAAAATTTGGAAGACCCGAATCAAAAATAAAATTTTATTATAAAATCAGAGGGATAGGGAACTATTCCTCTTTTTTTATGCTTTTTTTTCCATTACTAAATTTTACAATATTTATAAGTATTAAACATCAATTATAATGGCAGCAGGAAGATACTCATTTGTAATAGAGCAAGGAGCAACAACTAATTTTCAAATTGATTGGACCGATGAAAGTGGTTCGGCAATTGATTTGAGTGGTTATCATGCGAGAATGCAAATACGTCCGCACGTAGAGTCAACAACAACATTGTTATCACTATCATCATCACTTTCGGATAGTTGTGGAACGGGTATTAATCTAAGTGGTTCAAATGGTATAACACCAATACAAAGTGGTTCAATAGGTATCTATATATCAGCATATTCATCATCTTTATTAGATTTTGGTGAAGCAGTTTATGATTTAGAAGTGGTTAAAGGGTGTGAAGTTACGAGATTATTGGAAGGTAAAGTTAAATTATCTAAAAACGTAACGAGATAAAATGGCAATAAAAGTAACACAAAATTTAACAAAAGTAACTATATCATCGGTTGGTGTTCAAGGACCAAAAGGAGATTCTGCACAAGATAGTGATTTATCTTTCTTAGTAACAACATCTTCTTTTAATGATTATACAGCATCACAAGCCACATTAAATAATAAATTTGCAATCACAGGTTCGAATACCTTTAGAGGTGAGCAAGTTATAAGTGGCTCAATCCTAATTAGTGGTTCATTAGTACCGGCAACTGGACAAGGAACATTCACATCTTCATTTAGTTTAGGTTCACCATCAAATGCTTGGAAAGACCTTTATATATCACAAGGTTCAATTATTTTCGTAGATGCGGTAACGCAAGAAACTTCATCATTTTCAATTGAGAATAATGCTGGTGGACAAAAGACTGTAAAATATACGGCAGCACTAACAGCATCGGCTTATTTAGGAGATGGTAGACAACTAACAAATTTATCAGCAAATACAAATTGGAATAACACATACGATTCATATTTAATAAGAAAAACAGAACAATTAACTTTTTCGGGAGATTATATTTTAGAAAACGGATTTTTATTAATTGAAGGTGGTGATGAAGAAGTAGAATACTCCGCAAACAAATCATTCAAAAAAGAAGGAACACTATTTATAGGTGGAAATCTATTACTTAAAGATAGTGTTATTGAAAATAATGGTAAGATAAGTGTGGGTGGAGAAGTTATATTAATAGGTAATTCATCAATAGACGGAACAGGAACAATAATATAAAAATATGCAATACATTCAATTACAAGGGCAAGTAGCCGCAGATTTAGATACTCCATTAGAAGGTGGGTATAATTTGTTTATAGATACAACAAATGGCTCTATCAAAGCAAAAGATAGTGAAGGTAATCTAACCGGTGGTGGAGCTGGTGGTGGATTAGTAGAAACCACTTATAATGGATTAACCGCTTCATTAGCGACTGATTCATTAACACCTGGTACTTACTATAAGATTACCGATTTTAGGACTTGTTATGACCAACCGGATTATGATGTTTATGGTAACTCAATTCAAGTTGGTAATTATAGAACAGGTAGTATTTCACCTATAATTGTATTCGCATTAGACTCCGGTTCTTTGGCATCAGATGCATATCAACCCGAATATCCAAATGATAATATTAAATACGATATTACATTTAATCAAACCGAAGTAACTGATAGTCCTGCATTTGGTAGAATTATATATAGAAAAGATAATCAAGGAAACGAAATGGATTACGATTTCAGAGAAGTTCTTTTCAAAAGATATGATGCATATTATTCTGAAGATGTTTATGATGGAACTATTTCTGTTGAAGAATCTGGTAGTTTTGCTTTTATCACCGGTAGTGGAACATTTTTTGAAAATTTCACAACTGGAAGTGTTGTTGGTGTTTTGAATATCAATAATGACCCTCTTGTATTTTACTATGAAATCGTATCAATTGAAGATGATTATCGTATGGTTGTTACTGGAAGTAGATATAACTCTCCTAGTGATACTCGTTTGTTAGATGCAAATCTATTAGAAGGAGTGTCTTGGAAACAAAATAACATCCTATCTAATTCAGCTTCAATAGAAATACCAACCTTTGAGTATATAGGAGACTGTTTTAATAACACATCTACAAATACGGCTGCATTTACGGTATGGGATGAAAATACTTTCCTATTACCAAACAATGTATTCAAAGGTGAAAACACTTATAGAGATAATTCATTCTCACAAGTTTTTAGAAATAACACATTTAATGATGCTAGTTCTAACTCTAATATAGTTATGGATAGATTTTATAATAATATTATTAATAACGATTTTGATAATAACATAATCAAAGATAGTTTTTACAATAATATAATTGTTTGTGATTTTAGATACAACACAGTTAGTGGTGAGTTCCACAATAATCATTTTGGAGATGAGGATGAGGATGATTTTGATTACAATATCATTAATGGTGAGTTCTATAATAACTTCTACACATCAGATGATGATTTTTATTATAACATAATCAACGGAGGTTTTGACCACAACATCATACTTGATGAATTTAGTAAAAATACTCTTAATGGGTTTTATAATAATGTGTTAGGTGGTGAATTTGGTGATAATAGAATAGGTGAAAGTTTTTACGGAAATAAGACCTACAATGAATTTAGAGAAAATACAATAGCGGATGAGGTTTATAATAATAACTTCTTTTCATCATTCTTAGGTAATACAATAATAGGACATGAAGTTTATAATAATAACTTTTACAGTTGGACCGAAGATAATCAAATAGGTTCTAGTTTTCGAAATAACGATATAGGAGAGTCTGATGATTATGGTGATACGAATTTTTCCCGAAACAAAATCGGTAATGATTTTTATGATAATATTGTTAGCCAATCTTTTGAGGATAATGTAATCGGTAGTGGTTTTTACGATAATACTATTAATAATGAATTTTTACACAATAATATTGAAAGTGATTTTGAATCGAATACAATAGTAAATAATGGTGAACTAGAATCGTTTGAGTACAATCAAATAGGTAATGAGATGAAAGGAAATTTAATTTCAGGTAGTTTTATCTCAAATAAAATTGGTTATGCATTTGTAGGAAATGAAATTGGAGATGGGTTTAATAGTAATACTATTGGTAATATTTTTACCGGAAACGATATAGGAGAAGGCTGTATCAGTAACATATTTGGTGATTATACTATTGAAAATAATATTGGTAATGGGTTCGTGGAGAATTTTATATTAAATAATTTTATTGATAACACCATTGCTAATGATTTCAAAAGTAATAAAATTGGAAATGATTTTACTGATAATATGATTGGTGATGGTTTTGGATTTGGTGGCAGTTCGTATAGAGGTAATGTAATTGGAAATAGTTTTACTGACAATATAATCGGAGAATACTTCTACGATAACAATATTGGAGATAGATTTACATACAATAGAATAGGTAATGACTTCCAATATAATAGAATAGAAACGGAATTGGATGATTATGATTTTACCACATATTTAGGGGTAATCAATACCATATCATCTTCGATAACCGATGGAACTGATGGAGTTTATTCAGATTTAACTGGTTCAACTGCAGGGTTTGGTTCGGGTTCGGTATTTGAAGTAACTGTTGCATCAAGTATTGTTAGTAATATTGCAATTACAAATAGTGGAAATCTATACGAAGTGGATGATACTATAACAATAGCATCTGGTTCATTTGGTGGAACTACTGATTTAGTATTAACAGTTACTGAATTACACCCAGCCCCAATGGTTTATGGAAATTATAACAAAACTATTCAAAGAAGATTTGATGGAACGATTGTATTAACTGCGTTAGATGATAGTAATCAATTCTATATAACTCAAGCCATCACCGAAGCAATAGACTAATAAAACGAAAGAAATATGAGAATATGTATATTATGCGAAGAATCAAAAGTTCAGCAAGCAAGAGAAAAAATGAAAAATGATAATATCTTAAAAATAGATTTATCACCAAGCGGAGAATTACCTGCAACTCACAAATTGTGTGTAATGGCAGTTACCGAAGAAAAAGCTAATCAGATGATGAGTTCTGCTGAATTAACTATAATAGAGGCAATGAACCCAAAAGAGTTTTTAGCAAAGTATGGTTTGAAAAAAATTGGAAAAAGTTTTGGATTTTAGTAATTATAAAATAAAAAGGGGATTTATTACACCTACCGAGTCTAAACAAATAATAAATTGGATAGACTCGATTGACCATAGTGGTAATGGTGCTAATCATCATCTTTCGGAATTATCAAAAGAACTAAAAGGTAAATCCTATATGTTCGATATTTCGGATACACCTTTTACAAATTATATTACAAAGTTCCAATCCGTATCAGATGTTTCAAAAGAGAAACTACCTGATTTTATTCATAGTATCATTGATAGGATTGCAAAAGAATTCCATTTTCCTAAAAATCATATCTTCTTACAAGCGGTAGATATGAATAGTGGTGGGAAGATAAATCCTCACTATGATGCGGCAGTTGAAGGATATGTTAATTATAAATGTAACATAAGTGTTTTATCAGAGGATTACGAATTGTTTTTAGATAAAGATGTTATAACTATAAATGAAGGTGATTTATACGGATTTGAAGCATCGTTATACAAACATTGGACAAACGAATTCAAATCAAGAAGAGTTTTCCTAAGTTTTGGTTTTTTATTACCATACGATGTGGTAGGCAGAACCGAAACAGATGTAAGAGTTCGTTTGAGTAAAAGAATAGAAAGATATTTCCAAAAAACAATAGAAAATGTTTGAAAGTAAAATAAATAGAGGAAAAGTAAATGGATACGCTCCGTTAGATGGTGATGGTAAAGTATCGTTATCTCACTTACCTGATGTAGTTGGTGTAGCTGGTACATCTGGAACATCGGGTGTAAATGGAACTTCTGGTACTTCGGTATTTGCAGATAGTAATTCGTTGGCAACAACTGGTTCTAACGTTTTTACTGGAACTCAAACAATAAGTGGTAGTGGTGATATTTCACTTACAATAGGAGACGTAAATTTTATTGGAGGTCCTTCTTTTGGTTTAAGAGTAACCGGTTCTGATGGAGCTCCACTATTTCTAACATCTGATGGAACTTTATTAATTGGAGCTATTACTAATCCTACGAATGTATCTGATGATGCATCCTTTTTTGCAAATCAATTAAATTCATATCCTGTTTCAGATGGACCTACTGCAGCAATATTAGTTCAAAAATCAGGTTCATTCCAATCTAATTGGGTATTTGATTATGATGGTAAAAGTTATTTTCCTAGTGATATTAATATTGGATATAATTCATTGGGTAGCGGATTAACTTCTGGTTCATTAAACATTACTAATGGTGATATTAATTTAACTGGTTCTTTACTAATGACTGGTTCTATTATATTAAATGGAGTAACTTATACAAGTTTATCTGGAAATGGTGGCACATCTGGCGAAAGTGGTACGAGTGGAGTAGATGGTACATCTGGAACTTCTGGTGAAAGTGGCACATCCGGTGAAAGTGGTACAAGTGGAACTTCCGGTACATCCATATTGTTGGACTCTACTTTAACATTTGAAGGCAATATAATTTCAGGTAGTAGTGTTGAGACAGTTGGTACACAAATAACAATTGCACAAGACTATTATGGTGGTACTGGTTTGAATGGTAGTGGATTAATTGTAGCTGATAATGCAGAAAGTAGTGGAGTACAAAATGGATGGATAATTAGATTTTATGATGGTACAATAAGGACGGTAACTGGTAATTATGTCCCATCTGGAGAGTCTTTTAGAACTATTGCATTTGGTTCATCTGTATCCCTTAATCCAGCATATCCTTTGACTATAGAAAGTCCAGATTACCAACTTGGTTCAGATGCTTCTGTAGAACTTAAAGTGGGTGAACATAGTATAGTATTAGGTGATGATGGTATCTTAAAATTAAATAATGGGTTTGGTGAAATATATGCGGATGATGAAAATTATTCGGTTAGAATTGGAACTTCGGCTGAAAATGTAGCACCAAACTCACAAATTATACTTGGTGTAGGAAATGAGACATTGAAAATCAAAGCCGGACCTCCTTTAAGAGAATGGACTTTTGGAGAAAGTGGTAATTTTAATTTAACAGGTAGTATAAATGGAGCTCGTAATTTACCAACAACTGGTTCAAATCAATTTAATGGTTCACAATATATAAGTGGTTCAGTATATGTAAGTGGTTCTATCTATAAGGATGGTAACAAACAATTCAACTACGGACAATGGGCTTCATTAGAAACTCAAACTGGTTCTGCTAATACGGCATACGCTATGAAGTTGGAAGTGCCGGTTCCTGAATTTGAAGGTATATATGTTGGTAATAATGGTAGTGGATTTCCAACTAGAATTTATGTAGAAAATAACGGATTATATAACATTCAATTTTCAGCACAATTACATACCACCTCAAACGAGTCGTGTGATTTTTCTGTTTGGTTTGCTATGACAGGTTCTAATATAGCTAATTCAAATACGGATTTCTCTATTGAAAAGGTAAGTGGTGGTGGATTCCAAGTGGCAGCATTAAACTTCTTAACTCCAATTACATCCGGAAGTTATGTAGAATTGTATTGGTCAAAAACAACCGCAAACGGACAATTGCAATATAAAGGAACGCAAGTATCACCAACTAGACCCGCAACACCATCGGTAATTGTGACTGTAACTCAAATAGCATAATTTTATATAATCCCATTCTAAACCACTATTCTTTTTTTTCTTATATTTATAGGTAAGATAAAATTAGAAAGGAATAGTAAATGGCAATAGAATACATATACCCAGGTTCATCATCATTCTTTCCGGGAGAAACTCCATTTGGAACTTATGATAACGATTATGAATTTAGTGAAGATGCTCCAAAGGTAGCCCACTGGGTTGCTACTCGTTTGGGATACCCAATTCAAAATGTGGAATTAGTAGATGCAAGTTTATTTGCTTGTTTCGAAGAATCCGTATCTGAATACGGTGCACAGGTAAATCAATTTAATATCAGAAACAATTTGGATGTACTTAAGGGTAATCCAACTGGTACCGATTACACTGGTAAATTTGTTGAAGGTTCATTCTTACCAACTCTTATTGGTATTGTTGAGGCATATGGTACATTAGCTGGTGCTGGTGGAAGTACTGATATCAAAAAAGGTAGTGTTGATTTAGTGGGTGGACAACAAAATTACGATTTACAAACTTTATTTGCTGATGTAAGCGAGTCTGGAAAGCGAATACAAATAACAAAAGTATTTCACGAACCAACACCTGCAATCAATAGATTCTTTGACCCGTATTCAGTAAGTGGACAGGGAACTCTTAACTTAATTGATGAGTTTGGATTTGGTTCATTCTCACCAGCAGCTCAATTTATCTTAATGCCAATTTTCGAAGATATGTTAAGAATTCAAGCAATTGAATTTAATGATGAAATTAGAAAATCAGCACACTCCTTTAATATTACTAACAACAAATTACAAATATTCCCTATACCAACTACTGCTGGTAAATTATATTTTGAATATTTTGTATCCGATGAATTTGTAACCAATTCTACAAAGGTAAAGCCAAATGTAGTTTCTGATTATGCTAATATTGGATATAGTTTTATTCAATATGAAAGTATAAATGATGTTGGTAGACAATGGATTAGAAAATATACACTTGCTCTTGCTAAGGAATTATTAGGAGCAATTAGAGAAAAATATAGTTCAGTTCCAATTCCAGGTTCTGAAATTTCATTAGATGGTGCTGCTCTAAGAGCTGAAGCTCAAACTGAAAAGGATAATTTAATGGAACAATTGAGAGAAAACTTAGAGGAGTTGAGTAGAAAAAACCAATTCGAAGTTAAGGCTCAGGAATCAGAACATCAGCAAGAGATGTTGAAAAAAATTCCATTACTAATATATGTAGGATAATATGCCAAGATTTGCATTAGATAGAGATATCCGATTTTTTGAAGGAATATCAAGAGAATTGGTAGATGCAGTTATTGAAACAACTGTAGTTCTATACAAACTTGTCATTTCTGATATGAAAACAAATTTGTATGGGGAATCTTTAAATAAATCGTATTTTCAAGGAACACAATGTACTGCTGTAATTGAGAGAGATGATACTGGTATTTCGTATGAAGGATTTGGACCAGATAGTGGACAGACTGTACAATTCCGTTTTAATCGTTTCACATTAGAGGGAAAGGGATTCTATCCAGAAATTGGAGATATTATTTCTCATAATAATGCATACTTTGAAATTGATAATGTAAGAGAGGACCAATTAATTGGTGGACAGACTGGAGAAAAATTCTCAATTATATGTTCTACATTTATGACACGTAGAAGTTCTATACAAACTGAAATGAGAGATATCTAATGAATAAAAAAGAAACAAATAGAGGTTTACAGCGTTCGATATCTAAAGAGTTCACTAAAGGTGTAAAACTTATTGATATAGATACTACCATAGCTGAGTATATGGTAGATACCATTATTCCTGATGTGGAAGAAAATGGTAATGCGGTTAAAGTACCACTTATATATGGTAATGCAGAACGTTGGAAAAACGCTAGAGTAGATGGGTATTTGAGAGATGCTAGAGGTAAGATTCAAATACCATTAGTAATGTTCAAACGAAACTCTATTGAAAGAGATGCCGCTATGGCTCAATTCAAAGATGTTAATACGTTACCTGCTTATGTAAGATACTCTAAAACAAATAGATACGAACGATTTTCATTACAAAGTGGTACAAAACCCGCATATGAACAATATGAAGTTTCGGTACCCGACTATGTAACAGTAACTTATGAGGTAATGGTGTGGTCATCATTCACCGAGCATATGAATAAAATTGTTGAACAATTTCAATACGCAACTGATAGATATTGGGGAACTGAAAATGGATTCAAATTTAGAACTCGTATTGATTCGTTTGATAATCAACAAGAAGTTGGAGAGGGTTCGGAAAGAATTATAAGAACAACATTCACAATGGTGGTAAATGCATATTTACTTCCTGAAACTCGTGATGAGGCACCAGTTGTTAAAAAATCATTCACACCAAAGAAAGTTGTATGGGGTGTAGAAACGGATTTAAGTGGTACTATGTTCACCAATCCTAACATATATAATGAATATCAGTTTGTTATAGATTTTGTTGCTATAAGGGGTTCTCAAGCAGCACAATTTGTAGGTATAACTGGTGGGGTAAATAGAGGTGTTGTTAAATTAACAAATGTTAGAAAACCAATATTACCAAATGAACTAATTGGTTCGTTTGATACTTTAAATTGGTTTAGAGTTTATGTTAATTCAGAATTTAAACCAGCATCAACTTATAGTTATTCTTTTAACGGAACTACAAATGAAATCGTTTTTACATTTAATAATACATTAGGATTTGATATTGATATAAATGATGAAGTGGATATTGTAGGAAAATTTGAACAACTATGAACATAAAGACTCTTAAAAATATAATGAAAGAAGTTAACGAACCAAATGAATTCATTTTGGAACCCGTTGATTTGGTACATTCATTATATTGGATATGGAAAGCTACAAATTGTAGATTAAAAACATTAGATAGTAGAGTTGCTGATAAAAGAAGAACTGCTGCTAGATTTGATGTATTTGTATGGGGTGGATTTATTGCCGCAAGAGATTATCAATTTGAACAAGTTGGAAATGATTTTCACATAAAATTTATAAGAACAAATTTCCCAACAACAATTGAAAATACAAATGACCCAAATTATGGACAACCTTGGGCATTTGAATCTAATGATGAAGTAAAAATAGAAGGTGATTTAGAAAATATTAATTAATGGCTAGATTAAAACCAAATATAGATATAGGTAGTATAACTACAAAGAGGGATAGAGAATCTTTTCAAAATTTTGTGTTGGAAGTAATCAAAGATACGTTTATCTATGAGGCAACTCCAACATCAATTTCTTTAAATGGTGAACTATTTACTTTAAATTTGGATGATTTTAGATTTGTTTATGAAGATTTAATCGTTGCAGATTCCAAGGATTATTTAGATGTATATTTATACGGAGTGAAGCAAACAAACGATAGATATTCGGTAACATTTGATGATACTTCTATAACTATAACCTTTACTGAAAGTATAACAAGAGTTCCGGCTGACGTAGTTAGAACTGATTTTGAAATTAAAGGTAAAATTACACAAATAGTATAATGGCTAGATTAATACCACAGAAACAAATAGAAGAAGTAAATCAGTTTAGGGATAGTATATCCGTAGGCAACTCTGTATTTATATCTGGCTCTTTATTAGTATCACAAAGTATTGATATTGGTACTCGTACTTCGGATAAGCAAAGAATAACTGGTTCGGTTGAAATTACTGGGTCATTACAAATTGATGGTGCATTATCATTTGCCAATGCGGCAAGTAGATTGGATGCAACTGCATCTTTTTCTGATATATCGGTTGATACACAAAGATTTGGTGGAATATTAGTTGAGGATTTTGCAAAAAGTGATTCAACTATCTATGTATCATCTACAAATGGTAATGATAATAATAGTGGTACTTCACCGCAATTTCCATTAAGAACTATTAAGAAAGCTGCTCAATTAGCAACTCCGGGTGATGATGGTAGATATGGTTTACCAACTGGTTCTCTTTTTAGTGGATTTAGAATCACTGTTGATGCGGGTACTTATTTAGAAGAAAACCCAATTGAACTTCCAAGAAACACAACTGTTTGGGGAGCTGGATTAAGGGTAACTAAAATTATTGCTAAAAACGAAAACGAAGATTTATTTTGGGTAAATAGTGGTTGTTATCTTGCTGAGATGACATTTGCTGGTTTGAGAGTATATCCATCGGTTGATGATTCTCAAAGTGGATTCGCAATTGCATTCGCACCAAACGCATTTATTACAACATCACCATACGTTCAGAACTGTTCTATGATTTCAAATCAGGAGAACTCATTCCTTGAGCTGTATGAGGATATTCCTGCTGGAGGTGGTGGATTGAACGTAGATGGAAATAGAATCCATCCTGATTCTCCATTAGCCTCTATGGTATTGGATGCATATACACAGGTTGCACCAAATGGTGTGGGTTGTCAAGTTGTTGGAAGGGGATTCATTCAGTTGGTATCATTCTTCACAAACTTCTCAGCATATTCAGTAAAAGTTATCGATGGTGGACATGCGGTATTACTTAACTCTAACACCTCATTTGGTGATTATGGTATGTACGCATCTGGTTCACGTTTTATTACGGGTAGTGGTGGTAACTTTGATGCGTTCTTAAATGTACAAGATAATTACTCAATTATTGTTAATACTATTGAAGGTGGATTATCTACGATTCCTGCATTGGTACCAAATACTGAAAACGGAATTAGAGTAACTGACCCTAATGTTTTACCACAATACTTTTTATCGGAAGATTCTTCGAATGAAGTGTCTGATATAGTTAAAGCTGATTTTAAATTAATAAGTTCAATTATTGACAATGGAATTGTAAATAAACCAAGTTTAATTGCAAAAAGTAGTATAAATGGATATTCATCGCAATCTGTTTACAATATTTCTGGTGAAAATCAATATACTTCATCAACAACCGCATCATTACAAAATATTGCAAGTGTTGATACTAATTTTAATATATTATATGATATAATTGAAAGAGGAAATCCTGCAACCGAATCATATGTTCGTATATCAAATGTATCTCATTCAATTCAAGCAACTGATATTGTTCAATACAAAACCTCAGCTGTAGATTCACCTACAATTACTACAACTAATAATAGTTTTGATACAATTATGTCTATTGTAGCTGGTGGTATAGCTCCAAATATTGTAAGTAATACATCTGCTAGTTTTAAATTTAGTAATGTAAACCAATATCAAACAGGTACAACATCATCTTTACAAACAATAAATTCGGTATCATCATCATTTTCAATTGTGTATGATACTATTGAATATGGGACTGGTGATTTACCTACAATTATACCAAGTAGTTCAAATGCTAGCACATCAAGTGAAAAACAAAACGCATATAATTTACTTATAAATAATATACCATTTATACAATCTGAAACTATTGCATATATGAGTTCGTCTTGGAGTGAGTTTTCATATAATGAAACAACTTGTAAGAGAGATATTTCATATATTGTAAGTGGAGCTGCATATGATATTCTTTATGGTGGAAATGAAGAATCTATAAAGAGTGCAAGATTTTATTACTTATATCCATCTGAAGCTACTACAACTCAATTAGAACCAACATTAACTGCGGTTAAATACGCAAGTGGTGTTGCACAAAATATTTTAAAAGGAAATCAATACATAACATCATCCGCTAATATTAATAATGGATATAATATTATTTTTAATAACAAAGATTTTGTTAGAGCAGAAACCATTGCATATATTTCATCATCTTGGTCTGAATTCGAATATAATGAGGTAAGTTGTTCACGTGATATTGGATATATTTTAGATGCAGTAGGAACTGATTTAAAATATGAAGGTAACGACCGAAGTGTAACTGCTGGACAATTCTACTTTAGATATCCATCGGAGGCAACAACTACTCAGTTAAATCAAACATTAGATGCTATTAGATATGCTAAACGATTAACTGAAAAATTATTAAACAACGATACATTTGTAACGGCATCTAATTCTGTAATTGGGGCTGTTGATTTAATGAGAAAAAATCGTAGTTTAATTCAAACTGAAACTATTACATATATCAATACTCAATATCCTAATTTAGATTATAACCAAGCTAAATGTAGAAGAGATGTTGGATACATTGTTGATAATATTACAACTGATTTATTGTATGGTGGTAATGAAAGAACTGAAACTGCTGGATTATATTATTTCTTATTTCCATCAGTAGCAAATACTACTCAATTAACTGAAACAATAAATGCACTTCAATATGTAAATGCGTTAACCGATAAAATTTTAATATCAGAAATATTACCAACTCCAAAAATTGGATTAAATATTGATAGTAACATAAAAGTTACGGCATTTAATTCGGTAACATCATCTATATCTGCAAGTAATACTGAAGTTACATTAGTATCACAATCATTTGGTATTATTGAGGATATTATTAGATATGGAACTGATTATATACCATCGGCAATAGTTGGTAATTCAAACGATTATATTTGGAATATAAATAATCCAATAAATGTTAGTGGTATAACACAAATTCAATCAACGTTAGCAAACGCAAATACTCAAAGTATTTCTAACAACGTTAATACAATTATTAAAATAATTGAAAGTGGTAGTTCAGTTACAACCGAACAAACAATTGGAACTGATAGAAATGGGGCTCCGATTTCAACGGTTGGTATTCCTAAAAATTCATATGGAAGTAATTTAATAACAACTGTTATTGGAACAACTATTCCTGCTGAAATTCAATTGGTTAAAAATACTGCAGCTGGTATTAAATTTGGTAATGGCTTACAAATCACATCATCTATATCTGCTAGTGCTACTGAAATACAAAAAGTATCATCATCATTTTCAATTGTAACTGATATTATCAAATATGGTATTAGTGGAAGTTTGAGTTTAAGTGGTTCATCTGAATACTCAACTTATTATGAAGTAATTGCATTTGAATCTGCAAATTATTTATTTAATGAAAATCAATTAAATAAATTTGATAACGTATTAACTGCATCTATCGAAGATGGTAGTATAGACCCTACTTTAACATTAAAGAGAGGTGAACTTTATACATTCTCTGTAAATTCACTAAATATTGTAAATGCAACTGAATTAGATTTTAGACCATTTTATATTAAAACTGATATAAAACCAGGTCTTAGAAATCAATATACAAAAGGTGTAACTAATAATGGTGTTACCTTTGGAACTTTAACATTTATTGTACCATTCGATGCACCTGATACTTTATACTATGTAAATGGTAAAGATATTGAAGCAAGTGGAATTATTAATATTGTTGATGAGTTACCAATTTCAGATACGCAAAGATATATTGAAATACCATCATTGGGTGATTTTGAGGTTGTAGCAAATACTATTAATAATATTAAAGTTACTAACATACCACAAATTCAATCAATATATACTGCTTCTATATCAGAATCATTATCAGTAAGTTCATCATTCGCAACTACAATTGATATTTTATTTAATGGTGTGAGTAATTTACCAACTACAATTACAAATGTAAGTGGATTAATTAAGAAACGTGAACTATCACAATATACATCATCATTTGCGGTATCATCGGCATTAAGAAATACTATAAGTTCATCATTTAATATTGTAACTAATATAGTAACAAATGGTACGGGCTCAGTTCCAGCATTAATTGAAAATACTAACGATTTAATTAAAGTAACTTCGGTACCTCAAATAATTGGATTACAATCTGGAAGTATAACTCAGGTTAACAACGTAAGTTCATCTTTTGCTAATATAATTAATATTATTAAAAATGGTACTGGTTCAATTCCGGTTGAAATTAGTAATATAAATGGATTAACTAAGTTTAGTAGCACAGAGCAATTTACAGCCTCTTTAAGCGCTAGTTTAGAAGATGTAACCTTTGTATCCAATTCGATATCAATCGTTTCTACAATCATTACAAATGGCAGTGGTTCGTATATTACGGCTAGTTTATATGGAGCGGCCTCAACCCAACCATCTACATTAGCAGCTTATCAAATTATTAAGCAAAATATTCCATTTATTCAAATAGAAACTTTATCTTACTTATCTTCTTCTTGGAGTACGGCTTCATATAATGAAGCAAGTTGTAGTAGAGATATTGGATTGATTGTAAGTGGAGCAGCTGAGGATTTATTATATAATACTATTTCATCATCAATTGTGAATGGTAAGTATTATTTAGAATACCCATCGGCAGCAGAAACTACTCAAATAAACCAAACATTAGATGGTATTGAGTACGCAAGTAAATTAACACAAAAATTAATTCAAAATATAATTTTTGAAACCGCATCAATGGAGGTTTCGGCATCTTATAATTTGATTAGAAAAAATAGAGAATTTGTTAAGAGTGAAACTATCGCTTACTTATCATCTTCTTGGAGTACATTCGATTATAACGAATCATTATGTAGAAGAGATATCGGACATATAATTGATGCAGTTTCTACGGATTTATTATATGGTGGAAATGAAAGAAGTAACACCGCTGGTGAATTCTATTACAAATATCCATCATCTGCAACTGTTAGTGGTAGTGTATCTCCAACAACCGCAGCACAATTATACCCAACATTGGATGGTATTAATTATGCTAGACGATTAGTTCAAAATATTGTTGTAAATAATCAATTTGCATTAGCACCTGATAGTAGAACAAACGCATATGATTTAATCGTTGAAAATAAATCATTAATTCAATCGGAAGTTGTTTCTTATGTATCATCTTCTTGGAGTGGTGTATTATACAATGATATAAGTTGTTCTCGTGATATTGGATATATTTTAGATGCAGTAGCAACTGATACCTTATATGGTGGAAATGAACGTAGTTCAGTAGCTGGTGAATTCTATTATCTATTCCCATCAAGAGCAACAAATGGTGGTGTTCCATCTGAAAATAATCAATTAGATTCAACTTTAAGTGGTATTAATTACGCTAAAGGAATGGTAAATCAGTTATTACAAAATAATATCTTTGTAACTGCTTCATTACAAACCATTGGTGTAACAAATTTAATAATCGATAACAAACCATTAATTCAAAATGAAGTAATTTCATATATTTCTTCATCTTGGAGTAATTTTCAATATAACGAAGCAAGTTGTAGTAGAGATGTTGGATATATCTTAGATGCAGTAGCAACTGATTTCTACTATGGTGGAAATGAAAGAAGTATTACCGCTGGAACATTCTATTACCTATTCCCATCAGCAGCAACTGTTAGTGGAAGTTCATCCCCAAGCGTTGATGCTCAATTATACCCAACGGTTGATGGTGTAACATACGCACAAAGATTGACTAACAAAATAATTAATAATATAACATTAGTAACTGCTTCATTAGAAAGACAAACTACATATGACTTATTATTAGATAACAAATTATTAATCCAAAACGAAGTAATTTCATTTATGAGTTCTTCTTGGAGTGGATTTGAATATATTGAATCTAAATGTAAGAGAGATGTAGGATATATTGTAGATGCAGTAGCAACCGATGTATTATATGGTGGAAATGAAAGAAGTGTAACTGCTGGTGAGTTTTATTACTTATATCCATCACAAGCTACTTCGGTTCAATCCGACCAAACAATCACCGGTGTAAATCATGCATTTGGTTTGGCTGATAAAATAGTTAGAAATACTTTATTAGTAACCGCAAGTGCTGAAACTATTGCAAATTATGATGTAATATTAGATAATAAAGGATTAATACAAACAAACGTAATTTATTATATAGATTCAGTATATCCATACTTTACTTACAATAGAACTAAGTGTAGAAGAGATGTTGGTTACATTGTAGATGCAATAGCAACCGATTTACTATGGGGTGGTAACGAAAGAAGTATTGTAGCAGCTGATTACTATTATAGATATCCATCTGAAGCTACAACTATTCAGTTAAATGAAACTACTGAAGCAATATCATATGTTAAAACAATTATAAACAAATTAATTCAAAATAATATATTACAAGTACCAACTGTAACTTCAAATACTAATAATAATATTAAATTTACTAATAGTAATCAAATAAGTGGAGCAGGTACATCTAATATTAATGTATTAAACGCATTAAGTTCATCATTTGGATTAGTAATGAATACTATAACAAATGGAACGGGTTCACTCCCAGCCATTTCTCAATATACTGCATCGTTAATAGATTCTGGAACTTTACAAGCATATTCATTAATAAAATCAAATATACCATTTATCCAAAATGAGGTAATTGCATATATTAGTTCTTCTTGGAGTGGATTCGCATACAATGAAGCTAGTTGTAGTAGAGATGTGGGATTAATTGTAAGTGGGGCAATTGAAGATTTACTATTTGGTTCAGTATCAGCATCAGTAGTAAATGCTAAATACTATTTTGAATACCCATCAGCGGCAACTGGTTCACAACTATATCAAACATTAGATGGAATCAAATACGCAGCTAGTTTAAGTAATAAAATAGCACAAAATATTCAATTCGTAACTGCTTCAAACGAAGTATCTGCATCTTGGCATTTATTAAGAGATAATAAGGAGTTTATCCAAAATGAGGTAATCGCTTATGTATCATCTTCTTGGAGTGGTGTTTATTATAATGAAGATAAGTGTAAGAGAGATGTTGGTTATTTAATTGATGCAGCTGCAACTGACCTTTATTATGGTGGAAATGAGAGAAGTGTAACCGCTGGTTCATTCTATTATCTATTCCCATCTGCGGCTACTCAAAATGGAGTTCCTTCAACAACTTCTCAATTGGACCCAACTGTTGATGGTATAATATACGCAAGTGGATTATCACAAAAAGTAATTCAAAATGTAGAATTTGTACAACCATCGGCTTCAGTATTAGTAGGTGCTGATTTATTAATTGGAAATAAAAGATTCATCCAAACTGAAGTAATTCAATATCTTTCATCATCTTGGAGTGAATTTTATTATAATGAAGCAAGTTGTTCTCGTGATATTGGGTATATTATAGATGCAGCTAGAACGGATTTAGTTTATGGTGGAAATGAAAGAAGTATTAAGGCTGGAACGTTTTATTACTATATTCCATCGGAAGCAACAACTAAACAAAAACCACAAACAATTGATGGTATTGATTTTGCTAAGGGAATGGCTGAAAAGGTAATTTTGAAAGAACAATTAGTAAGACCATCATTCCAAACAAAATTATCGGTTGATTTATTAAGGGGAAGTAAAAAAACATTACAATCAATCGCAATATCATATACCGCTGGAGCATTTCCTAACTTTGTTTATAATGAAGAAAAGTGTTATAGAGATACTGGATTTATTGTAGATGCAATAGCAACGGATTTATTATATGGTGGAAATCTAAGAAGTGTTAGAGCAGCATCATCATATTATACTGGGGTATATGGTTCAGCAGCAGTAGTTGTAAACGAACAAAAGAAAGAAACAGCTGAAACTAATAGATATTTAAGAACACAATTCCAAAGAATAGTGAGAAATGCTCCTGTTGAAGAATTTGGTTCTTTGATAATTACTACTGGACATGACTTTTCTTATTCTGGAGCTGGAGTAACTTATAAGGCATTACCTTTTAACCAGGGTGGAGCTGGAGTTGCTGACCCAACGAAAGAAATTACCGAATTGGCTGGAGGTAGAGTTTACTTTACATCTGGTAACGAGCTTGGTGACTTTAAAATTGGTACGGGGCTTATAATTAATCAAGCAACCGGAACATTGCAAGGTAGAACATTCTCTCGTTCATTGTTCTCATTAGTAACACCATTCTCATTAGCATTAGAAGGATAAAAATAAAATTATGGCAGACGTATTTGTACCACTTAACGCATTCAAATCGGTAGTAACGACACTAACCGGTGAAGAAGACCAAGTATACACCACTCCGAGTGGTGTATCTACTATTATACTATCGACTCAAGTTACCAATAATGGTAATCAAACTGAAGAAGTAACAATTAAATTAGCTTCGAATAGAGAAATACCAGTACCACAAGTTGCTGGAATTATCAACACCGGAAGTATGTATAGCGCATCAGCGCTTTTAGAACAAAATTTAACATTTTTGAAAAAAGAAGTAGCAGCTTATACTAACTTCAATAATAACTTAGCAGAAGTTCCATTTGGATTTTCACAATCTAGATATGAAGCATATGTGGATACTGCAGTAAATGCGGTAGTTTATGATATTCAAAATGGGGGTACTATCCGAACAAATAAAGCAGCTTTATCATTTTATAATAAAAATGGTGAAACGTTAGTTCCAACTGGACAGGTAACGGCATCTTACGAAGCAATTAATTATACAGATACATTAGTAAAACAAATTTTAATTAACCAATCCATCACTGGTTCGGTTAATGTGGATAGAATTTATCAAACAATTTTCACCCAATCATTCAATTATGGTTTAATTGCAGAAACTGGGTCACAAGAAATTATTTCTCAACTATTTACTGTTATATCGGATACTATTTATGACCCGGTGAGAGAAACGCAAGAGGCGGTAGAGTTAGTAAGGAACTATCCTATCCCAAAAAGTGATTCATTTTCACCCGTAGTGGCTGGTAAATTAGTATTAGAGCAAGAGTTTGGATTACTATTCTCAGGTTCTACCGATTTGAAAATAGTTTTATCACTTCTTGAAAGTGCAAATGAGTAATAATTAAGTTGAAAAAACATAAATGAGTCAATTATTAAGTGGTAAGGTAAAAGTAACGCTTCCTCAGAATGTTTCTGAAGATAGATATGAGTTTCTTCAACTGAATGAAGCAGAACCTAATTTAGGGGTACCTATTAGTGGTAGTTTATCGAGCGGTTCAGTTGCTTTATTAGCATCTGATGAGTTTGGTAATCGTTTATTTGTAACAAAATTACAATTTCCTGAGTATAGTGGTTCATTTAGTGGTTCATTTCAAGGAGATGGTTCACGATTAACCAATTTACCCTTAGTAAAAGATGCTTCTAGATTAATTTCTGGTTCAGCATCGGCATCAATTTCACCACAAACCGGATTTTTAGTAAATGTATCATCATCTTTTGATGGTGATATGGATATAAATGGTGATGTTAGGGTTACTGGTGACTTATATGTTAATAATAGGATAGTTGCAAGAGAAATATTGGTTCAAATCATATCATCTTCAATTATTTTTTCATCTGGGTCAAACCGATTTGGAAATTCATTAGTAGATTTACAAGAATTCACTGGTTCTGTATCAGTTACAGGTTCATTTGATGTAAATGGTGAGGGTAGATTCAGTAATAACGTTTACATATCAAATACAGCTTCAGCATCCTTCTTTGAGGGTGATGGTAGTAAGTTATTTAACCTTCCTGCGGCAGCAGAATCACCAAGAATCGTTGATGGGGCTGTTACGGCATCCGTTAATGAATCTTATGGGTTTAGATTAGAAGGAACTACAAGAGCAGAGTTCAGTTCTTCACTTTTTGTGAGTGGAAACATAGAAATTGTTAGTGGTTCATCATTTAGTGGTAGTGGTGCTAACTTATTTGATATTCCGAGGGCAGCTTTAACGCCTGACGCTCTTCTGTCGGCATTTATTACATCAGGTTCGGTCACCGCATCGGTTAATCCAAATTATGGGTTTCGATTAGAAGGTACCAATAGAGCAGAATTTAGTTCTTCACTATTTGTAGCTGGTAATGTAACCGCATCGATGTTTACTGGTAGTGGTGCTGGTTTATTCGATATTCCAAGGGCAGCATTAACACCGGATGCATTGGTTTCTCCATTAATTGGTAGTGGAAGTGTAACGGCATCGGTTAATCCAAATTATGGATTTAGATTAGAGGGTACCAATAGAGCAGAGTTTAGCTCATCGGTATATGTAGATGGTAATGTAACTGCATCAATGTTTAGTGGTAGTGGTGCTGGTTTATTTAATATTCCGAGAGCAGCTTTAACGCCTGATGCACTTGTATCACCATTAATTAGTAGTGGAAGTGTAACCGCATCGGTTGACCCTAAGTCTGGATTTGTTGTAACTTCAATCGAAAGCGGTTCACAATTTACAGGTTCATTATTTGTAAGTGGTGGTATTTCTATAAATAGTGGTTCAATTTTTAGTGGTAGTGGTGCTGGTTTATTTAATATTCCGAGAGCAGCATTAACACCTGATGCATTATTGAGTACATTTATATCATCGGGTTCAGTAACAGCGTCTGTTTCTCCAAACTTTGGATTCAGAGTTGAATCACAACAAAGTGGTTCTGAGTTTACAGGTTCAGTTGATGTTAGTGGAAACGTATCCGCATCAATGTTTAGTGGTAGTGGTGCTGGTTTATTTGATATTCCTAGGGCAGCATTAACACCGGATGCATTATTATCAAATTTAATAACAAGTGGAAGTGTAACGGCATCCGTTGACCCTAAAGCTGGATTTGTAGTAACTTCAATCCAAAGTGGTTCACAATTTAGTGGTTCAGTTAGATTTAGAGATAATCTTATAGTAGCTGGTAATGTAACCGCATCGATGTTTACTGGTAGTGGTGCTGGTTTATTCAATATACCAAGAGCAGCATTAACACCGGATGCACAATTATCAAATATAATAGCAAGTGGTTCAGTTACCGCATCGGTAACTCCACAAAATGGATTTCAAGTAATTTCAGTTGCAAGTGGTTCGGAATTTACAGGTTCGGTTAGACTTAGAGATAACCTTAATGTAAGGGGAACTGTAACTGCATCAATGTTTAGTGGTAGTGGTGCTGGTTTATTTAATATTCCATTATCTGCATTAGCTGAACAAGTAGCTCAAGCTACTAGGATAGCAACCGGTTCAGTAACGGCTTCTGTTGGAAGTAATTTTGGATTTAAAGTAGAATCTGCACAATTTGGTTCTGAATTTACTGGTTCAATTGATGTAAGTGGTAGTGTAACTCTTAAATCTGGTTCATTTTACTCTGGTAGTGGTGAGGGATTATTTAATATTCCATTATCAGCATTATCTGAAGAGGTAATTAATAGAAATTTCATAGCAGATGGGCAAGTAACTGCATCTGTTGATAATATAAATGGATTTGTAGTAACATCACCATTAAGTGGTTCTACATTTAAAGGTTCAGTTTATGTTACTGGGTCTGTAAATGTAAGTGGTTCATTATTTGTAAGTGGTGGTGGTATTATTCAAGCATTAACTGGTTCATTCTTTAGTGGTAGTGGGCAGGGGTTATTAAACATACCTCGTTCGGCATTAACTGAAGATGCACTTATTTCAACTGAAATAAAATCAGGTTCAGTAACGGCATCGGTATCTCCTAATATTGGATTTGTAGTAAATTCGGCTCAAAGTGGTTCGGAATTTACTGGTTCAATAGATGTATCTGGTTCGGTATCAGCATCTTTATTTAGAGGTGATGGTAGTGGATTAACAAATATAACTATACCTGTAATTACCGATGGTAATGTAACTGCCTCAGTTGATGATTCTAATGGATTTATAGTTACATCTCAGGCATATGGTTCACAATTTACTGGTTCTGTTAGAGTTAATACATTTGTAACTGCATCTGAATTTAGAGGTAATTTTGCAGGAGATGGTTCTCAAATTACTAATATTCAAATATCTATTATCCAAGATGGTGAAATAACTGCATCTGTTTCAAATGAGAATGGTTTTGTAGTTGATTCTTTCAAAAGTGGTTCAACTTTCTATGGTAATATAATAGCAAATAATGGTATTGTATCTAATGATGATATCATAGCAAATGGAAACATACAAGCTAATATTGGTTCATTCTTTAGTGGTAGTGGAGCTGGATTAACTAATATTCCTTTATCTGCATTTGCTGAAGAGGTAATTGCATCAACTCGTATCCAAAGTGGGTCTGTTACTGCATCAGTATCTCCTAATTTTGGATTCAAAGTAGAATCATTGGATAGTGGTTCACAATTTACTGGTTCTGTTAAAGTATTAGGGCAAGTAAAAATTCTATCTGGTAGTGGATACTTTAGTGGTAGTGGTGAGGGGTTAACAAATATCCCCCGTTCAGCATTAACTGAAGATGCGTTACTTTCATCATTCATTGTAAGTGGAAGTGTAACTGCATCGGTAGCACCAAATACTGGGTTTGTTGTTATATCATATCAAAGTGGTTCAACTTTCTTTGGTGATATTCAATTAGCAACTGGTTCTTTCTCTGGTAGTGGTGCAAGATTATTTGATATACCAAAATCAGCAATTTCTGATTTAGATACTTCTAAAATATTTAGTGGTTCGGTTACCGCATCAACTCACCCTCAAAATGGATTTATTGTAACATCAGTTGTAAGTGGTTCAACTTTCTTTGGTGATGTTCAATTGGTAACTGGTTCTTTCTCTGGTAGTGGTGCAAAATTATTTAACATACCAAGAACAGCACTAACACCTGATGCACTTATTAGTACAACTATTACATCTGGTTCAGTTACCGCATCAGTAGCACCAAATACTGGATTTGTTGTAACATCAATTGAAAGTGGTTCAAAATTCTTTGGTAATATAGAATTAGTAACTGGTTCATTTAGTGGTAGTGGTAGAAATTTATTCGATATTCCTTTTTCTAATTTAACTGGAGATTCAAATAGAATTGCTAGTGGTTCTGCTACTGCATCTATTTCACCAAATTTAGGATTAGTTGTTAATACATCCGCATCTATTGATGGTGATTTAAATGTAGCTGGGGCAATCAACGCAACAGAAATAAATGTAACGTTTATAAATTCGGAAGTAATTTATTCTTCTGGTTCAAATATATTTGGTGATTCATTGACAGATATACAACAAATGACTGGTTCGGTTAAAATAACTGGTTCTTTGACTGTTGATGGTGTAATCACTGGTGATGGTAGTGGATTATTTAATATCCCACAATCAGCACTTACTGAAGCAGCAACATTAATTGCTAGTGGAAGTGTAACGGCATCGGTTAACCCTAATAACGGATTTGTTGTAACTTCAATCGAAAGTGGTTCTACATTTAGTGGTTCACTTTTTGTAAGTGGTGGTGTTTCTATAAATAGTGGTTCAACATTTAGTGGTAGTGGAGCTGATTTATTCAATATCCCAATATCAGCATTTTCACCTGATGCACAAGATGCAATTAATTCACTATTGGCAATCCAAAGTGGAATATTGGCTAGTGGTAGTGTAACGGCATCAGTTTCGAATGAGTTTGGATTTAAAGTAGAATCAATTGATAGTGGTTCACAATTTACAGGTTCATTATTTGTAAGTGGTGGAGTAGAATTAAGTAGTGGTTCATCGTTTAGTGGTAGTGGTGCTAGATTGTTCGATATACCAAGAGCAGCATTAACGCCTGATGCACTTTTATCAAACTTAATCGCAAGTGGTTCAGTTACCGCATCAGTAACACCTGATAACGGATTTGTTGTAACTTCAATCGAAAGTGGTTCTACATTTAGTGGTTCACTTTTTGTAAGTGGTAATATTGAGGTTGTTAGTGGTTCATCATTTAGTGGTAGTGGTGAAAACTTATTTAATATCCCACTAACCGCACTTTCTACTGAAGCAATTGAAGCACTTATTTCAACTGAAATTAAAAGTGGTAGTGTAACCGCATCAGTAACACCTGATTTTGGATTTGTAGTAGTATCAGCTGAAAGTGGTTCTGAATTTACTGGTTCAGTTGATGTAAGTGGAAGTTTATATGTAACCCAAACTATAAGTTCAAGTATTGTAAAAGCAAATGAATTATCTGGTTCATTCTCTGGTTCATTCTTTGGAGATGGTGGTGGATTAACTAATATTTCACTTGCTAACTTATCATTTGATGTATATCGTTTAGTGAGTGGTTCAGTTACGGCATCCGTAACACCAACTGAAGGATTCAAAGTTGAATCTTTGGATAGTGGTTCTAAATTTACTGGTTCAATTGATGTATCTGGTTCAATAACTATTGATGGTATTTATACTGGAGATGGTAGTGGATTGACAAATATTGATATTGCTAATTTGGCAATTGATACTTCTAGAATTTACACTGGTTCCGTTACTGCTTCGGTATCTACTGATGGCCACTTTAGAGTTTTAGATGGTACTACATTAAGAGCAATTAAATCCGAATTTAGTGGTTCAGTTTATGTATCTGAATCAATATATGTAAACAAATTTATATTTGGTGATGGTACTTTTATCACAAACGTAACCGCTGCAGCATCTCCAAGAATTTCATCTGGTTCAGTAACGGCTTCAGTTTCACCTAATTTTGGATTTAAAGTAGAATCCGCACGAAGTGGTTCTGAGTTTACGGGTTCAGTTGATATTAGTGGTTCAATATCGGCATCTTTATTTAGTGGTGATGGTAGTGGGTTATTCAATATTCCATTAGAAGCACTTGAAGATTTACAATTAGTAAAAATTAACTCTGGCTCTGGTATAGCAATTATTGACCCATTAAAATTAGATGTAAACGTTCCAATAACAGCATCTCGATTTGATGGAGATGGTAGTGGATTATTTAACATTCCTGCAAACGCATTACAAGACCTTCAATTAGATAGAATTATATCTGGTTCAACTCAGGCGGTAATTTCACCTGATAAAGGATTTGAGGTTGGTACAAAAACATCTATATCTGGTTCACTTAGTGTAAGTGGTGGATTATTTGTAACTGGTGGAAGTGTTATTTTATCTTCTGGTTCATCATTTGTTGGAGATGGTAGTGGATTGACTAACATCAATATAGCTAACTTATCATTTGAAACTTCACTTTTACAAAGTGGTTCATTTACAACGGTACTTTCACCAAACTTTGGATTAGTTGTTAACGCATCCGCATCAGTTAGTGGAAACTTAAGTGTTGAAAAAAATATATACGCACCTGTAATTTATGGTGGACAAATTACCGGTTCATTCTATGGTGGATACTATGGAGAGGGTGATGCTGAAGATAGAGATATTCTTATCTATGATGCGGCCCGTTCTAAATATGTACCTGTACCTGAGAGTACACCAACAACCGCAGAACCATTTACAAATGTAACTGAAGTAACGGTTGTACACAACTTTGATGTTGATTATCCAATCGTACAAGTTTATGAAGCTGGTACAAATGGAATGATTATACCTCAAGCTATCATACCATTGGACAGTGATAGAGTTAGAGTAGTATTTAGTGGTTTAACTTCTGGAGTTGTAGTAGTTGGTAGTGGTGGTTCAAAAATAAGTGGAGCAATTAGTGGTAACAACGTAATTGGAATTGTACCATCAGCGTCTAGAGCAATTTCAGCAGAAACTGCTGATACTGCATTAAATGTAGCTGGTATTGATTCGGCATCTCTTGCATTATTAAACGATTTACAAAACTTTGTAAGAAACGAACAAACATCATCTATGACGGTGTTGAGTTCATCTTTCGCTCTTACTGCATCTTACGCATTAAATGCTGGTGAAGCTGGTAGTGGTGGAACTGATTTATTCATTTACTATACAAGTTCGTTAGTACAAACTGAAACTGGAAAAATTAACTTTACTGGTTCTGGTGTAAGTGTAATTGATTCTGGTTCTGATGGTATATTAGTAACTATCTTAGGTGGCGGTGGTACTGGTGATGGTGATTTACTATCATCTCAAACCGCATCAATGTATGTGTTCTCATCATCATTTGCATCAATAGCCGAATACGCATTAAACGCAGTTGGTGGTGGAAGTGGTACTGGTTTCCCATTTGAAGGTTATGCTGCACTAACGGGAAGTTTAAATGTATCGGGTAGTTTAATTGTAACTGGTAGTACATTCATACAAAATTTACCATTAGGTTCAACAAATTTAGTGGTTACCTATAACCCAACAACTGGAAGATTAGAACAACAATCAATCGATGCAGCTGTTGGTACGAGTGGAGTAGATGGTACATCTGGAACTGGTGGTACATCTGGAACTGGTGGTACATCTGGAACAAGCGGAACGAGTGGAACGAGTGGAAGTAGTGGAACTTCTGGTACGAGTGGAACATCAGGTACATCTGGAACATCAGGTACATCTGGAACAAATGGTACGTCTGGTTCATCTGGGACAAGTGGAACAAGTGGAACATCTGGAACGTCTGGTACTTCAGCAACATCTGGAACATCTGGAACGTCTGGTACTTCTGGAAGTAGTGGAAGTAGTGGTTCATCTGGAACAAGTGGGACAAGTGGAACATCTGGAACGTCTGGTACTTCAGCAACATCTGGAAGTAGTGGAACATCTGGTTCTTCTGGAAGTAGTGGTTCTTCTGGAACATCTGGTTCAAGTGGTTCTTCTGGAACATCTGGTTCAAGTGGTTCAAGTGGTAGTAGTGGTTCATCTGGAACATCTGGTTCAAGCGGAAGTAGTGGTTCAAGCGGAAGTAGTGGAAGTAGTGGAACCTCTGGTTCATCAGGTTCGTCTGGTTCATCTGGAACAAGCGGAACGAGTGGAAGTAGTGGAAGTAGTGGTTCTTCAGGAACATCAGGTTCGTCTGGAACCTCTGGTTCATCAGGTTCATCTGGAACAAGTGGTTCAAGTGGAAGTAGTGGTACGAGTGGAACGTCTGGTTCAAGTGGTACTACTGGTACATCTGGTTCTTCGGGAACATCGGGCACTTCTGGTTCTTCTGGAACATCTGGTAGAGAAGGTGGTAGACTTTTCGAAGTAATTAATGATGGATTCAATTATGCATTTGATGGATATGATGATGCTACATTCCCAACCTTAACATTAGTAAGAGGTGAATTATTTTACTTTGATGTAAGTGGAGTTTCAGCATCACACCCATTTGCATTAAGATTATCAAGCGGTAATACTTCAGTTGTAGATGGTACAATAAATAATGACCCATTAAATGGATTAGCTGGAACAACTGATTTAATAGCATATAGAGTACCTGAAGATGCACCAAACAATATTGTTTATCAATGTGCAGTTCATTCATCAATGATTGGAATTATTGAAATTGTTGATAAAAACGGAACTTCTGGTACATCTGGTACTTCTGGTAGTAGTGGAACATCTGGTACGAGTGGAACTTCAGGTTCTTCTGGGACAAGTGGAACCTCTGGTTCTTCTGGAACAAGTGGAAGTAGTGGTACTTCTGGTACCTCTGGAACGAGTGGTAGTAGTGGAACTTCTGGTTCAAGTGGTAGTAGTGGTTCAAGTGGAAGTAGTGGAAGTAGTGGAACATCGGGTTCATCAGGAAGTAGTGGAAGTAGTGGGACATCGGGTTCTTCTGGTTCATCTGGTTCATCTGGTTCGTCTGGAACGAGTGGAACGAGTGGAAGTAGTGGTTCTTCTGGTACGAGTGGTACGAGCGGTGAAAGTGGTTCATCTGGAACTTCTGGTTCAAGCGGGACAAGTGGAGTTGATGGTACTTCTGGTTCAAGTGGAACAAGCGGATTAGATGGAACATCGGGTACATCTGGTACATCGGGAACTTCTGGCACTTCTGGTACATCTGGGACAAGTGGTACATCGGGAACTTCTGGAACTTCTGGAACTAGTGGTGAGAATGGTTCATCTGGAACATCTGGTTCTTCTGGAACATCGGGAACGAGTGGAACATCAGGTACATCTGGAACAAGTGCAACATCTGGAACCTCTGGTACAAACGGAACGAGTGGAAGTAGTGGTACTTCTGGTTCATCTGGTTCAACCGGTACTGATGGTACATCGGGAAGTAGTGGTTCTTCTGGGACAAGTGGTACGAGTGGTTCAAATGGAACAAGCGGAAGTAGTGGAACATCTGGAACAAGTGGTTCAACGGGAACGGATGGGACAAGTGGTTCTTCTGGAACAAGTGGTACGAGTGGTTCGAATGGTACATCAGGAAGTAGTGGTACTTCTGGTTCTTCTGGTTCAACTGGTAGTAGTGGAACTTCTGGTACTTCTGGTTCTTCTGGGACAAGTGGGACAAGTGGTTCGAATGGAACGAGTGGAAGTAGTGGAACTTCTGGTTCAAGTGGTTCAACGGGAACGGATGGTACATCTGGTTCATCTGGTTCATCTGGAACAAGTGGAGTTGATGGAACGAGTGGAAGTAGTGGAACTTCTGGTTCAACTGGAACGGATGGTACATCTGGTTCATATGGTACATCTGGAACAAGTGGTTTATCTGGTTCAAATGGTACATCTGGAACTTCAGGTTTAAATGGAACTTCAGGTTCGTCTGGTACAAGTGGTTCATCTGGTTCATCTGGTACTAATGGTACGTCTGGTTCATCGGGAATTAGTGGAACTTCTGGGACAAGTGGAAGTAGTGGAAGTAGTGGTACATCTGGTTCAAGTGGTACATCTGGAACATCTGGAACCGCAGGTACATCTGGTTTAGATGGAACTTTATTTGGAAGTAGTGGTACTTCGGGTTCTTCTGGTTCAACTGGAACATCGGGAAGTAGTGGAACTTCTGGAACAAGTGGAGTTGATGGAACATTCTTCGGTTCTTCTGGTTCATCGGGTACTTCTGGTACAAGTGGAAGTAGTGGAACAAGTGGTTTGAGTGGTTCAAGCGGTACATCTGGAACTTCTGGAACAAGCGGACAAGATGGAACATTCTTTGGTTCATCTGGAACCTCTGGAACATCTGGTGTTGGTACTAATGGTACATCCGGTTCAAGTGGTACATCTGGAACTTCTGGAACAAGCGGACAAGATGGAACATTCTTTGGAAGTAATGGAACTGCTGGTACATCTGGTACATCTGGTTCATCTGGAACAAGCGGAAGTAGTGGAACTGCTGGTACGTCTGGAACAAGCGGACAAGATGGAACTTTATTTGGAAGTAGTGGTACATCTGGTACATCAGGTCAAAGTGGTTCATCAGGTACTTCTGGTTTAGGTACAAACGGAACCTCTGGAACAAGCGGACAAGATGGAACTTTATTTGGAAGTAGTGGAACATCTGGAACAAGTGGTCAAAGTGGTTCATCAGGTACTTCTGGTTTAGGTACAAACGGAACCTCTGGGACTAGTGGACAAGATGGAACTTTATTTGGAAGTAGTGGAACATCTGGGACAAGTGGTGAAAGTGGTTCATCTGGTACAAGTGGTATTGGGACAAATGGAACATCAGGTACTTCTGGACAAGATGGAACTTTATTCGGTTCGTCTGGAACATCTGGTACAAGTGGTGAAAGTGGTTCATCAGGAACATCTGGGTTAGGTACAAATGGTACTTCTGGAACAAGTGGACAGGATGGTACGTTATTCGGTTCATCTGGTACATCTGGAACATCAGGTGAAAGTGGTTCATCTGGTACTTCTGGGTTAGGTACAAATGGAACATCAGGTACTTCTGGGCAAGATGGAACTTTATTCGGTTCATCTGGAACATCTGGTACATCAGGTGAAAGTGGTTCGTCTGGAACATCTGGTGTTGGAACTAATGGAACATCGGGTACTTCTGGACAAGATGGAACTTTATTTGGTTCGTCTGGTACAAGCGGAACATCAGGTGAAAGTGGTTCTTCTGGAACATCTGGAGTTGGTACGAATGGAACATCAGGTACTTCTGGACAAGATGGAACATTATTTGGTTCATCAGGTACTTCTGGTACAAGTGGTGAAAGTGGCTCATCTGGTACTTCTGGTATAACGGGCACCGCTGGTACTTCGGGAACATCTGGACAGGATGGAACTTTATTTGGTTCTTCTGGAACATCGGGAACATCTGGTATTGGTACTGATGGTACATCTGGTATAACGGGTACTGCTGGAACATCTGGGACAAGTGGACAAGATGGAACTTTATTTGGAAGTAGTGGTTCTTCTGGAACAAGCGGAGTAAGTGGAAGTAATGGAACATCTGGCATTGGAACAAATGGTTCATCTGGAACAAGTGGACAAGATGGAACTTTATTCGGAAGTAGTGGTACTTCTGGTACATCTGGATTAGGTACTAATGGTACATCTGGATTAGGTACTAATGGTACTTCTGGAACATCTGGGCAGGATGGAACTTTATTTGGTTCATCCGGTACATCTGGTACATCGGGTTCATCTGGATTGGGTACAAATGGTTCATCTGGAACCGCAGGTACATCTGGTTTAGATGGAACTTTATTTGGAAGTAGTGGTTCATCTGGAACATCTGGAATGGCTGGTTCAAGTGGTTCAAGTGGTTTAAGTGGTACATCTGGTATTACTGGTGATGGTGGTTCATCTGGTACATCTGGTTCATCTGGGATATCGGCTACAATTACTGGAACTACTAATAACGGAGTTCTTACACTAAATGGGTCATCACCCAATATTACAGCTGAAAGTGGACTTACTTATGATGGTACTTTATTAGATGTAACGGGTAACGCAACTATATCAGGTAATATAACTGGAAATAATGTAACTGCAAATACATCAGTTTATACACCTAACTTTAGAGAATTATTTTCTAATTTAGGTACGGGTGGAAGTGTAACAATTAATTTAACAACTGCAAATAATTTTAGATATACGGCTAATGCAAATGTTACTTACACATTCTCAAACCCACCATCATCTCCTCAGGGATTTGGATTTACGTTGGTTTATGTGAATGGTGGTAACTTTACAACAACATGGCCGGCATCAGTAGATTGGGCTGGTGGTATAGCACCTGCGTTAACTGCAAATGGAACTGATATTTTAGTATTCTATACTTATGATGGTGGAACAACATATTATGGATTCTTATCCGCAGCAAATTTAAGTTAAGAAAGTTATGAGTATAGCAAGAAGATTAGTAACAGCAGCCGGTGGTAGTGAGGTACTACCATTTCAATTCCAACTAACAGTTGGTGCTGGGCAATTATTTGAATTACCTTTAGTAACTGTTGGTGGTACTCAACCAAAAGTTCAAGTAGGATGGGGTGATGGTAATTCATCACCTATTATAGAAAGTGTAACTGATATTAATAGATTTCATACATATGCAACCGCTGGTACATATACGGTATCTGTAATTGGTTCACTACCTGGATTTAGGGTTGATAATAGTACATATAGAGTATTATATACTGCGATACTTGATTGGGGAAATGTTGGATTAAGAAGTATTAACTTTTATGGATGTACAAATATAACATCAATACCTGGTGGTGCAATTGGTTTAAGTAGAATAACTCAATTTAACAATACATTTAGGGGTACTGGTATAACATCAATCCCATCTGATTTATTTAGTTATTCTCCAATAGTATTGGATTTTATAGATACATTTTCATTTACAAGAATAACATCAGTTCCAAACAATTTATTTGATGAATGTACTTTAGTAACATCATTTAACTCAACTTTTAACGCATGTACATCATTAGTGAGTGTACCAAATGAATTATTCAGATATAATACACAAGTAATTAACTTTTCATCTACATTTAGAAATAATAGAGCGTTAACAAATATACCAACATTTTCATATAATCCAAATGTTACGGTATTTACGAATATATTTAATATGAGTTCCATAACCAATGGTTCAGCTAGTTGGGGAACTGTTGAAGCACTTTGGTCTAGGTCACCTGAACCATTAGGTACAAACGCATTTAACAATTGTACTGGAATTACAAATTACGCATCAATACCTGTAAATTGGAAATAATAAAGATATGTATTTAAAATTAGAAAACGGAAATATAAGATATCCTTACACAATTAGTGAACTTAAATTGGAAAATCCAAATACAAGTTTCCCTGCGGTGTTAACTAATGAGGTATTAGAATCATTTGATGTATATTATGTAGAAGCTACTGAATATACTGATGATTATACAAAAAACATAGAGGAAGGTACTCCAATCCTATCCGATTCATCATATATTCAAGTTTGGAATATAACCGATGCAACTGAATCAGAAATTTCAGTAAAACTTGAAGAAAAATGGGTAGAAATTAGAATTATGAGAGATGCTTTATTAGCACAATCAGATTGGACCCAATTTCAAGACTCACCTATAAGTGGTACTACTTTAGTTGAGTGGCAAACATATAGACAATCTTTAAGAGATGTAACATCTCAACAAAATCCATATAATTTAAGCTGGCCGGCTAAACCAATGTAGTAAAAGAAATTTGTTTATATTTATACCTATAAAGAATGGAATAAATAGCAAATGAGAATAGATGCACCAAGTTTTTCGGGCTCAATTAACCAAGCACCTTCCGCATATGCAACCCTAAGTGGTTCATTTACTGGAAGTTTTACTGGTTCCTTTAAGGGAGATATTGAAGTAACAACTGCTGAATTTACTAACCTAAGTGTAAAAGATAGTTTACGATTAGGGTATGATAAAGGTAATACTACTCAATATGTATTGGTATCAAGTGGCTCTATTGCGGTTTCTGGTTCGATAGATTTACAAGGCGGTTCATTTAATGTGGATGGTGTAAATGTATTGGATTCAGCGATAGCATTTGCGATTGCATTGGGATAAAAAAATAAAATATGGCAAATACATTTAAAAATAGTGTTAAAGGACCAGCCGGAACGGGTGGTTTAAGTGTTTATACGACTCCATCCAATGCTGTTGCAACGGTAATTGGGGTTAGTGTAGCAAATATTGTTGCTCAAAACATCAACGTTGATGTTCAGATAACTGATAACTCAGCTGGGGTAACAAAATATTTAATTAAAGGAGTATTAATTCCACAAGGTTCATCAACTATTTTAGTAGGTGGTGACCAAAAAGTAGTATTAGAAGCAAATGACTCTATTACTGTAACATCATCGGTGAACACATCAGCTGATGTTGTAGTATCAGTATTAGAAATTACATAAATATAAAGATTAATGAAGTACGCAGGTAAGAATCCAAATGGTATTAATCAGGTCAGTCAAAGTTTACTATCGGTTGATGTAAACGGAGTACAGCAATTAACGGTATCAACGGCATCGTTAGATATCAACACTAAATTATCAGTTACTAATGGTGTTTTGGCATCATCATATACTGGTTCTGCTTTTAGTGGTAGTAAATTTGTTGGTTCTCAATTTTCCGGCTCATTCTCTGGTTCATTTAGTGGTGATGGTTCAAATTTAACCAAAATTCCATTTGAAGGATTAACCGCAGATGCACAATCTAAAATTCAAAGTGGAGATGGGACAGCTAGAATATCAAATAATAAACTTTCTATAAATGTTAATACTGATATAACCGGTTCTTTATTAACTACTGGAACGGTATCGGCATCTTTCTTAGCTGGAGATGGTTCAAACATAACAAATATATCAGCGGCATCGATTGGTGATATTAATCGATTAAAATCAGGTTCAGCAACCGCAACCATTTCTCCTAATAAAGGATTAGAAGTAAATGTAGGAATCGTAACTGAAAAATATTTAGGAGTTAGTGGTTCTGCTCAAATAGCTGGTAATTTAAATGTAGATGGTACAACAACTTTAAAAAGTTTAAATGTAGCAGGTACAATTACCGCAACTGAATTAAAAACAACATACATATCTTCATCAATAATATTTTCATCTGGTTCCAATAAATTTGGTGACCAATCTTCGGATACGCATGAATTTACTGGTTCGTTAAGAGTTAAAGATACAATACAAATACCATCATATACATCAAACCCAGTATCTGGTAAAGTTGGTGAAATATATTATAACACTTCAGATACTAACATATATCGTTGGACTGGATTGATATGGGAACCTGCGGCTGGTACGGCTGGTACATCAGGTACGAGTGGTACTTCAGGTACTTCAGGTACGTCTGGGACAAGTGGTACTTCTGGGACAAGTGGTAGTAGTGGTTCTTCTGGAGCTAGTGGTTCAAGTGGAAGTAGTGGTTCAAGTGGAAGTAGTGGAACATCTGGGACAAGTGGAACATCTGGTAGTGGTGGAACATCTGGTAGTGGTGGTTCATCTGGTACAAGCGGAAGTAGTGGTACGAGAGGAACTAGTGGTTCATCTGGAACTTCTGGGACATCTGGTACAAGCGGAAGTAGTGGAAGTAGTGGAAGTAGCGGTACATCTGGAACTTCTGGAACAAGTGGAACTTCAGGTTCATCTGGTTCAAGTGGATTCGGTTCAAGCGGAACATCTGGAAGTGGTGGAACATCTGGTACAAGTGGTACACGTGGTACCTCTGGTTCTTCTGGAACCTCTGGTTCATCTGGAACATCGGGTTCTTCTGGAATAAGTGGTTCGTCTGGAACATCAGCAACAAGCGGAAGTGGTGGTACATCCGCAACAAGCGGAAGTAGTGGTTCAAGTGGAAGTAGTGGAACATCTGGTTCATCTGGTTCATCGGGAACGAGTGGTACTTCTGGAACAAGAGGAACTTCGGGAACTTCAGGAACTTCTGGGACTAGTGGGATATCTGGTTCGTCTGGTTCTTCTGGTTCTTCTGGAACATCTGGAACATCTGGAATATCTGGTTCAAGTGGTAGTAGTGGTTCAAGTGGAAGCTCGGGAACTTCTGGAACAAGTGGTACTCGTGGTACTTCTGGAACGAGTGGTATAGATGGAGTTGTTGGAGATGGTGGTACATCAGGTTCGTCTGGGAGTAGCGGTAGTAGCGGAACCTCTGGAAGTAGTGGTTCTTCTGGAACCTCTGGAACTAGCGGTTCATCAGGTACAAATTCAACGGCTGGTACGGGTGGAACGTCTGGTTCATCTGGAAGTAGTGGTTCATCTGGTACAAGTGGAACGAGTGGAACTTCAGGTTCTTCTGGGACAAGTGGAAGTAGTGGTTCTTCTGGAACATCTGGTTCTTCTGGAAGTAGTGGAACATCTGGAACATCTGGAACGAGTGGAATAAATGGATTAATAGGAAGTAGTGGTACAGGTGGAACTGCTGGAACTGGTGGTACATCTGGAAGTAGTGGTTCGTCTGGAACATCTGGCACAAGCGGAACTTCTGGAACATCTGGTACAAGCGGAACTTCTGGAACAAGAGGTACTGCTGGTAGTGGTGGTTCAAGTGGTTCTTCTGGAAGTAGTGGAACATCTGGAACGAGTGGAACATCTGGTTCTTCTGGAAGTAGTGGAACTTCTGGGACAAGTGGAAGTAGTGGAACTTCTGGGACAAGTGGAAGTAGTGGAACTTCTGGAACAAGGGGTACTGCTGGTAGTGGTGGTTCATCTGGGACTAGTGGAAGTAGTGGAACATCTGGAAGTAGTGGAACTTCTGGTTCGTCTGGTTCAAGTGGAACTTCTGGAACGAGTGGAACTTCTGGAACGAGTGGAACATCTGGTAGTAGTGGAACATCTGGTTCATCTGGTGTATTAGCATTAACTGGTACAACTGATAATGGTGTAATCACATTAAACGGAACTGCACCAAACGCAACCGTTGAAAGTAATTTAAGATTCGATGGTACTACATTAGCAGTAACTGGTAACGCTACAATTAGTGGTGACCTTACTGTAAGTGGTACAACAACATATATTAATACAACAACTCTTAATGTAGGTGATAATATCATTACATTAAATGCAGATATTGGAGCAGCAACTGCACCAACTGAAAATGCTGGTATAGAAGTTAAGAGAGGAAACGCAGCAACAAAACAATTTTATTGGAACGAATCAACTGATAGATGGTACGCTGATTCTGATTTACAATCTGCTGGTAATTTATATGGTACTCAAATAGATACTGGGCAAGGATTAACTGAAGTTCATTTGATGAACCAAAACGTTCGTACATCTGATACTATAACATTTGCTAGACTAAATCTTACAACAACAGGTAATGATTATTATTTTGCAGCAAATGGATTGACAATGACAAGTATCTCAACTGGTGAAACCATTTGGAGAAACTTATCATCTTTACGTTTTACTGATAATAATGATTGGGATTATAATAGTTGGGCAGGATTAAAATTCATAAACGCATCTAAGAGAATTGTATTGGGTGTAGGGGGTAATGTTTTTACAGCAAACTCAGCACAAACTGGTAACTTATTGTTGGATAGAATTGATACAATGTATTTATTCGATACAACTTATTATTTAAACACCGGTACTTCAAACTTAAACTCATTAACATTAGCTGGTAATTTAGTAGCAGCTCAAGTTAATACTGGGCAAGGATTAACCGAAGTTCATTTGATGAACCAAAATGTTAGAACTACTGATAGTGTAACTTTTGCAAATATAACTGGTAATACAATTTATGTAGGTGGTGGCACTACATATTTTATTAATAATGATATATCTCGATTAAATTATATAAATGCTAATGCTTTCGCACAAGAGCAAGGTAGTGTATTAAAAATAACATATCCAAATGGAGGTACATTAAATAATAGTACATCATCCGTAACTGGAGCAATAAAGATACGACTTCCTCAATCGTGGACAAACACTATGATGGAGTTAAAAGTTCGTATTTACAATTATAGTGGAGATACTTATTGGGAATACTCAATGGGTGGATATAATTATTCACCATCAACATCTTGGATTAATACAAATGCAAGTGTTGCTGGGGCAGCTGGGGCACCTGCATATACTGTTAGATTTGCACATGATGGTACTTATTGTACAATATTCATCGGTGAATTAGCAACAACTTGGTCATACCCTAAAATAGTTGTTACTGAGTTTATTGGTGGACATTCAAACTTCGCTGTATCTCAATGGGATGGTGATTGGGCTCTATCATTTGAAACAACATCATTTGGTACTGTAACATCCACTAAAACTCCAACATTAAGAACTGGTAATTTTATAGCAGATGGTACAATAAGTGGTACATCGATAGATACTGGACAAGGTTCAACTGAAGTTCATTTAATGAACCAAAACATTCGTACAACGGATGATGTTACTTTTTCTACGATAAGAGGTACTAATTTTAGAGCATCAAACGCGTATTACTTAGGTGAAAATAATTTTTATCTTAATTTAACAAATGGTGGTTGGTATTCTAATGTAAGGATTGCATCTGAAGTAGATATGAGGGCACCTATATTCTATGATACGGATAATACTGCATATTATACAAATCCTGCTGGACTTTCTGTACTTAGCCATATCCAATTAGTAAATAACTGGGCTAACACTACTCCTAATGATGGTGCAATAAATATTAGAGGACAGTATCCATCTATGACATTTAGAAATACTATATCCAATAATATGTGGTTAAGACATATGGATGGTAGTGGTGATATACAACATTATTTTGCATCTGGCGTTGATAGTACTTCTTGGAGTATAAGACACTCAATGTTTACAAATGGTAGATTCTTCTCAGCTGAAAGCATGAGAACACCAATATTTTATGATTCAGATAATACCGCATACTATTTAGATGCAGCTAGTACTTCAAATATAAATGAAATAGTATCAGTAAGAGGGCAGTTTAGAAAAGCACAAACAAACAACAATTATACTACCGCTGCTTTATGGACTGAATCATATAGCACTACAACCACTGGTATTGCTTTTCACATTAGTGGTGTTGTTGGTAAGTATTTGGAAATGCGTACTGATGGTATTCTTTATTGGGAAAATGAAAAAGTTTGGACAGGTAGTACAGATGGTGCTGGTTCTGGATTAGATGCAGATTTATTAGATGGTCAACAAGGGACATATTATGACCATAGAATATATACTTCTACTGGAAATATTGCTGGTTCTTTTTTAGGAGGACATTATTCATCTGGGGGAACTGAAAAACCTAACTCAGCTACATTCGGAGCTGGTAAGTTAAAGGTAGCCATGCTTAGTAACGGAAACCTTGGATTTGGTGGAAGTTGGAATGATGTTCTATGGATGTCAACTTATAATGGTGGTGATGTTAAACAAAGTTACGCAATTGTTGGAGATAAGTATGGTGATAACCTATGGTTCTCAAGACAAGCATTTGATTCTGCAACTTGGGGTACTGGTAGAAGATTGTGGCATAGTGGGGATACTACCATATCAACAACAGGTGATATGCGTTCTCCAATTTTCTATGATTCGGATGATACAACATATAGAATTGATGGAAATAGTACATCTGTTCTTAATAACTTAAATATTGCTGGAACTCTTACTGTAAATGGTACAATAAATTTAGGTAATGATTTCCAAATCGGTGATTATAAATATTTTGGAATCAATAACTTAGGTGCATCTGCAACTCAAGCTAGAAGATTTGAAGTTGCACGAATTGGTATTGATTTTAATGATTGGAACTCTGTTGGTTTATTTGAAGTTGAACTTTCGGAAAATTACTACGATAAAGGTTTAAGAAAAAGATATATAGTTTCTTATGGATATGTTTCTGCAGCATCAGTTCAATTAGTTGAAGCAAATGGTATAGGTTCAAATCACTTCCAAGTAACTATTGGTTCTGAAGTAGTTGTAAGTGGTGACCATAGATACATTCCTGTATATGTTGATGTTAGATATTACTCATCAGTTGATGCTCTTATTAGAACTACACGAAGTATTACTACCAATACAAATAGTGCAATTGGTGCGGTTTATATTAACACATCACCTTCTGCAACTAACATTTCCGATTTTACGGCAGATAGTATTGTATATCCAACTTCAGGTCAATTCGGTATTGCTGCACCAACATTCTACGATTCGGATAATACATCATATTATATAGACCCATCTAATGGAGCAAATGGAATTTCTGCTAATTTACAGGGTAGAATTCAAGTTGGTACATTTAATAATTCTCAAACTAATACTGGTGAGGCTTGGATTGGTAGAGCATCTGATAGAGCAGCCGGTGTATTAACTGTACAATTAGGTGGTGGTGCAGGTAGATATTTAGAAGTAGTAGATAATGCTTGGACTACTGTTGAGTTTAGTGTAAATGATAGTGGTGTTGCTACTGCAGCAGCAAGTTTTAGAGCACCTATATTCTATGATTCGAATAATACATCATATTATTTAGACCCTACATCAACAACATCGTTAAGAACTGTTGGTAGTTGGAGAAGTGATTCATCTACATGGGATGGTGAATTTAGTGGTAAGATTCAATATCATTCTAATAATTGGTATTTCCAAGCTGCTGGAGACTGGATTTGGAGAAATTCAGGTGGTAGTAACGTAATTTATGGTAACCAAAGTGGTGAATTGACTGCAACTGGGAACATGCGTTCACCTATATTCTACGATTCTGATAATACTGGGTATTATACAAATCCAGCAGGAACATCTCGTATGAATGGAATTGCATTTGATGCAGCATCGCCTGTATATAGTGTAACCGCTGGAACATCATATCAACAACATTTTCAAATTAGAGAAGCAGGTGCTAGTGGTGCAAATGGTTCGGCCATTGCATACGCACCATCAATTGGTTTCCATTGGAGTGGTGTAGTTGCATCCAATATTACAATGGAAGCAAGTGGTAGAATTTCAATAAGAAATAATCCGGGTACATCATATGAAAATTTGGTTGCTAACAATATGTACGCATATGCATTCTATGATGAAAATAATACTGGATATTACTTAGACCCTGCATCTACTTCTGTACTAAACGCAATTAGATTGGGTACATCTGCAAATAATTCTACATTATCTGGAGCTGGTGATTGGGGTGTTAGATTTACTACAGACGTTGGATACATACAAATAGGACCTGCAAATAGTTCATATGCTCATATCTATACGGATAGAGGTAATTTCTATATGAACGTAAATGACCTTTATCTAAATGGAAACCTTGTACCCGCATTTGGATATAATAGAGGTAGTGGTAACTTATTTGCAGCAATTTATTATGATGCAAATAATACTAATTATTATATAGATGGAGCATCAACATCAAACCTAAATGATTTACAAACTGCGGGAAGAGTTGTAATTGGTGGTAACTTTAGTAATAACGCATACAATTCAGTAGGTTCTGCTAGATTACATTTTGGAGGAGGTAACTCTGATGCAAATGATAACTATTACATAGGTACTAATATAGAAGGTTATGGTGGTTCATATACTAAATTAGATTTAAGATGGCATACTGGTATCCGTATGGGTGCACAACCTGGATATGGTGGTATTCGTTTTTATGATACTGAAGATTTAGGTACGCTTATATTCTCAATTGGTACTGGTGATGCACATGTTAGGGTAACTAATAATTTATATGTAAATGGATACACTTATTTAGGAAATGGTAACGCTGATGAAACTCATATTAATGATACTTTAAGAGTTGGTGCAACCGATAGTGGTGATTCTCATTTCTATTTTGGAGAAGATTCATCATCTTGGTATGGTGACCATTGGTATTGGGATTCTGGATATAATGTTTATAGATATAGTAGATTCGCTGGAACTGATTCCCTAATTCACTACCATGATACGAGAGATACTACTAGAATTACATATGCTAGAAATATTGTATTTGATGATTTCGGAAAAGGTATAGTTGGTAACTATTCAGCAGAGAGATTACAATTGGTATTTGCTATGGGTGATTCATACAAACCAAATACGGCAGGTACATCAACGGCAAATATGTATGGTATTGGTTGGTCACATCCAAACGCAGGTGGATTAGGTGGAGCTAATAATCTTAATGACCACGGTTTATTGATTATCAATAATGGTACATTTAGAGCAGCAATTTCATCTAGAATTGTGGCATCTGAAGAAGTAAGAGGTACATTATTTAGAGATTACAATGATAGTGGGTATTATTTAGACCCTAATACAACTGGAATTTCTTTAAGAATAGGTGGAACTGTTCATTCAGGTGGAGCATTTAGTAGTGATGGTTATTCATCATCATCACCAAACGTTGTGACACGAATAACTGCACCACAAGGAGCAGCATTTTCATCAGATGGTTCTACTGGAGCTATTAGAATTAAATTACCATTTAGGGGAAATAACCCTATGTGGACTATGAAGGTTCGAATTTATAATTACTCTACTAACCAAACATCAGAATATCTATTAGGTAATTATGCTTATGACCAAGGTGGTTATAACTCATCTGCTACTTTTATAGGTGGAGCAAGTGCAACTGCACATACTGTAAGATTTGGTAATCAGGACGGAGTTGATTGTGTTTGGATAGGTGAAACAAATACTGGATGGAGTTATCCGGTAGTTAGTGTTATTGATTTTACATCTGGATTTAGAAGTTCAAACGCTGATTCACAATCTAGAAATTGGAATATAGCAGTAGTAACATCATTTGGTACAGTCCAAACTGCAATAACGCCTGAAATTAGATTATCTAATACATACGCTCCTACATTTAGAGCTGATACGGATATGAGGGCACCAATTTATTATGATACCAACACTGCGTATTATATAAATGGTGATGGTGCATCAAACCTAAATACTCTACAAACTTATTCATATCAAGGTAATGGTAACGTAGGTGGAACTGGAAACGCATCTTGGCATCCATCTGGTATCTATTCAGCTGGTTATAACTGGTTGTATGGTGGTATCAATATGAATGGTGGCACATTAGATGGAGCAGGTCCAATTTATGGTACTATATATTATGATAGAAATGATTCAGGATATTATGCAGACCCTGCATCAACATCTAATTTTTATAATTTAAATTTAACTGGAGCTAAACATACCTACCTTACTATAAACCCTGGTAACGGATGGGAAGCAATGGTTCGTTATATTGGTGGTAGTGGTAGTAGTTGGTATGTTGGTAAACGTACATCAACTCAATTGTTAGGTAGTACTGATGCATTCCATATGTATTCTGAAACTGCCGGTAGAACAGTTGGTGGATATGATACTGCTGGTAATCATTACGCATATGGTTCATCAAGAGCTACTATATTCTATGATATAGATGATACTACATATTATATGAACCCCAATAGTAACACTTACTTATATGGTACATTTCAAGTAAATGGTGGACATGGGGATTCTCAAATTGGAGTTAGATTATTGTCTGGAAACAATGGTGCTGGTGCAGGTGAAATTAATTTAAGAATGTGGGTATCTGAACCTGGTGTAACGTGGAACTGGGGTGGATTTGGATATAACGTAACTAATAATAATGGTTCACCAAACGGATTTGGTAGAATAAATACCGCACACGGACAGGCATATATGAGATTTAGTGATGGTGGTGATTTGTATTTCTATAATACAAATACATCTGGTACTAGAGTTACTAATATGGAAATGTATCCAAATAATACCGTATTATTTAACAACTACGCTACGGGTGGTAACTCATTAAGAGCACCAATATTTTATGATTCGGATAATACGGGATACTATGGTGATTTTGCATCAACATCTCGTATAAACGCTATTAATTATGATAATTTATATTGGGCGGGAGATACGAGTTATGGTTTCATTGGTAGAAACGTATATGCTGATACTGTAAATGGTAGAGGTAGTGACCCGTTAGAATTAAACTATTATGATGGTGGTGATGTTTACATTGGACCTGGTGGTGGTAATAAAAATTTAAGAGCTAATCTTTACTATGATTATGCAAATACTGCATATTATTTAGACCCTAATGGAACTGCTAGATTATCATATGTAGTAGCAAATGGTGGTATCCGAATTGATGGAAATGAAAACCTTTACTTAGATAACAACTATGGACAATCAATTGTAGGTGTTTATACATCTGTTAGATATCAGGGTATATTTGCAATGGGTAATGCATATAAATTAGCAATTGATGGTACTGGTACTGGTAACTTATATGGATTATCTTGGTCACATCCTAATGCTGGAGGACAAGCTGGATTCTTAAATGACCACGGTTTATTGGTAATGAACTATGGTACAACTTTTGCGGCAATATCATCACGTGGTTGGTTCAGAACTTCAGTTCAGGCACCTATATTCTATGATAATGATGATACTGGATACTATGGTAATTATGCAGGTGATAGAAGCACCAGCGTTAATGGATTTACCGCAAGAACAGTAGAAGGAACCAAAGGAACATGGAAATACAATATCCCAAGATTTATTCATACGGGCGACTCTAATTATTGGGTTGGAAGTATGGGTTGGGGTACAACTGACTTCAACACTATGATGACATGGGGTAGTGGATTCATTGATTCTTGGTCAAACCCATCAAATCAACCATCTGGTACTTCACATTGGGTAGGTACTCAAGCATATCACTACACCAATGCATACAATAGTGCATATGGTTGGCAGTTGGTAGGTGGTCCAATTGGAAATTTACGATTCCGTCAATCTTGGCCAAATGCTGGTACTTGGAGAACTGTACCTATGCTTGATGTGAATGATGGAAATAGTGGAGCAATGTATGCTGGAATTTATTATGATTCGGCTGATAGTGCATATTATGCAGACCCAGCATCAACATCTCGTTTAAATATAACTAAGACTGCATTAAAAGCTCATAATGATATGAGTGGTTATGGAGAAGGAAACTGGGTTTCAGATTTCAATCGAACTCCAATAAGTTCATTTACGTTTGGTGAAGATAAATATAATGGTGGTCCATCTGGAACTTGGTGGTTCCAGGTAAATATGAGACATGCAAACTCAAGTAACTATTGGGGAACTCAATTGGCATATGGATGGGAAGATAATGCAAATGAAATTTATCAAAGAAATATTACCGGAGGAAGTTTCAGCGGATGGGTTAGATATCTAAATTCAAACAACTATTCTGGTTATTCAAATTTCGGAACAGGTACAGTTTATGGTGGTATATATTACGATGGTAATAACTCTGGATACTATGGTGATTTTGCATCAACATCTCGTTTCAATACAACCATAACTGATACAACATACTTCGGTTCAGATACTAATAAAGGTAGAGCACAGGGATATGGTACTTGGTCAAATTCATTCCATAAAACGGCATACATGTCATTTGACTGGAACGCGAATTATGACACTTATTCAAATCATGGTATCGCATCTACTGATTTAAATGGTTCGTTTAGTGATTCGATGAGTATTAACTCATTTAATGATATCAACTTAAGATTAGATTCAAATGATAATAATGCAAACTCATATGTAAGAATACATGATAATACTACTGGCCAGTCAGTTTCCGTAGCATATATCGGACGAGAGAGTGGTAACCCTATTGCATATTTCAATAATAGAGTATATGGTAACGTATATTACCACAACAGTGATACTGCATATTATTTGGCTCCGAATGGTACTTCCAGATTGAATAGAACAAACTATGATTATGTTTATTCTTATAACTGGGTTTACGCACAGGGTGATGTTATTGCATACTACTCTGATGAAAGATTAAAAACTAAAGTTGGTTCTATTGAAAACGCTTTAGATAAAATCTCTAAATTGAATGGATTCTATTATGTTGAAAATGATTTAGCAAAATCATTCGGATACAAAAACGAAAAAAGACAATTAGGTTTATCAGCACAAGAAGTACAAGAAGTTTTACCTGAAATTGTGACATTAGCACCATTTGATACGGAAACTGATAAAAATAATAATATTGTAGGTTCCAAATCTGGAGAAGATTACTTAACTGTAAACTACGCTAAAGTAGTTCCTCTTTTAGTTGAAGGTATTAAAGAACAAACCGAAATAATCAATTCTCAGCAAAAACAAATTGATGAATTAAAAGAAATGATTAAATCTTTGATAAAATAATTGATATTTATATAAAAGAAGAAAAACTCCCAATCATACAACCAAAATTTATGTTTTGGGATTTTTCTTTATATTTATATGTGTATTTGATATTATAATCAAACTAAACTTATTGGAGAAATAAAATATGGCAGAAAGAATTGTATCACCCGGAGTATTCACAAGAGAAAACGATTTATCGTTCTTGGCTCAGGGTATCGGAGAAATTGGAGCAGCGTTTATAGGACCTTTCAAACAAGGACCTGCGTTTGTTCCCACAATCGTAAGAACACAATCAGAATTCGAAAACATTTTCGGAACACCTGATGGAACATACTACACAGAGTATGCGGTTCAAAACTATTTAAGAGAAGCAGGTACTGTGACTGTTGTAAGGGTAATGGATACCGGAGGATATACACAAGCTACACCAATTGGTTTAGTTGCTAGTGGTTCTGCTGGTAAGAAATTAATCTCTACTATTCACTCAACCAACAATGGTGATGCTGAAGTAGGATTTGGTCCATTTACTGTAACACCATCATTAACTATATCTGGTTCATTTGTAGTTTCTGGTTCTGGTATTGGTTTTGTATCATCATCTTTAGTTCCATCGGCAACTAATGATGTAAGTGATGTATTTGGTGAATCACCATTTGGTTCAAAAGATGGATATGTTTATTCATACTTTGAAAATGAAGCATCTGCATTTAATTACAATACAAGCAATCCTGCTGGAGCAGTTGTAGCAATTGCATTACCATCTCAAGTATTTGGTGGTACTGATTTAGGATTAGGAGCACCTTCGCAAGCTGGAGCATCTCCTGCACAAACTCCTTATGTAAAATCACAACTTATTTCTGGTGAGAGATATGAATTATTCCGTTTCCATACATTAGGATATGGTAACAACGAAAACACAAGATTTAAAATCGGTATTTCTAATGTGAAAGCAGCTGGTGAAGATGGAGCAACTGATTACTCTACATTCTCTGTATCTGTAAGAGCATACAATGATACTGATAAGAGAAAATCAGTATTAGAAACATTTAACAACGTAAACTTAGACCCTGCATCTCCTAACTTTATAGCTAGAGTAATTGGTGATAGATTTATGACAATTGATTCAACTGGTAAAATTACTGAATATGGTGATTGGTTGAATAACTCAAAATATATTAGAGTAGAAGTTAAAGAGCAAGGTTCATACCCTGTATCAGCAGCACCATTTGGACATGGAGCTTATACTAATCCAATTGAAACAACAACAACAACACAGGCCGAATGGATACCTGCTGTTGTTTTCCAAACTGGTTCAGTAGATAATACTGCTGGTTCACCAATTTATTTTGCTGGTTTTGATTTCGAAACAATTGGTATTAAATTAGATAACGCTAATTATTTGGCACCATTACCAACTACTAAAATTGGAGCAAACGTAGATTTCGGATTTGATTCTCAACTTACTTATGTAATGAGTGGTTCTGATTCAACTGATATGGCTAAGAGACAATTTATATTAGGTTTCCAAGGTGGATTTAACGGACAATCTCCGGCAACTCCAATTAACTTAGGAACGGCAATATCAGCAGCTAACTCACAGGGATTTGATTTATCAACTTCTGTAGCTAGTGGATATGAGGCATACTCTAAAGCAATCAACGCAATTTCAAACGCTGATGAATATGATATCAATATGGTTGTAACTCCGGGTGTTATTAGAAGATTACACACTCCGGTTACTACTAAAGTAATTGATATGGTTGAAGCTAGACAAGATTGTTTCTACATCGCTGATTTTAACGCAGCACCTGATACAATAGCACAAGCTACTACTCAGGCAGCAGCAGTTGATTCAAACTACGCTGGTACTTACTACCCTTGGGTTAAGATGGTTGATTCAAACACTAACAAATTAATAAGTGTTCCACCATCAGTATTGTTACCTGCTGTGTACGCATCAAATGACGCTATTGCGGCTGAATGGTTCGCACCTGCTGGTTTGAATAGAGGAGGAATCGTAGGAGCTGTTTCAGTTCTTAATAGATTAACACATTCTGAAAGAGATACTTTATATGAAAACAAAGTAAACCCAATCGCTTCTTTCCCTGGGCAAGGTATTGTAGCATTTGGACAAAAAACGTTGCAAGATAAAGCATCAGCATTGGATAGAATCAACGTAAGAAGATTATTGATTACCGTTAAAAAGTATATCGCATCTACTTCTAGATTCTTAGTGTTCGAACAAAATACCGCAGCAACTCGTGGTAGATTTATCAACACTGTACAACCTTACTTAGAAGGAATTCAACAAAGACAAGGTTTATACGCATTCAAAGTAGTTATGGATGAATCTAACAACACACCTGATGTAGTAGATAGAAACATTTTAGCAGGACAGATATTCTTACAACCAGCAAAAACTGCTGAATTTATTGTAATTGATTTCAATATCTTACCTACTGGAGCAAGTTTCTCAGCATAAATTAACAAATAAAAAAATAACTAATATTTATTAGTATAATAGGAGATAAAACATGGCAGAAGTATTAGAATTTTCACAAATGATGTTTACCAACTTCGAACCGAAGATGAAGAACCGCTATATTATGGAGATTGACGGAATTCAATCTTACTTAATAAAATCAGCGGCTAGACCATCTATCACTTTCGAACCGGTTAAACTAGACCATATCAACACTTATCGCAAATTGCAAGGTAAGGGAGAATGGCAGGACATTACAATAACATTGTATGACCCAATCGTTCCATCTGGAGCACAACAAGTAATGGAATGGGTTCGTTTAGGATATGAATCGTTAACTGGTAGAAAAGGTTACGCCGATTTCTATAAAAAGGACATCGATTTCTATATGCTAGGGCCTGTTGGTGATAAAATCGAACAATGGAAGTTAAAAGGAGCATTTATTGTATCTGCTAACTTCGGAGATTTATCATTTGATTCAAACGATGCAGCTGATATCGAATTGACATTGGCTTATGATTACGCAATTTTAGAATTCTAAAATAAAAATCAATAATTACATTAATTAGAGAGGTTCTTTTATTAAGAATCTCTCTTTTTTTTTAATTTTTCAAAAAGTATATATTTATATACAAACAAATAAAGGTTAATTATGAGCAATACTAAATTCGATTTCCCAACGGAAATTATTGATTTACCATCAAAGGGGTTAGTGTATCCCGAAAAACACCCATTAAGAAAGGGTAACATTGAAATCAAATACATGACAGCTAGAGAAGAAGATATCCTTGCATCACAAACTTTAATTAAAAAAGGTGTGGTATTGGATAAATTATTCGAATCTATTGTTGTTGAAGAAGGTGTTAATATCAACGATGTATTTATTGGAGATAAAAACGCAATTTTAATGGCAACAAGAGTATTAGGTTATGGGGCTGATTATACTGTTGAAATTACTGACCCATTTACATTGGAAAAACAATCAGTAACAATTGATTTATCTAAGGTGAAAACTAAAGATGTTAATGAATCTCTATTAAATGGTGAAAATAGATATAAATTCAAATTACCAAAATCAGGTAAAGAGTTGGTATTTAAATTACTAACACACGGTGATGAAACTGAAATTACAAAAGAAATTCAAGCATTAGAAAGATTATATAAAGGAAAGGGAGAAAAAACATTTGATGTTACTACTCGTTTGAAATATATGATACAATCTGTTGATGGAAATGAAGATAAAGGGTTTGTTACAAGCTGGATTCAAAATGGATTCCTTGCATTGGATACTAAGGCATTTAGAAAATATGTTAAGGAGTTAAGTCCGGATATGGATTTAAAATTTGATTTCACATCAGATGTAACAGGCGAAACGGAGGCGCTAGATATCCCATTTGGGATAAACTTTTTTTACCCTACCGAGTGATTATAGTATTCAACTCCATACTCAAATTTGGGAGTTGGTTAATTATGGTAATGGATTCAGCTGGAATGATGTGTATTTCATGCCATCACAATGGAGAAAATTCTATTTTAACAAATTAATTGAGTTAAAAAAGAAAGAATCCGAAGAACATAAAAAAGCACAACAACAATCGAAAGTGAGGATTAAAAGATAATCCTCACTTTTTTTTATCTTTATATTTATAGGAGTACGAATAACATAAATTATTATGGGAAAGAAAAATTTAAACGAAGGTTCAATTGTTGGATTCATAAATCGTTTTTTAGATGACCTTCAAAAGGGTACTCAAGACAGGTTTATACAACAAGCCAAAAAGAAAGGAGTTCCTACTCACGTTACTGCCAGATTAACAACCATTGAAAAAGAAATCAAAGAGTTAGAGAAAATTCTTAAGGATTTATAATAAATTATGGCAGATAGCAACAGTCTACTTAAAGAAAGAGTTGAGATACTAAAACAAATTAAGCAAATTCAGCTTGAGCAGGGAAAAGATGCCGCTAAGTTGGATGAAACTTATATTAAATTAAAAAGTAGATTAGAGGGAATAGTAGGTACTTTAAAGACATTTGTTGATAATCAAAATAAAACAGTACAGGGTGCTGTTACATTAGAGCAAGAAGCTAAATCGTTGGGTACAATATACTCAGCTGTTTCTAATGAAATGCGAACTCAAGCGATATTACAAAGAGATATAGCAACTAGTGTATCAGACCAATTAGCAAGAGGTAGTGAAATTTCTGAAAGAAATAAAACATCATCTGATATTGTAACTGATATATTATCACAATATAACGAACAATCATCGATAGCAAAAGAGTTAGCTCAACTAACCGCTGATGATATTGTTCAAAAAGCTGAATTAGAAGATAAATTAAATTCAATTAGTGACCAAATTCAAGAGCAAGTTAATGCATTGGATAAGAGAACTAATGTAGCTAAACAATTTCTAAGTATTCAAGGGCAAATAGAAGCATCCATTGAATCTCAGGTTGTAGCTGCAAGGGATATGGCATCTCTAACACAAGAACAAAAAGATATATTAGAAGAACAGGCAACTGCGTTTGATGCTATAAAGAAAAAAATAGGAGCATTAGGTTCAACCTTAACAACATTTTTACTAAGACCTCAAGCAGCTATTGGAGCATTAGTAATTGCAACTGGTGCGTTCGCCAATAAATTTGGTGATATGAATAAAGAGTTGGGGCAATCATTCTCACAAGGATTGAACTCTTCAACTACATCCGCAACTGCATTAGGATTTATATTTGAAGATACTGCTAGTACTGTAAAATCATTAGCATCTGAATTCGGAGATGTATCTGCTGCAACATTCCAAACACAAGCTAATGTTGGGTTAATAGCTGCTAATATGGGTATAACAAATACCGAAGCAGTTGGATTAATGGGTTCATTTGCAAGGTTGAATGGTGGTTCAACCGAAATAGCAGCAAATATGATTAAAACCACTCAGGAGTTTGCAAACCAAAATGGAATTATACCTGCCGATTTAATGGCAGATTTAGCTGGTTCAGCTGAAGAGTTTGCATTATTTGGAAAAGATGGTGGTAAAAATATATTACAAGCAGCAGGATACGCTAAGAAATTAGGTGTAAATATGAGTACCATTAGTGGTGTTGCTGATAACCTATTGGATTTCGAATCATCTATTACTAAGGAATTAGAATTAGGTGCAATGCTTGGTAAAGATATCAACTTAGATAGAGCTAGAGCATTAGCATATGAAGGTGATATGCAAGGTGCAATGAATGAAACCTTAAGTGCATTAGGTGGTATTGAAGCATTCAACAAAATGGATTACTTCCAAAAGAAAGCATCCGCTGATTTATTAGGAGTTTCGGTTGCAGAATTGGAAAAAATGGCTACAAACCAAGAGAATGCCAATACAATGGGTGCTGCTGTAAATGAAACGTTTAGTGCTATGGGGGAAACCCTTAACATGGGATTAAATAAATATTTAGGTACTGGATTAGAGGGGCTTGGTGGGATGATTACAATGAGTGGTCAACTTGGCCAAGGGTTTAAATCATTGGGCATCGATATGGGTGGTATAGTTACTAAATCAGCTGATTTCTTAAAGAACTTAGTTAAGATGGGTGCACAAAAAGTAGCTGGTTTATTTGGTGGGGGTGCTACTGATGCTGTTGCTGGTGGAGCTAAAGATAAACTTTTAGCTGGTGTTGGTGATAAAGCAAAAAGTATAAAAACACCGGATACCGATGCTGGGGATAAGATGGGTAAAATGGGTAAGGGTATTAAGGCAAATGATTTAATTAAAGGAGCCGCAGCTATGTTAATTATGGCAGCCGCATTATATGTAGCAGCTAAAGCATTCCAAGAATTTGCAACTGTTAAGTGGGAAGATGTTGGAAAGGGTTTAGTTGGGGTAGCTGGTTTGGCCGCAATTGCTTATGTATTAGGAAAAGCACAAGGTGATATGATAAAAGGAGCATTGGCAGTAGCAATATTAGGATTAGCATTAGTACCATTTGCATACGCAATGAGTTTAATAAGTGGATTGGACATTGGTTCAGTAATAGCAGCTGGAGCTGGTTTAGTAATATTTGGAGCAGCTGCATTCGCATTAGGTTCATTAATGATGACTGGTGCAGGAGCATTTATATTTGGAGCTGGTTTATTAGCATTAGCTGGATTAGGAATTGCAATGATGACATTGGGTGCTGGTTTATTAGTTGCCGCAGCTGGATTTAACGCAATTGGTGGTTCTATGGGAAGTGTAATATCATCAATATCACAAATCGGAGATGTATTGGCTGGTATATTCGCATTTGTAGGACCAATGGCTATGTTATCACTTTCATTGGGGGTACTATCATTCGCATTGATAGGATTTGGTATGGCTGGTTTAATAGCCGCACCTGGTTTACTTCTTGTGGGAGCTGGTATAATGATGGTTGGTGCTGGATTAACACTAATATCAACTGCACTTACTACATTAAGTGGTGGATTAGGAAGTGTGTTAGGAATACTTCCACAAATAGGAAGTGTATTGAGTGGAATGTTTGAATATGCTGGACCGATTGCTATGTTATCACTTTCATTAGGTACATTATCGTTAGCATTGATGGGATTCGGATTAGCCGGTTTAATTGCCGCACCTGGTTTACTTCTTGTGGGAGCTGGTATAATGTTGGTTGGTACTGGATTAAGTTTAATAACTACTTCACTAGCTACATTAGGTGGTGGATTGACAAGTGTTATAACGGCAATGTCAACGGTTGGTAGTGTTATTGGAGAAATGTTCCAATACATTGCACCAATAGCCGCTCTATCTCTTGCGTTAGTAGGATTAGCTGGAGCATTGACTTTAGTAGGTGTAGCTGGTATAGCTGCATTGCCTGGTTTAATGGCTGTAGCTGCTGTTGGAGCAATAGCAGTTGGTGTTGGTTCAATGTTAGGAATGGGTGGTGGAGAAGGAGCCGGTGCTGAAGGTGGTGATACCGCATTATTAGATGAAATTAAAGGTTTAAGAGCTGACCTTAGTTCTGGTAAGGTTGGTGTTTATATGGATGGAACAAAAGTATCAGCCGCAATTGGTAGAGTGGTAAATAAGGTAGGAAGTAATTCATACGCAATATAATATGGCACAAACATTAGAAGAATTATTTAAAAGTAAACAATTAGCATCTCAGGATGGTAAAACTGCTGCCGTTGCTTATGATGTACGAAATAGTAAAGATATTAGGATATCTACTACTGATTTATTAGTAAATAATACTGGATTTGCAGCTGCAAGATTATTAAGAAAAGTAATTGGTGTAAGAAGAAGTGAAACTTTATTAGAAGAAGAGTTGACAGGAGTTCGTATAATCAGAGGATTATCAACACCTGTAATATATGGTAATGAACTAACGAGAATTACACTAAGAACTACACCAATGTTGGATGCTATGAAATCAGCTACATCGGGTGAATTGAGTGATAGCGGTAAGATTGGTGGAAAGGTTTCAAAATTAAGAGATAGTGTAAATTCTAAATTAGGTATTCCAATAGGAGCAACTCCAACTTATGTAGTTGGTAAATTGATGGCAGGTGGAACGCTTGGTACTGAAAAAATAAATTTAGGATTGGTTCAAGATAGAATGAATGATTTAGCTGCAATTAAAAAATCAGCCGAAGGTTCATTATTAGGTAAGTTACTAAAAGGTTTAGGTGGTGGTAATTTAAAAACTATTGGTAAACAAGCATTAGGAGCCGCTATAAAACTTGGTAAAGATGCGCTTAGAAATAAACTATTTGGAGGTTCGGAACGTACTGGATTAAAAACAGAAGGAACTGTAATTGTAAAGGGTAGTGTTACTGGATTTACTAAAACCAGTACTGATTTTTTTGGAGTTGTTTCAACTAATTATGGATTTGATAAAGATGCAACTCCATCAACTAAACCTGAAAATGGACAGCTTGATGCAAAAGGTGCATCTTATACTAAAACAATATTTCCAGAAGGAGATACACCTAAAGATAGAAATGATTTATCATATAAGCAGGAATTAGAATTCAAACCAATTATATTCTCAAAAGAACCTGATAAAATAAAAAAATTCTCAGAATCTAAAAAACAATCTAAGTGGGATAAGACTACATTTTTAGAAACTGATAAGCGTGGTATGTACACCAATAGGGATATAATAAATGAATTGGATGTAAATGCAAAAAATGAAGATGCTGATTTTGTTGCTTTAAGATTTCAATCAGTAGCTGATAAAAAGCTTGTTCAATTTAGAGGTACAATTACCGCATTAACTGAAACAATGTCACCAAGTTGGGATTCTAATAAATTTATAGGTTCACCATTTAATTATTATACATATACTGGAATTGAACGTAGTGTTAGTTTTAATTTTAAAGTATTTTCTTTAAATGAAGCTGAACATACAATTGCTTGGAAAAAATTAGATGCGTTGACTGGTATGACTTATCCAACTGCATATTCTGGGTTATCTGTTACACCACCTTTAATGTATTTTACAGTGGGTAACTTATATAAAGGTAAAGAGGCATTTATAGATTCATTATCATATACAATTGATGATAATTATCCTTGGGAAATTAAAAAAGGTATGGTATTGCCAATGATAGTTGATGTTGCTATTAGTATGACACTAATTGAAAGTAAATCAACAACTTATAACAAATCAAAATATGCATATAAATAAAATAAAAGTATATGGCAAGTAGATACGAAAATACAGAAATCAGAAATACTAATGATGGTAGACGAGTATATCGTTCAAAGATATACCCTGATATTCCATTAAGTGATACTGATATCTATGTAGTTACTGAATCAGATGATAGATTTGATACTCTAGCATATCAATACTATGAAGATGCATCACTTTGGTGGATAATTGCATCTGCTAATAATATACATGATGCACCATTTGGAATTCAAGATGGAACTGTATTAAGAATACCTACAAATTATATAGAGATAAGCAACAATTTTAATCAATAAGTTATGTCAACATTTCCAAATTTCTCTCAAATAAAAAGTGGAATTACATCCAAGTTAGATGGTAGAAAGGGTAATTCATTTAAAGTATCAGGTTTAAACGCGTGGGTTAGATTAACATCTGGAGCAAGTCCGGGTTTAACAATGTATTCAAATCCAAATGTAAAACTATTTGATGCTGCTGGTATTTATGGTAGCTCTAATTCATCTGGTATTATTGGAACTCGTTGGGATGGTAAATCTGCTGTTGGTGGTGGTAGTAGTGGACCTCAAAGACCTGCTGCTATTGTAACTTCATTAGAAATTGATGAAGGTGCAGGAAATCTTTCTAGAAAAGCAACATTTTCAATTACTTGTTTTAGTAAATCGCAAATGGAGGAATTATCTAAATATTTCTTAGAACCGGGTTATTCCATATTCATTGAATGGGGTTGGAACACTGCTGCTGGAGTTGGTGGATTGGTTGGATTAAATGCGGCAACTGTATCATCATTTCAATCATTTCAAAAAACTGATGCACAAAGAAAAACGGGAGGTTATGAATACGATAACTACTTAGGATTTAATACTGGTGGAAGTATTAGTATAGATGGTGATAAATGGATTATTAGTGGCAAATGTACGGGATATACAGAGTTACCATCGTATTTAGTTACATCTGAAACTGGTGTTCAAAAGGATGGTGATGAAGGTACATTAGCAAGCGAACCTATTTATGGTGAAAATGATATAGAAACTGCTGGTGAAGCTGCTCTTGGTAAACAAAGATGGATGAAGTGTTATAATTCACTTCCTGGTACAAGACAAACAGCTCATGTAAAAGCTTTGCAAGATTCTTTATCTGATGTAAATAATTTTATAGGATTTGATGAAGAGGTATCTGGGATGGTTAATGATTCAACTGATGGTAAAAGTTTATTTGGTATTACATTTGCTGAAAGTAAACTACTTGTTGGTGGTGAAAAAGTTTCATTTCCAAAAGGAACTAAAATTGTATCTGAGCAAAAATTTATAAGATTTAGTGCATTAATGGAAATATTTAATGCAATTGGTGTAGAGGGATATACTTTAAATGGTGAAGATTCTAAAATAATTTCGTTTATATTAAATACAAAAGATACTGCATGTTCTGCATTTAAACATATGTATAGTATTGATTCTACTAAATTATTTATACCAAATAAAAGTACACCAGCTATGAAATTAGCAGGAATTTCAGATGTATTACCTAATATAAATGCATTAATCAGCGCTGCAACTGTTACTGATAATAGGGTTGGTGGAGTAGTAGAATTTCCAAACTCAGGTCCATTAAATCAAAAACAAACAAATGGTGCAGATACTATTACTAAAAACCCAGAAGAGTGGGGATATTTGCATGATTTGTATATAAATTTTGATTTTGCAAAAGGTGTAATGGATACTAAAAACTTTTTTATTAAAGATGCACTTTATCAAATTTTAAATGGAATATCATCTGCTGTAAATGGTATGTGGGATTTCCAATTAGTAGAGCATGCTGTAAATGAAACAACTACAGAATTAAGAGTATTTGAAACTAATTGTATAACAAATAGTACACCATCTACCCCATATACATTTCAATTAACTGGTCCTGATTCTATTTTTATGGAAGCTAGTCTTGATTTGGATATTAGTGGAGCAAAAATGAACCAAATTATAGGAAGTAGACTAGGTCAGAGTTTAAATGGGGATACTAAACATATACCAAAAGCTTTATTTAGTAGTAAAACGGATATGATAAAGGTTAAAATGAAAAAGAAAGACCCACCTCCTAAAATTCCAACAATGGATACGGAAGATGCTAAAGAAGCTAATTTAAATTTAATATTAGGTAAATTATCATTTTATCCTAAAGTTGAACATACTGAGCAAAGTACATTAGATGGATTGGATTTATATGATATATGTTATTTAGGTGCATTTAATGACTCATCCATATTTTCAGCATTTAAAACTGGAAAAAATACCGAAGAAAAGGGAACAGCTCCATTAATGCCGATTAATTTTTCATTTTCAATACATGGTATAAGTGGTATTAAGAGGGGTGATAAATTTAAAGTAAATGGAATTCCATCTGCATATAATAGTGGATTTTTCCAAGTGTTATCTGTAAAGCATACAATCGAAGGTATGGTATGGACAACTGAAGTTACTGGTGGATATAGACCAAAGCGATAAAATATGAATTTGGATAGATATAAAAATATAATTAAATTACCATTAGAGTATAGGCCGGTAAGGGTAGTTACGCATTTACCGGAACCAAGTGATTTTGATTATAAAAAAGGGTATATAACCAGATACTTTTTACAAAAGGCAAATGATTTTGATTCACCTATATATGAAGTTAAACAAAGTGCTATGATGAAATACGCTTCTAATAGTTTTTATACTGTTGCTTCATTAGATTGGAGATTAACAGGAACTAAAGAAGAGATTAAAGCTTCAAATTCATCATCACTTAAATTAACATCACTTAAATTACCAAAGATAGCACTATATTTACCAAATCTTATACAATTTATTAAATATAATTTGGATAATTCAAAATAATTTCATATATTTGTATATAAAATTGTGCAATAGTGAAAATAAGTGTTATAGTTCGTACATACAACCGACCTGATTTATTAAAAGAAGCATTGGCATCTGTCCAACTTCAATCTCATACGAATTGGGAGGTTATTATTTTTGATGATTCAGCATCTGATGTTAATTTTAACATTTATAAAGATTTTAAATCACAAAATCCTAAAAATGATGTTTTATACCACACATCAAATACTCCATACGATTTATTTAAGAATTCTTGGAAAATTGGAGTAAAACTTGCTAATGGTGAATTGATTGTACGATTGGATGATGATGATTTATTGGCAGAAGATACATTAGAGTACTTATCAAACACATATACACAACATACTGAGTTAGATTTCTCATATGGTTCAGCTGTATTCTTTGAGAATACTACATTACAACAAATAAATCAAACTCAAACTCCATTAGAGGCCCCAAAGACAAGAGATTTATGGACAGCATATACAATTCCTAATAATCACCCTTGGACTCATCCTTGGAGTTGGACAACTAACTATTATGATGAACCAAAGCATTTTACATCTATAATTCATTGTAGTAAAGCAAATATTATGTGCATTTATCACACATATGTAATGAGAACCTCATCTTTACTAAAAGTAATCGATAAATTTGATGTAACTTCTAATTTCGTTGATGATTTGGAAGTTATGGGTAGTTTAGATTATTTAGGATTAGCACACACTTCAATAAAACGAATTTTGACTTATGCTAGAGTACATAATGAAGGTAGGGTAACTGATACTGGTTTAAAAGTAAATGGAACTGATTTGTGGAACGATATATTCCATATCAGAGATAAAGTTGACTATTTAAGAACTGAAGGATTTCAATCCAACATATATCTACCTAAATTAGATGGAAATTTTAATGAAGGTAGTATAACATCAGCACATCAGCACTATTTTTCAAATTATATCTTTAAAATAAAACAAATATCTAATAAATTTGGTAAATTCAAATAATTTTCGTATATTTGTAGGATGGTTATAGTAGAGTCACAAACTGAAGTAACGGAGTTTTTAAATTTATGGAATACTAAGACATCCATAATCATTCCAATATGGTCTGATTTGGAAAAGCATCCTATACATAACAAATTATCATTTCTATATGTTAGATTTGATGATAAGGACTTTATTGTACCATTTAACCATATTGATTGTAAGACTCCTACGATTGATTTGACTACTTCTAAGGAAGCAAAATGGGTAATCAACAAAAAGGGATTACTTCAATGTAATTTGGGTTTACAAAACCTAAATGATTTACAATCTGATGCATTTTTTCAACACAATAAATTATATCCGATAGGTTTTGAGGACCAACCATTTATAACTCACTATACCCGAAGAGGTATACGAGATAATTTGGGCAAGATAGCACCTATTATGAAATGGGGTGAGTATCTTAGAGTGATATCTTCTACTTTTACTATTGGTATAGAGAATGATTGGGTTGGAGATTCGATGATTCCCCTTCTTTCAGATATAGAACATTTTGGTGTTCGGGTCGATAGGGAAAAATTTCTTGATAGATGGCCTCAAGCTTCTAAACATTTACACAACGATATCGTTTACACCCAATACAACCCATACACCATTACATCCCGTCCATCCAACCGATTTGGTGGAATCAACTTCTCTGCCCTAAACAAATCCGATGGTACGAGAGAGGTGTTTATCCCAAAACCAAACCACATATTCCTACAAATGGATTATGATGCGTATCATCCACGTATTATTGGTAAGTTGATTGGTTACGAATTACCCAAAACATCCGTACACCAATGGTTAGCTGACCAATATGGTTGTGAGTATGGTGAGGGTAAAGGAATTACGTTCCAATTACTATATGGTGGTATACCTGAGGAGTTTGAGCAAATACCTTATTATAAGGGTGTTAAGGAGTTCATTGAGAAGTTGTGGGATAAGAGTACCAAAGCTGGATATCTTCAAACACAACATAGGAGAATCCCCTTAGATTGGATTGAAGGAAACAATCCGCAAAAATTGTTCAACTACCTACTTCAAGCGACCGAAACCGAATTAAATATGGAAAGGGTAGCTAAAATATTGGAATTTATCAAAGATACCGATATAGAACTTTCCCTATACACATACGATTCATTCTTATTTTCATATCCTGCTAATTCCGATGTATCTCAAGCTAAAAAGTTAAAAGAGATAGCTGAAGGTGGTGGATTCCCCATTAATGCTAGCTGGGGAACTGATTACTCGAAACTTTAATATTTATATAAAATATTGTTTCAGAGAATCAGAAATTATGGAGAAAAACGACTTCCTTTTAGACTTATTGCATGAGTTAGCCTATCGTTCCGATGAAGGTTATCCTATATTGAGTAAACAATCACACATTTATCTTATATCTGAGATATTAGATGAGTGGGGATATACTCATATAAAAAATGAACTTATTCAAAATCTTACTGAAGCTAGTGAAGAGAAACACTATTCATCACCCGCACTTAATAAGACCGTTAAATACAAAGATAGAGATGGTAAGGATAAAGAAGGTTTAGTTGGTTCATTACTTAGATTAGCTAAAGACCAACCTGGTAGAGAAGCGGCTGAAAGAGCATTACCTGCTGATGGAACACCTGAAAGAGAAAAAATAAATAATGAATTAGGTGGTGAAGGACAACCTAATAGAAATATAGAAAAAGAAAAGGAAGATAAAGCTGATGTTGAAGCTGGAAAGGCTGGCGAAGCACCTGCTGAAGCGGAACCACCACAACCTGCTGTATTTGCTGGACAGGGTGGTGATTCATATAGAGCTGGGTTATCACCTAATGACCCTGCGTATCAACCAACTAAGGATACTGCTGAAAAAGAAATGGCATCTCCTAAGAGAGAAATAGCTGGTAAAGATAAAACACTTACTAAAATAAATTCAATTGAAAGTGAGGAGTTTAATAAAAGTATTCAACCAAGCGATGAGGAATTTGATATTAAAAATAAAAAAATAGCAAATCCGATTCCACCTCAACCATATAAGTTACCAGCATCATTAATTGAAAATCCTAAATTTCCTAAAAAGTATTTAACTGCATTGGAAAGAATGATGAATACAAAACCAACTGGAGATGGTACAAAATGGACACATTATAGTGATTTACCTGGAGGACAAGGCCAAATATCTGCACAGGCCGGTGAGTTAATGACGATGATGGGTACATCTATGAATGCTGATGAATTTAATGAATTTACTGATTCATTATCAACGCATGAGGCTGAGTTAATAAAAAACAATCCAAAATTAAAAACTGAAGGAAGTCGTATTATAACAAAGAGTTGGATTCAATCCGCTAGAAATAATAGACAGGCTATTTTAAATAGAATTACAAAAGAATACCCAAACTCAAAAATAGTTGCAACTGCTTGGGATACTAAAGATGATGTTGAATCATTGGGATTATCAGATTATGGTAAAAACAAAGGATTCTCAACTGATATGTATATTAAGATAAAAACTGAAAATGGTGATGAGATATTAGATGAGGTTTCTTTGAAAAAATCAACTGAAGTAAACTTTTTAAATTCTGGTGCTGGTAAATTTATGGAATGGGATTCTGATTTACCAGATAACATAAACCAAAATGTTTATAAAGAAAATCAAAGAGCTAGATTAAGTGAAACTGGTACAAACCTAAAATCAGAAATTGAAAAATTATTAGCTAGTGGTTCAGATGAGTCTGTAAAGTTAAAAACTATATTTGATGAAAAGGGAACTACATTTGCAGATGCATTAAATGACCTTATTAAAGGTAAAGGAAGTAGAGCTAAATCTAAAGTGATATTAGCAAGTATTAAAACATTAGCAGATGGTGGAAATGATATAGCTAAACAATATATTATGGAAAATGATAAAATCCATAAAGAATTCCAATCAAATGCAATAAAGGCAATTACGGAAAATCCAAAAATGAAAGAAGGTATGTTAAATGAGATTCGTTCTGAATTTCCACTCAAAGCTGTTTCTGATGGTGAAGAATCTATGGCAATTGGTTCAAATTCATTAGATAAAGCTATTATGAAAAACATATTTGGAACATCTGATTACGATATGATAAAAGAAAAGTTGAGTGCTGAAACAGGTCCTCCTCCATTTTTAGGATATCAAGCTGAAGTGGGTGGAAAGATAATTCCATTGGCTGAAATTAAAGTTAGAGAAGATGGTGTTGGGTATGGTGGACAGATTAAATTTGAAATGACATTGGATAAACGATTTGCTAAAGTATTGAAAACAGCAAATGATGAAGTTTACAAATCATAAAATAACCTTTGAAATTTAATTTTATATTTATATGGGATTAATAACCCCCTTTATAATAAAAACTAATATATGAAAACACAATTATTGTGTACATTTACAACGAAAGATGGATTACAACAAACTCTACAAAATATAAGAGAGACATACGTTATTGTCTATAATTATATTTATATTTTACAGAACAAAACTGATTTATCCGAATTGTACATAACGTACAATATCAATACCGAATATAAACCAACATATCCATTAGAGGATACAATTCTTATTCATAGAAAAAAAGAATCAAATACCTTATACACAATTAATGCTTTAAACCAATTGGTGAAAGAAGAAAATAATGGAGTATTGGATAACAAATTTATGTTGGATTGGGCCAAATTTAAGAACTCAATAATACTTACCAATACAGATGGTACAAAACGAATACAAACTAGAGTATTTGAGGTTATAGAATTTAAATAACAAAAAAACAATAAGGAATATCTAAAATGTTTATACCAAATCATTTACATTTACTTGTAAAGGGAAGCATTAAAACTCCACCTCAAACGGAAAAAATACTAAACGTTTGGTTTAGTGAATTAGTTAATAAAGTAGGAATGAAAGTAGTTGCCGGTCCTACATCGGTTTATGTTAACGAACCGGGCAACGAAGGAATAACGGGAACAGTAACATTAGCAACATCGCATGCTAGTATTCACGTTTGGGATAATGATAATCCACCAATGTTCCAATTTGATTTATATAGTTGTTCAGATTTTACTGCAACTCAAGTATTAAATCATATAGATGAATGGTTTGGGTTGATAGAAGCTCACTACCAAATGATAGATAGAAATGGAAATGACTTTAAAATTATAGATTCCGGTCATTTTAAAAAATAACAATTAAATAAAATAATATACTATGTTAGTTAAAAAAGGTGATAATAACGAAAATGTAAAAAAATTACAAGCAAAATTAGGTTTAACCGCTGATGGAGTTTTTGGTGCTGGTACTGAATCAGCTGTAAAAGCTTGGCAAACAAAAAATGGATTAACTGCTGATGGTATCGTTGGTGATGCTACTTGGGAAAAGATGGGATTGGGTGCAAGTACTCCAACTCCTTCTGTTGCTGTACCAGCATCTTCATTTAAATTGGCAGCTCTTAAAGGACACGTTCCTGATTCTGTAATTGCTCAAATTCCAGACACTGCTTCTAAATTCAATATTACAACTCCTCTAAGATTAGCTCATTTCTTAGCACAATGTGGACACGAAAGTGGTGGATTCAAAGCCGTTACTGAGAATGTTAACTATTCAGCAGATGGATTAGTAAAAATCTTCGGAAAATACTTTAATTCAACAACTGCAGCTGCATATGCTAGAAACCCTGAAAAGATTGCATCTAAAGTTTACGCATCAAGAATGGGTAATGGTGATGAAGCATCTAAAGACGGATTTAAATTTCGTGGACGTGGTTATATTCAATTAACTGGTAAATCTAACTATACTAACTTCGCTAAATTCATTGGTGAAGATACTGTTGCAAATCCTGATTTGGTAGCAACTAAATATCCATTAGCTTCTGCTGCATTTTTCTTTGATTCAAATAAACTTTGGTCTATTTGTGATAAAGGTTTTGATGATGCTACTGTAACATCGGTAACTAAAAGAGTAAATGGTGGTACTATTGGATTAGCTGATAGAATCAAACACTTCAAAGAATACTATAACTTATTAAAGTAATATGGGGGTTGGTTTATTTAACTAAACCATAATATTCTATATTCTTAAGTGCGTTGTTAACCAACCAAGGTTCTACATTAGGTATTTTTGATAGGAATTCCAATTCATAATGATATGCTAATATTTCCTCATAATTCGGAGGTAATTTTATGTTATGCTTTAAATAAAATAAATGTTTAGATTCATGCACTAATATAGCTGCTATGTTATTTATTGAATTAAACCTCATATCTTTTTGGGATATCATTATGGTAACTGAATCTTCTGTTGTTGAAAAATCACCATCCCAATAGGTGATATGTTTACATACATCATTAATTAATTCATATTTATTAGGGTCAACTTGTTTTATTAGTGATAATGAAGTAGCTACCTTTGCTTTCCAATTATCACCAACATCATCGATTTTAATTTGTGAGTAACAATCAAACACAAATAAAAAATTAATTAAAAGTAGAATCAGTTTCATATTTTATCAATAAATATTTAAAAAAGTTAGATAAAATTGTAATCGCTACATATTTATAGGAAACATTATATAAAACGGATGAAAAAACTATTATTTTTACTGCTGGTATCATTAGTACCAATCTTTGGGTATTCACAAACTTGCCCAACGCCAACAACTTCTGGTGTTTTTATAACACTTGATTCAAATTATTTAGCTGGTACGGTAGCTGAAGGTTATACTAATGTAGGACTATGTTTTTACAACAATACAACAACTGATATAACAGCATTTCAGTTTAGAGTTTATTATGATACACAAGCTTTCACTGGGGTAGACACACTTACTACATTGAATACAACATTTTCTCAGAACCTAAAATATGTTGATAATCCGGCTGCTGGTTATGTAACTGTCACAATGACTTATACTGGTAGTTCATCTACTTTTGAAATTCCAAATGGACCAATTGTTCAGTTGAAATTAACTCACGTAGCTGGATTTGCATCATTATCAACTATTGCTGATATGTCATTTGGAGCGGTAACTTATCCAGCAATTGCATCAAAGCAAAATGGTATGGATAACGCACTTACATTACAAAACTTTGGTGGTAATATTATACCTCAAACAATGTCTTATCATGGTAAATTTAAGAACGTAACTGGAACAGCTGCTAAGAATTTAACTGTAGCTTTAGAAAAGAAACTTAGACCAAGTGGAGCTTGGACTCAGGTTACAACTGATATGACTGATATAAATGGTGACTTTGCATTTAATGCAATTGCAATTGATACAACTGGTTATGATGTTAGATTAAAAATACAGGGAGATACGTTATCAGTTGGTAATGTAATATCTACGGCAGATGCACAAAGAGTACAAGATTATGTATTAGGTACACAAGCACCAACTGGATTTGATTTTTACGCATCGGATGTTAATGGTGATAATGGTTTAAGTATATCGGATGCATATGGTATATTTGGTAGAATTTCTGGTAGATTCACCGCATGGCCTAATAGTGTTCAAAATGTAAAATTCTTTACACAATCTGAATATACTACTATTAATGGCTCAACAACCAATTATACATCAACAATTCCTGGTGTAACTAACTTTACGTTTAATATTGTTGCTGGACAACCTGATTCGGTTACATTCTATGTATTAGTACCGGGTGATGCAAATGGAACGGGATATCGTATGGCACGTATTACTCCAATTGAGGTTTTAGTAGGACCACAACCTGGCGTTCCATCTCAAATTTACAATGTAATTGATGCTAGGGTAGAATATGATTTTCCAACAACTTCAATTGAAGTAAATGTTCCAACATTATCAGTTCAGGAAGGTAATTTAGTTAATATACCTGTAAAGGTATTAACAAATGGTACTGAGGTTGGTTCATTACAATTTGGATTAAAATACAACGATACTCTATTGGAATTTAAAGGAATTGAATCGAAATCAGCTACTTCAAGTTGGTTAACATATTTGAATACTAATAATAATGAAATTTCTTGGGGTGGATATGATATTAGTGGTACACATATAAAACCATTAAGAGATGGTGATGATGTTGTAACTTTAAAATTTATTGCAAAAAGACCTCAAGACCAATGGAGTACAAGTCCTCTTTGGACTACTAACAAATACGCTGGTAACAATCAATGTGTTGATTTAAGTATCACACCTACAAATGGTATTATACAGGTATTTAGAATGGCAAATGTTACTATTGATGAAATAGAGGGTATGCAAATATTCCCTAACCCAACTGATGATTATGTTAACGTAAAATTTGAAGTTAAAGAATTTGGACCGGTTAGGTTATCAGTATATGGTCTTAATGGTATTGAATATAGGGTAGTAGTAAATGATAATATGCCTGAAGGTAATTACCAATACCAAGTTAGTTTAGGTAACTTAATTCCAGGTGTTTATGTTGCAGTTCTTAGAAAAACTACCAATAACCTATCGAAAAAAATTATATTAAGATAATAATATGAGGTTACAAATGTGACCTCATAATTGTTATAATCAACTCAAAACAAATTAAACAAAAAAACAATACTATGTCAGAAGAAACAAACGCACCCGAATCAGAAGGAACTTGGTCAGGTTTAAAGAAAACAATTATTGGAACTCTATCAACTGCTGTATTAGCAGGTGGAACTTGGGTTACAACAACTCTATTTAATGGTGGAGATGATAAAGAAGAAACTAAAACAGAACAAGCTGCTCCAGCTGCACCTGTAATTATCAATCTACAAAATAATAACACTAATCAACAAAAACAATCGGGTGGTACAAATACAATTATTAAAGAAAAAACAATTGTAGAAAAACCTGCACCAGCTGCAGCACCTGCTAAACCAAAAGAAGAGGATTCTTGGTAATATGAAAAAATTAATATTAATAATTTCTTCAATTTTATTATTTTCTATTGTTAGTAATGCACAAACAATTGGAACTATTAAAACCGAAGAATATAAAGCTGATTTTGAAAAAAAACAATCTATTGCAGTTGTAGGTGACTATGATGGTGATATCGTTTTACCAATTCAAGTTTTAAAAATTGGTATTAACGAAGAACTTTACGAAATGTATCCTGAGTTAAAGGATAAGAGAGTTGGGCTTGGTGTTGCTAATATTGTTTTAGAATTCTTAGAGTCAACAGATAGATTTAAGTTTACTGAGGACCGTGAGGAGATTAAACAAAAAATGATTGCACAGGATAAGGCATCTGATAAGGGTATATCAAGTAATAAGATAGAAGTGAAGGGTAATGTTATTTTAGCAAAATACTTCGTTTATATTGAGGTATATGACTTTTCAGTATCCGAAGATGAACAAATCAAAATGACTGATGGTTCAAAAACAACTCAAACAACTCGTTTGGGTTTACAGGTTAGATTCGTTGATGCTGAAACTGGTGAAATTATTACCGGTAGTGGTTTGGGTGAAGCAAGTACAGTTAAAACTGCATCATTATTAGATGGTGTTGATGACATTAAATTTAACCAATCAACTATTGGTATATCAACTAAGAAAGCTCTTGAAACTGGAGCATCTAGAGTTGTTTCAAAAATGATTAAAAAGGGAATATTTAAAAGTTAAATATAATGGGCAAAATAAGTGAATTTTTCGGTGGTAAATCTGATTATGTTAAAGTAGATGATAAAAATCGTTTCTATTTTATGTTGCAACAAATGCAAAATAATCGTTGGAGAATTACCGCAATTATATTAGGGTTATTTACCTTAATTATTGTTGGAATCAACTCTGGTGTATTTTTTGGTGTAGAAATTGGACAAGACTGGAAAGAAATGTTATTAATTTTATTAGGTGCCTTTGTTGGTAACTTAAATAAAGTTATAGATTATTGGTTCAACTCTGAAGATAGAGACAAAATGTTAATCCAAAAGGTAGATGAAGAGGATGGCGTATCTTTATCTAATACATTGGATTCGCAAGATGAAAATTAAAAAACTTTTAATAACAATAAGTTTTTTGTTCTCTACTATGGTGGTGTTAGGACAAGGGTTCTCATATACATTTACAGACCCATGTACCTTAAAATCCAAAGATATTTTTATTAATAGCCCAAATGGTAGCGTATCATTAATATATTCTGGGCAAATTCAAAGTTTTACTCAAACACAATTACAATCCGGTGCATTAGAAAGTTGGATTAATCAAGTTAATGCGAGTAATCCGCAAGGTTCCGGCCCTTGTGGTGGTGTTGGTATAGCACAAAGTACCAATTTAAATGTAACGGTTGCAGCTAATAATATAGCAGTGTTAACAAGCGTTATGTCAACCATGTCATCACTTTCATCTATAAGTGGAGCAGCTGGTTCAGCAATACAAGGTACAGTTCAGAGTAATGAAAAAGTCGCATCTAACGGCAATAAATCAGATGATAAAAATGGTACATCTGGTAGTTCATCGCAATCAACTAAATCAAAAGGAGAATCGGAAGAAAAAACAGGTGAAGAAAAAGCTGAAGAGGCTGTATCATCTTCATCATCTAATTCATCTCAGGTTAAAGCTAAAGTAGCAGCTGTTAAACGTGGTAATATTATGATGACTGGTGATATTGTTACTATATCAAGTGCTTCTGGTAATGAACCACAACAACTTAAAATTAATATGAGTTTTATCACATCAAATACTGAGAATACATTTGCTAAAGGGGCTTTGGTAAATTATACTACTGCAATTGATAATTCTTGTATAACACTATTTGCAGCTTGGAGACGTAAAAACTTAACATCAATAGTTGCAAATTCATCTATGTTGAATTTTGAAAAGGATTATTTTAATACAACATCGATAATGGAATCGTATAAAATAAAAAAAATAACAGCAACGTTGGGAGTAAATTATACTACTGGTAATATTGGTGAATCCAAATTCCAAAGTTTATCAACTTTAGGCGGAGTTGTTGGTAATTTCGATGTAGGAAAAAAAATGAGTACTACATTGATGTTTGTTACAGTATATTCACCATTTGTATATTATTATGAAGGCATGTGGTATCAATCGGGACTATTAGCAGTTCCATTTGTTGCAATTGATTACAAGCTAACTCAGAAATTTAAAATGAACATCAGTTTTAGTGGTGTTCAACAATTTAAGAGTGATGCTATAAACTACCAAGTATTACTTGGTGCTAAAGCACTTTTATAAAATGAAAAAATTATTATTACTATCTTTGATGTTAATCACATCATTAACTTATGGACAAAAATGCTACACTGTTAAAAATGTAGAGAGTCTTGCTAAAATTGAAAATATAAATCCTAAAAGATTTACATTAGGTGTTAAACAAATAACTGAAGAAATTCTATCTGAAAAATATAGTATATGTGAAGATGGTGAATCAGTAATGGTTGTTGTTAAGAGTATTGAGGCACCTACAACAAGTATTTCAATTGGACCATTTGAAAAGAAAAGAAAAGTTACTATTGTGACTGTTGATTTAATTATTAATGGTAAAGTATATACTGGAATTGGTGAAAGTAAGACTGATGTAAAATCTACATTTATTGAATTGCAAGATGAAAATATTCCATTTGAAAAATCAGCGTTTTCAGCTGCATTAAAAAAATCATTAATAAGTGCTATTAACCAAATGTAATATGAGAAGATATCTCACCCTGTTATTATTAATAATATCCAATATTGTATTTGCTCAAACATTTACATATTCGGGTTATATGTATAATGCGGGTGGATTACCAGCTCAAAATGTTGCTGTAAAATTATATAAACGTACTACACCAACTCTTACTGGGTTTACATCACAAACCAATTATAACGGACACTCTTACTATCGTTCTACTGGTTCAATGACTTGGACTAATGCAAAGGTTGCTTGTGAAAATATGGGAGGTCACTTAGCTACCGTATCTAATTCAGCTGAGAACAATTTCTTATTTAATACATGGCCATCTGGTTGGATTGGATATTATCAAGATAGAGTTTCTGGATATACTTATTCGGAAGCAGCTGGTGGATTTCGTTGGACAGAAACTAAAGTAACTGATGGATTGGTTGCTGATTATGATGTTTCTTCTTATACATCAGGAACCACACTAACTGATATTGTATCTGGTATTAATTCTACATTATACAATACACCATCATACTCAAGTACTGGTGGGAAATATTTAACATTCAATGGAACTAATCAATACGCAATAACAAATAATTTAGCATCCAAATTTTCGAATAATAAAATAACTATAATGGCTTGGATATATCCAACCGGAAATGGAGTTATATCATCGGAATTAGGTGTTGGTAGTCCTACATCAGGTTGGCATGAATCAATAATGGAAATCACTGGAAGTAATACCCTTAGAGTTGGATTTTGGAATGGTAGTGGAATTACTCAATTAAGTACATCTATTACATTAAACGCTTGGCATTTGGTTTCTATTACTTATGATGGGGCATCAATGAAAGGATATTTAAATAATGTAAATTTTGGAAGTACTAATTTTACTAGAGATGTTCCGTATGTGTATTCGGGAAACGGACAATATTTCGCATTTGGATTAAGTGATGTTACTAATATGGGTTCTGGAGCTTATGGTAATTTTAGATTAGGTGATTATCAAATATTCAATAGAGCTATAACAGCCGATGAAATTGATAGAACATATAACTTATATGCATATCGATATAAATTAAATCAATACACAAATTGGAATTCCGGAGAACCTAATAACTCACCCAGTGAAGATTATACACAATTTGTTACAGGTGGTAAATGGAATGATTTAGGAAATACATCTTTACCTTATGTTATAGAATTTGATTATATTAACGATTTTACTCCATGGGTTTTACATCAAACAGTTTATACTAACTCTTCTGGATATTATTCATTTTCTCAATCAACCAATCCAGCAACCGAATGGTATATTCAATATGATATTCCAACACCTACAACACAACTAAGTACCAGTGATATTAATTCTATAATGTACAAAGTTATTAGTAATTCATTTAATGGATTAGATTATTATAAGTACGATGTAAATAATGATGGTGAAGTAACTGTATCTGATGTTTATTATATTCATATGAAAAAAGTTGGGATGAAATCTATATGGGAAAATTCTTTACCAAATGTTAGATTATTTACCCAATCACAATATAATATAATAAATTCATCAACTACTGATTTACGCCCTACCTATATAGGAACATCCTCAATTATAATAAATAATCCAACAAGTGGTGGAAGTTCAAATTACTACTTAATTAATACCGGTTATTCTAATAGTACAACAATTTCGTACTAATGTTATATTTATAAAAACAGAATAAAAAAATTATGGCAAAGTACACAAAAGAACAAATTGAAAAAGCAGTTAAATCAAAAGGATACGTTTGGTTTGAAGATGCTTCTAACAAAGGATTTGATTTAAACATCGTAGGTATCAGAAATTCATCAACCGGTACAAAGGTTACTAACGTATTTGATGATGCAATTTCAGTATCATATAAAGATGGTGGTAATTGGATTTACAAAGAATGGGTAAACACAACCGACCCTGGTACAAAGGGAGTTAAAGAATATCATAATGCAGCTGGAGTTGCTCGTTTAGTTCCGGGTCAATATAGAGGTTCACATACATTGGGATTACATCAAGGTAAATACGAAGCACTTAAACAACAAAAGCCGGTTAAGGTTTATAGAGATGCTAATAGAGATATGAACTATGATGAAACCAAAATCCAAGAAGGTATCTTTGGTATCAACATCCACAAAGCTGGAGCAGATTCAACTTATGTTGAAAATTGGTCTGAAGGATGTCAAGTATTCAAAAAAGCAGCTGATTTTGAAGAATTTATGGTTATTACGAGAAAATCAGGTGCAATACATGGTAAATCGTTTACATATACATTAATAGAATCGAAAGATATTGTTTAATAACACATTGAATATCAATAATTTAAAGGGAAAGCGAAAGTTTTCCCTTTTTTATTTGGAATTATCAAATATTTGTTGTATATTTGAGTTATAACTTAAAACCCTAAAAGATATGATAAATTTTGATAGAGTACCCGCTGGACAGATTTTTGATGTAACGGTTTCACAAGGAACCGCAACTAAAACAAAAAGATTAAAGTTATGTAAACTTAAAGCTCGTTCTATACTTTTTATAGAAGTGGATAAAACACTTAGAGTAAATACCTTTT